GATCAAGGTGCTAAAGGAGATCAAGGATTCCAAGGTATACAAGGAACCAAAGGAGATCAAGGAGCTAAAGGTGACCAAGGCGCTAAAGGAGATCAAGGATTCCAAGGTATTCAAGGTACCAAAGGAGATCAAGGATTTCAAGGAATACAAGGTGCTAAAGGCGATCAAGGAGATAAAGGTAATCAAGGATTCCAAGGATTCCAGGGTATACAAGGTACCAAAGGCGATCAAGGTGCTAAAGGAGATCAAGGATTCCAAGGTATACAAGGAACCTTTGGTAATCAAGGTTTCCAAGGTATTCAAGGAACTATCGGTAATCAAGGATTTCAAGGTATTCAGGGTACTAAAGGAGATCAAGGTTTCCAGGGAATCCAAGGTACCAAAGGAGATCAAGGTGCTAAGGGTGACCAAGGTGCTAAAGGCGATCAAGGATTCCAAGGTATTCAAGGAACCAAGGGAGATCAAGGAGCTAAGGGTTCACAAGGATTCCAAGGATTCCAGGGTATACAAGGTACCAAAGGCGATCAAGGTGCTAAAGGAGATCAAGGATTCCAAGGTGCTACTGGTCTAAACGGTATATCCGGAACTTCAGGAGTACAAGGATTTCAAGGACCACAAGGAACTAAAGGAGATCAAGGAGCTAAAGGATCTCAAGGATTCCAAGGATTCCAAGGATTTGGATTCCAAGGTAATCAAGGTAGTGGAAATCAAGGATTCCAAGGAATTCAAGGATCTGCTGGATCTGGAACTGTTCCTGGAACTAATACTCAAGTGATTTATAATAATACTGGAGCTTTCGATGCTAATCCTAATTTAGTATTTGATTATACCAATAATTATCTGGGAGTTGGAACTCCTGCGCCTAATTACCCAATAGAGGTAGTTGGTGCTAATGCAAACGTTTCTATTTATGCAAGTAATGATATTATTGCATTCTCGGATGCAAGAGTTAAAACTAATGTAGAAACTATAATAGAGGCCTTAAATAAAGTAAATTCCTTGAGAGGTGTAACTTATGAACGTATTGATTCTGAATCAAGTGATCGTTTCATGGGTGTTATTGCTCAAGAGGTTATGACCATAATTCCAGAAGTAGTTTATCAAAAAAATGATGGAACTTATGCAGTAGCCTATCAAAATATGGTTGCGGTATTAATAGAGGCAATTAAAGAATTAACCGCCAAAGTAGAAAATCTAGAATCGCAGATGAAAAACAACATCTAACGAATAAATATAAAAACAAACAAAACATTATAACATGCCATTACAATTACAAAGAAATCCAATTGCCGGTGGAGTAAACGACTACAAACCTAACACTCTATGGAGTAATGGTTTTGCCGTAGCAACTAGCTCTAAAGCACAATCACAAGACAGTCTTACTTATTACGCAGGTGAAACTGGTGGAAGTCAATACATCATATACTCAACAAAAGATGCGCAAAGTGAAGCTTATCCCGGTGGAAGTAGTGATTATACTCCGGTAGCATGGGGTTCATTTGACTCAACGAATCCAACTAAATTACTTGAACTTATTAATGGTTTACCGGGAAGACCTGGTGGAGCTCAATACGGAACAATTGGTGCCGCAATGAATTGGTTAAATAATTCCGCTGAATATTTCATTATGAATCAAGATTATCCATTTGTGCACATAGCTGATCCTCTGGTTATATGGGATCCTTCTATTCCTCAATGCTCTTGTTTAGGCCTAGTTAATTCGAAAACGACTAATAATCTAGGAAATAGTAATCTTAACGGTTTCCCTTCAACCTTTGCTCCAGAAGACTCGAATTCTATCGATTTTGGTGCTAATGGAGGAACTGCATACGGAGCATTTCAATCAAATACCTCTTCTCCTAATGGCTCAATGCATTCAATTACCTTGGATATTTCTAATGCTTATATTGGTACTAACGGATTCATGATATCTGTTTGGTTTAAACATTCTAATATTTCAGGAATCAGCACTCCATGTTCTTTATTTTCTTTTGGAAATTATGCACAGACTGGATTGATTTTAGCGATTAATGGATCCCATGTATCATTTGGAAATGCTGCAGATTATGCCTCTCTACCTAAATTTACTCATTCATTCTCAAATAATCAATGGAATAATGTAACTTTAGTTTTAGATAATAGTTTGATTGGAAGTGAATTTACTTTATGGATTAATGGATCGTCTGAAGGTTCTCAGACAAAAAATTCTTTCGTTTGGAATATCCCTGAAGAAATTTATATTGGCGGAAATAAATTAGGCAATGGAGTATCATACAATGATCCCAATTTAGTAATTGGTAATACCATTATCGATCATCTAAATTCTCAACCTTTTATAAATTATAATTATCTAGCGTATAAAGCAGCTAATGGAATTAACGGTAAGTACTAAAAATCCCAATCTTCAATAAAGTCTCGTTCACCTCTCTTCTTTTCTAGATGAGCATATGACCAAGCTCCTTTATTGCTATAATCTATTGGAGACCACTCTTTCATATTGAGTTTTATCCATGGATCTTTACCATCCTCAAGGTTATTCACATAAATGAATAACTCATCAAGATAAGGAGATAGCTGTTTAAAGAGAGAATTTCCTCCAAGAACATATACAGTTCCTTCAGTGTGTAGGTGCAAATCATTCAAATCATGAATTGTACCTACACCAAATCTTTTGAATTTTTTCTTTCGAGTAATAACCCAAGTATTAGGTCCTTTCCAACCAGTCATTTCAAAAGTTTTTCTGCCTATAATACAAGTTTTGGTTCGTAGAAGTTTCTTAATTAACTTTTGATGATCCCATATCCTAACAGAAAGATCTGGAAATACCTTTGATTGATCGTCTATTAGTGAGACGAATGCAATTTTTTGTTCATGTAACATTTAGTTCAATCTTTTAATTTCATCAATCAAATAGGGATTTATCCATTGTAAAAATCCTGCAGAATTTTCAATTTCGGTAATTCTTTCAATTGTCGAAGGATCACCTATCATAAATACTTCTGATCGTGTGATGGTTTGATCTTCTAATATATTTATTTGCTTGTTAGCTTCCGTCCAGCCTCTTTGTATAACGCCATCCATAGATTGAGCGACATTACCTCGTTCATACATGGCATTAAGTAATGTTGCATTGAGTGTGTCGGCAATAGATCGTTGACGAATCTCCTGCTTTTTATCTTCCGCCATCTCGTTGGTGCGTCGGATCATCCAATATATCCGACCTATATTTCCTTTATCCGCAAAAAATAAGTCCTCTACGATCATATTAATTGTATAGTATAATTTTTCTTTTCGAAGTGTTTATCTAGATTGAATGAGCTGATGTTTTCATATAGCCAAACTCCTTCAGACATTTCTTGATGAGATACTCCAAAAGGAATTAGATTATCAGCAGTCCAGTAAAAATCTTCAAATTCACTTATTTTTAGGACATCTCGATTTGTTCGAATTTTTTTCCTTTGTGAAGGGTTCTTCTGATAATCCGGATTATCATAAAGCATATCATCCCATGAAATATCTATAAGCAGATGATGTTTGAATCCTATACTAGAAGCAGAATTAAGTATTTCTCTTAGTCTCATATAATCTTCTGGACCGGTTATGATGATATCAACGTCCCATGTTTCAATGAAAGGTTTTTCAACGCCTTCGTTTTTAGATTGCCAATAAGGTCGAGCAAAAGATCCACCAAGATAAACCGAAAATCCTTCTAGATTTACTTGATCCTTCCATTCAATTAACCAAGCATCGAAATTCTCGATAGTGGGAACTAACCAAGGTTCAGAAGTTTCCACTTCACCTCGTCTATAATAAAACTTCTTGCTCATTTATGAGAGTATATTTTTCTTCATATGTTGAAGGCATAATACCTTCATTCATATATTTTATGATTGCTCGTTCTTTTAGCTTTGCTTCAACCATAATCCATGCACCAGTACCATAATCAGTAATTTCTTCGTAAATCCAATCGGCATGTGCACGAGCCATTTGATCAGGAGATTCGTGATTTATTGTAGATGAGAAGTGAAAACCGGCAGGAACGGTACCCCATGTTGAAGCGGCAAGTTTAGCAGCTTCTTCGTGAGTTAGATTACCACTACAAAATTTGTGATGGTGTGAATCAAAGGTGATTGGGATTTGGATTTGTGTATATAAAAGATCGTATAGATCTTTTACTGAATATTGAGAAGGTTTATCGTCGTTTTCAATAACTAATCGAGCTCGAGTATTTGGGTGTAGTTTTTCAAATCCTTTGATGAAACGTTTAGCGCATTCTTCTTTACCACCTTGAGTTGTATTTAGATGAATATTGATTTGATTCCAATGAGATGGTACAAAACCCATGGCATCGTAAATTTCGGAATGTTGATTAAGTTCTTTAACCGTTTTTCTTACAACAAAACCATTTAGAGATGCAAGAACATTAAAAGGGCCGGGATGCATTTCTAAACGTTGACCATAGTTGGTTGCAAGAGTACCACCAAGTAGAAGAGTCTTTTCGATAATTGGCCAATTTGGTAGATCGGTTAATTCATATTCAGACATCCATGGAAACATGTTAGAAGACATACGAAAGAATTTGATACCACGACGTTCATTCCATTGAATGATTTTTACTAGATCTTGTACGTTTGCAAGAGCAAGTTTTGATACACCTTCGAGAGTTGAACGTTGAGCTTCAAACGTTTTCTTAATCATGTGACGATTGGTAGAAATTCCTTCACTACCTTGTAGCTCGAGATTAATACAACAATAACCTATTCGTTTATGAATTTCCATATTTTATTTTATATGCGCTAAAAATGTAAATGAAGCTTCCCAATATCGATCATCATCGGATTCCCAATCAGATACATGAAGTAATTCGAAACGATATTCAGAAGTTTGTTCGTTAGTTTTTGCAAAGGAATTTTTAAGTCCTTCAACCGAATCGTTTGACCAATCTCGAAGATAGTTTACTCGGAAGTAATGTCCTTCGTAACTATGAGTTTCATAATTTCCCATTGAAGATCTTAAGAAATTTTCACATTCGCAATTCTTGGCAAGAATTTCTAGATCAGGATGGTTAGATGGAATTCTACCATCAATAAAAGTTTTTTGATTTTCCATAGATGTATTAATTAATTTGATATAACAAATATAATAAAAATTTGTGGAATAAAAAACTTTATTGACAAAAAGTTATTAACAATTAATAAAAGCCTATTCGTTTTTTATCTAATTTATCTTCTTCGCTAAATTTCTTCTCTTGATTATAGATTTCGGCAAGTGTCATGGCTTTGTCAATTTTAGTATCAAAACCTAAATGATCGCTTAATGCCTGAGCTTTCGCGATTGGAAGTTTATCAAATTCATGTCGGAAGATTAGGCGACCTTTACGAAGTAGAGCATCATCGATTGTAGTAATAGGGCAATTAAATGTACAGATAAATTGAATGCCTAGAAAATCTGAAAGTATACCATCGGCTAGATTAAGTAATTTATCAACTGATGCACCACCAGTTTTTCTAGATCGAATAGCTTCATCGGCATCTTCAATAATTATAATAGATCCACTATAATCAGATAACAAAGGAATAAATGAAGGATCTGTTAATGAATCGATTAGCTGATTAGGAAGATATATGACGGTTCTCTTTTCAGATAACAAAGAAATAAGGTGTCGAATATACATTGTCTTTCCAGTTCCAGGATGTCCATGAAGAAGAACAATTCCTTTTTTTTCCTTCATGTTAAGTTGATTCATGAGATAATTATGTTTATCATTCCATTCATCATCATAATTCATTTTTAGATCGATATTCGGTTTATGAATTTCAAAAGCTCGAAGATCAAGATCTCCATTATCTTTAACTAGCAATTGAACAGAAGATTTTTCTTTGTGTATAATACACATATCTTCTATTTCCGTAATCATTTTCTTAACTGCATCGTTTCCTCTCTTCAAATCCCAACGAAGATGAACATATTCAATTTCGATTTCACCTTCACTTGGAGTAGAAACTCCACATGTAAAAATTGTAGAATTTACGGTTTTAGTTCTACCGGCATAATTCTCTACGACATCACGAGTCTTCAATTCACAACATTCAATATCGACATTTTTATCTACCCAATCATTCCAGACCTTTTCATTTACTATGAAATTCTTACGTCTCCAATTGGAAAACATATGGTCATTATCTTTCCACCACATTTTTTCACCCATATCATAGAGATTAGTGAGTTCAATGCTACGTCTTATATTATTTACCGGTTTTATCATTTTTATATAGAGTGCTTCTAATTTTCGATCCTAAGTCATAATCATTTGAGTTTTCTAATAGCTCATCATTTGTTACTATATACGAAACAAAATCATTTTCGGATATATCAATACCCATTTGTTCTTTGATTTGATCCGCATCTAGAAAATGATAATCCGTTTCGTTTGTATCACCCCATTCAACTAGAACATGATACATTCTAGGATCGGTCCAACCTGAAGGAATAATTTTAATTCCAATTGGTTCACTGGTAACCCATATACTCAAGTATGAGCTAAGAGCTTTAGATGCATTAGGAGTATTTCCATCATCTGAAAAGGATTTTGATAATTGTATATCTTCCATATTATTTGTTTATGTGAGTGATTAATTTTTTAGCAATCATTTTACAATCCATAGATAACTCAGATTTATTGGCAATCCAATCAAGATATCCTGGATCTACTTTATTAATTTCCATTACGGATTTTCCATTATATTTACCAAATCCATAGAATACGTTATTATCTTTCTTAACGAATTTACCGGTCAAATCTATTCGATTGTCTTTTTTAGATTTTTCAATAACGTCGTCGAAATCCGATTCAGTAAATTTGTAAGTTTCCATTTGTTTAAAGAATACTCGTTTAGTTGCATCCACGTCCCATTTTGCAGAGTGAGCATTTTCAAATTTCTCACCGAGAAAACGTTCAACTGCACCAGTCAAAGTTCGAGGTTCGAAATAAGTCCAAAGTGCATATGAATCTAGAAGACGATGTTTCTTCCAATCGAATAAAGTATTAGCTCTACAAAATTCTTCGAATAACATAGGAATGTCAAAATTCTGAATGTTATATCCAGCTAAATCACAACCTTCAATAAAGGCTAAAATATCTTTTGCTCGTTCTTCGAATTTAGGAGCATCCATAACATCTTCATTTGAGATACCATGAACAGATGCAGCTTCATCAGAAATTACTACTGGATGAGGATTGAATTTAGAATACCATTCCTCTTCACCATTGGCAGTAACTTTAATCATTTGTAATTCTACAATACGATCACGGGTAGTATTAATTCCGGTTGATTCGATATCGAAGAATACGATAGGTTTTGTTATTTTCATATTTCGTCATTTACTAATTGTCTGTGTATTTCTCTTCTTACTTCTTCATTTCCTTCACCGAATTTCTCGTATATCTTTTCGGCAAAATCTCCTTTAGTGGTATCAATGATATATGCATCGGCATAAACCATGTATCTTTCAAACCAATGGAATGAATCTGGATTTGATTTTGCATGAGATCTAATAGAATCTTCGCTTAGGTATCGTTTATTAAAACTCATTATTTTTAGATTTATATTTATTATAAGCTTTTTGGAGAATAATAATTTTCCCAGTACTCGATCATTTCATCTAACATTGTTTCAAATGTATACTCTTTCTCCCATTTAATTATGCTTTGAATTTTCGTTGGATCGCCTTTGAGGTGATGTAACTCTTCCGGACGAAGGAATTTTTCATCGACTTCAACGTATTGATTCCAGTCCAAATCAAGGCTTCCAAATACATATTCCACAAGATCTCTAACTGTATGTGATATTCCGGTAGCAAAAACGAAATCGTCTGCTTTGTTATTTTGAAGAATCGCCCACATTGCTTTAACATAATCTTTTGCGTGGCCCCAATCTCTTGATGCATCTAAATTTCCTAATTTTAATTTGTTTGATAATCCCATTTTAATTTTAACGGCTTCCTTACATACTTTGTTGGTTACAAAGTTAGTTCCTCTAAAAGGAGATTCATGATTAAATAGAATTCCATTAGAGATAAACATTCCATATGAGTTTCGGTAATTTCTTGCAATGTTATATGCAAATACTTTAGCACAACCATAAGGTGATACAGGATTTAGCGGAGTTGTTTCTCGTTGAAATCCATCAGGATCAATTGAATTTCCAAACATCTCTGAAGATGATGCTTGATAAATTTTGATTTTTGGATCGATCAATCTAACCGCTTCAAAAATATTTAGAGATGCAATACCAGTTGCATTTGCTGTGTAGATAGGTTGATCGAATGAGATACGAACATGCGATTGCGCTGCCAAATGGTAAATTTCATCCGGTCGAACTTTAGAAACCACGCTTATAATCGAAGCTAAATCCGTAACGTCACAATACTCTAGATTTAATTTGTCGAATATATGTTCAATACGAACGGTTTGATTTTCTGCAACCGAATTACGTTTAAGAGTACCCCATACCTCATACCCTTTATCTAAAAGAAAAGATGCGAGATAAGATCCATCTTGACCGTTGATCCCGGTAATAAGAGCCTTTTTCATTAATTACGATTTAGTAATTATATGAATGACATATTACTTTAGAAAGCCATAATCTACATTAGCATTCTGTATATCTGAGAAGCCAGTAGTTTGCCAAGCTAAATGAGGATGAATTCCATAGCAAGGGTATTTGGTTTGTATCTCATATGCTAGAAATTCATCAATAACAAATCGATCGTAACAGAGAGAAAACTTCTCTATTATTTCTGCTATGATTTTAGGATTGATTGCAAAGCAATGAGTGGTAAAGGTTTTCTTTAGACGATGTAGATTAGAATCAATCATATCTAATTCTTGTTCATTGTGATTTCCTCCAAAATAGAGAAGAGCCCAATCTTCAGGGATTTGAATGTCTCTTATTTTATCGATAACATCCGAAGAAAATTCAACATCGTCTTCTAAAATAAGTACAGGCTTATCGGATCCTATAATCTGTTTGTAGATTTTTAGATGAGATAAATTACAACCGATAGCTCCTTTAGGTATTGTGAATTCTCCTTCAATATCTCGTGAATCGATGGCATCCACAAATTCGAATTCGATTCCTAGAGAATTTAGATGATTTTTGATGGAAGATCTACGATCTTCTCTACGCTTAAGTGATATGCAATAAATATTAAAGTCCTTGAAGTTCATTCACCTTAGATTTTAATTTAAAGAGAAGTTTCTTGGCCGCGGCAAAGTATTTTCCCCTAGCTTCTAGATTTTTAAAAGCCTGTATCGGAATCATGTGATCTTGATTATTATGAGATCTTTCTGCCTCATGCCAAATATGTACTAGATCATTTTCATTCATTGAAGGGATTTCTACGATTGATGAAAGTTTATCCCAGAAGAATTGATCTTCTACGGAATATCCATCGAATAAATGCGAATCAAAACCACCGATTAATTCAAACAAAGATCTTCCTACGATTATTGATCCTCCAGGAGCTTTTCTTTGAAATTCTTCTGGCATAGGAGGATTTGTTTCGCTAATAACATCTTTGATATGTGCTCCATCAACCATAATTCTATTAGCATCTCCTTCGCTCATAGATCTAACGCATCTTTCTCGTAAACAATGAACTGCACTAATAGAATCAATTTTACGATTTTTGATATTCGAGTAAAATGAATCATTAACTAATATATCTGAATCATGAAAATGTAAAATCGTTGAATCCGAAAAACAATAGCCTATATTATGAGCTAAGCATTTATTGAATCTTGGAGAATTTTCCTTTATCCAAATATATGAACATGATTTTTCTCTACAAATATTAAGATGTTCCATATTAACAGATATCTCAACTACAATAATAGACACCTTATAATCAGAAGTAATTGCAACCGAATCTCTTAACGAATCGATCGTTGCTCTTAATTGTCCATGTCTACCCTTTGATGGTATTATGGTTGTTATATCAGCATCTTTCAAGTCACTTCTCAATGACAGATATATTCCATCTATTGGATTAATTGGATTTTCACCAGTTGTTTCAGTTATGTGTATTAAGTCAAAATCCATTGCTATGATTTTTTATAGAATATGTAATTCTCAGTAACGACACAATCTAATTGAGTGGTATCTAATACATAGAATGCATCCTCATATGTGGTTAAGATTGGATTTCCTCTAATGTTAAAAGATGTATTTAGGATTACCGGTATTTTTGATCTTGAATTTATTTCAGTTAAGATATCGTAAAATCTTTCATGACTTTCTGAAGTTACGGTTTGCAATCTAGCAGTATTATCAACATGAACGATTGCAGAAAGATCTTTGATGTATTCAGTTTTAACTATTGGCGCATAACTCATGTATGGAGATTCGATAGCATCATCAAAAAATGTATGCATATCTTCCATTTTACATACTGGTGCAAAAGGTCGATACCATTCTCTAAATTTAACCTTTGCGTTTAGAGTATCCTTCATTCCTTCGAATGCTGGATAACAAACAATACTTCGATTGCCTAAAGCTCTAGGACCAATTTCTGAATTGTTTGTAATGAATCCTAAAATCTTACCTTCGAGAAGAAGATCCGTTAGCCTTTCAATGGTTGCTTCTTCATGAGTATATTCGTTTAGATATTTTCCTAATTCTAGCTCATCTAAGATATGCATGCCGGAATACACGGATTCTTGATTTTTATATTCAGGAAATAAATGAAGGAACCATCCATGAGTTAAACCACAGTCATTGGGATTTGGCGGAACGAAAACTGAGTGATTTCTTGCAGCGATATCCATTGATATTTTTTGATTGAATAAAACATTTAAAGCACATCCACCAGTTAAAACAATATCCATTGGATAAACATTATAATAGGTCTTTATCAAGTCCATCATTACCATTTCAAAAGCTTTCTGATGCGTTGCGGCTAAATCCCATGCATCATTTCCGGATAGATCTCCTTGAGGAAGACCAAGATTACTGATATATGATTCTAATCCAGCACCGGCACCGCTCGTAAAATACTCTATTGAATGATGTAACCATTCTTCTCTAATTTTTCCATATGCACACAGACCCATGATTTTACCAGCATATGTCATATGAGTAGAATCTTTCCTTATATCAGATAACACATCACCAATCGATTGATAGGCTCTTCCATAATCAATAGATGTTTTATGTATGCCGGATATCTCTCCGTGATTTGCTAGATAAACATTAATTGTACTTACTGCTTCGTAATCTATTCCACCTCCATCAACTGAAAAAATTAGAGCATTATCAAATTTGGATAGATGATAAGCTCCATTTGCGTGTGCTAAATGATGAGGGAATGTAGAGAATTGTGCTAAAGGAAAAAATCCTCGAATGAAATCTAGATCTTTTCCATCTAGTTCTAAATAGAAGATATTTGTTATTTCTGGATCTGCTAAATTCTCTTTTATTAAGGTAAAGAATTGTTTACGCTCATCTTCATTAGATCCTAGATATTCTCGAGAATCGAAAGATGAAGAAAGCATAGAATATCTTCGTTTAACAAATCTTTCATATTCAAAAACTCGAAGTTCATTATTTTTATCTATGAAGGTAACGGATGCATCATGAGATCCATATATAACTAATGTCTTTTGAGCAGTAATTTCTGGCATATTGAGGTTTATTAAATTATTGTCCAGGTATAATTACTCCGTAGAATAATTTACCATTGAAATTTGTATTAATCAAGTTTATTAATCCTCCTGGATCTTGATTAGGATTGTATATATGAATTTCGGCACCAATCCATTTAAAGAAATTCAGCTTGTCTAGGATTGTCGGAATAATATCATATTCTCCTCCTTCACAATCCATTTTTAAATAAACACAGGTAGAATTGATATATTTACCTAAAGTTTCGGTAACACATTCAGATGTATAACCTATAGAAAAATGACTTGAATCAGATTGAATAAACGTGGAAGATGCTCCGCTATTATTTGTTGGAGTTCCTATGTTTATAATATCTCCATCTTTACCGGTTATTGCTACCTGATGTATTTCAAAATCTTCTAGGGAAAATCCGTTCAAAACAATATTCTTTTTGAAATTCTCGAAATTTGCAGGAACTGGTTCGAATGCAATTATTTTGCAGCCATATAGTTTTTTTGCATATATTGAAAAGATTCCGGTATTTGCACCTACATCAATTATAGTATCTTCAGGTTTAATATCTAAATTAGATATTCCATAGAATAAATCTTCCTTTAGCTCTCGGAATACACAAATAGGAGTTTCTGAATTTTCCTCATCAATTATAGACAAATCAATACCATTTATAGTATCGGTAAAAATTTTAGTGGCTTTCATATTTAATGTTGTGTTCGGTTATGGAAAATTACTTGAGGAAATTTTCTATTATATGTATTATCTATCACTGGATGACCGCCTTCATCAAATGAAGCAAGATCAGGTATTGCCTCAACTCCATTTAATTTACAAACTAAACTAAGAATAGATTGATCGTGTCGATGTTCGATAAATTCAGGATAACATGGTTTCTTTGATGGTGCAACGAATTCATCAGCTACTAAATTAATATGAGACATCCAACGATACCATTCACTAGCAATATGATGAGCAAATTCTGTCTTTCTACAAAAGAAAAACGAAGAGGATCTTTGAGTAGTGTCGGTAAATTCTGGTTCATCACAATTCATTTGGATAAAACTATCTCGTTTAGTCCAAAATTTTTCTATATGAGGCATTTCACAAACAGCAACACCATATTTTGTAGAATTTACTAGATCTATTACTGGATCTATTTTATCTATGAAATAACACCCTGAATCAGAATACATTAAGAAATCATTAGGTCCCATTTTAGATAATGCATCTAAAATTATATAAGGTTTCCAAATCCAATATCCTGCTCCTCTAGTATATTGAAAATGTTCTTTGTGTTTGTTAAAAAAATCTTCGGGTAAAGAATGAGATCCATAATTAATACATCGATCAAATCCACCAACATCTAATCCAGTTTGAGTGTTCCTTCTTTGAGATTCGAAATATCCTCCATTAGGTTGGTTTCTTGCATAGTTACTTCCTAATGCAGCATAGTTAATTAGTATATTCATAATTCAAAAAAGCCGAGTTTATTTAGATGATACTACCCTTAAGGAAACTCGGCAAAAACTTTGTTGGCTTACGATCCAAACGAGCTAGTGTGCTTCGGGCGATAGGCATCTCGGGTTTACGATTCCTGGCCAGGGACATATTAAGGTAGCCAAAATAAAAGATGGGAGGAATCCAACCTACCGTCACGTCCTCACGGATTGCTCTCATTAATGTCACTGAGCTACATCTTTAGTAGCGGGAGCAGGATTCGAACCTGCGACCTACGGGTTATGAGCCCGCCGAGCTACCACTGCTCTATCCCGCAATATATTTTTAATGACGAGGTACTACAATTTCTACCTTTTGTCTAAGATGTATTGTATGTATATATTTAATTAGTTCATCGGTCTTAACATCAAAACGCAATTGCGTTATGGATAATTCCTGAATTGGTTTAGCATACTTACCGTGACCTGGATTTAACTCATATTCTGAATGGTCATAATAAGCAACTGGATTAATGTTATAAAAGATGGTATCATTTTTTGTTGACCATTTTACAAATTCAGCTTTGCTGATAATTTCTTTATCGACTGAACAACTCCCTAGAGTTAGTATAAGTCCGGCAATCATTAATTGGTTTTTCATAATATAGTTATTTTAAGTACCCTTAGTAGGACTCGAACCTACACGCCTAAGCACCAGATCCTAAGTCTGGCATGTCTACCAATTCCACCATAAGGGCATGTTGAGTAGGATCAGAGGCCTTCTGCCTACTGAGACCTCATCGTTAACTTTCGTCAGAGCGTACCGAGACACTATTTTTTTGATCCATTTCTTTTAAAGATTCTTCCATCTCTTGAAATATCATTGCAACAACAACATGTTTTTCTTGACCATGCATATTTTGCAGCAAATCTAAATCGGCATCAGATAATGCAGCAGATATTACGCATTTATCATCTTTCTGAAATTCGATTATTACTCTATCGTATCGTTTTTCCATTTTGTGTTAATTAGTTTAATATTATATGATGTTCATTTATCAAGATTCATTATTACTAAAAGGCTTCTCATATTTAGGTTTGATTATTAACCAAATTCCTTTTGAATAATCTTGACCATCTAGCATATTGAACAAAATTCCAGGATAACTAAAGTTTCTGGCGGATTGAGCAAATAGCTTTCGAGTTCCTAAACGTTTGATGGAATCAAAATGATCTAGATACTCGGTTTCTAATTTGGAATATGCTAAACGAATATCCTCTTCTGTTTTACGAACCCATGAATAAAATTCATCAGGAACTTCGACTAAAACCTTTTCAGACATTTCACCAGTATTCATTAGGTTTTCCCAAACGTCATATGATGAGATGCTGGTGATTATTCGATGAAGTCTAACATAATCTTCAAATTTGATTTTCATTCGATAATTAGAAGGATGGAATCGAAGAATGAAACCTTCAGAATTTCGTTGATTCATTTCCTTTAGTGCTTTATAAAGAGAAGTTCCAAATACGAAATGCTGTTCGGTGTGAACGATGTACTTGTAAGGAATTCCATTTACATTGAAGAATGCTTTTGCAGTAGTCCAATGTAATTCTGAATCTTTTGTATTGTTATTATAAAATGCACGGTTATAAAAGGCACTAAGAAAAATGAGTTTCTCATCAATTCCATAATCAACTACAATTCGATTTTCCGGATAAATGATTTCACATGCATAAGCAATGGATTTTTCCCAAGCCTCTAAATTAAATAGACGATTTGCAATTTCTAATCCTCGGATTGCTTGATCTGAAGTGAAAGATCCTCGAGTAGCCATTATCCATTCGGATTCATACCAAAATAAAATACCAAGAGAACCATCCATTTTATCTTGGACATAGACATAATCACCAGACAAAGGAATTTCTCCTTTGTTTTCGACCTCTTCATAATTGAAGAATTTACCGAATGGCTGAACGATTACCTTATATTCTGAATCGATGATAAGTCCTCGACAACTGAGAGTTACTTCATCCCAATGAGATTCATACTGAGTTTTCTGAGTATAGTTAAGAATTCTCAATGGGAGAGTAGGATGCGATTGTGAACGAATCCATCCTTCTTCTTCGTATTGGATTAGTATTTCTTTTGTTAATTCCATTATCCTAATTTAACTGCAATTATGCCAATTAAAGTAAACCAAATTAGTATAGCTACTATTGGCCAGTTTTGTTTTAACTTTTTCATTTTTTTCGAGTTTAGATTATTAATTTGAGTATGAATCGAATTTACCATCGCAAAATAAGATGAAGATGGTTTCATTTTTTAAATATTTTTTACCATCTTTTACTTCGATAGAAACATTAGTAAATCCTTCATTTACATCGAGTAAATTATCAATATCTTCAAATGTTAATAGACTACTAAATTCGTTGATAAAATCATTAGCAGACATTTCTTCGGCGATTGATAAAATTTCAGATTTGATTACGGTTTTGGTTTGGTTTTTGATTTTCATATGTTTATTATTAAATGGTATATACAAATATAATAAATCTTTGCGGAATAAAAAAATCTTTTTGAAAAAAGTTATTAACATTTAATTATTACCGAGATCTAATTTAAAATAGACTTAACTTGAGAATTCAACTCATTAAATTTATTTTGAAGATCATCTGAATAATGATTTGCTAACTCTGACTTAATATTCACGTCACTCAATCTAGCAGAATATGCCTCGTGCCTTTCAGCAACATAATCAATACCTAAGAATTTGCAATGTAGTAATTTAAGAGGATGGTCAAAGAATCGATCGAGAATCTCAAATTGTTTTTTATATCTAGGCCACATATGTCCTCGGTAAGGTTTTTCTGTAGGTATCTCATGTTCTTCAACGACATGATGAATATCACCAAATGATATTAGAGTATCATTAACTAATTCATGACAGCCTTCAACCCAAGAAAATTCGAAAACTGAATTAGGATCTAGTATAACAGGTTTTGAATACCAGGGATTAGGAACTCCAGATTTAACCTCATCGAATATAGATCCAGTAGTTGTAGGAAATTTATCAGATACCATATCGAAACCTGCAGGATAGAGTACCGAATATTTCCCTTTAGCTGCATTTAAGAATTCCAATATATTTTCATGATAGACGAATTCATCGCAATCCGTGACAATAACAAAATCTGCTTTATTACGAGCTTCATGCACACATCGAGTTTTAATTTCAATGTGTGCAAAATCGTCGAATGTATTATTTGTGCTAAATGTTCGGAATTCTACATTAGGGAATCGTGAACAAATTTCTCTAGAATTATCGGTTGATTCATTATCATATACAATTACTCGCTCACAGAAAGTGGTGTAATGTCTCAAATAATAAGTGAGCATCTTCTCCTCATTCCAAGCTAAACAATATGCCCAAACTTTAATTCTATCCATTTAATAATCAAAAACTTTCTCGAATGGTCGATTAGATCCTCTTTCTAGAGTATCAACAAATACTAGGTTTGCATTAGGAGTTTCAATCTCAATAATATCATCTACTGGAGTATGACCAACAATCTGATTGATTCCAGGCATAGGTTCCTTTTCTAATTCTTTTCGATCAGTCCATAAAGGACCGCTATAAAGAGATGCACCTCCTCGATATAAAGACACTTGAAATACTTGAGGCTCTTCTCTCATCATCATATCATTGAGTACTTGAGCCCAATCGTCTGTTCCATGACGAGGTCGGTTTTCCATATGATCTGAATAGAATCTTTCGTTAATTGCGGCATGCGTCCATAACCAATCTTTGTATTGAAATGCTAAATGAAATAGGTCTCGATCTCTTTGAAATAACTCTTGAAAATCCCACATCATTTCCGGTCTAAATCCGGAACATCCAGAAACCTTAGGTATGAAATATTGAACATCATGATTTCCTAAAAGAAGAACAACTCGATCTCTTTCAAATCTAGCTAGGTTAATGATATCCTGTAGATTTTCCTTCATATCAATATTTTCTATCGTGAAAGAATCTACATAATCACCGACAAAGATAACTTTATCATAATCATATAAAGGAAGTAAATTCTTTACAATATCTACTTTACCAATATCTGCGGCTCTTCGCCATTCTCGGTATAAATCATTGCTTCCGAATAAGAATTTCTTCCAATCTCGTCTACCATGAATATCCCCTATCGTTAATGTTTTCATATTTATTATATGTAAGATGAATTAAAAAAAGAAGACCAGTGTTGATGTGCATATCACATATAATAGATTCCTAATAAGGTAATATACACATCAACAGGCGGCTATCTTTGTTATGCAGAAGGTATCTCTTTAATTACTATATTAAGGTTTTTTCGCCATAAAGCTAAATCAATCTTTTCAGTAGTATGAACTATGATTTCTAATTCCTTCTCAGAGTATATCTCTAAGTAATCATTTCTAGTATCTACTTTGTTTTGGGTAGATTCTTTAATGAATGAATGCAACCAAGCCATTGTTGATGCTTGATCGACTGTTATTCTTAACATTTTAATTTTCATAATGACCAATCTATTTTGTGTGATGCTACATTTTTTGAATATTGATTTACCATAGGTCTACCGGTATTGTAGCAACCGAATACCTTGTGCCAATCACCATAACGATCATGTAAATGGCGAAGTAATTTCATTGATAATCTAACATTGAAATCAATATCAGTTAGAAGTCTTTTGCGATTTGCAGATGGATCCATAGATTTTCCAGTTGCAATCATAATTTGCATAGGACCAACTGCACCTACTGGACTAATTCTTTCCGATTGATAGTTCCAATGAAAGGGTCCTTCGTATCTAGTTTCTTCGTAAGCAATTCCATAAGCGTAACTTTTAGGTATCTTATAGAATTCTGACCATTTCTCGATAGATTCAAACATTTGAATGCAATCCGCATTCCGTGGAATTCCTAGAGATTTAGCAGAATCAAGTAGAGATAGGCTTTCGTTTTTTGGGTACATTTTACTTTCCATTCTTAAATGGATTAGGCCAACGATAAGACCTAGTACAATAACGGTTAAAAATTTTAGCTTCTTCATATTACTTACGTTTTTTTAGATTTTATGAATTAATTTACTTTATAGAACCAGCGATTTGATTCGCATATAACTTGAATATATTTATTCCTACCGTATCCGAGAACATTGCGATGCTTCCGGTGTTACGATCAAGAATAATCAATTCGCTGTTTTGTGAGATTGCAACGGATACATTTTTTGATTGAGTAATGATTAACTTTTGTGCATCAGGTTTATCCTTAGAGAACACTTCATCATAATACTTTCCAATAAAAAAACCGGCAGTAATTGCAATGATGATTAGTAGGTAATTTCCTAATTGTAGGAAGAATTTACGAGTTGGCTCCAATAGATTTTTAAATGCAGTTTTTTCGTTTTTTTCAGTGTAGATTTCCATTTTGATTTTATTTAAGGTTTAATTAATATTGAGTTCTTAATAATTGAATTACATCCCATGCATCTTCGATAGCATTATGAGTTACGATACCACCAATTTTTGCTCGAACTTTGCAGGTGTTTAATGAAGGCATTGCATTATCGGCTTTCCAATCAATGAAAAGTATTGATGGATCGATAATTCGTTGACGGATTCGGATTGCTTGTTTCCAACGAGGTAAACGTTCAAGAAATAACTTGTCGAATGTACCGAAATTCTTACCGGCTACATTGATTGTTACCGGTTTCATTTTAGAACTTAATCCTGGATTAATAGGAAAATCAACATTTTCCACGACTCCATTACGAAATAAGAAATCGTAGAAAGATTCAACCACATTATCTCGTTGTAAGAATTGCATGCCAGTCATGTTTACTAAATCATTCTTTTCATCTTGATCCTCGGCAGTTTGATAATGAACCATTGATTCGATGAGTTCACGATTCATGTCGAGTGCAAATGGAGATCCGGTTAATTGATCAGTCAATATGCATACATGAAATTTAGGAATCTCATCGAATGGTAGCCGGTTTTCCGTATCTTCAATGATTGCTCCGATTGAAAGTATCTGATTGTTTTCCGGATCTAAGCCAGATGTTTCTATGTCGATTGATAGATATTTCATATTATTCGTATTCGTTATTGTAATCGTCCTTTGTGTTGTCTTCTTGAAAGATCTCGAATTTAGGTTTAGTTTCTTGAATTTCATCTTCATCCTTATCAATTTTCAATTTTCTAAGAACGGAAATTGGTGGAAGATATAATTGCACTGCATCATAATCTCTAGGACGTTCATGTATCTTTCCTTTAATTTTGAAGTACTCTTGAATTTTACGGCCTAATGCGAATTGAACAAAATGTCGAGAACATTCCCAATACACCGGTTTCATTCCTGGTTCGCGAATCTCTTCGACGATCATTGTCCAAATAGAAGTCATTCCGATAATTTTAAAAGTTCTTTCTTTATGTTTAAATTCAAGGCCAAGATCTTCCTGTTTTAACAATGATGGATTAATTACATTACGATGAAAATGTGTGTAATTAGCTTCCCAATGTTTAAGGAGAACAGGACTGGCATTAGATTTTTGACGCATTAGATCGCGATCTTTTCTTACTGGTGTTGCTTTTGTAGCTTGCATAATTATTTATTTTTGATTTTGTTTGTTTATGGATTATTGATTAATTTTCTGTTTCGGTTAATTCCGGTTGTATGATACCGAAAATCTTATTGAATTTCTCTTCCTCGGAAAGAAGAGTTTCTTTTTCACGTTGTAAACGTTTACGAATTTCTTCATCTCGTTCAAGTCGTTTTTGATCGTATTCTACTTCGAGTGGATTATCAAGAGAGAAGTATATTTTTTCGTATTTGAAACCTCGACGATTTTTAGTTACCTTAGCATAACGATCACCGGTAAATTCGGATGAGTATCTTAATTCGATCATACCGGTTGTATTATGTTTTAATTTATTGGAACCAACGAAATTACCACCCTTAGTTACTTGTTGAATTGCAAGTACGGATGTAAATAGATTTGCTTCATTGTTTCCTTTATTTTGAGTGACCATCATATCGATTAACCATTTTTCTGCTGCAGTTCTTGTCATATTTGAAGAAGCTTGAACGGATTCTTGAACTTCGATAAATGAATCGATAAGGATGATATCCCAACCTTGATTAAATGTTTGTTCGATGATTTCTTTAGGATCCTCGTCTAGATAATCACAAAGGAAGAGAGTAGGTATTTTACCGAATGATGGATAACGTTTAACATAACCATACATATCGATTTGATTCATTTCGCCAGAGATGAAAAGTATTTTTCGATGAGGTTCGTTCTTTTTGATTTTTGCAAGGAGATCAAGTGTTTGTGTAGATTTCCCAATGCCAGGATCACCGATAACCATGTAATTTGTAGCCGGATAAATTCCACCATCGTTTGAAAACATGTAATCGATTGGGGTTCCGGTTCGCATTGGTTGAAAGATACGATCATCATAATGTAGATCATCAATAAGTACCAATTCGATTTTGCGATTCTCAGCAGATTCGATTTTTGCGTTTGTTGGATTTGGATTCACATTATCAAATGGTACCAAATAAGTTTCTGTTCCTCGAGAAATAATAAATTCTCGATTTGAACGCCATATTCCACGGAACAAATATTCAGTTCCATTGTATGGGTTTTTTAGCTGATACTTATCTGCAAATCTCGAACGTTCATGACGTTTTTCAGCTTTGAGGATTTGAGCATTTGTTAATTGGATTGCTTCCATGTATATGATTTTTTAATTAATTTGATATAACAAATATAAAACAAATTTGTGGAATAAAAAAATATTTTGACAAAAAGTTATTAACATTTTTTTATCGTTCAAGAATAACGAATTCACCAAAGTGCTTATCGAATACTTGAAGGAGATGTTCATAATCTCCAGACATAAGATCGGTATTCATTTGTGCTCGATCGTTTGGTTGCATTTCCATTTGTTTTGCGAAACGATTTGCATATGAGATTATGGCGAATGCATTACCATCAGGACCAGTAAGATCGATAACGATAGGTCCGGTTTGTTCTTCTTTTTTTCTTATCATGATTTATTAATTTAAGTAGTAGTTTAATTCATATCTTCCTGAATCCATACGATGAAGATTTACATGCAACCATTTACGAGCAGGATTACCTGTTCGTTCGAGAATAAGAGGAAGATTATAGTGAACGGTTGTTCCGTATGAAACATGTTCAGTCCATAGATTATCGGGTTCGTTTACCAAATAACCTCGAGATTGAACGTGTTGAAATGCTTCGTTTAAAGCGGATGATTGCGTTTCGAAGTAAGTTGTTGAAGCATGTGTTCGCATATATATTGTTTTAAATTGTATATACAAATATAAAACAAATAAGTGGAATAAAAAAATTTATTGATGGAAAGTTATTAACATTTTTAAATTATCTTGGAATCATACATGATTTTCCATTCTAACCAAGGGATAGTGTTAGGTTCTACGGCTTTAATAGATTGCCACCATCGAAAAAGACGATCATGTGAATTCTCTTTATATTTTCGGATAAGATCTTCTTCGGATTGTATTTTACTTTTAAGATCATTGGCAAGTTCCATGTTCTCGTCTAGATATGAATCCACAATCTTAAGTCTCTTGAAAGCATCGTTATTAATGAAACTCATTTTAGCCGAATCCAAAATCATTTTGTTTAAAATTGTTTGATCTCTCAAAGCATCATTCAAATTAGGAACTAATTCATTGTAACGAGCCTTTAGAGATTTAAGAGTTCTTTCAAATCCATCTAGTCTTTCTTGTAATTCAGTATCATTGAAATCTTCCATGAATGCAGCGAATACTCGTTCAACCGGAGTAAGCTCAACGATTTGTTTTTTAGTCTTTGCCATATTTTGTTTTTGATTAGTCGTAATTCTATAGATAAATGTATAAATTATATGAGTATGATGGAGTAACCTTGAATTACCTAATCTGCCTGAAGAACTATATTATTTCCTCGATCACCTTAGATAAAGGTTATATGTTAAAAATCACAGGTCAGATTCAGTAATAAAGGTTGCTTGATTAATTTTCGTAGGCAAGTAATGCTTTAACGTTATGACGATTAAGCAACATTACTTTACCATATTGCATATTCATAGCGGATGTACATTGTGTATAATTTGTAGGACATTGACCATCTAAGAGAAGAAGATCAAATGTATCGATTAACCATTCAAGTGCTTGTTGACCAGTTGGTGCATTGTAAAACATCCATCCGGCAAAGAACATTCTAGCACGATTTGGCATTACACCAACTTGAAACGATTCAGCGAGAATTGTATTTATTAATGTATCGCTGGTACTAGCCGTTTTGATTTGTTCAAATGTTAAAGTGCTATCTGGATTTGTTTGACTCTTTAGATTTTGTAGAGAGGTTGCTGTTATAAATTGTTGTGCCCATTGCATTGGGGAATCTTCCATGGTTAGGTTAGCTCGACGAGTTTGAATGATTGTCATTTCACGAAAAGCAAATTGACGAAGCATTGCAGCATGGGCACCTTCATTTATCGAGAAGTCTGCGCCAGATTTTAGAAAATCGTTTGCGATGCTATAGAACATATTGCAAGGATCTACCGTACCATTTTGAAATGCAGTAGATAAACGAGTTTGGCCATTATGTTTATCTCGAGTTTGAGCATATGTAGGAGCCATAGCCGATGCACGAGATGTTATGATGTGAGGCATAATCAAGTTATTCTTAGTGTATTGCGGATAACTTTTGATTGCTTCATTAATAGGATTTGGTACAATTTCAGAATTCCATTGATTTGGTTTGTGTGTAGATATTTTGCGAGTATGTGACATCCACCTAGATTTAGCCGTCATATTAAAACAAGTATCGTCGACAAGATCAGAATCGATTAATTCAAAAGGAACTTTGATTTGCATTGGATCGGTTGTTTTCCACATTCCAAAAAGAGGAAGATCTATTACAACTCGATCAAATCCATGTTTATCAATTAGGCTATTGATATGTTCAATAGGATTTGATTGTTTGAAGACGTAAAACTCGTGGCCAATAGCCTTAAGCGATTTACGCATAATATCAAGGGATTCGTAAAATGCTTCAAGATTAGCCGTTGAACATTGTTTCAGAATTTGTTTTTCCCGATCACCAGCAAAGTAGTATGGTGAATAATATACGAATGTACAAGGACCGGATAATTTAGATGTTAGCCTAGAGTCTGTACGAAATGAATGGGTTAACCAAACTAATGTTGCCATATTTATTTTATGCCTTTATACCATTTAAGATTAGATTGAGCTCTTGAGATTTTAAGATCTAAACCAAAGTTAGAACCTTGATAGGTTCCGGCTAAAAGAGGATAATAAGTTGAAACGTTATTTTCCTTCATTTCTTTAAGATCTTCTCGAGTTTCAATTTCTTTAATAGAGTTTGAATGATTTTGCATTTCGGTGATAAGTTCCTCATAATCTTTTATGAGTGAATCGTATAATTTTGCTTTTTCGTGTACTTTCATGATTATGCTATTGTTTTAATTTGGGTTTCTAATGCGATGATTTGATTACGTACTTTTTCGTTTTTGCGATAATCGAATCCAATTACTTCGGAAGCATGGATAACGGTACCGTGATTAGTACGATTATGTTCGGCCGCAATTATTTTAAGAGAAGCGGTTGTGTTGAATCTGCATAGATACATTGATATTTGGCGAATGTATGCAATTTCACCAGTACGAGATGGTGAAAGTAATTTAGGTAGTTCGATGTTAAATGATTTCGATACTAATGATTGAATTGCAGCAATTTTTTCGATACTTGATTTAGATTTCATATTTTTTGAGTTTAAAAGATTAATATTAAATTGATATAACAAATATAATACTTTTTATTGGAATAAAAAAATTTTTTGAAACTTATTTTTGGCTAAATGTAAAAAAGTTATTAACATTTCATTCGTGTGTTGTATGCTGGTCGGATTTCGTTAATAAGTTGAGATTCTCTTCCGAATGCGGTAGATTTACCACGTACAATTTCGATAATCTCAGGTTTAAATTGAGATTCGCCATATTCGCGAATCGCTTTTGGAAATAACCATTCTTCACGAAGCACCATTGCTTTATAGATATGTCGCTTCCATCGAGATTTAAGAGATTTAAGATATGCTCTACCGGTTACGACTGTAACTCCTATATAGAATTCTCCGGTTGAGAGATTTTCTATTTTGTAGATGAGATGGTTACGATCGCTTCTTCGTTTATGCATTGATGGGTTGTTTACGAATGATGTATCGGATTATTGCCGATTTAAGATTAGCATCTTTGGTAATTCCCATTTCTCGAAAACCATAAAGAATTTCACCTGCATTACCATCGAATAAATCGATTAGTAGAGTTTTTAATTCCGATGTTGTGAGTAATTCAAGATCGGATACTTCAAAATTATTTTCCATAGTATATTTGTTTAAATTGTATATACAAATATAATAAAACTTTTTGGAATAAAAAAATTTATTACGGGAAAGTTATTAACAATTTTAATCGGATCCTAAAAGGAGAACATGTCCAATCTTCTCATACACATTCTTCTCTTTATCAGAAAACTTAAGTCTGTATACATAGGATCCTTGTTGACATAATTCATTTTTGGCTTTTCCATCCCATCCTTTTTTAGGATCGATTGATCTATAAATTAAGTGATCCCATCGATCGAAAATCTCTAGTGTATAAAAAGATAACTCAACTCCATAGTCAGAAAATACTGGAAGAAAATAATCGTTGAGACCATCTCTATTAGGAGTGAAAGTATTTGGGATATGTACTTCAAATTCGTTTTGTATCTCTATCATTTTTCTAGTAGATGCCGTGCATCCATTAACCGTCTTTGCAATTAATGTTATTTCGTACTTGCCTATTTTCTTGGGATCGTATGCAAGATTAATTGTGTTTACTGAATATCCATTAGATACCATCCATGTGTAAGTGTAACTTCCTACATTAGGAGTTAGATTTATTGCTTGGATTTCTGAATCTCCTGCATAAATGGATTTTGGTAATTGAAACTTGGGAAAAGGTACCTCATCAACTCTAATAAGAGTAATCATTTGATTTGGCGATACACAACCTTCATCATTGATATATGAGAATATTATTGAATGTATTCCGCTTGAAGTAAATGTATATGCAAGAGAATTGGCTTCACTAGAATATCCATTACTAAATTTCCAAGAAGATAATCCAGTATTTTCGTTTGAATTGAGAATTACTCTAAGAGGAACACAACCAATTGAATCAGATAGCGATATGATGGGTTTACTTATTTGAGCAACCCTTATGTTAAATGATTTTTCATCCGGACATAATGAAGCCGTTGGTGCAGAATGCGTTCGATAATATATTAGGTTGTTTCCGATGTTTGCCATTTGTGGATCGAACATATAACCATTTACTCCAGGACCAGACCAATTATAATTTGGATTTTTGACTAACGAATTCAGATTAAAAGGATATTCAGTACCTTTACAATAAACGGTTTTAGGGTATCGATCTAGATCAGCCGATATAAATTTCTCAATATTAACAGTAGTCTGTGCATATGCTATACAAGGACCGGCAGAAATGCTGTAATTAATTATATTGTTTCCTATCGCTCCATATGCTGGATTAAAAATTCCGTTAGTATTAGATCCATTACCTCCGAATATACCACCGATTGGATTTACTTGTAATTGGAAAGGCGCATATGTGTTACATACAGAATTTGGCTTGATTATTACTGGAGATTGTAATGAATATACTCTAACTGATATGCTTGACGTACTAGGACATAAACCACTAGATGATGATGTGGTATGTACTAGAATTAATGTTCCTGAATTCGATGGAGTAAACATTGAACCATTGATTCCTAATCCTGACCAAGATCCAGGAAAACCAGAATATGAATTAAGATTTATGGGAGAGCTGGTATTACACAAGTCAGGTATTTGATTTGTTATCGTTGATGGAATGAACATCTCAACCACAAAGGTTTTTGTTTGTTGAGCCGAACAAGTATTAGTTCCTATTACATATTGAATGGCATTAATTCCAATAGGACATAGCGAAGGATTTAATATTCCATTAATGTTTAGATATGGAGTAGAAATCCAACTACCAGAATTAGGAGTAACGGTCATTTGCATAATAGCATCTTTGCTACATATAGGTCCGAATGTAGTAATGTTCGGAGATGCCGGATTAAGAACCGATATGTTTATTGTTCGGTTATCTGGACATAGAGTAACATTAGGAGCCGAGTTGGTATTGTATGTTAAAGTATAATTTCCGGTCGGTAATCCTGAAGGGTTGAATATGTTTTGAGTAACATTCATTCCTGACCAAGATCCAGTCGTATTTTGTACGATTGACATTAGATTTATTGATGAGCTCGTTACGCATAAATTAGGGATAGATCCAGTTAAAGAAGCCGTATTGAAAGTTGATGGATATATGTTGAATGTGTTTGTGTTTATACATGGACCAACATTAACGACATAATTAACCGTTGTATTTGTAGGAGATGTCAATGAAGGAGTTACAATACCTAAACCGCTCACTGCAGAATTGTTAGACCAGATTCCTCCATTTGGATTAGCGATCAATACAAAAGAGGAGGCATTCGTACAGAATGGATTGGAATTTGCAATAGTCGGAATTATTGTATTAGTAACCGATATATTCATTTGAGTAGATGAAGGACATACTGTAGGATTTGGTGTTGATAAATTATTGTAGGTTAATGAGTATACTCCATTTAGATTTGCTGGATTGAATATGTTATTCGTTATATAATTACCTGACCAAGATCCTAAGGTATTCTGAACAATAGTCATAAGATTTATTGTTGAATTAGTAGAACATATAGGATTTATTGAAGAGCTTAATGATGAAGTATTGAAATATGATACCTGATAACTTCCAGTATTAGATGATGCGCAAGTACTAATTGAAATGGCATATGTAAAGTTATTGATTCCTAATAGTGAAGCAGTCGGAGAGATTAAACCTAATGTACTCATTCCAACTCCGGTAAAGATACCACCACTGGGATTAGCCAATACTTGATATGGAAGCATATTGTTACACATATTAGGTATTGCAGTAATAGTTGGAATTGGTGGATTGATTGCCCATAAATTTAATGTACGAGTCATCGGACAATTAATAGCAGTAGGAGTAATTACAACTGAGTAAGTTATATTTGATTGCGTACCTACTGCAAGATTTGGTATGATAATCGTTGATTGTTGAGTGTTTCCTGCTAAAAAGATATTAGGTGTCCAAGAGTAAGTGTATTGAGATAATGATGGTGGAATACTAAATACTACTCCGGCTGCAATACCTCCACCAGGACATAGAGTTGTTGAGGTTGGACTTAATGTAGGAGAAAATACATGAGTAGGTATAATAAAGGAAGTTGTGTATGCACAGGAACCATCAAATACTCTTACTTGATAACTACCGGTTCCCATGTTTCCAAACAAATAATTATTTTGATTAGTAGGAGACAATGATGAATTGTAAACCGGAGTATTATTAGAATTCCATACTGAATATGAATTAGCTCCAGGAGGAGAACCAGATGCAGGAGTTAGATTAATAGTTCCACTGCCATTTGTCGAGTTTAAACAAACAGAAGTAGTTAGTAATGATATACTGCCCGGCGGAGATGGTATTAGGGTGAATGAAGCTGCTTCATTACAATTTTGTAATGAAGTATAGGTAACTGTGTATACTGAAGCCTGTACTGGATTGTTTACTGTGTATCCCATTGCCACTCCTAATGGAGCGGAGATAGCTGTATTGTTGGTAGACCACTGAACACTATTACCCGTTACACTTAAATAGGCTTGAGAACCACAATACGGTTTTAATAGATTTTGCATTTGAGGTATTCCAACTCCTATTGATATAGTTGATGTTGCTGAACCACATCCTGCAGCGCCAAGACCAGTTATAGTTACGCTATATGTTCCTGGAAGCAGTCCACTTACTGTTGCTGAGGTACCAACTACAGCATTATTTGAATTTACCCAAGTATAATTGTATCCTGTGCCACTGCCATTACCTTGAACAGTACCCGTTCCACTTGATCCTCCTGCACAACTTGTGCCTGAACCAATACCTGCAATGTTTACAAGAGTAGGCATGATTGTATTGGTTGCAATATAAGAACACCCTGATGGTGAGTTTAACTGAACTGTATACACTAAACCTGCAACTACTGGACTTATGGTTAATACTGGAGCTGTACCTCCTGCATTAGCAGGAATTGTTCCTGTGATAGGAGATATCCATTGATATGACGAGTATCCCAATGGTGCGGCAATAATAGCTTGATTTGAACCAGCACAATAACTAACAGGTCCTGCAATGTTTCCACCAACTCCACCTAATCCAACTCCAACTAATTGACCACCGCATCTTGCATCAAAATAAGCAGTTCCATGATGTCCAGAATAAGAACAATCTGAGCAAGTTACCACAATTCTAATACACTGACCAATATAAGGAGTTAAGTCAATATATTTTGTTTGCCAATTAACCCATGAAACTCCACTGGTTACCTGATATCCAGGAACTCCACTTTGACAAGATTGTCCGGAAGGAGTTAGGCTTACATTGGCACATGGTATTGGGATTAATGAACCTGTACAATTATACATATCGATTCTAAAAGCAGGTTGTCCACAACATTCATGAACACCATCCCATGAACCAGCATAACAAAATTGAAATAAGGTATTAGAATTTGAAACAGGAAATTGTGTCATAATTCGAGTCATCAAACCGGTTGGACATGAGTTTTGTAGTCTTGCAACTCGGTTACCGCCAAGAGGTGAATTAGGTATTGATACATTGTCAATACTAAATCCAGGAGGATTAGCACAACTAGGAGCAGGTAGTATTGGAGTAGCAACAATAGAAAATTCAGGACTACCTGCATTCCAATTAGCAATAGGATTAGCAACACAGCCAGCACCATATGTAGGATTTCCACAACAGATATTGGAAGTATTTTGTCCACTTTGAATTGTCCATCCTAAAACAGAATTCATTCCATTATAAGCTCCAGGTGCAGTAAGCTCAAAGTCTTCATTCACACAAGCATTACCAGGTGAATTAACTGAGTTAGGACCTCCAATAGGTCGGTTGTTTGAATTGATAGGTAGTACAGGTTTGATACCGTACTTTTGATTTACCCATTCTCTTTTTACAAGAGCAATGTAGTTGATGTATTCTGAACCAAAAACGTTTCGTCTTAGTAGTTCAACTTTCATAGCTGCTTCGTCGAATCCTTGTATGGAATCTCCGTAATAGCTTTTGTAATCGACTAAGGAGTTTTTAGAAAGATAATCAGAATTGTTTATGTATCTTTCTTTAGGTGTTGTTTGTCCAATTACAATTAAATTAAATAGTAACAGGCAAATTAAAATAGGATTTTTCATATGTTTGTTTCTCATATTATTTATAAGAACATATCTCCTAAAAGTGGGTTTACTTAATAACCGACGGGATCCGCCGAATAACTACTAGGTCATTTTGGTCTATTTGACCTTACCATACATGCGTTTTAAGATACGCTTTGGTGTTTTTGAAAGAAGTCTTGTATAATATCCATGTTTAACCATTTCAGGTTTCTTGTCTTTACCGACAATATCAGCAATGATTTCAGGATCTTCAATATAAGGAACATTTGAATTTGAAAGAATCTCTTCCATTTTACGAGAGGCCTCTAACAACCAACCAGGATTTTTAAGTAATGAAATAGTTTTTTCTAGAAGATCTCGTTTTGCAGTCTTCTTATCATTAGTTCCTAGAAGAGCAATCTTATTTCCATACTTCGTTTTCTTGTATATAATAAAGGCATCTGGAATACGATCATGGTCAACATCCTTTAAGAATGTTGCTTGGTATTTAGTTTTAAGTTCAGCATAATCATCGGCAGAGAAATCTAATCCTTGTTTAGAGTATGTGTCAGTATACATTGTCCATATGAGTTGCATCATATCATCATCCTGACCTTTAAGGTCAGTGTCTATCCATTTACCGGAAGGTATATGAATATCTTCATTAATGAATTGTCTAAATTTCTTGAACATTATAATAAGCCTAAGGCTAACATTTTTCCAACGGCAATATCTAATGGATGATGCACACCGGCAACAACTCGTGAATTTGCTATTTGAGTAGCCACTTCCATTTGAGATTCTTTCAATTGAGGATATTTCTCTGCAACCTTTTTTGCTACATAAAAAGATCCGGCCGCATTAGTTGAAGGAAATGAGAAGGATTTAGTAGGAACCAACCCCTTGACTTTTGAGCTTAATTCAAATGGACGTTTTACTTTCCAAATATCTTTTGCAGTACCTGCTACACTGGTAGCATAATCCCAACATTCAGTTAACCATTTACCATCTAGATCAATACCAGCTTTCTTGGCATCTTCAACATGAAAAGCCATAGGATTATTATTAACTGCCTGAACAAATGATCGATCTTTATCACTCATTCCGGTTTGTACCTTTTCGATATCTTCAAGATACTCGACGGTAAGTGTGCCAGGAGAAGGAACGGTATTATTGTGTCTTTGAAGAAGATCAATAATAAAGGATTCAACCATATTAGGTTCAAACGAATTTGGTGTGTCTCCTGGATCTTGCAGACCGATGAATCCAAAATCTACTCCGGATGTACCGAATAGAGATCCATCTGCAGGACCATCGATTTCATTGAGCCATTGCTCATATAATTTTATTTCTTTCATGAGAGTTTTTCGTATTGATAGCCACCTCGACGAATGAGTGACCAGAATTTTTTACCATATGTACCTTCGTCAATATCCTTACCAAATAGCTTCTTGGCTCCTTTGACAATTCCTCCACCAATCTTTCCTAGAATAGTTTTCTCATTGGCAAATTCTCGGAAGATGGATTTAGGAACTTCATAATATCTGTAGCGGTCTCCATTGTTAAAAGTAATAGTTAGTTCTTCAGTTGATGAGTCATATTCAATTTCGTTAAGGTGAGAAGATTCTACTTCCTTTTGCCAAAGTTTTTCTAGAATGAATTCATCAACTCCTAAAAATGATTCAGATGCTTGATTGGCCTTTAACCATTTTTGAAAGATGGGAATTGCTGCTCTCATGCCATCATTCTGACCATTTGAGTATTTAGCTCGATTGAGCATGGCATTAACGATTTGAACGGCTTTTCCTGGATCGTCTGCCTTCATTTTGTCAGCGATCTTAATAGTCTCTTTAGCTTTTTCTGGCGTTCCATATCCAATTCCTTTAGTAGATCCTTTACCGGCATCAGCAAATAAACCTTCGCCTTCATTAAGGAATGTATTAAAACCTTGGATATGTTTCATTGTATGTTAAAATATTTTGTAAGATCTACTCCTAATTCTTTAGCATCTCTTTCGTAGTAATGCCATCCTGGAATTATAACTTCATCAACCCGGATTTTATTTCCAACAACAAATACCTCAAATTCATTCATGAATTCGTGAATTGATTGAGTAAACACCGGATTCATAATTGCTAAGGGATGTGTGTCTTTAATTTTAATAATCATCGGAATCATACCATCAATGGATCCATCTAATAATCTTTTAACAACCGTTTTAGATGCTACAATTTCGTTATAATTTTCTGAACTAAGGCTTCCTGCAAAAGTGGCCGCTATTTCGATAGATGGTGTAAACGAAGTGAATCCCTTTCTATTAATACTTTCCCAATTATATGATGTACTGAGATTTAGGCTACCACCAAAAATATCAACCGCGTCGTTACGTTTCCATTTACCCTTTAGTGATAACACTTCTTTAAATGGTATTATAGTTCCTCTATAAAGAGAAGTACCTTCATAGACGGATCTACCTTCAGATGGTTCTAATATTTTCGGAAACTTCTTTTTTAAGGGCAGCAATTCTTTAAGGATATGTCCCATCTTTGGATCTGCCTTTACTTTAAAAATCCAATCTTTTATCAATTGTATTAATTGAGTTTTGTCAGCAGTATTAGGTTCAAACTCTATTCCGAGATCTTCCCATTTATTAGGTCTACCCAATAAAGAAGGATCACCTAGTAATACTTTACCTGTATCGAATTCATTAATAAAATCTTCAAAAAGTTTTATCGGTTTCATTATGCGTCACCACCATATTTTTTAGATTTGGCTTTGGTTCCATCTTCACGAGGAGTAAGTCCTAAAGCTTTGCAGTGGTTTATCTGATTAAATCCTTCTGGAGATTTGCACATTTCAACCTCTTCCGGAGTAGGTTTTCTAGAACCAGCATCATAACCAGCTTCATTCAACCAACGATTAAAACTTTCCTCTAAAGGATATGTTCCAACTTTCCAAACCTCTTTGAAGTCTTTAGCATCAGCTTCATATCCTTTCTGAGTTTCGTTAGTATCACTATTAGTCCATTGCCAGTGAAGAAAAAGTTGAGGTGGAACTTGAAATCCGAAATACTGAAGTACCGTTCTTTGAGTATTCATTACATCTTCTACATTCCAATTGTGTCCAATGAAGAATCCACCAGCTTCAATATTTCCTAGTAGATTAGATTCACCAAGAGTAGTGTGACGATTCTCTAACCAAGTTAGACGTTCGATAAGTTTTTGATAGAATGCATTTGCCTGACCCCATCTTGTAGAAGCAAAGAAGAGGACTACATCTGATTCGAATATAGCATTACTAACTTTCCATAACTCATCATCGGCATTATTAATAGAAGCCCAACAACGAAGATTACCAGTAGGATTTTTAGTGGTATCCTTTAGGGCAGCAGCCTTAACTCCACAACCATTACCACTTCCGGAAGATACATTACCTTCACAGTTGTGAATATTGAGAGATGGAATATCTATTACTTTACAAAGAGTAGAATCCGTTGAATCGTCGTATAAAGATCTGGCTATTAACTCAGCCAATTGAGTAGATTTAGGTTTTCCTCCTTCATCACCACTCCATCTATTAGATGTTGTAAGAAGAAGAACTCGCTTACCTCTTATTCGTTGAATAAGAACTTGAAGATCTGTGTATGTTGAATTAGCCATTTAGCTTTTGTGTGTTTTTATATTTATCAATCAAAGTGATTTCCTCCGCTTCGGTTATAATTTGTGAATATCTCTTCACCGGCCTTTATGTCTCGAGTAGAAGAAAATCTGAAACAGCATTTAGCTTCATCAGTATCCCAGGTTGCATTGTTTTCATATGAATGATTATAAACAGTTCCACTGCCTAGTACAACAGCAAATTGATGAACATCATTATATGCCGGCCATGCGAATACCATCTCTTTTAAAGTATCATCCATAGCTGAATGATTACCATTAGTTAGTAAAAAGAAGTGGCACTCTTCAAGTACCTCTCCAGCCTCTATATCGGCTATGGCAAATACACCTCTGCCTGCTACAGTCGATTCTCCGACTGCAATTTTTGGTGAATAGTATAACATATTACTTTTATGTAAGTAGTGATTTAGCCAGACTGATATATTCGTCAATGGTTGCTCTAACTTTAGTGATAATGGCTTTTGCTGCTGGAGTTTCTGCCTTATCAAATTTAGCAGAATTATAAGCTTCCATCATCTTCTTCGTATATTGAGCAATCACTGCATTTAGTAGATCAGCAGCTGATTTGTATTTAATAGTAGTTCCAAATTCGTCTAGCTGACCTAGTGTCTCGGCAACCAGACGAATTCCTTCGGCTAGATCTTCGAATCGAGGAGAGTTGCGATCCATTCCCTTCCAAGATTCGATAGGAGTAGCGGTGAATGGAATATCTGTTCCGCTCTGTTCCCAAAAGAAACGAGCGATATCGGTCATGAATGATTCAGCATTTTGTGAGATGATGCGATCCTCAACATTAGCTCGTTTAGAATAAGGCTTCATAACCTGACCTTCAAATTTAGCTCTTACTCCTCTTGCCTGAATAGACAAATCTAGAACTTCACCAAATGAAGAGTAGAGATTTCCTAGCACAAAACCTTTAACGTTACGAATAGGAGTCATACGGAATACTGCCCAATCACTATACTCTTTGTGAGTAACAACCATATCAACCTGAACATATGCATCAGTTCCATTAAAGGGAACGATCGCAATTAACTTAAGAGAAACATCCGAAGATATTTTCTTCGTCTCATCAATATCTACATCGGTGATACCTTCTTCCTCTAACCACATGAGCAGCTCGGTATTGTATAGCTTCACCGTAGCAATCTCATCTTCTCTATCACGACCAGCAGTGAGCTTCAAAGTGGGATAGGCAACCATGTAATCGACATCTCCATAAGTTTTGTCTGGTTGTTCGGTCACATCTTCACTCCACCAAGTTCCACTGCCAATAGGTTTTAGAATATCTAGAGTGGGAAGTTCAAGCTCTCTCAAATGTCCATTGAATCCCGTATTGATCAGATCCATAACCTTCACAACCTCAGCGATAACAGCTGGAGTCAGAACGGTTCCTTGTGTTTTGGTTGTTGCCCAGCCTCCTTCTGTTAAGAAGGCTTCATATAGCTTAATTGATTTCATTGGATTCTTCATTTTCAAAGGTTGATGCTAATACTGAAGTGGAATAAGGAGAGTTCATTATGACCTTTCCGAAATGAAGAACGAATCCATCTGCCTCTTGATCTATGTAATAATCCTTCTTCGTTTTGAGTTTGCGGAATGCGGCTTTAATATAAGGGGCATATAGTTTAGCTCGACGAGAATCTATTCCTTTTTGTTCTTCGTGATCGGCCTTAGGTTTCATGTGAAATTTATCAATCTTGATTCGTCCATCATCCAAGAATCGTTGTAGAAAATCAATGGCACATTCGGTAACGGTTGCCATTACTCGGAATTGTTCATTAAGATTAGTAGTTTTATCGAAATCTCCTTCAACACCAAATCCTAATCCGGCAATTATATGATATCCAACCCAATCTTTAGGTTTTTCTCCTTGAAAGGCAATCCAGATATTTCTACCAACAAATCCACCGATGTGTACATGATAATTTGTATTAGTCACATCCGATCGGAATTCATATCTAAATGTTTTAGTTTTATAGTAAATATCTTCTTGAGTTCCACTCATCTTCTTGTCTGCAGCTCCTTCGATACAATCATCTATCCATCTCTTCATATTAACAGCGATAACAGGACTACTCCATTTGAATGGCTTGGCTGATGAATCACCAATTTCATTTATCCATTGCTCATATAAGGCTATCTTTCTCATTCTTATTTTCGGTCTTTAATTTTATTAGTGTTCATAAGAGAAACTCCACTTCCACCTTTATGATTAACTTTAATAAGAATCCTCGGATCATTAGCCACCAACTTATTAACATCAGCGATTCTCACAGGTTTTAATTGATTACGTTTTCCATTATCCATTATTTGTAGTTTTTCTTTATATAATCATCTATGTCTCGTCGATCGTAACCTAGAAGTTCGCCTATTCGACGAGATTCTCGTTCAGTCGCTTCATGTGATAGATATCCACCGTATTTGTTAGCAATCTTCGCTAGCTCTCTGGCACCTCGCTCGGCTCCTTTATGATAATAGATATAGGCATCATATTCATTTCCAGATAGGTGAATGGTACTCAGATCGTGTATCTTCACCAATGTCCAGAATTCTTTTTCGCTCACATCAACCGATGATTTGATGGTAATGAATCCCATATCTCTCTTTCCATCAATGACGGTTTGAATAGCTCCTGTATCTCGATAAGCCTCTTCTGCACGAATAGACTCATTTAAGAATTCATCATATGTCGATATTGATTTCATAGTCTTTATACTAATTAAATTTTCCTAATTCTATATCGGCTGAGAATATCATCCATTCAGCATCTTTTATAGAATTCCCTAAATGAAATATTTCCTTTTCGGACTTCAGACTTAATCGGTCAGCTATGGGACCAGTCAACTTAGGATTACCTACAAATGTATCATCTATCTTAGCTCTTAAAATAGCTGGTCTAGCTCCTTTTTCTAATCTAGGGTTATTTAAAAGACCTTTATCCGCAAACCTCATTGCTACTTTATAATCATATGTCCAACTTTGTGCTTCTGATTCGCTGGTATAAGGAAAGTTAAATATGCTTATACCACCTTCTTTTTTTGATAATCCATTTTTTAATTTATGAAACATATCAGGAGTTATTGAAGTTCCTCTGTATGCATATCCATTTTTAGGCTTTAGTACTTCACTGTACTTGTTTTTATTCTGGATCAACCATGAAACTAAATCAATGAACTCTTGTTTTTCTAAATTTTGTGGTTGTTCAATGTAATGGATTAAAATGTTTTTGTATACATCATTATCTAAAATATCCATTTTAGAAAATAGGTCTATTAAAAACTCTTTTGAATGTCGAAGTTCATTTAAGAAGCTTTCGTATGTTTGAATGTTTTTCATCTTAGTATATAATTTTAACCGGAACTTCTCGTATCCCTACTTCTTGTAGAGCTAGCATGCGATGAGATCCATCATGAAAAGCAGGAGCAAGTCCTTTATCGTATTGAAACTTATCAGAGAACCACATGGTTGGTGCTGGAATTCCTTTGACATTACCACGAAATTCTTTAACATAATTAGCCACTTTAGATTTATTAATCTCAAATCGGTGATATTGAACTCTCTTCAAGAAATCCATCGGACTCATTATTACTATAGATTGAGTAAAATCTCTAGAATGTTTCTTTAGATCATCATCCCAATCTTCACGACCAGTAGTATCGGTATTAAATGAGACGGTCTCATTAAGGAATTCGTGATATGTAGGTATTGATTTCATTTATTCTTGGTACTCAGAGGTGGAAGCCGCTGCGCGCTTTTTTGTTCGTTTATATTTCTATTTATTCCTGAAACTCAGAGTTTGAACGCTGGAGGGCTTTTTTTTTTCAATGGACTGGCTCCACAACCTTCTTAGAGTTGAACCACTCATCTCGAATATCTTTAAGTACCGTCAGTTCTTCCCACTCTTCTCTTCCACTTCTCCAAGTGATGATCTTCTCCCATACTTCATCACACTCACTTCGACGGAGAGTTACCCACATAGAAGCACCTACATCCATACAACGGATTTCTAGAACTTCCTCAGAGTGAGAGGTTGTCTTCCACATGGTAATCAGAGCTCTTTCGAGAAGCGGAAATATCGTCGTATCATCTTCAATACACTCTCGTGCATCTTCAATAGTTGAACAGTACATTACAGTTTTCATTTCCATATTAGTTTTTATATGACTTACACGATTCGCCGGTAAGATCGAGTATATGGTTTATTTATCGTGGTTATCAGATGCGAGTCGCGGTATCGGCAGTTCAATCGAGGTCTCGAATTTATACCGAGAGTATAAAAGAGGGATGCGAAATAAACCATCAGAGAAGTCTGGATGGCCCCTCGTCGTTTGCGTCGGGTAAGAGTTTACTATTAACAGATTACTGTAAACAAAGTAGCCGTCTTCACTCTGTCAGTACCTTCTCCTTCGAGCAAAACAAAGAGTCAGAAAGGTTTAAAAAGACTCACCGGCTACTCTATATATTAGTCAATGAGTTTCGAGAGATCCTATATAGTCTGGAAAATTTTTTTAAAAAGGCCTTTGGGCTTCTCTTACTCGCGTTACCAGAAAGGGCTTTCCGTATAGAGTGGGATGTGCGTCGCCTTATTTCCGGCCCAAAGTTTCGAGGGTCAAAAATGTCCGGAATTTCATGGGCCCTAGCCAGGACTGGACTTCCACGGGACGTTAACGCGGACAAGACATGGATTACGAGGAGCACATGTGGCCTTTTTGATCCTTTTTGGCTAAAAGTGATCCTTTTTGGCTTTTTGTGACCTTTTTTTGACTTTCTAGTCCCTATAGCTCACCTCAGCGGCTTCTAGATGATCTATCGGTGATATAATGAGTATATATGAGTCTTTATAGCACTCTTCTGTCCTATATGTGGATATATTGAGCTCTTCTAGTCTGCTTCTAGCCTTAATAGATCCTACTAGTACACTGCTAGTACTCATCTAGTCTATCTAGGCTCTTCTTGTTAAGATCTAGATCTAGTAGGATGTTGTTTTGCTGGTCTAGATCTGTACAGGCCCTTATTAGGTGAGACTAGAAGGTATCTAGTCTCTTCTAGGTGGTAAAGGTGAGTAATAGGGCAGTCTCGCTGTGTAAACCACAAAAAGGCCACTCTAGTGAGCAGCCTTAGTGGTATTATCAAATTAGAGTGGTTTTCTCCACTCGCAGTTCCTTACTCTTAGTAAGGTTGATTCAGGATTAGGTTTTGTGTGTCGAAGTCCTTAGTGAGGATATCACCAGCTTGTAACTGTAAGTGGCGATCACAGTTAGCTGTTTTTTCAAAACCATAATTGTGTGAGGCAAAATCGGTAACTCCATTAATGCAATCCCACATGGTTAAGCCAGTACGTAGATTGCGTTTCTGTCCTGGTGTTAACTTCAGGGTATCGATTCCTGTAGAGTGTAGACGATTGAAGGTCGGACGGTAATTGATGAATTGGGGTAGATTGTCTAGATCACATTTTGAATTACCTAGGATGAGGTTCATTGATCTTTCCATCTCAGCGAAAGAAGCAGTAGTGTTTTTCGCAGCGAGTACCTTGTTGGTAAAGGCGATGGGTTGAAATCCAGAGTGTTCGATTCTTTCTAGATTCTGCCAGAAGGAAGTCCAACTTTCAGTGGTGTTGCGATTAAGATTAAAGGATTCCTCGAAAGAACGTGTTACCATTCCGTTCGTACACACTAGACGGTGTAGATAAGGAGCGGCTTTAATTCCATCGGCAGTGATAGAGAGATTTAATCCTCCATGGAAAACCTCATCGTTAAAGTTACCCACGTTAAATTCTGATTTGGGTGAAGCCGCAGAGAGCGATATTCCACCTGTTTCGCGATTGAAGTGCATATCCTTTATTTCCATACCGGAGTTGGTATTCATAAAGCGATCTACTGTATTGAAGTAGGTAGGTGCAGTAAAGAGTGAAGTTTCTTTTCCACCTTTAGTGATACGTTGAATGATGCGATCTGGTGTAACCGATAAGATAATAGATCCGGCTGATTTAGATAGTGCAGATCTTAGACCATTAAGGAAGTTCCTCGCACCATCCTCACCGATAGATTCAGATAAGCGAGATTCGATATTCATGTTTACACCTAATATACGCATTAGATCTTTAAGTGCAGGACGAGCAAGTCCAAAGTTTAAACCGGCATATTCGATTGCATCCATAGTGACGAAACGAATATCGGCTAGTGCGATTTCCTTGCGGAGTGGTTGATTTTTTAGTGCGTCTTCTCGGAAGTCACTAAATTGCTTTTGAGATATTGTCATTGATTGGTTGTTTTTAGTCCACCGTCTGTGTGAGAGTGGAGTGGTTTATTATTATATGTATTCTACAATACGGGTGGTTCAACGATTTCAGGACGTTCGAAAGGAAATGAATAAACGGTAGTCATGATTTGTGTAGCCATAGATTCGGTATGTGAACCTTCAGAAACTACTCGAATTTCGGTTGGGATATCACCAGTACCATTGGGGTATAGGAAAACGGTTTTCACCTTATCTACACCTTTAGCGTAATCTCTTATAAGATCGAAAGCTAATTGAGGACGATCACGATGTATTTTAAGAATACCAAGTATACGTTTGTATTGATCTCTTCTAATATTTGGATTAGAAGGTAATTCATCATTTAGGGAGTGTGGTCTTGCTGACATATGTTTTTTTTATTTAGAGATTACTGATTGATTAAATTATTAGCAGCCTTTTCTTCTTTAAGAAATTGTTTGATTGCGATTTTACGATCTTCCGCAGATAAGTGTCTGGTGCGATTTAAGATATTGTCTGGATTATAGTGTGAGATACGGGGTTGAGGTGGGTTGTTCACCATACGTTTTTGATAATCCGCAGTACGTTGTTTAGAATCGATTACCTGTTGTTCGAACCATGTTGGTTCTTTTCTGTATTGTTCGTTACGTACGATTTTTGCGAATTGTGATATTACCACATCTTGTTTATCGTAAACTGTTAATCCGCCTCTAGATGATTTTGCCATAATTGATTTTTTTTGTTTTATTTGATTTTTAAATATAGTATAAATATAATACTTTTTTTTGGTATAAAAAAATGTTTGATGGGAAAGTTATTAACATTATTGTGTTAATAATCTTGATCCATATGATTTAGTAAGAATTCTTTCGTGTGCGTTATTGGGATTGGTAACGGTAACGAAGTTGTGATTACGAATTAACTGATTGAATACCGCTATAGGTAGTACCTTCGTTGAGGTAGATGTGTTATCATCGATAGGGTGAAGGTGAGCGAACTTCTCGGTAAGTGTTACGTGGAAGGTAAATCCACCGCTGTTACGAATAAAGGAACCGGTTTTAATTTGATTGATTTGCATATAGATCTTTTTTAAGTTAATTAAATAATATATAAATATAATACTTATTTGTGGAATAAAAAAATTTATTTTACTATTTGTTTCAAAACTTATTAACAAAGTTATTAACAACCTATACGAGAGTATCAATAGCCCTTTTGATGCGAGCGGATTTCTCATATTCCTCCACCTCTGGAGAAGCAAACCATTTCATCATATTATCGAGGATTCTCCGCTTCTTGGCCGCGTCACCAATCACTCGATTCTCGATCCAAGCCTCCCAGCCTAGATCTTCCTCTATATAAGCAAATGCACTTCTCATGGCCTTTCCTATTTCTTCTTGATATTGTAATTCTAACTCGGCCTTTTGTACAGGATCGAGTTCCTGATTAAAATCTTCTTGTTCTTCCATATAGTGTATTAGTTATTATGTATATACAAATATAATAAAAAAGGTTGTAATAAAAAAATGTTTTGTGAGAAAGTTATTAACATCTTAATCGCTACTGGATTCAATATTCCTTATATAAGGTAAGGCGGAATTACCACCGGATCCAATTATCACTATATAAGGGTAGGCGGGTTGTGGACGGAGTAGCTTTGGTGATGGGAGTTAGCAACGAGCCCTGGGTGATTGAGAGCCATTACGATTATGGATTCCTCGGTACTTAACGGCTCGTTGGTATATGCGGCAAATCTTTGTGAGAATGCGGAAAACAAAAGGTGTCACTATAAGCGGATCTGCAAATACCGGCTTCCTCCGTGGCTTACCGGATTTCTCCGCTCACAACACCACGACTAGTCAGACGAGGAGGAGAGTTATCTATATAGATTATTACCTTATATAGCGTATTACCTTCTATATAAAGCGGTTTATCCTATATAAGATGTAGTAGATTATATTAGAAGAGTGTGTTTAGAGTGAGCAAACTTTTTATTTACTCTACTTGCAAGGGAGTGATCTGTACTAGATTATTATAATATAAGATTATCTATTAAGGCGAGTTTTTCTGTACGGGAAAGCTGTTTTATTCTCCACTCTTCTTTCGCGGCAGTGGATCTCGTTTCTGAAGGTTGAGACCAAACTAACTCGACAGGAGTTCGAGTCGCAGTATATTTAGCTCCTTTCTTGGAGTTGTGAGAGGCCACTCGTTTTTGAAGGTCAACGGTGATTCCGGTATACAGAGTTCCATCAGAGCAACGAACTATATAAACGAACCAACTACTCTTCATAATGATTAAGAGATTTGACAAATCCTTCGTTAGTAGAGAGTCGAAGAAAGTGTCGATAAGTCTCCTCATTCCCTTCCATTTGGAATGTATAATATCCATCAGGATCGTCAAATTCTGATAAGACTTTAACCTGCCATCGCCAATTGGGATTGTCATTTAAAAACTCTATCGTGGATCTAAGTCGACCTCGATCTTCTGGTAATATGCCTATATAATATTGCATGATTGACTATTTTGTTTCTTTTTCTTTGCGATATTTTTCCAAATACGAAAAGTATATACTACGACTTAACCAAGCCATAGCGAGAATAACCGTGAAGGCCATTAGCTCTCGTCCATAATTGAATACTAACCATAGAGCAGCTTCGATGGAAAGAGTGGTTCCCACAACTACCAATATAGTGGAAATGATAGCTCGGGTTTTAGGTTGTTTGAAATAATTTAGCATGTTTCTATTTTTTTGATTTTGAATTTCCTAATATAATGATTGCCACGTATATAGGCCAAAGCGCAATGATGGCACATCTTTCGACGTTAGTAAATTCTAGTTCAGGTTTTTTGATAATGTATCTCATAGTTATATCGGAAATGAATGCCAAAATGGCACCAATTACAATATAATTAACTAAATTAGCTACCGATAGAATTGTTATCATCTTCGGATTTTATAAATGAATATAGGTGTATCAGAGCAATAGCAGAATTTACCGTTATGACCGGAAAATCGAGCTTTAACGATCCATATAATAACCAAACCAAACAGCCAATGAAATTAACCATTCGAATGTCTTTGATTTCTTTAAATAGGAATGATCCTATTGTGATGAGTGTAGCGATTAAGCCAATTATTGATATTATCATGTTTATAGATTTTTATATATGAGTGAAAAAGTTGTATTTATGTCAGCGGGATTGATTCCAGAATTAATGAAATTTGAATAGGTAGATCCAATAAATGTAGAGGTTATTCCAAATTGTAATTTCTTGGTAACTGGTATAGCAATCGTTGCAGATATGCGAGAATTTGTATTATTAGCTGCACTAACTCCTCGATCATTCCATATTGAAGGTTGTATAAGTGCTACAAAATCGGTATTGACTTTCCCATTAGTGGAAAATCTAATTCGAGTAGATGCTCTAAGCGATTGTAGGTTTTTATCAATTATCAAATCTGATAAATATGATTCATATACAGCGGCTTCGGATATGATGAATTTAGTTTTAGGTGTTCGAATTATATCGAAACTCCATCCAAGACCAATTGATGTTCTTAATCGGATTTGTTTTACTAATGAAGTCTCTAGTTCAAAAGCCGAAATAATTTTGTCGGAACCTCGTCTTTCTTGAACAGCACCGGTTATGTATAGTTCTCGCTGTCTGGGTTTGAACTCATTATCTTGTTGTACTTGTGAGTAAATAAATGATGGCAGCAAAGACCACTCACGATTTAGTGAGGTATATGTAATAGAATTGTTGGTATTGAATCCAAGTATTTTAGCATTTCCATCAGTATAATTTCCGCCAAGACCAATTTGTATTTTGATTGGATTGATCTTTGAAGTATCTTGTGCAAAGGCAGTAGATGCCAAGAACATAATTACAATTAGTATAGATTTCATTTTATAAGGAATATTTAATTTATATGAAAAGAGAGGGTTCGTTAGAACCCTCTCTGAACTCCTTCTCGATTAATTGTTAATTAGTTTTTTCTTTCAATTGAGGTAATGCCTCGTATATTTTATTATAAAGACGATCAAATCGACGATCTAAATCGGATTGATTTTCTTTCCAGGTTTCTTCAGCGTGACGAGAAATATTTGCATATTGCTGGTCGGCTTGTTGTAGAGTTTCATCTATACGACGATGGATGTTATTTTCCATAGTGCAAATGATTCGATTCAGGTTTTCATTCTCTTCACTTATTCGATCGTGAATTTCTTCATGATGGCGAATACTTGAATTTGAAGTTTCTAATAGGTGGGTGATTTGTTTGTGTGCCTTACGTAACCCGTTTACCATTGCTATTAGTCCAATGATTACTAGAGTGCTTGCTACGCTTAACACTACGATTGTTGTCGTTTCCATTTTTGTTGTATTTATTTTTTAAGGTGAGAAGGAGTTAAAAGGGAAGATCTAGTGCAATTGCTTGCAGATGATCAGGTGATATGGGAAATTCCATTAGTCGACTAGCGAATGTATCTCTAGACATTCGCCTCATAGAAGATCCTTCTTCTATATGTCGAGGAGATCCATCGGATTCTCGTTGGTTGGTATCCCACATGTCGTACCAATAACCTAATGCATGATCGAATCCATAGGCTATTTGTAAATTGTCTTTTTGTGATTGGTATCTACTCATTTGTTTCGGTTTTTATAGTTGTGTCGTTTTTACTTTTTTCAATCCAATATAATTTATTCAATCGCATCAATTGATCTTCGGTTTTTTTCATGGAAGTTTGTATATCTTGAAGATCTTCTTCTAATTCGGATATTGTTTGTATATATTTTTGGCGTTCCATATTTATCGAATCCAAAGTAAATTGAGTTTTTAGATATTTACGATTCATAATAACTAATTCACCTTGATCGGCAAACCAAGCAAACCCTAACAACGCAATCCACAAGACTAATCCAATTAGTAACAAATTCTTCATTGATGATTTTCTACGGTTATTATACATATTGATTTTTTATTTATATGACAAAAGTCAATCATTAAGATCGACTATTTATTTGATTGTTAATAAGTTATGATTGATCGCTATACCAATCCCAAAAGTGTTTTACTCCGGCTTCTAGCTTAGGTTGAACGGGTCCACCTTCAGTTTCTCCATTTAACCAAAGTGCTCTTCGACCACGATGTATAATACTACAGGCTTCTTCGTCTTCTAATGCCGTTTCAGCGTATACTCGTTTGAATATCTCTTTAAATTCTTCAGTGGTTCCTTTCTCAAAGAAAAGATCTACATAATTGGTGGTAACTTCTGGTTCAGGTGAATAAATGGTAGAGATGGCAATTGTTTTAGGGTACCATTCAATCATGATATTAGGATATATGTAAATCCAAACTGCTCCAAATTCCGGTGTGATACCGTCTCGTTTAAGAGAGTCTATCATATCAGTATATGATGCAGAATCATTACCATTTAGATCAGGACGAATACCAATTTTTTGTAGTGACCATTGTTGACCAAATTGCCATTCGAGTATTTGCGGATCTACAAATTTACGTAATCCAGGATGCATTGCATAGATGTGAAGATTTTCTAAATAAACCTCAGCGAAAGTTTTCCAATTAAATGCATATTCTGTCTTTGATGAGCTATCAAAATCATATTTATGAAGGTCTATAAGATGATCTACTCCAGTTTCTTTTAGATCTATAAGATTATTCACATGACCTGAAAAAAGAGCACCATTCAAATTGATTAGGGATTTTCTTTCTAGTGCACCAACAACCTTCTCTTCAAAATGAGGAGTTCCTTTTATTTTACCATCAACGTCATATGTCCAACAATGAGCTTTACACATCATCGTTTTACCGCTTCCGCTTCCACTACAAATTTCACCTTGTCGATGTAAGCAAACATTTGATTGTATGAAATATTGATAATCTCTATTGATGAGAGTCCATCGATTATCAGTATTAGCTAAAACTGAATAATCTAAATTTCGTGGGACTAGCTGAGTGTGTCCACAATATAACAATTCACCAAAGAGTTTACTTTCTCTTTGGTGATTGTCTTTACTAAAATAATTAGAGATTTGCATATTTATTATATGCTACTACTTCATTTCTTTACTTACCCATTCGTCAGAACAACTAACATCGAAAACGGTAGGAGTTTTAATACATACTGGTCCGCTAAAACCTAGATCTGCTAGATTATAAGTTCTTGTTTCATGACGAGCATTACCATTATCAAATGGAATTCCAGTATCACCTTTGTAAGTACATGATGCTTTAATTGTGATGGTATCAAATGTATAAGTAACATTTAATGTCGGTGCATCACTACATGTATAAGCGTTGTAATAAATTATGGCAGTACCAGTTGAACCACTGAATGTCATTGTACAAGTATCTTCGGAATAATGACTTTCATAATCATCTGTTGTCGTATCGGTATGATCTGAGTATGCTGCAGTTGCTGTAACACTCGCAGCACCATATTGTACATTACCAGTAATTGAAAAACTTCGATCAACAGAAATATTACAAGTTGTTCTAGAACTAGATTGATCTATTTTATGAAATGTATATGATACCGTATCACCAGTCAATTGAATAGTTTGTTTTACTTTTTTAGTTGCTTTAAGGTGATTATCTACATAATCTTGTGCAACTGAACTTAGATTAGATGAAGTCATATTCATCGACGATCCATCATCATTGGAAGATCTAACTTTAGATTTTACCGTTCCTTTTTTACATTGAGTAGAACACATTGCATTAAGGCTTTGTTTTCCTACCGCAGCTGCGTATACTGCATCTTGAAATTCTTTTAAACTGTTGTAAGTTTGCATATTAGTATTATTTTGTTTTTAATTCGTTTATTGCATCTTCAACATACTTATCTCGTTGTTCTTGAAGATACCGAATTCGATCTAACATAATTTGTTTATCTTCTTTTACACTTTGCTCAGTATAAGCTTTTTGCTCTTCATATAATTTTTGCCAATACGCAACTCTCTCTTCCATCAATTTACCTTGATACCAAATGACGGCTATCATAAGTATGATAGTAAATGATTGCTCTTTTAATTTAGAAAAGAAGGTATCAGTAAATCCTGAAGTAGAATTTTTTTCGTCTGCCATAATTATTTAAGTAGGTTATAGTATTCGTTGAAATGTTTGATGCGATCTTCAAGACCGATTGTACCACCATTCACTCGTTTAGTAACTGCAGTTACCGTTGCAACATCAGCACCTTTATCACATATAGTCCAAAGAGAGTTATTATTGAAGAAGAATGCTGCAGACATTAAAGGGTATTTAGTAGCAACTAAATCCGGAGTAGCAATAATATCTTCATCCACGGTTTTATCGAATGCTGCATAATTAGATTTTCCAGTCAATTGAATAAATCCACGACCTTTATATTTCCAACCTTCACCAGAAGCCTCATCACCATTACCCATACGAGATGAATAAACTCGATTAGCTATTTTTTCTGGCTTTTTTTCATATTGTGAAGCAAGTGCATCGGTTGGAAAGTATTTACCAAATGTACCTCGAAGACCTTTTGCTCCATAATTTAGATTTTCATTAACTGCTTTAAATCCACCTGATTCATGTCCGCATTGAGCTAAGAAATGAGCTAAACGAAGAGGAGTTGTGATATTAAATTTTACAGCCGTATCAGGGATTTGTGCAATAACTGCATCAGGAACATGTCCTTTAAGAGCGGCTAATTTAAAAGAAGAAGCCGGTATAACAATTGGTGCAGAAGCAATCGGAGTAGTACCAAACATTTTAGCCCATGAAGCATCGCCAACAATACCATCGGCAGTTAAACCATTAGCACTTTGCCATTCTTTAACTTTAGCTTCTGTTCCAGGTCCAAAAGAACCATCGGCATTTAAGCCTAATTTAGTCTGAAGCTTTTTTACGTCTTCTCCAGTAGATCCATTTTTCAATAACATAATATTCGTTTATGTTATTTATCTTCGTACTTTGTCTTCTTGATGATTATATCAATCTTCGGCTATTATTAGGAACAATCTTCTAGCAACGCAATTATCTCCATTAATCATTGCATCAATAAGCAAAAAAATCGCAGGAAAAAAGGTAAATAAAGAAAATAGTAGCACGATAAATGCGGTTAAACGTCGTATCATTTATATTAGGTTTTTTGGGTTATTGCTTGATATTACCCCAGCAGGAGGAACACTTTGATCGAATGCCATAGTAGAGAAGAATGTATCGTAATCCATAAAAGGAACATCTTCTACCTTTCGGATTACACACCATAAAGAATTTCCTATGTTAAATTTATGATCGTCTAATTCTAGAATTTGATATCCATAATCTTCTAAACTTTGAAAGAATTCTCGAGTTGCATAATATCTACCATGACCAGGCCAACTGCCAAGTTCAGGAAGTTCATGTATCATAATTCCACCGATCTTTAACCAACTATGTATATTCTTCCAACAATTCAATTGGCCTTGTTCATATTCAACATGTTCTGTTGTTCCTATATTAGTAATGATGTTTGCTGTAAATAAACCAGGTTGATATATGGATAAATCGACGATTGTTACGCCATCTTCTTTTTGAAGATCTAGTGTATGATAGGCTTTGAAATATCGATGTAGTATATTTCGTATAGGATATTTGTCTATTTTCTCAGGTTCAGTCAAATCATTGAATGCGTTTTGAGTTCCTAATTCTAAAAGAATTGATTCTTTTGGATCCACGTAATTTGTGGTAGCCAACATTGTTTTTCTGAGTGTTCTTGTTACAAATCCCATATTAATTAGTCAATTGAATTTGATATGTCTATTATAAGTTCGTTTATTTCTTTGGTTTTTCCTCGAAATATTACATCTTCAAATTCGTTCAGTTCTTTATTTTTTATAATCTTAAAGCAAATTACTCTTAAGTAAAGTTCATCTACTTCACCGGTTTCTATAAATCTATCTACTACTCGTTGATCGATTTTAAATGGAAATATACTACGAATTATTTGCATTGGGTTAATTACTTAAAGGTGCTTTGATTGCCGGATGTGAATTGTAATTTTGAAGTATAACATCATTATGAGAACTACAAAAAATACCATCTCTAACATGAACGGTTGGTAGTTCAAATGGAGTTCTAGTGATTTGTTCTTTTACTTGATCGACGTGATTGTTGTATATGTGAGTATCTCCAAGATTACCTATTAGCTGATCAGGAACCATATTAACTTCATCGGCAATCATCATTAATAGTAAACCATAACTTGCAATATTGAATGGTAAACCTAAAAGGGTATCTACACTTCGTTGATTCCACATAAGAGAGATTGCTCGTTTTGGGATGTTATGTTTTATCATTTCATCTTCGGTATAATATGCAGGAAGGTTTTCCGTAACGCCTAATTTTTTATCCATTAGAATAACTCTTTCCGTTTGATCTAATTCTCTTGTATACATTTGAAACCCATAATGACAAGGTGGAAGAACCATTTGATCTAATTCGGCAGGATTCCATGCAGTGACCATTAATCTTCGTGAATCAGGATTTGTTTTAATGTCATTGATTAGGTTTGTGATTTGATCTATACTCGTTTCATATACTCCAGGTTCAACAATCTTTTCGTCTCGTGTAGTTTTTCTAACCCAATTTCTCCATTGTTTACCATAGATTGGACCTAGATCTCCCCATTGTTTAGCAAATTCATCATCTGTTTTGATACGATTGATGAACCCTTCTTGATCGTATTTTCTTCCCATATCATAAACTTCGCCATTTAGTTCCTTTTTAACCGGTTCCATCCACTTTGTGTCAATACAAAGTTTGTCATAATTCTTATAAGCATCACCATCCCAAATATGACAATCATTATCAACTAAGTACTTGATATTAGTATCACCTTTTAAGAACCATAATAACTCGGTAACGATAGATTTCCATGCCATCTTTTTGGTTGTGAGAAGAGGGAATCCATCTGACATGTTGTGACGAATAGTATAACCGAATATTGAACGAGTTCCTGTTCCGGTTCGATCTGCTTTATCAATCCCGTGTTCTAATATGGTTTGTAAAAGTTCTTGATATTGTATATCTAATTTGTTTTTCATTTTAAAATCTAATTCTGCAATATGTATATGTGAAGGTTTTAGAGTCTTTTGATATAATTCCCAATTGATTATTGAGTTATTCGCCATCTTCGTTTTGGAGTTCTTGTATTTTACAATTCACATACTCTTCAATGTTCTCTGATGCTTTTATATAAGCCTTTCTTAGTTTATGAAATTCTTTATCTTCAATTTCTTCGAAGTTAGAGTAATGCTTAAAGCAATAATCCATACCTTCGGCTTTGATTCGATACTTAACCGATTCAAAAGATTCTATTAAGTCTTGCATATTATAAGTTTACAAATTTATGTATTTTTTCTGCTGTTTGTTTGGCATCTCGATGATGTTCGCTCATATTCCAATTTCTTCCATCAGAATCTATTACGGAAAATGCGCCATCGAAAAATTCAAGAAATTCTTCTTCTAGAAGAACCGAAATAATTTCTTTCCATTCATCTACAATGATGTATAGGTTTTTATGTTTTACGGCTTGTAATACCGGTCCTTCAAAATTAAGAAGTTCAATTTTAGGTAGTTGGGTTTTCATGTTTTCATGTTATTATAATTTATATGCTTCAATTGTACCTATATGATTATTCCAAGAAGGTCTTTGATAAACTGAATATCCTACCGAATTAAGTACATTAATAATCTTTTGGGAAATATCTTCACTATGATATTCGATAATGTAATTCTTTACTCGTCTTAGGTTTTGGCGTGAGATAGTATCAAATATGAATTCTTCACCACCTTCACAATCAATCTTCATTAATTCAATTTCATCTTCGGATATCGTTGCTAGATAATCGTTGATGTTTATTCCTTTTACTGGTATTTGTCCGGATTCTAAGAATTTTGCAGTTCGTATATTAGAACCTACTACCGTTGCACAATTAGTTTGATTTTCATAATTGTCCATGAAAACCGTACCATTTTCAAGCGTTATTGCGGCTTCGGTAATATCAACTAAAACAGATTGTTCGTTCATAATTCTTTTTCCAATCTTTACACAAGAAGGCATTGGTTCAACCGCATATATTTTCTTGGGATCAAAATTGTCTATTGCGTATAGCGAGAAGATTCCGTAATTAAATCCAATATCAACAACAATTCCACCTTTGTCAATGTTTAAAAATTCAGAGTAATAATCATCTACCATGAATATTTCCCAAACCGTAGGATATATGTCAGTAAGGTTTCCGGGATATCTAACCTCTCGGTCTTTTACGATTAATTTTTTTCCTGGTCCATGACGATAAAGATATTCGGTTTGAATCATTTTATCACCATCTTTGATTTCTACAATAATGTCACCTAGGTTTTTTCTTTTACTTTGTCCTGTTCCAGGATGCGGATTCCACCATACCCAATGTCCTTCAGGTGATTTTATTCTACAATCGATTTTGGTTTTTCCTCTTAATAAACCAGTAGCTACGTCTCTAGCGTACATGGTATAGGTTTTATCTACTGGATTTTCTACTATAAATCTAATCTGTCCTTCAACATCATCGATTATTTTAATTGGTTTGTTTTGCATATTTTCTTTTTCTGATTTGATATTATCATTAATAAAACTTGTTAAGAGCATTAATGAAGTTGAAAATTATTCTCTTTGTTGCATAATCAAATGCTGCTGTATTAGATATCCAAACTTCTATATCGCCATTCAATCTATCCTTTAGCTCAAATTTAGATTCTTGTAGCAAACCCGGTTTTGATTCCGACATTTTATTTGTTAATGATATAAGTTTCTCACGATCTTTAACATCTATTAATGCATAATATTCGTTGTAAAAATTTAGATTAGGCTTTATCATATCTTAAATTCTACCATGAGTCAACATCTGTTAAATCTAAAGGATGTTTAGGTGCATGCGAACTGGTTACCGTGATGGTATCTCCAATTCCACATGATGATACTGTCCAAGTTAGATCGCCTCGTGATCTAAATATAGCCGTTAAATGCTTACCCCAAATATCTAAACTCTTTTGTTGTTTATCATTTAAGGTTATGTTTATTATTACGTTTGCCATTATTGTTTAGATTTTACCACTGTTAATTTAGCGTCAAAATGAATTCCTTGACCATTCATTGAAATTCCAGGAGGCTCGTCATATTGAACAATCTCAATAGCACCAGAATCTTTAACATGATTAAATAGATCTTGTATCAAATCCATTTTAATCATCTCTATTATACGAGCTTCGCTTAAGCCTTGTACTGTATGCATCTCTTGTAAATCCTGAATCGACCATCTAGCAGTAGATCTAAGTTTTAAAGTTTCGGTTGGAGTTTGTATAACCCTATGCTCTTTATAATAAGGACTCTTATTATCAAAGACCCAAGATTTTAATTTTTTCTGCAACCAAGCTTTTATTAGTCTTTTCATAGATTAGTACATTTCGTGATAATTGTAAACACCTACTTCAAAATGCAACCATTCTAATTTTAGAATAAACATGGGAGCATATACTCCTTGTTCGATAAAATCTCCACTAGCACTCCAAGTCCAAGACAAAGAAGGAATAATGTAGAATTTTTTGTACATAGTGTTCCATCTTTTATGGAAGTACCATTTGAGTCGATTTTCCATATCGACCTTTTTCATTTTAACGGTTTTACGTTTTTTAGTCATGTGTTGGTGAGTGATTTTCTATTGAGGTTTTTTTACCTTCGTATTTACGAATGTGCTGATTGAATGATTTTCCGATAGATTCCTCACTATTTGCAAATGCTAGATAATCTACGGTATCTACATTTTCGAATTTGTAAGTGGTACCTCCATTAAATTCTACTTCTAAATCCTTAGTTTCAAAGTTATAACGAGATGTACGAATCATTGATGAATCGTATGTGCAAAATTCAGATTTCTTTTTCATATTATATTTTATATGATGGAATGTACCATCCTTTAAATTTAGATTTTTCTGCTATCGGTTTAACTTCTGTTATATGCATATCTCGAATAAGAGTACATTCATTTCCTTCAATTTGAATAATTGCTAACCGATCCCAATAGAAATTACCAAAGGAAACCCATGGATAATTTGATTGAACGGTTTTTACTTGTATACGATCACCGTTCTTCAATTCAAAATCCCAACCTGGATCGGGATCTTCATGTACCGTTAAGTCTGTATCATTGATAGCATCGCCGAGAATTTTCTTGTATGCAATTTCACCGAGCTTACCAATAACAATATCATGTATTAATTGTTTATCCGTTCTTCCGTGTGAAGTATGGTATTGATAAGCCGAATTTGCGAATTCTGCTGCAATTAGAAAATCTTCCTTAGTTATTAAGCATTTCATCTAATCTTGCAGGTTTGATTTTCATTAGCAATTCTTGAAAGAGAGAAACTCGTTTATTACTTAACCAAATATACTTTGCCATTTGCGAACGTCTTTTAGAAAAATGCCACCATGAAGTTTCTACATAATCCATCAAGATATATTCAGCATCAATAGCCATATTCTGATATTCTTCAAAGAAGTTCATAATAACTTTTTGATTTTTCTTAGAGGAATCGGATACTTTAGAAAGGTTTTCTATTTCCCAATGAGCATCACCTAAAAGTTTAATCATTTCAGAATTATCTAAATCTTTAGGTAATGTATCAATTACATTAGCTATTTTTTGGAGTATTTGGTTTTTCATCTTTGGTTATTTGACTGGTTTTAGGTGTGAATAAAAGAGTAAATAAGATTAGAATTCCTAGCGCTTGCCAGAAACCAATAGGGTTAACGCCATTTACTGCACCAACTAAGCAGTGATTCCAAAGTAATTGAATTGGCCATGCAAAGATTGCTGATACGAATAGGATGGTAAATACTACGGTTACTAGACCAGTTATTAACATTGCTGAGTTTTTCATTGTATGGTTTATTTGTTTTTAGTTTTGATGGGAGTTTTTCTCATTCTTACGAATTCATTAGATTTTCTAAAATAAGCAAATTTAATTTCTTCCATTTCTTTCGCTTTGACGAAAACGATAGTGGGATTTTGTCCATTCCAAGTAGAATCGGATTTCCAAATTTTGAAAGTTAACTTCGTTAATGGATCGTTTTCTAAAAGAAATAGCGTATCTTTTTTAGAGTTTACTTGTGCAAAGTTTCCCATTTCCGTTTGTGAGTAACTCAAAATAGGAAGTGCTAATAAAGCAATAATTAATGATTTTTTCATGTTGTATATTTTATATGAATTTAATATAACAAATATAATACAAAAACTTGAGATTAAAAAATTTCGAGTCTAAAAGTTATTAACATTTTACTTCTTTCTATTAGATCTCCAATGGATTACGATGTCAGCCAAGTTTGATCCAATATTCCAACCACATATAAGACATGTAGTAATAGAAACAATTATAGATAGAGCTCCAGTCCAACTTAAAAATGAATTATGGGATTCCATCCAATTAAATCCTAATCTACCTAATTGATGTGCAACAAAAAATAGTAGTAGAAAATAAGCAATTTTAGATAATGGTTTTTTCATGTGAGAGTTTTTATTATTAATTATATGTATGTTGAATGTTATTAATTTAGGCACCAAATCCGAATGCAATCTTTATTGCCTCTTCTCGCTCCTCATCACTTAATCTTCTAGGTAGAATATAATCATTTGATGCATTTTCTTCTAACCAAGTATGTAGATCTTCTATAGTTTCGCACATTACATTTCCTTCACGATCTGTCATATTAAAATCCTTTCTAGTTCCCCATTCTTTTTCATAACACCACCAATCAAAAACTTCTTTACCTTCAATACCATAGATAGATCCAATCAAATGAGATACTGCACTTTCTATTGGATCTAAGAAATTTATCAAATCTATACCAGCTTTGTAAGCTCTATCAATAGATTCGTTTTGTTCCTTTAATCGGTTGATCGTCTCTTTAAATACTTCTAATTTCATTTCCATAATAATTGAATTGCCAAAATACAAACTGCTAAAAATAAGCAGGAAACGGTTTTGGCAGTTAATGTTTCTTTGAAAATAATTTGCGACATTATCGTAAATACGATAGCACCTATTGCAAATCCAATTAATCTCCCTGGCCATATTTGACCATCGAAAGCGTCTTTACAATATCGAGTAAAGGTTATAAGCAACCAACTAATAGGTAATCCAAGAAGAACTGATGCCCAAATGTTATTCTTCATCCATTCGTTTATGAATTGTCCTTGTAGTTGTATAAAGGAAATTGATTGTCCTAGAACAATACATAGGAGTGCTATTAGTAGGTTTCTCATTATTTTTCGTTTAGTAGAAATTTGTTACTGATTACTTTGAAACTGATTTTTCGATCGATACTACGAATAACGACACCTTCACGATCAAATTGATTATTCAATTCACTTTTCTTATCGGCATAATTAAGAAGTTCTTCGATTGTATTAGGTAAAGTAAATGCACGATCGATAATTGGAACGGTTTTTAACTTCATTGAAGTGATTAGGGATTCGAATTCTTCTAAACTTAAGTATTCATATTTGTCTATATTGAATGCGTTAAAGAAGCGAACCGTTTGTCCTTTGATCTTATAAGGATTTCCTTGAATACCTTCACCAATTAACTCACCTTGAATGGCATAATTAATTGATTGTGTTCCTAACCATTCTTCTATCTTTAATTCTCGAGCAATCTTCCAAAAGGTATTACCTTCAGTTTCTTCAAGATCTAGATTTCTAGAACACACTCCAAATTCTCCATTGCGGAAGTAGTAGGTTGCGGATGATCCATCTAATTTTTCAGTAACATAAAATGGTTGAGTTTTCCAAGTCTCATATTTGTCAGTTAGATTTTGAATTCTTTCTTCGTCAGTCTTTGGTATAAATGAAGGAAAGTTTCCTTTTACTTTACCGGCTAATTCTGCAGGGATAGGTGGTTCGTATTTTATAATTCCTAATCTTTCGGTAACATCAAGACCTTCATATGCGGTCCATCCAAAATCACCAAATATACTTATTGGTACGATAAGTCCTTGTGATATTTGTCCTCGAAGTTTTATAGTCCTAAGACGAAATCCTTCTAGATCATCCATCTTCCTATAAGAACTTTTTCGCAAGAATTCGAATTCTTCTCTTATAGGTAAGAATGAATCAATTTCACAATAAACAACATGATCGCCAACTTGATGACCTACGCTTTTTGCGACTACTACTTGCCAATCATTAATGATTGCTAATTCGATTGCATCTGCTCCTTCAATAGGACGAATGTCTCGAATGACTTGAATGCTTGCTAATTTTCTTTCCATAGTTTTATCTTCTTCCTTTTACACCGGTTGATACGCCAAATGATGATCGGCTAGCTAAGAAATTAAATTGTCTTGCTGTTTCCTGATCAACGATTTGGATTTCGTTCCCGGTCTTGTGATTGTTAATTTGTATAACGGCTTTCATTTCTTCGGTTGAACATCCAGTACACGTTTTATAACCTAATTCAATTCTTTTCGGATGTATTTCCGAGTTACATTTACATATCATATTTTTATTTTTCTACGTGAATAATATCAATAATGTCAAAATCATAGAATCCCATTCGTTCACCATCTTTGGTTAATCCTATATGTAATCCAGTTTCGGATATTCCATAATAGGTTAATTCCTCAATGATTTTTACAACATTACTTTCAAAATTTGTGTTCGCAGTAAAGCGATCGCCGGTTTTTAGATTTTCGAATTTTAGCATATATGTTTTGTTTTTAGTTTCTCCATTCGGTTACTGGTTTACCAATTCTGTTCATATCGGTTGTTGGCCAATATGATTGAATATAGTTTGAATCGTAAATTTCTTTTGAAGCGATATGTACTTTAGAACCTTTAGTTGCGAATACCGTAAAGTAATTATCAGATGCTTCGGATTTTTGTTCGATTGTTAGAATAGTTTTTGGTGTTACGAAAGATTTCATAATATCCATTACGGATTCAGTTTTTTTATCGATGATAGTTAAGAAACCACCTTGACATTTAATAACGATTCGAAAGTTTTTCATATTTTGAGTATTTAATTATAGTATAAATATAATACTTTTTTGTGGAATAAAAAACTGTTTTCGTAAAAAGTTATTAACAATTTAAGATAAGCTATTAGGTAAATATAATAAAGTAGGGTTCTTCTTTTGGATATCTACTTCAGGATGTTTCTTTGAAAATTCTAATACGTCGAAACGATCAGTAATTAAATGCCATCCGTTTTTAGTTGGAACGATGTATTTAGTTTTTGGTCCTTCTGGTTTGCATTGATTAATAGTTACTTGAATGTTTCTTAGTTCTTGTAGATCTTGTGTATCGATATCGACTATCCAAAGTTTTTCTTGCGTTTTGATTTGACCAACAACCGAATCGAATAAACCTTTTTGATTGACGTTTCCATCTTGAATTCGTTGAGCAAGTGCAACCATCATATTAAGAGAAACATCAAAGTGATTTTGCTTTTGTACATGTATATATGCTCGGGCTTTAAACATTTCGCACATTTGACGGATTTCATCGTATCGTCTTTCTAGATGATCGATACTTTCGATGCAATAAGTTTTAATAGTTCTTACTGATTGATGATTATTACGTTCTCCTTCAGGTTGATCTTTCTTGCGTTTGAAAACGTATAACATATAGAAGTCACCTCGCTTCTGGAAATTAAGAATGCTCTTTATTATTTCTAGATTGTCTATCATTCTCCTGGGTTGTCATGTTAATTGGTTTTAAGGGTTAAGTAAGTTTCGGACGTTAGGCCAACAGATTCGATTGGCCACAAAGCCTTGTGCATCGCTTGCGCCATAGTACTTCTTGATCGCTGCATTCGCGGTTGGATTATCCATTAGCCAGCCATCCGCAATATCGAATGCCATTGAATCGTCTATGTCTCCAGCATCGATTGCGCCCACGGCAAGCTCTCGTAATTCCTTATCTAATTTTTCTTTTGTCATACTTTTTTGCGGAATAAAAAAATTTAATTATTGAAAGTTATTAACATTATTCTTTTACGAAAGTTCCATTAACCATTTGTCCTTTACGTTTTGCAATAACCTCATAAGATCCATTGATACAATCCTCAATGTTATAACCTTTAAGTTTTGCTAGATTCGTAAGTACCACTACACAATCACCAATAGCATCTTGAAATTCCGCATCATTCTTCTTTAGCAATGACATAGCTAATTCACCCATTTCTTCGGATAGCTTAGCGAATTGTGTTAGAGGATCGCCTTTCTCGTAGATTCCTTTGTCTTTTGCCCATTCTCGAATAGGCATAAATTCGTTTGTTAAGTTCATATATTTTATCTGTTAATCTTCTCTTTCGTATGATTGAAATACACATACAAATTCAAGTGAATGTTGACTCCATCCTGAAGGATGTTTTGAATTGTATACTTTATGAAACGCACCGTCTGGAATTAGAACAATATCGCCTTCAGCAACATCGATAAATTCTTCATCTAATTGCATAACACCACTTCCTTTTTTGAAGAAGTAAACTTCCTCGAGACCAGGATGTGAATGTCCTGAAGTATCTTTACCAGGATGTAATGTAGTTTTTGATAGAACCATATTCTTCAAAAAACGATTGTCTTCTACGATGTAGGTTTCGTTATCACGAATAACCATTCCATCAATCTTATTAGTATTAACCTTCATTTTGTACTTTTATTTTTTCTAATACGCTTAAATTAACATCGTTCATTATGATGATGCTATACAATTCAGAAGTTGGTTTACTTTCATATACCAACTTACATTTTTCATTTATTGTCTGTTGAGCAGTAATAATTGCAGTGATGGTTTTAAGTCTTTCTTTACCACTCATTGCTTTTTTATCTTCAACTTTCTTGGTATCTTCTTTAGATTGGATCCAATTTACTTTTTGATCTTTTAATATACTCATATTATTCTGCAGATACTGCTCTACCGATTTGTTTAGTCCAATCTAAATCAGTGCGAACAAGGTTATTTTTATTAATTGTAGCGGTTAACATAGTGGAATCTACGTTAAGGTTTTTTGCAACATATTGTAGTGCTGCAATATCTTTTGGGAAGCAATGTCCACCAAATCCATAATCACCATCTGGTCCGGGTACTGACCAATGTGAATTACCTAAACGGTCATCGTATCGAGCATATTCAATTACTTTATCGTAATCTACATTAAGAGCTTGACACATTTGAAAGATTTCATTTGCATACGAAACCTTCATTGCCAAGAATGTATTAGTTACATACTTAATAGTTTCCGCGATAGTGGAAGATGTTTTGATGATAGGCACTTTCGGAAATGCTTTAGCGAAAATTGCTTTAACTTTTGTAGATCCAGGTCTTTCACCACCTACAATAATACGATTTTGATTTTTGTAATCTTCGGTTGCATTAGCTTCTGTTAGAAATTCAGGATTGAATAGGATATCTAAATTGGAATATTCACTATTCAATTTATCAGTTGTTCCTGGTGGAACCGTAGATTTCATAACCACGATAAAATCTTCAACGGATAGCGACTTTGCTATATTAGAGATTTCTGTTAATGCATTTCTAACGATTGATAAATCACATTCACCTGATTTTTTCATTGGAGTAGGTACACAAAGAAAAGCAATACTGGTAGATTCAATCATATGATATATTGATTCTACATTGCTGTATTTATTTGGATCTTTATCAAATGCTAAAATATCAAAATAATTTTGCATTCCTTCTCGAACGGCTGATCCAACAAAGCCTTGACCGATGATTCCGATTGTTTCTTTACTCATGTTTATTAATTTAAAGTTATTATATGATTCATTATTTCCAATAATTTACGTCTTTCTTAAAGTGTTCTATGTTATTACGATTAAGGTAATTACTGAATACCAGCTTTAACATACCTAAATATCCGGTCTTCTTAAATCTTCGATCGTCTTGTCCGGTAAATCTATCTATAATCTGGAATCTCTTTTTAGGAATATTTCTAGAGAAGATATAATCTTCGGATTGATGTAGATCTTCATTGAATCCACCAATTCTTCGATATTCATCCATATTAACCATCATAAAAACTCCAGTCGAAAATGTTTCTGGCATAAGACTTTGTATGATATTAAATGTTCGGTATATGATATTTGCTTTAAGTATTTTTTGTGTACATTTTAATTTGCATGTTACTAGATCTGCATAATGTAATATTTGAAAGATGGCTTCGAATATAATATCCGTTTCAAAAAGATGAGAATCTGCATCCATAAAAAGAACGTATTGAGTATCGCATAATTTGGCACCGGCATTTCTACCAAATGAAACGGAACCTCCATCAATTACCTCAATATTAAGTAAAGAATGTTCTTGATATTCTTTTATTCTTTGTCGAGTAGAATCCGTAGAATTTGCATCGGCAATAATTACTCGAGTTCCAACGATCCACTCCTGTTTTTCTATTGAATATAGGGTTTCTAATATGTAATTCTCTTCGTTTTTACACGGAATGACGATTGTCAAATGTTCCTTTATCATATACTATGTATGTATTGTTTTCTATCCAATCTCCACAATTGAGATAATGTATACCATCAATTATTTTATTCTCTGGTTTATGTATATGTCCGCAAATTACGCCAGTACAATTGCGTTTATCTGCTTGAAAAGCTAATTGAGATTCGAACGATGTGATAAATTTTACTGCATCTTTTACTGAATCTTTAGCCCATTTAGATAAAGATTTCTTATAACCAAAACGTTTCATGAATCGATCAATGGTAATTGCTAATTCGTAACCAGCAGATCCTAAATGAGCTAACCATTTTAGGCTAACAACTCCATCGTATAAATCTCCATGTGTTATGAAATATCCATTCCAAATCCATTCATCAGCAATTTGTATATTGTCACCTAGATCGGTTGGTGCATAATGACGAAGGAACTCGTCATGATTTCCTGTTATATAAATCACTTGAGTTCCTCGTTTTGAGTATGATAAAATTTTACGAATTACGTTAGTATAATCCTGTGTCCAATAATGTCGCTTCTTTAGCAGCCAACCATCAATGAAGTCACCGACAATAAATAATTTCTCCGGTTCATATTGTTTTAAAGTTTCTAATAACTTTGCGGCATTAGATCCTTTACTTCCTAGATGTACATCTGATATAAACAGAGCTTCTACTTTTTTCATTTGATTAATGTGTATTTTAAATTATATGAACTACGCATTAATGAAGAATATCTATTTTATTTCTCTACGTCGAAGAAGAATAGATGGAATAGTCTGGAATTATGTAGATCTGTTCCAAAATATTTAGTAGCTGCATGGAGTGTTAATGCATCCCATATAACTAATCGATTGTAAACGTTACCAACAACATCCACTACATCGAATTGAGTAGAATCATAGAATCCTCTTTCGAAAGTTTCCTTATGTAATTCATCAAATGATTTTCCGGTTGCTGTTGCATGAGGATTATCCATGATTTTTGTTAGTTTGTTTTTCTTAGAGCGATAGAATGTAGTTCCACTTTCGGGTGGTGCATCTGGTGTTAGATAAATTACACCTGCATAATTTTGCGAATCAAAATGATAAACCACTTGATCTTCGGCTATACAATGTTGAAAACATCCATTAACTCCATATTTGTCCCATGAAGTGATTTTTCTACCAATGATCTTTTCGAATTTTTCTCTTAAACCTTCAGGACGATATACTACATCAGTTCGTCTTCCTTTATGATAATCTTTGTGTATTTGAAAATCTTGATTCAATGCAAATTCTCTAACTGCATCAGGATCGTCATAAAAATTATCAACGCATAAGAACGTTTTCCATTCGTTAGTCGTTTTAAATATTTTATCTAGATCTTCATTAGAGGTTTCTGCTTTAGGAGTTACTGCTTCGGGAATTCCTAATAAATCGAATACCTCATCCCATGTACCATATTCATTTTTAATAAGTACTATTGCGGTTTTTGCAGTATTAGGAAATACGGTTTGAAATCCAAATTGTTTTTCTTTTTTGTAATATACCTTTGATACATCTGGTCTTTCCATACCTGATGCGATTGGCATTTCGATTCCATCAACGAGTAACTTCATTTCGTATGGAGTTCTTCGATCAAGAGGACAAACCCAACCTTTTACGAATGTTCCATGTACTTTTACTTCTCGTGAATCAATGAAACCTTTAACTTTAGGAATGCGTGTTTCGTGCATAATTTTTATTTTTTTATTGCGTTTAATATATGTGTAACATAACCTCGATTAGATCTTTTAATAATCATATCATGATCCATCCATTCAATAGCATCAACTTCTTCTTTTTGAAGATCTCCTACAATTTTTAATCTATCGTCATTAATGGAATCTAGATAAATCGGAAATATGTGTATTTGTTTCCAAACCATATTAGATTTTTGATATTCTACTAGAAAACTTTCTTTAAGATATTTAGGATCTATTCGCCAACCAATTTCTTCTTCGGTTTCCCTGGCTGCTGTTTGTGGTAAAGACTCCCCGTCTTCAACATGACCTTTAGGTGGCATCCATGAATTCCACCATCTTGAATTAGTTGAATGTGCTAATAGCGCTTTGTTGTCTAATATGAAAAGTATTCCGGCTGATGTTTGCATATTATTACTATTTAGAATATAGTAATTATATGTAAAATTTAATTAGAAGTATCTTCGGTCTTCTTCTCTTTTTGGATTTGATTAATCATATATCCAGCAACGGCAAATTCAATACCTGCCCAAATTAACATATCGGATGCAGTTAGTACATCGATTTTCTTTATTAAGAACCAAATCATACCCCATTGAGATATGACAAAAGCAATTCCAGATTCAACTCTCTTCTTAGAGAAATATGATTTTTCACTGCTGTACATTTTCATAAGTTCGGTAAAGAACCATTTAAGTTTTCCAAAGACGGTATTTGATTTGTTTTCCATTTGATAATTTGATTTTAATATCTATCTAAACTATTTTAGATATGACACCATATTTAATGGCTTCTTTCGGTGAAAAATAGAACTCTGCTCGTTTATCCTTAATATCATCTAGGAACACTTTATCGAACTTGGTGTGATTAACTATATACTCATCGTACATCTTCTGTAGACGGTCACATTCTTTTAATTCTTGTTTGTGATATTGTATCTTCTCGTGATATGGTACGGAATGGGATATTTCATGATACATGAAAGTACAATAAGGAGATGCAGTAACTAAATCTCCTGATAGAGCGATTGGTAATGCCATTGACATGATTTTACCTACACAATGAATATGGAATTTTATTGGTATAGATTCCATATAACCTATAAGGCCAAATCCATCATACACATCTCCACCTTCACTAGACAGAATGATTTTGATGGGACCATTGTCATTCGGATCTTCTTCTAAAATGGCATCAATTTGATCGATGACTTTAGATACATTGTTTTCTGTAACCTGACCAAAAAACATTATGGTTCGGTTTTGAATTCTACGTTTTGCCATAGGGATTATTTCCCCTGTCCTACATAAGCTTTTCTGTAATTCTTAGAAGTTTTTGCTCTTGAAGATTTTGTCTTCGAATGTACTCCAGGATTTTTCTTTTTAGTTTTAGCGTGGAAATTTCTAACCTCGCTGGTACTAGACTTTGCCATTTTTTATAGGTGTTGGTTTTTTGCATTGGATATGTAAACAAGATCTCATAGTGAGAAAAGAGAATACGACTCCAATCGTCATGAAAAGAAAAACTGGAAGAATAGACCAATCTCGTATTTCATGTAACAACCAAATAGTATTCGCAAGAACCCATGAGGCAAGTACAAAGTTTTCTTCTCTTTTATCCTTTTGTGCTATTAGAGCATATCCGGTTAAGAGTAACGTAGGTATAATCATAATCAGAGTTAAATCAGAATTGCCTGAGTACCAGACAATATCAGTTAACACCCATGATATGATGTGTAATTTATTTTTTAGAGCTTTAAACATTTCCAGTTTCTACGACTTTCATTTCAGTATTACGATCGATGAACATATATTCGCATGAAACTAGATCGAATTCTTCTAAGTGTTCGATAACTTCCTGTGGAGTAAATTCTGAACATGAATATAGATCGAATTGGAACATTGCAGGTTCAATGTTATCCCATACATGAATAGATGCATGTGAGGTTGCTAATGTAACGGTTCCAGTTAAACCTTCATTTCCGGGTTCATTAACATATACAGAAGTTGGACCAGCAACTACTACCATTCTTACACGTTCGACCAATCGTCGAAACCAATCATTTAGATGTTCCTCTGTTCGAGGTGGATTTTTGACATAACCTTTAATAAGGACGTGAATGTGATTTGGTACAAACATTTTGTAATTAAGTATTTTTAAGACATTGTTAGGAGATATTTCAATTTAAGAGCTTCTGCAACGATTTCATCTATGATATTCTGAATTTCTGTATCATTTTTGAAAGTTGTGTTTCTGAAATTGTCAAAAAGTTTTATGTATTCATCAACAAAAGCGTCAATGTTTTTTAGATCTTGTAGATCAACAAGAGGTTTAGGAGATCCAACCGTCTTAACAGAAATTCTTCCGTATTTTCCCATTATAGCTTCTACTAATTGATCGAGAGTTTCTAATAAGTTTTCGTAAAATTCTCCTAAGGCTTTATGTTGATCGCCAACCTCGGTTTGCCAATGCCAAACGTGTATTTGATCTCTCAATGAAAGACCATGAACGGCAATTAGAGAATGATTTTTATCGATTGAGTACTTAGCGGCTTCTTCTAAAGCAAGATATTCTTGGTAGTTTAGTATCATAATGTATATATTTGTTAGGCGATATCAGTAGATTCAATTAGAGTATAGGTAAAAGAATTACCATGAATATCTCTTGATTTTCTGATTATAGTCATAAATTCTTCAAAGTCTGCTGATTTTTTAAATACTTGGCAACCTTCTGACCAATTCTCGACGTATGTTGAATCGGCACCGGCTTTATGAATATTAATTCCAAAAACTCCTTCTTGAATTTTATCTTCGTTATAAGTTAAATCTCGGTTAGCATCTCTATAAACTTTTACGTTTTTAGCTTGCCCTAAAGCTTCATATTTTCCTTGATGTAATCTGATAGTATGAGATCCACGATATTGTCCTTCGACTAATCTTGCAACACCAGCAGCATTATGATATTCCATAACACCCTTTTTACCAGGGTCAGTTGTACATATCCAGGTATGGAATTTCCATTGACCGGCAATCTTATAGGATAGTGTTAATGTATCATCAAATACATTAGTAACTTTTTGGCCAGTGGCTGAATTTCTAACTCCCACGATATTAACATCGTAATCTTTTTCCCCTTCAAACCAAACGTATCCTTTAGCCTTTACGGCTCCTTCTATCTGTTCTCTAGTATACATGTTTTGTTTGTTTTTGTTATGTTATTTATCTTATTTCATCGAGGATCTTTGATGGAATAATTTATCTATTTTAGATGTTGTTCCTTGAGGATCTTCTACAAGATTTCCGATAATATCTTTTCTTTCAAATTCTAATCCGGCTTGTTTACTATTGGTAGTTGCCGACCTTAAACGAATTTCATATGCAGTATCGCCAATTGAAACGTAATAAAACAGAACAATATCTAATCTACTAGGTAAATCTAAAATAACTAGCTTGGCTTCTTTGTTACCAATTCCTCCAATTAATAACTTTAAAGTATCTCCTCCATGAAAGAACTCTAAACTACCTTCACCTTTTATACTTCCGGTGATTTTGAAATATGGAGGATTTGTTGATTTGTCGGCTTGCTTAAGTCCAAATTGAAGAACACTTAGAAGATTATCATCAAGATCTTCCGGTGATTCTTTTGGTAAAGTAAGTAGATGATAAGTTAATTTTATGGCAGCCAATTTACTAGGTAATAAAGCCGGTTTAATACGATCTACACTTCCAGGGTTATAATGAACGGTTATCTCTGATTTAGAAGCGATAGTTCCTAAGAGTTGTTGATAATTAGAAATTTCTGCTTTTGCCCAAGATTCATCAGTTTTACATTTAACCAATTCTTCTTTTGTAAGGTTATATACTGAATCTTTTGTGGATATTGTTTTTAGGAATTCTTTTGCTCTACCTAATCTAGCTACTTGTTGTTTAAGAGAAACCGCTACAAGAGATCCCATAGGTTCAGCTGAGGTTTCTCTTGGTGTGAATGAATCATTGAATAATAAATTTAATTCTCCTATGGTTTTTGCATTATTTACATAATCAAGTATGGTAGATTTAGCAGAAGGATCTACTAAGTAAACGTCTCCAGGACACCAATTATCCGGTGCTAAACCAGAAAGTATTCTTGCCCTATCTCTAACTTTTATAAGTATATCATTTCGGTCTAAATGATATCCATTCGATAAAAATTCAGCCATTACATTACCGGTAGATTTCCATTGAGCGATTTGTTCTTCATTTTCTCTATCAAAATCAGATAACCATAATCTAATTTTATCCATAGCTTTTGGATGTAAATCTCCATTCGGAATGTTATCTACTAATGCAACTGCTTCTGAATTTTTTATAGAAAGAATGTCTGCGTCTTGATTGTAGTAGAAATAAACAACCATACCTTCTTTAGTATCGGTATCAGTTGAAGTCTTTGATTGATTAGTAAATAATCCAGTTTTTAGCAAATGTGTTAATGGTATTTTAACTGCATCAACATCCATTAAAGGTTCTTTAGATGAAACCGCTTTATCACTTTTTATAAACGATTGTATATCTTCTAAATTAGAAATATCAGAAACTTTGAAAGTTAGAAATGGATATGAGGATTTGTATTTACCATCAATTATAAGTTCTTTATTTTTATCTTCTAAGAAACTAAGAAATTGTACTCGATATTTAGGCTTCTCATTCCATTCAACTGGAGCCATAGCTGATTCATTTAACCATTGAACGAATTGATTGTATTTTAACATCATGATGTAAATATATTTGGGTATTGTTCTACACATTCAATAGGGAAAGGAACTTTAGCAGCAAGTAATCTAGTTCTGAAATCTTTTAGAATTGCATCTAATTTATCTTGGTGAATAAATTTAGAATCCATTGTATGTCTCCAAGTATCTTCAAAAGTCATTATTTCTGAAATGGGAACATCCGGACCGAATGCCAATTCCGCAATAACTTCTGGAGTATTAGACATAAATTTATCTTGATCGTTGAGTAATGTAGGATTCTTAACTAACCCTTTCTTACCTATAAACGATTTGGTTACCGCAACAACACCTTGATTTAGACGAAGTACATATGAACGATATTCTTCAATTTCACCTTTGTCGGTTAGCTTGGTAGTTTCTCGTTTCGAATTGCTAATGATATTCATTAGTAGAATATTACGGTAAAGTCCTTTATATTTGGATTCTGCTTGAGTAAAGTCTGGTGAATGATACATGAAGGAGGAAAAATTCAGATTATCTGTTAGCATCAAATCAATTTGTGCAATACCTTTTTTCTTATCACCTTCAATTGGAACACCTATAGAAACTTGTTGAAACCCTTTACTAACGACCGGAGAATAATCACTCAATTTAGATGCGATGAATTCAAGAACCTGAGATAAATCAATTCCATTTTCTCCGGCAATTCTATCAGCAAGAACGGCAATATCGATATCACCAGATGTTTGATCAGGTGCTTTTTTCTTAAAAGATCCTATTGGTTTAGCAAAATCTTCGGCAAGACCAATAAGAGGATATATGTTTTTAATAACATATGCATACGTTGCATCTATTTCAGATTGCAAAATAGGACGAGCATCCTCAATCGCATTACCTCCTTCATTAAGAATCAGGTTAACAAATTGATTAAATTTTAGCATTATTTAATTTGACTTATGTTGGTAATTCTTTTACCTTTAGTTTCTCCATCTAGTGATGTATAAAGAAGATCGGCTTTAATTAGACGAGTAAGAATTTCATTTCTAACTATTTCATAATCAATAGTATCTGAAGAATTCTCCCAAGTTTCAGCCACATATTCAGGATCAATCCAACCAATACCTCGTTTGATACTACTTTCCATGTCTTTATAATCGATCTCAAATTGTTTAACAGCACCTTCATCTAATTTTAAAAGACCTTCACTAATGGATTCATTATATTCAATAGCACCTAATTTCTGATCAGCTTTAGCGACAGTATCTTCCAATTTAGAACAGGCAGATTGAATTGTTTTAAGTGCAACGATCCATTTTTGATCGGTGATTTCCCATTTAAGCATTGCATCTATTTGATCCTGAAGTTTGGTTAGGTTTTCTCCGATCTCATCAAATATTAAAGTTTCACCTTCATTAACAGATTCTTTTAATCCTTTATATTTTTGACTTTTTAAAACGTCTAGTATTGCATAAACTGCATCTTGTAAAGAATAATCATATTTATCAGCCATACCGGTTACAAATTTATTAACCATACGATGTACTTCTGGTGATACTGCTTCATTAACCGATTCGTTTTGGTTTTGTTTTATGAAGTCTTTAAGATCTTTTAGATTTTCAATAAAAAATAACATATTAAGAGCTACTTTGTATTTCTTTTCAGTCCATAATTTATCAAATTTGATGCATAAATCTTCATCGCCAATAAAGAAATAACCAGGATTAACTCCAATTTCTTTATTGATTAGATCGGCAGCTTTGTCGGTGTCTATATTACTCCAAGCTTCATTAACAGATTCTTCTAAATAATCTTGTGAGTGTAAATATTTTAATAAATCATCTTGTTCTTGACTAGATAGTTTTTCAACATCGATTTCAAAACCAGCACCGGATTTCTTCATATCCCATTTATGACTATCAAAATGAATATCCATCCATTTGATTATTCTAGTATGATCGATATTAGATAATACCGGAATGTATATAGGAGGACATTTAGCTGATTCCTCGATAGATTCTTCGATACCGGCATCTTGTTTTCCAACTCGGATTGCTACTTTATAGTATGCCTCGGTTCCTTCATCTGATGTAGAATTAAGAGCTTTTGTTAAAGCTTTAATGTTATCGGTTCCATCAAATTTGAAATGTGATAATGCGTTTGGACTAACTCTAAAGAATTGAGAAAGTCTTTCGACACAACTCCGTTTTACCATTTCGTCGTTAGATCCTTCATTAACAGATTCATCAACATTAACTCCTCTTTTCTTTAGAATCTTTCCAATTTCAGTATATGCCTTTTTGTAATCGGCTTTTGGATATTCAAATCCTTTTTGCCAATAAGCAAATCCATCTAATGCACCTTGGTATATAGCCTTTAGTTCATCATCGGTCATGTCTTCATTGAATACGAATGGACCAATCCATGCTTCATTAATGAATTCGTTGTAGTTTTTAATAGGTTTCATATTTATATTATGATTTTTATTTTTTAAGGTATTTTTGTAGCTCTTTATAGAAAGGATGTAGTGATCTTGGTGTAGCTTTTTCGAATGCCTCTTTATCATCATTCATAAGTGCTTCACGAACTCTTGTTCCTGAAGGACCATCGGCTCTTCGTTCATCAACCATTGCAACCGAAAATTTATTAACTTGAACATCCGATTTCGGTGATGTTAGATATTCAACTTGACGTTCATAATCTCTTAAACGATCACTTCCACAACCAATACCAATTGGATCATAACCCTTTTCTTGAAGGAATTTAACCATTTGAGGTACTACAGTTTTCTTATCAGGAGGATAAAGTACATAATCTTCAATGAAAGGAAATTCTTTAATCATGGCCTTACCAATCTTTTCTAGAAGAGAATCTGGGAAAGGTGAATTTTCGTTCTTTGATTTGATTTGTACCGGGATAACAGGAACTCCGAAAGCTTTTGCTGTTCGATGTATTGCTTCAATATGTCCATTATGAAAAGGTTGAAAACGTCCAGGAAATATACAAACTTCCTTTCCATCAATCTTTTCAAATATCAGAATATCTGTAACGAATTCTTTAAATTTCTTCATTATTTGTAGATAATTTCTTTTTCAATTTTCTTCAAAAAGCTTTCAGCCTCTGCTTTAGTGGTAAAATCTTTTTGTGTTAATATGATTCGTTCTTTACCAAGATCTTCGCCGAAGTTATCCATAGTACTAGTTATAACGGATACGATTGCTGTGTGTGTAGCATCTAATCCATCAATAGAACCATTGATATTAATAACAGCAACATTGTCTATTTTAATATCTTTACTGAACATCCTTTCACCTTCTCTGAAAGGATCTTTAACGTAAGCAAAACCTTCGTTAAATTTTTTGAATGATGGTATAGTCTTCTTCATTTGTTTCGGGGTAATTCCTTTTTCCTTCTTTTTATCAGAAGGTTGTTTTGGAGAATCCGCTTTTGGACCAGGACCAGGGATGCCAAACATCATTCCCGGTCCAAAGGCAGAATCTTCATTAATTTTGAACAATCCGGTCATTTAGGATTACTCAGCACTTTTCGATTCTTGAACATCAACACGTAAGTCTTGAGCAAGTTTTTTCAAATCTTGCATAGCTTTACGGATACGAGTTCCAGCAGACTTATTTCCTTTATTATAAAATTTGTCTACGTCACCATCGATTGATGAGATTAAAGTTTTGATTTCTTCGTACTTTTGCATAATTACTTTGTTTTTATTTTTTATAAGCTAAAATAGAGCGTATTTGATGTAGTGGAGCGAAAATTCCAGTATACTTATAAAGTTTACCTTTATAAACGAATGTAATTCCTTCAGTAGGAACCAATCCTTCGACACCACCAGCAGCAGTAACTCTAGTTAATTCGTGTTCTAATTTTTCTACGTCTTTTTCGTCACCATTTGTACGAATCTTTGCGATAGTAGAATCAATTTCATTTTTCATTGCTTCGGCTGCTTCCGTAGGATTTGCAGATAGGAAGGTAGACATATTCTTCATGAATTCTGTTCCTATTTCAAGGAAAAGCGATTCAAGAGGAGCATAAATTTTACGTTTAAGTTGTTTGGCACTTTTCTTTTCTAGATCAAAATACCAATCAGCATTATCACCAAGTTCTTTCTTGATTAACGAAACCGAAAAAGACTTATTAATATCTGCTATACGTGCAGCCAAACCATCGATTGCAGATGCAGGGATTTCAACCTTTGCAGATTTAGCTTCTTCTTCAAGTACTAATCTAGCCATACCTATTGCATAATCAAATACGGTAGATGCATCAGTTAATCCACAAGTAGTAAGGATTTCGTTGTATTTCTTTTCGTAATATGAAGATCTTTTTGCGGTATTAGGAAATGGTTTAATATCCATATCTTGAGGTCCTCTAACAAAGAACATTTTCTGTGCAGCTAGATTCGCATCAGCAATTGATTTACCAAGATTTCTAGCAGCTTGTTTATCTTCATCGATAACATTTCCGGATTCATCATATTCAAGTACTCCATGGAATACAAGCATATTTTGACCATAAGGAACTGTATTTTGTGTGATAGGCGTAATAACTTCTAATGAAACGAATTTCTTACCATTAGCAAAGAAGGCTAATTTATCTTTATCTGATAAACCGCCAATAGATTTTTGAAGATCTTCCATTGCTGCATTATAGGCAATTTCGATATCACCACGACCAGCAAACATAGAAGCAATACCAGAAGAATCTAATGCGGCTTCGCCAGCATTCTTTAGATGACTTTTATTTCTTGCCGCAATCAATTTACCATCCTTCCAAGATATTGATATTTGCTGACCATCAGTTTTCTCTTGAACAAAATTCTCAGGACCAAAAGATCCATTAACAGTATCTTGTATCATCGTATGCAAATCTGCCATAGTCAAATTCATGTCTTCGAAAGGATGTGATAGGTGACCGTATGCACCACCTTCAAACAAAGGAAGATCATCGACCAATGCTTGAAGTCTAGCACCTTCGCTTAAAACTTCAACAAAGTCTTTATACTTTAATAATCTTTTCATGTAATATATATTCAATCCTCGATGGTTAAAACGGCAAAAGCCGCAATTAAGCGACTTTCTCCTTTTTAATCTTCTTTTCTTTCTTAGGTTTATCAACCTTAGTGATTTCTTCTTTCGTTTTACCGAAATCTCTTACATTTTCTTTCCACTCAGTTTTAGGACAGAAGTTCCATCCAACTCGTGTAAGATTGTTTCCTTCAGAGTCATTAACTCTCTTGTACTCCATTTCCCCTTTCAGGTTCATTTTCTTTAATGTTTTCATATTTGGATATTTTAAATTTATAATCTTTTGACTCGGTTTTTATTAACAAGAAAAGGTCGTTTTCTTCAATTTCAGCATACACAATATTAGAATCATTAGTAACCAGCTCTTCATTTATCCACATAGCTACTTTAATATCTTCTCTTTTGTTAAGCTTCATTTTACTTTCCATTTTTTGCTTTAATAAACCATTGACGGTTTTGTTCAATTCTAGCTAATTCCGTTTGTGGGATAAGTCCTTTCTCTTTAGCTTTAAGCAATTTTCTAAATGCTTGTTCGCCTTCTTCTTTACGACCAGAATAGAAACAACTTAAACAATGAAGATCAAAAATCTTCCAATTGTAAGTGTTTTTATCGATGAATAAAGTTGCTTTAGGGAATGGATTCTTACCGGCATATTTCATTGCATGTGATGAGAATATGTATGCAATATCAAATTCTTTTATTGCTTGATAATGCATAATGATGGGAACTAGGTGTTCACAACGGAAGATATTAGTTTTACCTATCTTAAGATAATCTTCGATAATTTCTGATGTTGGATGTTTTAATTGAGCTTTAATAGTTGCAGCCATTAAACCTGAATAATAAACCTCTTCCCAAAATCCACTAAGCGTTTCAGCACGTTTAGTATACCATCCAAGAGATTTCTTTAGGTTTTCTTCACCATTAGCATCTCTATATGATTGAGCTAAATAGAATAACCAACGAGGATCTTTCTTGGGATCATTTGCTACGTAATCTTCTAGGATTTTAGCATGACCTTCATATTTAGATTGTACCGATTCAGAAGTCCATGAATTACCATCAGGAGTAACTAGGACACCAAGACCAGGAACTTCATTTGATATTAGTGGTTCATCACTAATAAGAACCTCGTGGACTGGACCATACCAATACCATGGTTTATTAGTTCGAAAGAATTGCATACGGTAATAATTCTGATCACCATAAGTTACTTTTACATTTCCACCATCGATTTTAGCTAGACTCATTTTCAAAGCCATTAAATTAAATCTTGGATCGTATGTTAATTGTTCATCGGCATCTATCCAAAATCCAAAATCTACTTTACCTTTTACGGCATTCATTGCCGTATTACGAGCATCTTGGAAATTAACCCATTGATGTTCGATTACTTCACCGGGTATTCCTTTTTCTTCAAAGAATTTGCGAATAATATCTTGCGTTCCATCAGTAGATCCAGTATCAATTACACAATAGTAATCAAGTATAGGATGCACGGTATTGAGCATTCTTTCAATTACTTTGGATTCATTTTTTACAATGATGCTCAATCCAATAGTAGGTAAGCCGTTAATCGGCTGTTTTGTTTTCTCCATTATCTATTAATTTAATTTCAGTTATTTCGTTTAAGTACTCTTCTGCACCTTTTAATTTACCTTCATGATAAATGAATAACGCCAAATCCTCGAAGATCTCTCGATCTCGAGCATCCATATCTAAACGATCCATGAATTTAAACATTAATTCGTTAAGAGGATTAGAAAAATTTGAATTTGGGATTAATTCTCGGTATGACATATATTAATTATATGTACTTACTCTTCGATTGAATTATCTTCTTCTTTTTGGAAATCATTGAAACTTTCAGATAGCTTCTGATTTTTACTAGATTTGTCGTAAGTGCCAAAGTCCTGATATGGTAAAGTTGGTTTATCTTGTACTTTTTTAGTAGGATATTCCATCTCTGTACCTTCATAAGGATCGGTTTCTACACCTCTAGCCTTCCAGTAGTCGAAGAAATTTTTCCAAGTAGAACGAAAAAAACGAATCTTTTCTAGATCAGTATTTTCTGTACCTGGGTTATATTCACCTTGAGTAAGCAGGTTTTCTTTATTTGGTTTTTGCACTTTCGTTTAAAACTTGATTTTCATCATATGTAGGAATTGCCGTTTCAGGAACAGGATGTCCTGGAGGAATTGGTCCATCCATACGTTGTGCAGCCTTAGCCATTGCATCAAGCAAATCAATTGATTGCTTTACCAGGAATGCATCATCTAACGATAAGATTCCTCTTGATTGAGCTAATTCTGCGGTTTGAATTAATACTGAGATAGCTTCACCAGCATTAGTAACACTTTTCTTTTGTGACATATATAATTGGTTTTAGTAATTATATGAAGTTACTTAAACTGAAGTACCACCAAATTTTACCCAATTTACTCCACTATAAACATACATGGTATAACCGTCAAAAATAGTTTGACCAGTCATTCCAGAAGCTCCAGTAAATCCAGCGTAAGATGGAGAGATGAACATTCCCATATAAGTTCCACCAGTTGGACCTAATAGACCATAAACACCAGTCATTCCGGTTGGACCTAATACTAAAGAGTCATCATTTCGGTTAAATGCAGAATCGATTAAATCTGCAAATTTAGTTGCGGTTGCTGCAGTACCTGCAACAAATCCGGTTTTTAATGTATTTCTACTTGCTATAGACATTGTTTTTTATTTATTTTGCGTATAATATTGCAACATCTACCGTATAGGCAGATATATTGTTTAGAATTAAATTGCTAGTTAAAAGAGATTCTGAATTAAGAGTAAATACATCTTTCATAACATATGTGTTATATCTAGCAGGACTAGGAGATTCGATATTAACAGGTACGGTAGAACCAACATAACCAGCCTGTTCATTAATTTGAACTTCTATAGTTTTAGCAGATTCTAATGGTCCAGTAGTTCCGGTTGGCCATATAACTTTCATCATTAAGTACTTTGAATTTAAAGCAACCTCAACTAATGCTTCAGGAGCCATTTCTACAATAGTAAATTGATAAGAATCTACTACCTGATACCAATTACAGAATGCTAAATCGGCTGCAGAAAATACATTTTTGTTGTTTTTGTAAATAGATGGATTACAACCAATCCAACGAATGATATGTCGGTTATCCGTGTCCCAGCAACAGAAATTCTCTTGCAAGTCCATAAATGCCGTTCCAAATTGAGAAATTCCATTGATACTACTACCCGATGATACTATGTCCATTTAAAATGAGATGTTTTTATATTTATCTCATTGATTATGCATGCATCTTATTGAAGTGTCTTAGCTCTTCTATAGTATTAACAGTTTGTGGTTCTTTAGGTAAAGTTGACGATTCGCTAGCAGTAGGTCCTTTATAGAATTGAATTTCTTCTTTTGGTGGCCATTCTTCTTTATTCTCTACCGATTCTATTGTGATATTATGAGGATTTTCTTCGGATTCGATGCTAGGACTAACTTGAACGTCTTCTTCAATAACCTCATCTTTTGTAAATAAATCGGCTAACATTTTTTCTTTTACTTCAGGAGTATCATATATATTAGATTTCTCGTCAGATTTCATCGTCTTTATGATAGCCTCTTTCTGTATTTCTTTATCGGTTAAATGTTGTTCTTTTGAAGGTCTAATATAATCAACTAGGGATTTGATAAATCCAAGTGCAACTAAAGGTAAAATTGCACCAGAAATTAATGAAAGTATTCGTTTTTGATAAATGGGTTCGTCTTCAATCAATCCAAATAGCTCAGACCAAGATTGATATTCGGTTAAATGAGTATATGCATAATACATATTTCCCATCATCTGCATTGCAGTTATAATTAAGAATAACATCCAAACCATAAAACGAGAAGTTTTATCTAGGATTACGATAGCACCTAACGATGCAGCAGCACCAATCTCGAATGCAATCGCTAAAGTAATTGCCAACCAATTTGGATTACTTAAACGAAAGAAATCGATAACGTGAATAGTGGAGATAGCTGAAACCATGGCATATAAGCCAACAAAGATTCCAATGATTGTCCATTTAATTATGTTGTCGCGTTTGTTCATTGACGTAAGTATATTTTCTTTATTTATTCGATGATAGTTTCCATAGTATGATCGATACGAACTCTAACACATGTTTGAGGAGCACCTTCATTCATTAAGAAGTTATTGATATATCCCATCATATTAGCGCTTCCAATTGGATTTGCAGAATGTACATATACGGTAGGAAATATTAATGGAACAGATTTTCTATCAAAACGTGTCATTTCCGTTCTCTTAGGATTGATTTCGTAAAAATGATTAATCAACCATTTAGTACAATCCATTCCTGTTTTTTCATTGATGTTGTTATAATCTAACTTATAATTTGGTGATACATTATTGAAGTATTCACTCATAGCTCCATCGCCTAAATCATGATCTAATGAGATTGTTGAAATGTTCTTCAATCCTAATTCGCTAACTTTAGCTATGAATTTTTCATAATTTCTAACAATCACCCAAGAGTCTTTATCGACTGGAGTTCTTACATCATCCAAGTATATTCTGTATTGCATTTCTTGTATTTCTGGCTGTTTGATTGGTTAATCTAGTTACTCTAATTTTGAATGTTCGGCTGAAACAATTAAATCTCTTTTGAATACTTATTTCATGTTCGAAATCCAATCCTTTATTGATGTTATTTGTTATAGGCACCTTATATTGTTTTGATATTTTAAAAAATTTATCCAATGCCATTGGATTATGAGATGACCATCTTAGATCGCTTAATACTGCTAATTTCTGACGAATTTTATTTTCGTCATCTTTTAAGTAAAAGTGTTTTTCTATAGAATTATCTTCATTGATAATTCTTTCGATTTCAAGGAAAAGATAATCTTCTAATTTAATGCTTTTGGTAACTTTCATTTTTATGTATATTATTTATATGCAAAAAGGAGATCATTTAGATCTCCTAATTATTAACAAAAAAGGAACCGATTGCTCGGTTCTTTTATATATTACTTGGAAAGTTTTTCAATCTCTTTATCGATTTCTGTTTGACGACTAACGTCTAACATTTTACGATCGGTTGATTGTATCATTCGTTTTTCGGCTTTAAGTCCTTCGATTTGAAGATCTTTTATATTAACAGTAATTGATTGTAAAGAATCAATCTTAGTTGTTAAAGCATCTAAACGTTTGTTTGTAACTTTGTTTGGGTTTCCGCATGTATTTAGGAAAGTAACAATCAACAAAAATAAAGCTAATTTGTTAAAATGTTTCTCTATGAATTGTTCGAATTTATTCATCTTTTTTCGTTTTAGGTTTTACTTTTTTATTAGGTCTTGGTGCCTGTTGAGGCAGCTTTGCATTATAATAATCATCAGTATAGCAATCGCAAATCATACCAGTACTTCCACACTTAGGGCATTTAGTTACTATTGATGGATCTACAGGAGGACTTTGAGGGTCAGCTTGTTGGATCTCATGCGGTTTTGGTTTTTTGCCTTCACTTATAAATTGAAAGAATTTCTTGAACATTAGGAGTTTCTTTCTATTATATATTTCGTTTTTCTGGATCGAATGAATTTACTAATGATTCTACGGTAATTCCTTTTTCCGCTGCAGTTAATTCTAGAGCAACATCTTTCAATGTTTGACGATCAGTATTGATGTCTTGCATAGGTAATGCAAATTGATCGCAAATTGAACGGAATTTAGTAGCAGAATCAACACCAGTTCCAATATAATTTTTTAAGAAGTGAAAGATAGCTTCAATAATAGGAGCATCAGCACCTGAATCGATTTTGTTATCTTTAACCATTTCACTTAATTGATTATAGGTTTCTGCCACTGCATAAGATTCGTAACCTTTCCATTGAAATGCTGGATAGAATTCGTTCATCAATGCATTTGTTTGATTTTCATCTAAAAGAATAGAGTACTTTTTAGTATCTACTAACATTTTCATGTTATCAAATTTTTCCACCAATTGAGCAACTAATACTTCATTAATTGCACCTGTTTTTGTTTGTTCCTGAGTAGGAACGTCGTTTGCTTTAACTACTTTCATTTTAATTTGTTTGTTTTATTTTATATGATTGTTTTAATATTAAGATTTTGCATGTTTGATAATTATTGAACATATGAATTCAATGTCTTCCCGGATTAAACCTTGATGATTTGGTAGATAGAATCCACATTTATCAATGTCAACACAATTGAAGAAGTAATCATCTCGATCACCATATTTCATTTTCCAAAATGGTTTGTTTGCCATATTTCCGGCAATTAAAGGTCGAACTTCAATATTTTTTTCTCGAAGAGCAGTAATAATTTTTTCTCGATTTGCATGTACCATAGGATATGCAAAATTAGAAATAAATGTATTTTCTCGATATTCAATATCTAATTCATTGTATTCTGATAAAAGTTCTTGATAGATCGTGAAATTATACGAACGAAGTTTAGCAAATTCGTCGATCTTTCCTATTTGGCGTAAACCAATGAAGGCTTGTAAATCAGTAGATCTGAGATTATACCCTGGATAATAGAATGTATACATTGAATCAAATTCTGATATATCATATAGATCTCTATATTCTCGTTTGGTTTTATCGTTCCAATCGCGATCCCAACCATGAGATCTCATTGATCGAATTATGGTATTTAGCTCTTCGTTATTAGTACAAATTAAACCACCTTCAATAGTTGAAATATGATGTCCATAGTAAAGTGAAAATAAAGATATGTCACCAAAGGTTCCTAGTTTATTTCCATTATAAGAAGATCCCATACTTTCACATACATCTTCAATAAGATAAACTCCATATTTTTTACAAAGCTTAACAACATTATTCATATCTGGTACTAGACCAAGAACGGAAACTAAAATCATTACTGAAGGATTTGCTTCAATAAATATCTTCTCTAAATCATCGAGATCTAATGAAAGATCTTCATTATTACAATCACATAAAATAGGAGTCATTCCTAATTGCATAACAGAACTAACATCGGTTACCCAACTCAATGCAGGAACTACGACTTTTTCGTTTCTTAAACGATTTGTTTCTTTTAATGCGGCAAGCGCCAAAAGAATTGCAGATGAACCGGAGTTTACGAAAGTCGTATGTTTTACACCTAACCATTCTGACCAATTCTTTTCAAATTCAATTGTTAAAGGACCTTTTGTTAATTGTGGAGTTTCTGAGTGTAACATCCAATCAGATAGAGCCTTTAGATCTTTCTTATCAATTGTGTCGGATACTAACTTAATTGCTTTTTGCATAAGTTTGATATATTTGTTTGATTCCTTCGCTTAAAGTAGTGAACTTAAAGTCAGGGAAATGTTTACGTAATTTTTGTATTGAAACATCTTTACGAAATTGACCATTTGGTTTGGTGATATCGTATTTTATTTTTATATGATCGGCACCTAAAGAAGTTCTAGCAATATGTGCCATTTCATCAATAGATAAATTATCTTCAGTTGCCACATTCATTGATTCGGTTATATCATTTTTGATACATTCATATATGATGTTAGCTAAATCTCTAGAATGCATAAATTGACGAAGAGGAGTTCCATCACCAAATAGGGTTACTTCTTCTGCATTTTGTTCTTTAGCATCTAATATCTTTTTGATTAGAGCTGATATGAAATGTGCTCTTTGATTATCAAATTTATCGTGTTCTCCATATAAATTGCAGGGAATTAGATATTGATATTCCAATCCATATTGTTTATTGATTGCATCTATATGAGATGCCATACAACGTTTAGATATACCATAACCAAAATTAGTTGGTGCCGGTGGACCATCATGAAGTTGTTCTTCTGTCATGGGATAAATTTCAACTTTATCAGGATATGCACAAGTTGAAAGAATTCCAATTAATCTTTTTACTCCAAAATTACGAGAAGCTGATACGATGTTCGTATTCATTAGTAAATTATCTTCTGTGTATTCTGCAGGTTTTTCTATGTTATCTACAATTCCTCCGACTTTTGCAGCTAAATGAACTACAATATCCGGTTTATTGAGTCTCAATAAACCAAATACTTCTTGAGAATCTCTAAGATCATATACTTTAGAAGGAACTCCTATTACTGAGTATAACCCTTCGTCTTCTATTAATCTAATAAGGTCTTTACCAACCATTCCATTAGATCCAGTTATTAGAATTTTTTGTTTCATTTATTGAGAATATTTTTATAGATATAATCTTCGGCAATTAGGTAGGTTTGTGCAATTTCGAAATTTCGTTGTATTGCCTCTTTCATCGTATCATATTTTTCTAGAGTAACAGAATTTATTGCATCAATAATTTGTTGTTCATTGTAGCAAAGTATCATTCCTTCACGATCAAAAATTTCTTCGATCAGAGGATTTCCCCAATAAATAGGAACGGTTCCTGTTCTAAAGCAATCAATTAGCTTTTCAGTAAACCAACCAGCAATATTAGCGTTTTCAATAACTACATGGAATCTAAAATCTTTGAGTAAATCGAGCTTATAATCAACAGGCGTATAGCCTCTTCCTCGAACAGTTAGTTTATCTCTAGTTGCTGCAATGACTGAGTGTCGTAAACGATGACCAACCGTCATTTGTTTATCTGATGCAATGATTGAAGTCATTCCATGTTTATCATATATTCGTTGATCTTCTGGTTTTATCCAACAACCACCAAATGGTACCCATAATGCTTCAACTCCTCGATTTTGCATTTCATTTACGAAATCTATGTTATGCGAAAGAACTAAATCAAAATAACGAGTTATTCGGATGAAATCGTATGAATGAGGACATACATCCACCGGTTCTAGCAACCATGCAATCTTTTTACAATGTGCATTTTGCGAAGATTCTCGGTGAACTAATTCTAATGAATTGTCAGTATAGAATACCACTTTGTCTTCAGCAGTTATAGGTCCTCTATCCCATTCAATAAATTGAGAGTTTTGAAAATCTGTACTGTACTTTGCATGAGCAAAGGCATAATCTCTTATCTTAATTTTATCCATCGTTCAGGTATAATATCTTGTTGATCTTGTGGTCCTTCTGAACCAAACCATTTTTCTGGTGCAATGATTAGCTTATTAGGAGTTTCACCTAACCAAGCTGCCCACCAAGAAAAGGTGGAATTTGTTATAATATTAGCATCACATAAAGACATGAGTATCATGTCTTCCCAATCTTCGAATCCTTCAATGAACATATATTCCATTCCAATGAAATGATTTTTACACCATTGTATATCATCAGAGAATACCAGAAAAGTTACTTCATAATTAGGAAATTGATCTTTTACTAATTGAATTGCTGTTTTATAATAATCTGCAGGTGATTGATTGTGTTTATTCGGATATTGAAGATAATCTCCTCGTCTAACATGTATTGAGCAAGTAAAATCGATTTGTGAGATATGTTCCCTTAATTTAATTTCAGTTTCTTTGCATCTAAATAGATCTCGTATTTCTTTAGCGTATTTTTCAAAATACTTTTCACTTTGAAAATATCCGCTTAAATATAAATCATCTACTGCTGGGATCGTATCAAAACTGAATTTTTTCTCGTTATATAAGTATTTCGGGATTGGGGTTCCGAACTTTACATTTTTGAAGATATTATCTAAATAATAATTGATGTGTCTTTGTGATTGGCCGGTTCTACTTAAATCAAAAAAGGCATCAGTTCTTACATCTTTAGCGATAGAATGAGCTGTGGCAATTTGGAACATGTAATTTCCAAGTCCACCTATTAATGCAGTAGTTATCATAGGGTTTTCTGGTTTTGATTTAGAAAATCAAGTACTCTAGAATCGAAATTTTGAGAAAGTGATTTTGGCGAAAGTCTTAGAAATATTAAAGGAAGAGCAATGTTATGTATGGTCAATCCATTACGTAAAGAACGACACCAAAGTTCATAATCTTCAGGAAGACCTCGTAAAGATTCATCGTAACCACCAATTTCTCGAATCTTAGATTTTCTGTAAACTACTGTTGGATGATTAATAAACCAATGAGAGTTTTTACCAATTTCACGAGTAATTATATTAGGATGAATTATTGGATTAGGATCATAATTCCAAGTATCTTCATTTTTAATTAGATAAAAAAGACCACCACCAAGAATATCAACGGTTGGATTTTCTTTAAGATAATCCATTTGTAATTGAATTCTTCCTGGTAACATAATATCATCGGCATCCATTCTAAAAACCCATTCAGATTTCGAATAATGCAAACCTACATTAAGTGCACCGGCAATACCTCGATTTTCTTCTAATCTATAGTATTCAATTCTATTATCAGAATCCTCTAGCTCTTGACAGGCTTTTTGTACTTCAAGATCGGTTGAACAATCATCAATAAGTAAAATTTGCAGATCTTTATATGTCTGTGCTTTTATCGATTCGATTGAAAGTTTAAGCCATTCAATGGGTGTATTGTAAATAGGAACAATTACAGATGCTATCATAATTCGTTATAAAAGTTTGGGTTAGCTCCAAATTCTTGCGTACTACCCCATAATTGTTTAGAGTAAGATTTTTTATCTCCTGTATATTTGACTCCTGAATAATGTTCAGGTATAAAAACAAATGATGGATAAACCGAAATTGGATATTGATGTTTAATGATTGTGTTCGTAAAGAAAAGAGGACCGGTATTTTGCCAAGCCATACGATTAGTATATTTATGAGAAACCGATGTAGTTTTGTATAACTCATCAATAAGGATTTTCATGAATGGATTTTCTTTTGAAGCACCGATATAACCGTTTGCCACTAGATTAGGTCTAGCTTGTTCATTTTCGAAACCAGCAAAACAATCATGTTCAAAGAAAAAATCATCTAATGTATTAGTGCAAATAGAATCTGCATCACAAAAGAATCCACCATAACGATAAAGTATTTCATATCGCCAAACATCTGCTTTTCCTGCCCATTCTTCAATATCATTATAATGACGGATATTTTTCATTTTGAAATCATCTACATCTTTATCTGTCCAAAGTATATGTTGCCAACCATCTTCTTCTGGATGTAGATCTCGCCAAGTTTGTATTAATTTATCAGGGCATTTCTTGGGACCAATCCAAATTTGATGTATAATTTTAGGTATCGCCATATTCTATTATATGTTAATTCTGTGGGAATTTCTCATGATAACCTTTAACTAACTTCATAAATTCACCGAAATAAAATTTCATATCTGGTTGTGTTAGTGTAAATGTTTGTAAATCTCCAGTCTCACAAGATATCCATATTTCACATTCATCTATGACAATTCCAAATCGATCGTATAACGCAACTGCATAAGCGGATACTTGCATTTTATAACCTAGAATCCAATCATCTCTTTTAGGTTTTTTAGATGTTTTATAATCTACGACTTTTTTCTTTTGATCTTTATACCTAACTGCTAAGTCCATACGACCAGCATAACCACCACCTCGATTAGACCATAGAGCTTCTTCTTGATAAAGAACTCCATCAATTTTATTAAAAAAGTCGGATTGATAAAAGTTAAAGAATAAGTTCTTACCAATTTCAAATTCTTCTTCAGTGAAATCGTTTTCGGCTACTGCCTTTTTAAAAGATTCTTGTAATGCATTTTCTATAGGTGCAACGAATAAGTTATCAACATAATTCTCTAAAACGGCATGCATGAATGTTCCTCGATTTGCTGCTTTCTTGGCGATTTTTTCTGCCTCTTCAACACCAACTCGTTTTTGCCATTCTAGCAAACCGGATTTGTCCATCATTTCACCAAGTATAGTAGTGACAGATGGGAGTTTGATTTGTTTCTCTTCGTCTACAACATAGTATCTACCAGCACCGTGGTTTCCTATTGTAGTTCTCAAAATAATGTTATGAAGTGATCTAGTATACCTAATCCGGAAAGTTTAAGTACTATTCGATCGATTAAAAATAATGTTCCGGTAGTTACTGATAAATTAAGTAACCATCTTAAAAATTTCCATATCGAAAAGGATTCAATTGATGGAGAAAGAATTACCAAATATGCAAATGAATCTTCGATAGGTCTAACATCTGGAAATAGAAGTTCGTTTAGACGCAATCTCATTAGAAGTTCATCTACAGTTCTTAATTTATCTAGGACATAAGGCCAAGCCATATTCTTTTTTTCATATGGCCAAAGTTCTTCGGGTAAATTTACGACGGTATATAATCTACCAATTTTATCTTTTCTGATTTCAAGATCTTTAAATGCTTTAAACTCAGCATCAGTAGCCGGTTCTTTAAGTGCTGATCTAACAACAAACCATTGTCGTATATCATCGATAAGTTCAGCTGGCCATGACCAGAAATTAAATAGACCCATATTTTTAGATTTCAAGATCGTCAATGTCCTCGTTGCCAAGGGCTTGATGAAACGCTTTCTCTTTGGTTTTGACGATTTCATTTTGTTTAATTAGTTTATCTTTAAGTTCTTTACGTTTAGATTCATCATTTTTAGCAGTTGCAATAAAATCTTTTTGTATAGTCTGCATATCTAGTTGTGCTTGATGATAATCTTCGGTTGCTTTTTGAAGTTGACGAGATACTTTCATGCCGGCTTCATCTAGCTTCTTAGTCGTAAAATCTTGTTTATAGTTTTTATATGTAGGAATTTTATCCATGGTAAGTTGTTTTTTATATTTATTCGTCGTTTAGGTCAACGGTGTAAACGATCGGTTTATATTGTACTTGATAACGTTCGTTTAGAATTGCGGCATTGATGAAATGTGTTTTACCATCATGAGTTTCTCCATGAGCACAATGAATATGTCCGCATATATGTAGCTCAACATTTAATCTAGTATGAAGTTCCATTTCAAGCATTTCACAACCAACGAATTCTCCACTTAATGTCATATCACATCTTCCCTGTACAGGACCATGAGTAATAAGTACTCGAGTATCTTCGGGTATTTGTTTCCATCTTTCTAGAATTCGAGGTCCTCTTTTAAGATTGAAAGCCCAATCACAAAATTCAGGTTGCCATGGAGAACCCCAGAATTTAATACCTCGTATTTCTATACTAGAATCTTGTAGGTAGGTAATTTCTGGATAACGATCAAGAATTTCTTTTACTTCCTGAGGTTTAGTTTGGAATCCCCAATCATGATTTCCTGCAATAAGAATCTTATAAGAATATGATAGATTAGAGTACCATTTACAAAATTCTTCTATTTCGTGTAAATAACCCATTGAACTAATATCACCGGCATGTACGATAATATCTCCTTCAGGAAACCAATCTTCGGGAATTTGTTTGTGTTTACCATGTGTATCAGAGATACAAACAATCTTCGTTTCCATCTATTTCAATTTATTAATTAGTTTTTCTTTTATACCGGATTGTTTAATTCCTTCATTCGATCTCGGCGTTAAAACGAAATGTTCTAATCCATGATCTTGGTTATATTCTGGTGACATATTCAAATCATCAATAGCAACCCAATGTGTAATCTCTGGATGTAGTTCAAGATACTTTTGTATTTCTAATATTCGAGCTCTTTCCTTCCACCCTTTCCAATGATATATGCCAGCAGAATCAGGATCAAAATCTTCTAAGTTAGGAGTTATTGCAATAGGCCTTTTAACGATTCCTTGTGATTCATAATAATCTCCAAGTTCTTCGAGATTTGCGTGAAGTTTCCAATCAGAACTTACCACAATTTCAGCACCAGTTTCCTCAATAACTTCGTTAAGAATTTTAATGGCTTTCTTATCGAAATTATCAAATCTCACGGTAACAGGAGCAGATCTTAAGTCATTACTAGATTCAGGATTTTCACTCCTATAATTAGACCATTTCTTAGATCTTCCACCCCAATTGCTAGATAAACAAATTACTCCATCATTATCTAAAAATATTACTTTCATATCTATTATATGTTATAACCATTTTTCCTTTAAAATTACATCCCAATAACAAGTAGTTGTTTTTACTCCATCAATTGAGGAAATCCAATTACAAGGAAATTCTTTTCTACATTGAATGATTCTTTGTTCAATTGATTTAGTTTTATCAGTATTTCGAGTATAAAATAACCAACATTCCCAATAATGATCTATTTGAGGAGCAACAAACGTAATGGCAATTTGCCATTTAAAAAAGACAAATGACCATCTAGGCGACCATTCAAAACGATAATCGGTATCTGACCATTTAGTTTTCCAACCAAGTGAAACAAAATCAAAACCGATTTTTTTAGGTTCGGTATAAGACCATCTCATCTTCTCTACATAAAGATCATCAAAAGTCTTGACGGTTCTTTTATATTCGGTATGATTTTCATTAAATTTCTTGGTATCTTCAATTTCTCGTAAAGCTGCCTCAGTAGCTCTTTCTGGAGTAGCCTTTACCCATTTTCTAGGAAAAAAATGTGGTGTTCCTAAAGCAATTTTTCCAATGTACAAATGAGGTTTTGGTGCTAGGAATGGTGAGTTATACGCCTTCAAAAATTCGAAATCTTTGATGAAGTACTTTATTTTTTTTAACGCTTTCATAATTTTTTATCTTTGTATATCAATATCCAATTCATCGATTAACTCCACGAACGAAATATCTACTTCTAATTCTACCGTTTCTTCGACTAGAAGAAGTGCTTCATAATCGAGTGTTTGCATTTGTAGCTCTCCTAAAACAAAATCTATTAGATTATTTTTTATCTTGAATTTAATAGTTGTTCTTTCTCCTTGAATTTCTTTTAATCTATCAAGTATTTGTTCTGAACGAACATTTATTCGGTCTAATTCAATATCAATATTTTTCATCTATTATATTTTGTAATCGTTTAATCTTCTATGTTTAGATTATATTCATTAAGTATTTCCCTAATCGTATTTCTGTATTTTTCTGCAATATTCATCTCTTCATCTGTTGCTTCTTTTGCTGTATCAAGTTGACTTGCTCCATATTTAGTAGTTCCTCTTAACTTTTGATCTAAGTCCCACATTGCCATTTTCCATTTCATCGCATCCAATGCTACTCTTGCATCTTGCGATTCTTCGATTGAATCGAATTCTAATATTATTTTTCCCATTTATTTTAATTCAGTAAGTTCTAAGAAATGATTGTATACTTCTGGTATATGTTTCTTATAGTAAGGTTGATGATCCTTACACCAGGTTTTAAGTTCTTCTTTTGTTTTAAAAGGTTTAATATGAGATTGATTTTGGATTATCATATTAAAGATTGGTTGTAATTCATCGATAAAAGATTGAGCTGTCCAACCTTCCCAAATGTGTCTGTCATTTTTCATGTTATATTAATTTAAGTTCAAAACGGTCTTCCATTGCTTTTAATTTATCATCAGGTACTCCATGTACATTAACTCCACCATGACGATTTTCTACAATTAGAGTAAATACTTGATAATCGTGCATTTTTGCTAATTCACGATAATTGTCCATTTCCCATTCTTGAGTAAATGTATTCGAGATTATAATAGTAGGTATCTCATCAACCATTGCTTTTTGAGTTTGTATAGCACACCAATTATGAGCCAATTTTAATTTACTCGGATCAAATTGATATTCACCAGTTTCTTTATTAAGGAAATACATATCGGCTTCATAATGTGAAGAATATCCTGATCCTTGAAATAGTTTTGCAGCTGTGGATTTTCCAGAACCTGGTAATCCTCGAAGTAGAATTAGATTTTTCATATTTATTTTATGTTAGACTTGTTCATGATGATCTTTTGGTAAACGTAAAGAGGCAATTGGTTGTTTCTTCATGATGTTCACAATTTCTTGTAATGAGTATACTGCCATATTATTTCCATCAACACCTACATCCATTGCCTTTCCTTCACCAAGTTTTAAATTTGGTGGAAGGTGAACGTGACCATGTAAATGTATTACACCCATTGCCATATCGTGCCAAGATCCAAGAGGATAATGACATAAAACGAAGTTATGTTTATCTACGCCATTTGCTGTTCGGTTAATGTTGATTTGCATTTTCAAGTACTGATTAACAGAAGAAAATAAATCTTGAACATCATCTGCATTATTTTCGATATGATGGTCATGATTACCTAAGATTAAGTGAATGTTTTTACAAACGATACGATTACGAAATTCCATAATAGATTCAAATCCACCAAATGACCAATCACCAAGATGGAAAAGAATATCATCTTCCATTACCTTTGAATTGATTTGATTAACGATCGCATCGTTCATCTTTTGTAGATTTGTAAAATCTCGAGTTCCTCTTCCAGCTTCCCATGTACTTACGCCTCGACAAATGTTTTTGTGATTGTAATGGGTATCCGAAGTAAACCAAACGTTTACGCCTTTTGGAATTTCTATCTTCATATTGTTTAATTAATTATAGTATAAATATAATACAAAAAACCGAGATTAAAAAATCTCGAGTCATAAAGTTATTAACAATTTTAGCCAATTATTAACAATAGAGGTATTGATTGTAAGATAATGTATATAATAGTTATTGATTCTATTAGGGTCAATAGATGAACTAAGAAGTACATCTGTTGATTAATCCCACCATCCTTGGATTCTTTCGTTTATAATTTTGAAGAGTAGAGTTTGTGCTCGTTTTTGATTTTCGTTACTAATCCACATTGCAATTGTCTTATCAGATTTCTCGCTATAATACCAATGAGTATTAGGATCTAATGCTCGTTTATATTGTCTTGGATATTTAGAGAAGTATTCTGGAAATCTATTAGAAATCTCATCAATGTGTAATTGTGAATATCCGGGTTTATCTTCGCAATCTTCAAATCTAAAATCAGCTTCATGATAATCTGTATATTCACTATCATAGAAATCATCTTGTATACGATCAATTAATCTAACGCAAGTCATCATAATCTCGGCATCTCTTTTTGCCGTTGTATGACGATCCTGACCACCAATATATTTAGCTTGATTGGTCAATTTGAATTTTAGAATTTCAAATATGAAAGTATCATCCCAATCTTGATCTTTCCAAATAATAGGAGTCCATCTAATTAGATTACGAATTTTACGATAAATGTATCTAAATTGCCATCCAATATTCATCCAAAGCCAATTGGATATTTTATCTTTTACTTCTTTGATTTTGTTAGATGAAGATTCATCTAGATCAAAATCTCCTTTTAGCTTGTGTGGTTTCATTTCCTTAATTTTAAGAGATCAATATATTAATTATATGAACCGTGTAATAAAAAGTTACTTCCGATTTCGGAAAAGGATGATGTTGTTCATGGCATTAAGAAATAGCCAATCTTCAACATTAGGGAGTTTACAAAGAAATTCATATTCTCTTTCATAGCAAGTGGCTTCTTCATCGGTTGGTGAATATACTATTTTGTTATTGTATATAAAAAGATGATATGATTCATGTATTAACACGGCTGCTATATTATTGATGGAATTTAGATTCATATCTTTAGTGGTTATAGCAATCGTATAAGGAGGTTTAGTAGTAGAGTACTTACCAATAATAAATTCCACATCCTTACAATTTTCTATTAAGATTTGATAGGCGATGGTATCAGTTTTCTGTATAAGAGTAATAGCAGAATCTACTTTGCTTTGCCATCCGTCACCAACATCTTGAACTTTAATTTGTCCAAATATGAATGATGGTATAAAGAGTAAGAATATAATTAAGGCATTTGAGATACGCATGATTCTATTGCTTTTTTTATCGCATTAGAAACCGTCATCTTTGAAAATGGAGTCTGTCCTTCAACAATCTCTAACATCACAGTTCGTATTTCAGTATCAGATTCTCCATAAGCTTCGTATTTAACACCATTATAATAAATACGAATGCCAACTTGAGTTATTTGATTAGTTTTCTCTACTCCAATTATTCTATAAGTACTTCTAGGTAAACCAAAGAAAAATACCTCTACATCTACATCCGGAGATGATGAATTGATACAATATTTTTCAGAAAGAATATCCTCGGTCATTTGTCTAATACCAAAGCGAATATCACGATTACCCATATCCTTATATTTAGCGGTTGAATAAACCGAATCAACATGAACACATGAATTGATTTGTCCGAATGATAACATTGGAAGCAGAAGTAATATAAGAAGTAGATTTTTCATAAATATTTAGTATGTTACTTGTCCAGCATAACCTGGAGCAATTAGGTAATAATTTGCAGATCCACCATTCACTGGAGTTGATATTGTAAATGAGCTTACTCCAGGGTATGTTGCCTTTAAATTAGTAGTTCCGGTATTTAGAATATTAAATTGGGCTGGCGTATATAAGGCTGATGATTGAGATCCAATCCAACTTGCAAATATTCCGTTTTTCTTTCCACTCACATAGTATGCATCAGATATCGTTATATTTCCATCATTATTCACATCGAACATATTCCAATGTAAAGATTTCTTGGTGGTAACTCCTAATACGATATTTCCAATTGTACTTAAATCAGATGTTTGATGTATTGTGATTGGTGTTGGTGCATCATATCGAATATACCATTCAACTGATGGATTTGTCAATTGATTGAATGAATAATATCCACTAGCGTTTGTGTATACGGTTTGATGCAAAACCCATGGAGTAGTGGTTACAATATAATCAAATTCAATTACATAAGGTAAAGATGTGTTAGGTAGATCATTCCATTTACCGCCACTAACAAATTGAGCATAATCTTCATTGCCTGCATTATTTGGTTCACCAGGATTCCAATTGGTATAATTTACAGGTTCTCCAGTTACCCATACAAATGTACCTTCAACCGATTCATCAGTAAATCCAATCCATCCTGATGGCCATGTATTAAATACGAATGATTGTTCAGAGGCGTTAGCAATTGTAACCAAGTGCCCATTCATATTTATGCAAGCTTGTTTTGCATCAGTCCACGTCATAGAACCGGTTGATCTATAATATGAGTGACCATTATAGTTTGTTTGAGACGTAAAACCAGTTATATTTGGAGTTGTTCTCTTATATAACTTTACTGGAACATTTACTGCTCCTGTACCATTTGCGTTATATATGTAGCCTGAATATGTAAACGCTTGTGCATATGTAGCACCGGTTAACAAGATGGCAATTATTGTGGTGATAAACTTTCTCATAATAAAAATCTAGTACCCATCATTATGGTGTAGTTTAATGCATTTTCTTGTAATGCCCAAGCTCCACCACCATTTATGTTTAACTTAAATCTCTTCGTAAGTCCAATGTTAGTTCCAATGATAGGAAGAACTACATGAGGAGATTTTAGTAGTATGTCATTATAATAACTAACATATGGAGCATAGACATATAGCCCCATTAATTTAATATCTATTCGTTTAGAAATTTTCCAATCGTACATTACACCGGCAATTGCAGCAGTACCAACAAATTCTTCGCCATATACAGAACCAAATGATCCGGTTAACATGTATACTGCTTTAAGTTTTTTCTTTTTATCAATATTCCACATTTGACCAAGAGCCAAAGTTCCATAAACCGAAGTCTTTCGATCAAATCCTAATGTAAGCGTAGTTGATATTAAATCAATTCTCTTCTTCTTTATGATTGCATAAAATCCAGTAATATTTGGTCCTTTAAGAGCAGTTGTATAATCAACTAAAATTCCATGGGATCTTTGTCCATCCCATCTTAATGAAGTATAACCTCCTGTAAATTTAGCTCCTCGATCAATATCGGAATCTTTAAAATTAAATCCAACAAAATCACTACTTCCTAGAATTGTGGGTTTTCTACTTTCAGTTGAAGCGGCTTTACCAGAACTAGTTGAATTTGCTAAAGTCGAAACGGCTCCACCTACTAGGTTGGTTTTTCCACCTTCTTCTTTAGGCGTTTCGCTTCCTTGAGTATTTCCGCTTCCACTTTTACCTTCTTGAGAAGATCCATCGTTTGAGTTTGATCCGCTACCATTTTGGTTGCTCGATCCATTGCTATTAGAGGATCCACTCCCATTTTGGTTAGCATTGCCGCTATTTGAATTTGTGCTTCCACTCTGTGAATTTCCATTTTGGGTTGTGGTAGGGTTTTGTGTTTGATTTGTACCAGTCGTAGGTTGAGTATTGTTTGTATTATTGCTAGTATTACTAGACCCACTAGAATTACTATTGGTATTACTCGTGTTATTATTTCCATTTGTGCCAGTTTGATTTTGAGTAGAACCTACCGGTGGTTGAGTTGTTTGACCTCCTGTTTGAGTAGGTTGAGTTGGATTTGTATTTCCAGTTCCTTGATTAGTAGAAGATCCTGAAGTTGTTGAACCTCCACTTGGAGTTGATACGCTTCCTTCCGTATTTGTAGCAGTTCCATTCGTTTGAGTGGATCCGGAATTTCCTGATGAACCTGATGTTGTTGATCCTCCATTAGGAGTTGATACGCTACCTTCAGTAGTTGTGGTTGTTCCGTCTGTTTGAGCGGATCCACTCTTTTTATCATCTTTCTTTTTATTACTAGTAGAACCGGAAACACTTCCAATTCCTGATAATAAATTAGTAGCTCCACCTAAAGAAGATAAATCACTAATAGCAGATAGAGAATTTATAATACTTAAGAAATTGATTGCTGTGTTTTGTGCTATATTAATTCCAGTAGGAAGACCTACAATAGAAGCACATGGATTATTATTTCCAAAGGATGAGTATACCGTTTGAGCCCAACTTTCAAAACCTCCATTGTAAAAATCAGTAGGTTGAAATGTATGGATTTGGCCGTAATAGGTTACCGTTATTCCATTAGTAGAAACCGGTATTGTCTTGACTACACCTGTACAAGGATCAGTATATGAATAATTAAAAGACTGACCATAACTTGCTATTGACGTGAACCAAAAGGCAATAAAGAATATAATTGATCTAATGTACATTTACGATTTGAATATGCCTTTTTTAATCATTCTCGAAACAATTCTAGAAGATGCCGTTTCAAGAGATTTCTTGGTAGTTATACCAATGTGTGATTGATTGAACTTAATTTCACTATCATCAACTCCATCTAAAATAGAAACCGTCTTAATAGTTGATGCTTCACCAAGACCGGATCCCATAATAATTTCACCAGTCTCAGCATCCACAAATTTAATTTGTAAACCTAAACGAGTTATTTGAGTGGTTTTTGATTCGCCATTAATTTTTACAACTTCATCATCAGATACAGAAAAATCATAGACCTCAATATAAACAAAATATTTAGCGAGTTTGATCTTTCCTCTACCGTCTATTTTATTTTCAGTAAATCCTTTATCAGATGCTTTAAATTGCTGAACCATACGTTCTTTAATTTCAAGTTTATCTTCAGTGAATACAAAACGATTAGTATATTCAAGATATTCTAGAACAATATTAGTTACACCTAAACCAACTCTTTTATCTTTCAATTCAGGGTACATCTCATACAATTCTGAATTGATTCCAATTTTAAGAATTTGAATGGGAACTTTAACTGTATCAGTATATTCTGGTAATGCATCAAGAGATTGCTTCTTTTCAAACTCAGCTTGATATTGCTCAGATTTTATAGTACCAATCTGAGCAATACTTGCTTGAGCAAAAAATAATAGCAATATAGAAATTATAATCGCTTTCATAAATTTTGGTTTATTCAATAGGCGGTTCTTCATTAGATGATGAACTCTCATTTTTATTCTTTCCGGTTAAGTACTTATCAACTGAAGCGATACCAAATGCACCTAAAGTAATAACCATAAATCCATCAAAAATGAATTCATTAATCTCGAAAGGCATACCTTTGAAACCGGTATAAATATCAACTCCAAATGCAATAACCATCACAATGAAAGCACAAAATCCAACGATAGATTTTTCATTAATATCGTTATCATCCATAAACATTCTCTTAAAGAATCCAGGTTTGGTGTTTTGTAATTTAGCCATTTTGTTTTAATTTTTTTAATTACCAAGGAGCATCCTCAGATTCTTTTTTCTTTTCTTCTTTCTTTTCAGCAGGAGCTTTCTCTATAACTCTTTCTTTGATGATAGTAGTGGTACCACCATTGTTTTGTTGTTTTTGAGTATTCTCTTGATTTTGTTGTACATTAATTACAACTGGTGCTGGTGCAGCTTGCTCGGTTTTAGTTTCTTCTTTATCTTCGTGTCCACCACCAAATAGAGTAGTAGATAACCAGATTCCTCCGCCAGCAATAACTGTGGTTAGAGTTCCTATTAAAGTTTTCTTTAGACCTGACCAAGTTCCGTCATTTTGATCTTGTGTTTCTTCTGACATGATTATTAGTTTTTGATTATTTTTTTACTTATAGTTTGATTCTTGGCTTGTAAAGAAGCAACATAAATTCCTTGAGTAAGATGATTAATATTTGAAGTATAAACATATTCACCTTCTGGCATATCTTTATCAAGAATTATGTGATTGATTTCTCCATTCATGCCTACTATATATAACTTTACTCGACCTGTCTGTTTTACGGTAAAGTCGATGGTAATTTCACCAGATGTTGGATTTGGAAATATAGTCATTTCATTTTCACTTAAACCTCCAGAAATAGGTGCCATTTTAGCGACAATCAAAATTCCATTTGCTGGAGTAATATTCATATCTTTAGAATAAGCATCACCTGAAAATTTACGAGAAGTATAAAGAGGTGATTGATTCCATTCTGCTTGAGGTTTCAAAGCCAAGAAACGAAGAGTGAATATTTCATATCCATCAGAAATCATATATGATTTGTTAGATGAAGGATCATATCCGGCCCATTCTATAATACCATTCATAGGATTAATAGAAGACATCCAAAACATGGATTTTTGAGAATTCTTAACATCTTTGAATTGTAAAAGCGTTTGATCGTATAGCATTGAAAGTTGTAATGCTGAAATATCTTTTCCATTAGTTTTAACAGTAACTGGAAGTTCCACTAGATTTCCTTCTTTAACAGAAAGTGAAGGTAGACCTATTTCCATAGAAGATGTAGGAAAGTCATATTCAACTTTCATATCAATAACATTTTCTTGTTGGATAGGAGTTCCGGCAGGTGGACTAACAATAATATCTATTGGGGTTAGACGAGCCATATGATAACCGGTTCCATTTGCATCACCAGGTACACATACATAATAAGTTACACTATCTGGTGCTCCAGGAAGTATATCAAAATAGAAGTTCGTAGCTCCTGAAATAGTTCCAGTAAAGTTTGTGGTTGGGGTTCCAACGATTGTGGTATATTCTGTTTCAGTAAAGAATTTTACATCTTTAACTGAGTTAGGCCAAGTGCTAAATCTACCGGCAATTCTACCAAATACTCCATAAGCATCGGTGATGGATATTCCATTAGATGAATTAACGTCTCCAGTATAAAAATCAAATCCAGAAGGAGTAGCTCCACCAAGAACCCATTGATTAATTAGCTGAGCATCGGCAGTTGAAATAACGTTACCAACTGACATTGTATCTCCTTGAATAGAAAGACGAACATCATAATAAGTTGTATCGATTAATTCCGTAAATGAAAATACTCCTAAAAGGTTAGTTGTGTAAGTTGCATGTGCACCCCAAGTTCCACCAATCTTAACTTTTTTTTCTAATGAAAGCGGAAGGTTTTTAGCTGGTGTTGCGGTTACGTTAGTAAATTTACCATGATAACTAAGTTGTGGTCTTAACCAAGTTCCACCATAACTATGTAAATTTAAGACCGTATCTAAACCAGTTTGCTCAGCAGCAATCTCAGGAAAAGTAGCAGAACCAGTCCAGGTTAATGCACTAATACTTGGTAAGGCAAAAAATGCACCGGATGATACGTGATTAAATGTAATTTCAAATCTTTCACCGTCTGCTAATGTATATGCTGAACTATTTCCTGTATAAACTAGAGACATAGTAACATAACCTGCCGTATTGTTATCTACTGATTGTAGGTAAAGATTAGTTGTTGATCCTACTAAAGCAACTGATGCAGATGAGAAAGCATTTTTGTCGTAGAATACTCTAAATTGTACACCAGTATATAATGTACTGGTTGTGTTTTTAAGAGTTATTCTGGCTTTTGATATTCCTAATGTTGATGTACCAACAGAATAGTTGGTATCTATTAAAGCCCAGATTCCTGCACTTGGTGCTGGTGGACCAGATTGTGCAAACGTAAGAATTGGAAGAGCTAGAATAATCATCAATAGAAATGATTTAAGCAATTTCTTCATTTTGTTTTTGTTTTAAGATATGTATCCTAAAAGTGATGAAAAAATTGCTTACTACTAGCGGTCTGTAGGAACAGCAATTGTCACCTATCATTGATAAGTGACAATTGAATATTTCAAATTAATTTATTTTTTGGTAAGTTCTTCTTGAATGATTCGTTTTCCTCGAGAAATTCGATTTTTTACGGTATGTAATGGAATATTTAGTTTCTCGGCGATTTCATCGTATTTTAAATCGTTATAGAATTTTTCAACTACTACCTCACGATATTCGATTGGTAAATTATCGACGATTGTACGAAGGTATAAAATGTGTGCTTTTTCCGCATCAGCATCCTCACGTTTTTCGATTGCATCACGATGATCTTCGATAGATTCAAATTCAAGTTTATGTAAACGGTTACGATTTTCATCGTTATCGAATGCAGAAAGGGAAACCGTTCTTTGTACTTTTTTAGCACGAAGATAACCACAAGCATGAGTGTATGCTATTCGATAAATCCACGTTGATATATGCCATTTGGGATCATATTTATCGATTTTATTGTAAACCTCAGACATTACCGCCGAAACAATATGATTAGACATATCGTAATCTTTTACAATTTGAAAGACATAATTTGTTAATCCTGGTTTAAGTCGATGATACAAATCGGTAAATACTCGTTCTGATCTGGTTTCTTTAAATGAAACGCCTAATTCCTTTAATGATTCGTTTTTAGCCATAAGTTGATTTGTTTAAGTTATTATTTATAGTATAATATAATAAAAAAAATTGGTAAAGTAAAATTTATTGATGGAAAGTTATTAACAAATTATTTCTTTTTACGTTGACCTAATTTGCGAGTTCCGGATTGAACGGTTATTTCTGTGAAGGAAACTTCATTATTAAAATTATATTTGTCAAATTCCATGATTCCTTCGTTAGTATAAAAAGTGATAGTAGAACCAGATTGAAGATCATCGAATTGTTTTTCGTTAAGTGTTAAAGTATCACCAACTTTGTATATTATGGGATAAACTTCTCTACCGGAGTTTTCGGTAATTGCTTTTGTTACGTTTAAATGGAATTCTCTGTGTGTCATATGTATATTGTTTTAAATTGTATATACAAATATAATAAATCTTTTTGGAATAAAAAAATATTTGTTTCAAAAGTTATTAACAATTTAATTCCAATGATCGTGATCTTCTTCGTTGAATTTGCTTAATACCTTTTCTATATGTTGTTGACCGGCTTTTGCAATCTGCATGAAAATTGCCTGTTCTTCTTCATTTAAATCCATTGGACGAGATCCTACAAATTTAAGGTCAGGAGATTTTTCATCATGATCCATGTTTTCCCATGAGGCAAGCATGAAACAAGATTCAGGAGATCCGGTAAAGAATGATAGAGAAATAGAGGTATTATTCCGTTGAAGGAAATCTCCGCCAAATGATATGTTCCATCCATTATCTAAATATTCTTGAAGCTTACCATAATATTGATTAGGTTCCCATTTTACAATCTCAAAGAATGAATATTTGGGAATATCTAAATGTGATTGCATTGGACATTTCTTTCCATCTTTATCGATAAAGTAATTAGTTATGGAAATTGAACCCTCTCTCAATTGAAAAGGTTTCCATTTTAATTTATTAAAGTTTCGTAATCGTCCCATCTTTTTTTATGTGTGTTAATTGATCGTTTATCCAAATTGCTTCAGGTTGAGCATCGGTTAGAATTTTCCTAATATATGCATTTGGATATTTTACTTTTGTGTATACCACTTCATGAGTTTCATATAGAACCTTTATAGTAGATCCTCCTGGAGTAAATGATAGTTGATTCGTTCGCATAGAATCGGTTGGTTCATAAGTTTTCATCTGAATCTGTTTTAGGTTTAATATCTAATGAAGCATATATTTTTCGTGCAGCAATTTCATGCCAATCTGGAATACTTCGTTCATGTTTCTTTTGCTCATCTTTGATTCTTTGAGCGATTGCTTTTATGATTATCTCTTTATCTTCCATATTAATTTAGTAGAGTATTAAGTTTATCTTCGTCTTCAATTATTAAAAATGGAACTCCATCTTTAGTTTGTTGGAATCTTCCACATTCTGAAATTCGTTTTGCGAATTCTTCTCCTCTTATGTTTACGAACATCTGAAGAGTTTGTATCATGTAAATTATCATATTAACAAATTTGTGAATGTGCGTGTTCGGAAATAAAGCTACCGTCTTCGTTAAGAATATCTAATTCTTCGTCGGTCATTTCACGATTATCATAATCAGCAGATTCGATGTAAGCGTCACAGAAATCTGGAAAATCTTCCATATCGATTCCACCTACGAATACGTTTGAGATTTTGTTGTAGTCTAATTTAGTCATTGTCATATGTATATTGTTTTAAATTGTATATACAAATATAATACTTTTTTGTGGAATAAAAAAATTTATTTGAATAAAGTTATTAACAAATTAAAACATAGAGGCCTCACTCTCTAATTAGTCATTTTTAGTTCCGCAATTAGGGCAGAATTTCCATGTTTGTTTTTTCATTCGAGTTCCACATTCAGTACAATATGTACGAATTTCAGAAACCTCAATTGGTTTGATTGATTCCGGGAATAGCTGAATTTGAATGGCGTTCGTTGGCCATGAATTATAAGATCCATAAGATGATTCCATTTTTTGATTAGTCTTTTCACCTTTCTCAATTCTTCCCGTTTCTATTGATGCATCTACCGAAAGAGATTTTACATCTGAACTACCGGCAATAGGCATATTAAGAGATGATGTGAAGGTAGAGGCAATTCCTCCAAAGATGGGTTGTGAATCGAACAACATATTTCCATTATGGAAGTTGTTTTGATAATAAACCGTTGGCGATGAAGTCCACGATATTCCACTAAAAGTAGGATTATAATAATTCTGTTCTAAGAAGAATTCAACTTCAATTTTACCATTGTTGGCAATTGCTTCAAGTACTTCATGATTATTCTCAACATCATATGTTTCGAAAAGGAAGGAATTGTTTGTGTCTAGATAACGAGAAAGAAATACTCGTTGACCTGGTTTAATAATCAATCCGGCAGTTGAGATATACTCACCATTCATTTTGATTTTTGCTAATACCGAAACGGTATGTGGATTGAATACCTCTATCTCGAAATTTGTTTTATCTTTAAGATAGTAGCGATTTTTATCATAGCTCTTTAGACGGCTGTGATTAATAGCGATATGAGCTTCGCAAGCTTTTTCTGTTGTGGTTGTTGTGTACATTTTTACCTTTGTTTTTAGTTTGTTAATCTTATTGTAGCCGATTAGACTACTCTAGGGTGATTAAACCCAAGACAAACAAGAGTGAGGCTCTATGTTTATTTTTTATTTGTTATTTCAATAATATCAAGTATAGCATCTAGGGCAACTGGTTTTAAACCCCAATTCTTACAATTGACATTGATTCGTTGTTCTTTAATATTTGTTGGTTCTTCTCCGGCATGAAATTGCATAAATCCATTTTCTTTTCCAGGCCAATCTAACATAGGCCAATGAGAAAATATAAAATTGTGATCTTTCATAGTTCCAATCTGATTGGTAAATAAAGTATGAACTCCAGTTTTAACTAAAGATATGGTCGGTAGAAAGGTATCACATTTACCGGATACGAAATAAATTTTACCTTTCAGAAAATTGATTGCCGTTTCTGCTGAAATAGGATCCCATGCAAAATTACCTAAATGATATACTACATCATCTTCACCGACGGTTTCATTCCATAAATCAATCATGTTATCTTCCATCTCTTCTACACTCTCAAATCCTCTTTCAACGGCAGCTAAATTTCTACCAAAGAAAGTATCGGATATTAAGAAGACATTTGGCTTTTTTCTTTTCATACCTATTTTATGCAGTAGGATTAGAAATAGATCTAAAAACTTCTTCTATTTTTCTGATTAATGGATTTCTAACCGTATCTTCTTCGGTGAATCTAATACATCCAATTGCTGGAACCGTTGAGAATTTATCCATGATTAGCTGTAAAGAAGAGTTTTTCTTATTTTTCAAATCGATTTGACCTTCATCACCTAAGAATATCATCTTACAATTTTCACCTATACGAGTCATAATAGTTCTCATATTATCAGGTGTAATATTTTGACATTCATCGACAATTACAATACAATTATCTAGATTAATTCCTCGCATATATGCAAGAGGAAGAACTTCAATTGATTGAGAGTCTTTTAAATTTTTAATAACATTCTTGGGAAGGATTTTCTCGAAGTTGTGAAAGAATGAATAAACGAAAGGTTCCATTTTTTCTTCCATAGTTCCTTTAAGATAACCAATCTCTTCATCCTTAAGAGTTGTAACGGATTTTACTAATACGATTTTACGATACTTAAATTCGGATTTGAATAATTTAAGTGCTTGAACGCAAGCTAAGAAAGTTTTACCTGTACCAGCTGGACCCGAACATATTACAATTTCCTTATTACTTATTAAGTCTAAAAAAATCTTTTGATTTTCGCTTTTAGGTTTTAACTCAATTTTGTATTTTTCAAGAATGGGTTGATTTGGTTGGAAATGATTGATTACCTCTTGGTAATCTTGTTCTTCCTCTTGATAATTCTTTCTTCTTTTAGCCATATATTGTTTTTTATTAGGTTAGGTGGTTTTGAATACCGCGTTTGCTGCCGGTTTTATGGTAATTGAAGCGGCATTTAAAGCTTTCGACATAGCAGCTCCAATCGCCTCTGCAGTGAGAGGAGCAGGTCCAGGAGCAGCCTTTCCTTTTGGATCGGTAGCTTTTGGAGCAGCACCTGCTGGACCTGGAGTCAAAATATCTTTAACGCCTTCAAGTATTCCACCACCGCCACCGCCACCACCACCACCGGATTCTTTAATTGCTTCGGTAAGAGCTTTACCAAATTCTTCAAATGCAACTTTAAGAGTATCATTAATTTTAGCAGCCATAGCTTCAGGATTCTTTGATAAAATCGCCATTGACTTAAATAGAGAATCCGTTTTAGTAAGCCTTTCCATATCAAATCCATTAACATGAGTTTTGATATTTTTCATTGCTGCTTCTATACGTTCTACGTTAGATGCAACCTTACCTAATTGATCGGCCGGTGCAGCAAGTCTTTCAATACCTTTAACGAATAGCATCATATATCCTGCTGTTTGAGGAAGATTTTTCTGCTTGGCTGGATCATAAGCATCCATTACTGCTTGATTAAAACTAGTAAATGATTTAACTCCTTTATCTGCATCTGTTATCTTAGAGAATTTTTCATTAACCTCTACCATCTTCATTAAGGCTTCACTCATTGTAGGAATGTATTCAATAGCTTCGTCGATAGAATCTTCATTCTCGTCAACGAATGTTCCGAAGTCCATCATTCCCTGTCCTAGAACCATTATAACACTATTAATTGTTCTGGCAGCCTCTTCTAACATTGCCTTAGAAATTTTAATAGGAGTTCCAGGTACTAATTTAGTACCTTTTCCGTCTTGAACGGCAGTCATTGGAGTAAATGTTCCTGTTGCAACTTTAATAACCGATTCAGTAATTCCTTGTAGATTTTCTCCTATGTTAGCTAATGCTTCGACTCCTTTAGATAAGAATCCTCCAGAGAATACTCCTTCAGATGCAGCTTCATCTTTACCTACTTTAGCGAATGCTTCGGCAACAACCGCAATAATTTTTGCTATATTGGCTCCGGCAGCAGCAAAATCTGTCGGCGACATTTTCGTAATCGATTTAGGAATTATTTTAGCATTTTTAGTTCCAGCACCAATTACTTCATATTCAGTTATTTCGAGATTAGCGAATGCTTGTACTCCTTTTGCTAAATTAACAAGAGTATCTCCAGATCTTGATAATGCATCAATACCGGCAGATACAAATCCACCACCGAATATTGCATCATAGAAAGGATTTCCAGATGGTGTACCCTTTTCTAATTTACCAACTAAAGCGAATGGTTCGGCAATAGCCCCAATTACTTGTGCCATTCCATAAGCCGCTGATTCAAAATCGGACTTGCTTAATTTGGTAATTCCTTTAGGAACGATTTTAGCATTTTTAGTTCCAGCACCAACCACCTCATATTCAATAACTGAAAGATTAGCAAATGCTTGAATTCCTTTTGCTAATGAAGATAGAGTATTTCCGGCTTGTGAAAGTGCCATAATACCAATCATTAAATCCATCCAATCGACATTGATTCCCATTTTCTTCTGACGTTCTTTATCAGTAACTAATGAGAATGCTCCAACGATACCACCAATAGCAGCTTCCATATTAGCAGAATCCGAAGAAGTAAATCCGGCTTTCTTAAATGCGGCTAATCCTAAAGAGATAGACAATAAAGCAACACCGGCAAGAATTAATGGCGGAATTGCTATGAATAGAAGAACCGATCTAGCTGCCGCTTGAGCAGCAAATTTAATTGATGCAAGAATACCACCAGGCATATCTCCTCCAAGAAAACCAGATATTACGGAACCTAATGCAGATTTTAAACTCTCATCATCGGTTCCTTTTTTCCAACCAATAGCTTTGAATACGGCCAATCCTAATGCAAGAGGCATTAATGCAACACCGGCAATAGCCATTGCTGCACTACCTAATATAATAAATGGAGAGGCTAATCCGGCAATACCCATAGTTACACCAACTGCACCTATAGCAGCTCCTAAAGATAAAGCATCTTCAACTTTAAATCCGGTTAGCTTGAATGCTCCAAGACCAAGAGAAAGAACTACTAAAGATAAACCAGCAACAATCATTGCGGCAGATCCTAATGCAATAAATAAAGGTACCGGTCCAGCACCGGCAATTCCCATTACAACACCAAGTCCTAAGATGGTAGCTCCTAGAATAGCAGCATCTTGAAATGTTAATTTAGTTTGAGCGAATACAAGTAAACCCGCAGAAATAACTATTAGAGCAATTCCGGCGACTATCATTGCAGCGGATCCTTTAATAATTTCCATAAAGAATTCACCAGCACCTCCCATTACTAATCCAAGACCAGCGATAGTAACCCCTAACATTGCGGTTTCTTCCCAAGTCATTCCAACTGATTTATAAAAGAATAAACCTAAGGCTAAGAATGATATACCTAATCCTATAGCAGCAACTGCAAGAGCTCCTTTTAATATATCATTAAAGAATTTACCTACTATATAGAAGGCTAAAGCAAATGCACCAATGGTAAGAATAACATAAAGAGAACTCATTATAGGAACCTCTTTTGCAAATAATATAATAGTTAATCCGAGAAGAATAATAGCAATAGCTCCTAAAGCCATATTTATAATTCCTTTTCTGACCATATTAGATCCCATTGACTTAATACTTTTCGAAAGAAGTTTAAGAGTTAATGCAAGAACCAAAGCACCAATCAATCCAGGAATACCAATAATTGCATAAGCCAACATAACTAAACCGAATATTAAAATAGCTTTACCAAGTCCTATTAAGGCTTGCATTCCGGCAGCAACTTTAGGATCGTTTAAACCAGCTGTTTTCACTAATAATCTAACGGTTAATCCAAATAAAACAGCACCTAGCATTGCTGGAATACCGATAATTGCATAACCCAACATTGCTAATCCAAAATATATGGCTCCAAGACCTAATGCAGCAATTCCGACAATTCCAGCAGCAACTTTAGGATCATTTAATCCGGCAGTTTTAGCTAATAATCTAACGGTTAATCCAAATAAAACAGCACCTAGCATTGCAGGAATACCAATAACTGCATATAAAGCCATTGCTAATCCAAAATATATAACACCAAGACCTAATGCAGCAACTGCAACAATTCCTTTAAGCGAATTTTCATCTACTTCTCCGGCAGATTTCAATAAGAGTCTAATTGTTAATCCAAATAGCATTGAACCTAACATTGCGGTTGGTCCGAGTATTACATATAGAGTCATTGCTAATCCAAATAGAAGAACACCTTTTGCTAAAGTTATAACCGTATTCGCTATAATTTCAGCTTTCTTTTCATCTATTTTATCAGTTAAACTAGCTAGACCATCAGCTATATTACCTAAAAATTCTTTTACTTGTTCGCCAGTTTTAGGTTTAATTTTTTCAGCCGCTTTAACAAGTTTACTCAATCCTTTAGAGAGAATTTCTAAATTCTTGCCTAACATTTTATCTTCGCCAGCACTACCTCCATTGGTTCCTATCTTAGCCTCAATGGACATAAGTAAGGAGGTTTGCTTCTTAAGCTCCTGCCCAACATCAACCGTCATTGTTGTATTTAATGACGTTAATAAATTAATTGACTGATCATATTGGGTTTGCACTTGCTGAAGCATCGCTTCCATCTTGCTAGTGATGGAAACAATTGCTTCTTGTGCATTTACTTGTCTAGCGCTCAATTACAAATTATATTTTTAATGAGGAGGGAATTCCAGGGAAAGATGATAGTGAACCCATGCTAGGCATTGAAGGTAAACTCTTTTTAGCGTCTTTCATCATGGAATTAACATTCATACTATCAGATTGTCCTTTATGAGAACGTTCTTCGGCATCTTGTTTCTCCTTTAATATATCTATCAAGTTCTGTGTGATATATTCGTACTCATAATACGACATGCCTTCAATTTCTGAAGGCTGTAGTCGTAGATGATAAAGTAAATAAGTTTTAGTCTTAAATAAGTTCTCCAGAGATATCTGAAATAACGAAAAGACTTTTGATACCGCCGGGAAAGCTAATGGGAGTGCGCAACTCCGTACCGCACTTTGAGCAATTATGACTTAGCTCTTCTTTTACCCCTATTCGAGTCATTTCAGTTAATTTACTCATTGTTTGATATTTAGTAGTATCCCAACGCATAAATTCAACTTCCATATTTTTAATGGATGCTTCAGTAAATCCTCTCCATTCTTGAATCATGTAAGGAAGAACCTTAACGAATGATTGATCGATTTTCTTTCCTTCTTGTTGAGTCTTTTGAATATATTTAGTAATTTCTCTCATGATACCAATTGATGGTGGAGAGATTTTAATATTACCTGATGATTTAGTTTGTACATCAAATATACGAGATTCTGGATCGTAATATTTCATAATGGTATCTTCTAATTTAGTAGATTCAAATGCATCATTACGAATATCAAGTTCATTATCAGTACTACACTCTTTGCAAGTTACACTTAACATTAGACGATTTTCACCTTTAAGGAAAGTTAATTCACGAATAGCCATGATTATGAATATACGATCTTCTTCTTTAAGATCTTTAAAAGATGCTTGACGGCCAGGTACACGAATTTGCATACATCCATTAAGAATTTCATTTAAGGCTTCATCTACCGAAAAGGGATTTTGTTCGTCGATTGTAGAGAAATGACGAATCTCTTTTACTTGTGCTGCACGAATCATAAAGCGAGTTCCTTCTGGATAAAAAATTCCTTTTGATGGGAATTGCTCTGCATAGATTTCATGATAACCTGGTAATAAAGCCGCTTCATCTGATCCACGATCAGTATAATCTCTAGCTTTACCCAATGAAGTAGGTTTTACTTCCTGTTCTTCAATTTTCGTTTCTTGGCGAAATTCACGATTCTCTAAATCATTCATCCCTGCCTCATAATTATTTTTGTTTTCCATTTTTTAATTTTCGTTTTTTGAATTTTGTTTTGTTGTTTGAATAATTTCTTTAACTCGTTCATTCACAAACGAATTTTGTTCTCCTTCATATTCTCTTATATGATTGTTAATCATATCTCGAATATAAGCTGATGCCGTCATTAATTGACCTTTCACCGATGAGTAATTGATGATAATGTTCTTTAATTTATGGTCATCCGAAGGAGAGAGTAGAACTTGGTATTTTCTATCTTTGTTCTCTTTCATTTCCTTGGTTTTATTTTATATATCTAAGAACTATAATAAAATAGTATATGATTATAGTATTCCTATAATCTAAAAATATGGATTCAATATATGATACTCTAATGACCAGAATTTATTTGATAAAGTTTTTCCTTAACAAAATTATCATTAAACAAAGGTGGTCATCTATTGATCCGAGAAGTATAATCAAAATACTTATTGGGAATATATCTACTAGGCCATCAAAAAAGATGAGTGCTGTTAACTCCATAAATGATTGCCGCTCCAATAGTAAAACCAGTAGAAGAGGCTAAAGCCATTTTTATACGGTCTTTCCAAGTTTTAGATTCAACCATATAGCCTACAAATGGTAGACCGAGGAAAGGACCAAGAGAAGCCCAAAATATCATTGATATACTTTTATCAGCAACGGTTGATATGTACATGGTACCAGCAGCTTCTATAATTAAGGCTGCAATCGCAATGATGATATATTTTTTCATGTGAATTATTTGGTTTGTAATGATTTTTTAAGAGCCATAAGGTCTTGTTTATACCATTCTTCCTTAGTTAACTTTTGAATTTCTTCGATTTCAGATTTTTTGGTTTCAACATCTTTAAGCAATTCATCGATTTTTTCTTTCGTTAATGAATGAATAGGCATTGAAAGTAAGTAAGTAAACGATCCATCTAGCTGATCGAATTTATTCTTTATTAATTCAGCTTCGATTTGTGCTTTAGGAACGTTATTAATTTTTAGTTTGCTATCAACAACCATTTTAATAAATCTAGCTCGATTTGATAATCTAGTTAGGTCTCGGGTATATAGATCAACGTAATATTGTTTTCGTTTGTCATAATAACTTAGACGGAAGTTTACAAAGTAATTGATAATTTCATTTACGTTTTTGAAAATGATTAGCTTACCACGTTCATCTAAACAAGTTAGATTTTCTGTTTCGGCTTCGGCTAATTTTAAATAACCTTCAAGACGAGGTTCATGTTGTTTCATTTCTGCTCTACCAATTTTTACGGTATAGCTAATTCCATTTGAACAATTATCATCATAATGACGAATGATTCCTTTTTCCAATAAACCATTAAGAATATTATCATATTTCTCAAGAGTCATTGAAGGTGGAAGTTCTGTGATTTCTACGGTTGTAGTATCTTTTACATCATAGATTCCACGAAATACAAATGATGATGCACTGCCATCGACTTTTTCAACGTTACCGTTAAAGTCTCTCCACCATGGTAAAGGTTCTTTAAATTTCTTTCCATTAACAATCGCAAGACAAGCATCGATTAAATCAATTGGATTTCGGTTAAGAATGTTAGTGGCAAATCCAACTGCAATACCGGAAGATCCATTTAATAAAACAGTAGGTATAATTGGTAAGAAATATTCAGGTTCAATTTCATTTCCTTCTTCCATTCGAGGAGTAAGTAATTCGAAGTCTTTATAAATCAATCTGAAATTTTTAGATAATTTAGTTGAGATATAACGAGGAGCACCGGCTTCAGGAGATCGCAAAGATCCAAATTGACCAATCTCTTCAAGGAGCGGAAGTGAATTCTTAAATGATTGTGCCATACCAATAATTGCAGCATCAAGTGATGCATTACCATGATGATAAAAAGATTCAACTGCAACTTTACCGCTCAATTGAAAAATCTTAAAAGGTTTTTCAGTTCCATTCTTCCATGCTCGATTTGCAGTAAAAATGATTTTTCTTTGTGTTGGTTTGAATCCATCAATAACCGAAGGTATTGCACGATTTTCCACCACATACTTGGCATAACTTAAATATTCGGTATCCAGATATTCAGTTACCGATTTTGATTTCTGTTCAGCTACTTTCATATATTTACGCTTTTAACAATTTTGTTTTTCTAGGGGTTGAATCTCCACCGAACCATTCAGATAAAGTTTGTTTGAATAATTTATCGCTAGTAAGCAATAAAGTATTTGGATTACGAATGATATCGTTGTATTCCACATCTTCAAGAGATGCAAGACCTTTTTTGTATTCGATAGACCAGGGTTTTGGATCGATTTCTTTAAACCATTTATGATATTCTTCGTTAGTATAGAAACTCATGGTTTGTTTTCCTTTTTGAGCAACCACAATAGGAGTCATAATACGGAAGATGCGATTTTCAGTAAATAATTCTGGCCAAAATTTAGCGAAGAAATTAATTAACAATGCAGCGATTGCATCACCATCTGGATCAGCATCGGTATATATGTAAATTTTACCATATCGAAGATTTTCAGGTGCTTCACCTAAACGAAGTCCAAGCGAACCCATAAGATCGACTACTTCACGATTCTTAATAACATCAGATGGTTTTAGTTCATTAACATTTAGGAATTTTCCTTTGAGTGGAAATGCACCGAATGATTGAGGTTCTCTAAATTTACGAACGGCACTTAATGCACTCATTCCTTCGAATATACCAAGTACACATTTATCACGATCACCTCTAGATTTTGCATCAATTAGCTTTTGAATCTTGGTGGTATCTAAATTCTTGTTTAATTTACGAAGTTGTGCTCTTTCATCAGCTTCCTTTTTACGATCTATCCAATCAAGTAATGATTTTACAATTTCAGATTGAAAGATACGCATTGCAAGTTTATCTGAAATGATATGAGAAGATCCAAAATCTTTAGGTTCGGTAATTAGTTTTTCTTTAGTTTGGGATGAGAATGCCGGATTGAATACCGTTGCATTAACAAATAGAAAAATGTGATTACGAATCTCGGCTGGTTTTACCTCGACTTTATGTTTTTTCTTAATTAGAATTCGTAGTTTTTCAACTGCTTGATTTAAGATGTAATTGATATGAGTTCCACCATCCTTAGTTTCAATGGAGTTAACAAAGGAAACAGATTGAAAAGATCCGTTTGATGGTGCAAAAGCGAATTCCCAATTTTCTGAAGATTCGAATAAAGCTTCATTGACGTATAATTTAACATATTCTAAAAATGATTTGAAACGATATTTCTCTTTATTGAAATTTACTCGAAGTCCTGGATTTGCAGCGGCAATATCGATTAAACGTTTACGCATCATTTTGAGATGCTTTTCGCCAATTGATTTCATTCCAAATTGTTGAAGATCCGCGATATAAGATATTTCAGTAAATTTTCTATCAGATTTGGAAATCTTAGCTTCGGTTCGTTTTCCCATGTTGTCGGAAAAGGTTTGAAGGTATTGATTTTTACCATCTGCCGTTTTTACTGTAAATTTCTTGGAAAAGATATTAGTTAATGTGGAACCAACACCATTTGTTCCAGCAACGGTTCTTGATTGAGTATCATCGAAATTTGAACCAGCACGAAGATTTGAGAAGATTAATTCTGGAATCCATTGTTTGTGTTCAGTATGTTGAACAACTGGAATACCACCATTATCCCAAATGGTAATTTCATTTGTTTGTTCGTTTACATTTACAACGATAGTATCTAGTGTCTTATTACGTTTAGATTCATCTACCGAGTTGGAAACGATTTCATCAAATAATTTTAGAAAGCCTGGATTAAATTCAATTTCTTCTTTTTGAAATTTACCATCTTCTAAAAAATACTCGGATGATTGATGTGGTTTGGTTGAACCAATATACATTCCAGGTCTTTTTAAGACGTGCTGTATTTCATCGAGTAATTCGTATTTTTTACTTATGTCTGTTACTTTCATTCGAAAAGATTAGTATTTATAATATATGTATGGTATGGTATCACCGATTTTTATTCGATCAGCAGCCATTCTTACACTATCACCATCTATATAATGATAAACATAGATTGGTTCCATTCGTTGAATAGTCGGATTCCATTTTAATGATGTGTCAATAGATTGAACTATGTGATTAACAACGGTTTTACTTTTTGGCTCTTTACATGAAGTTGCAATAGAAACAATGATAAGAGCAAATGTGAGTAATTTTTTCATTAGTTATAATTTATATGATGTTAAGAATTACGTGATATAAGTTCTGATTCGGTTGAACGAAATTTACGACCAGTTGAAAGATCTACATAAGTTTGTGGTTGATCCATTTCTTTACGCATTTTTCCAAGTCTTTCTAGCTCTTTAATACCAGCAGTATGTGCAGAATCTTTGGTAGCACCGGTAGAATATTTCATGTGAAAGTCGAATTTTGTTTTGTACATTACTTTTTCAACGCCTTTTAGATTGTCATAGAATGAATTCATAGATTATTTTTTAATTGGTTATAACAAATATAATACTTTTTTGTGGAATAAAAAAATGTTTTGTAGGAAAGTTATTAACAATTATTCATCTCCGCCATGTTCATAGCATCGCTCACACATTTCAGGTCGAGGTTCGGTTCCTGCACCAACGGAAGATATATTCTTTCCGCAAAATTTGCATCGTATTGCACGATAGATTTTTTTGATATATTGCATATAGATTAATTTTGATTATTCCCAAGATGCTTCGATTCCCATTGCGTTTGCTTCTTCTTTTCGGATTGCCATTATGGATTTTCCAATTTCCGTAAATGTTGGATATTCAAAAAACATTTTTAATTGATCGTTCCAAGTGGTATTACCAACGAATGAATTTTCACCAGCATAAAGTGAAACACATTGATTAGGGAATGTAATTCTTAAAGGTTCAGCGAAAGTTTGAGCTTCGTTTAAAGAAACATTTTCTAAGATAATTACCTTTCGTATATTATTGGTAATTTGATTGTATAGATCACGATTATCGTAATAATTCGTAGATCCAGTAAGTAATGTATATTCTTTTATAATTTCAGAGTACTCAAGATCAGAAGGTGAAATTGTTATTTTTACTTCTGATTGTTTTTGATTCATCCATTGTTTGTAATTGCTCATATGATTTTGGTTTTAATATTAGATGTATTCAATTGAAAATGATTTAGTACCGAATCTTTCTTTCACTAAATGAATTGCCATTTGGAGTTTAGGTGAATCTTCCATAAATCCGAAATGCGTAAAATGGGTTTTTTCTACGATGGTTTGTAATGAAATTGCATTTGATCGAAGATCTTTAAGAAAAGATTTTGCGGCTTTAGCGGATAGAGTAATTACGAAAGGTTGCATATGTTATTTGTTTAAATTGTATATACAAATATAATAAATCTTTGTGAAATAAAAAAATCTTTTTGAATAAAGTTATTAACAATTTTAAAAATGGCGGATGAATTCATAATTTGAATCTCTTAAGGATTCTGCAACTAATTGATTATACACACCGAAGGTTCCTTCCGTTGCTAATTTGATTGGTGCCCATTTAACAATATGAGGTTCATTAAAATGAATTTCACCAGAATACTTGGCAACATAAGTATAATTCATGAAACCGTATTTATGAATTGCAAATATAAGTTTAAGATCGTGAACATCTAAACCGGTTTCTTCTTTGGTTTCTCTAATGGCAGTTTGAACGGGATCACCATTATCTTCAGGATCGGATTTACCACCAGGTAAACCAAAATCAGAATGGTTATCTTTTCTAGAAACACAGAGAATTTTTCCTTCCTCGTTGATGAGGACAACTTGAGCACTAATCTTTTGCATATATTGTTTTAAATTGTATATACAAATATAATACAAAATCCCGAGATTAAAAAATCTCGGGATCAAAAGTTATTAACAATTAGTTATTTAACTAGATATTGATCTAGTGTTTTTGTAGGAGGTTCGTTTTTGAAGTAATAAACAACCGTCTTCTTTGAATTATAGAATTTAATAGTCTTCTTAAAAGCAGTAGGAATAGTTGCACCACTAGGAAGTTTGGTAGCATTTTCAAAAATAACATCGATTCGAATAATCAATGAATCAGTTTTAGACCATTCACGTTCATTTGATTCAAGTTGTTTCCATACACCTCGGTTTAATTTATAGTGTTGAAGAGCACAATTGAGATAGGAAAATGTTAGTAATAGAGTTTCTCGATTAACACAGAAATCGGCAGCAGGAGCCATATGACCTTTATCATAAACATTATCGGCATAATCAGCGTTGTCACTTGTTATAATTCCCTTTTCGGAATAAAAATCCATTCCATCTCGTTTCGCTCCACATTCACGACTTTTAACAGAATACTCTAACCAAAGAGGTTGTTGTAGTGATTGAGAATATTTTACAGTATAGATAGGTCTTTTTACCAGAGTGTCTTGTGAATATCCAAAAAGAGGAAGACTCGAGATTAATAAGATTAGTAGTTTTTTCATATTAAAATTTTCCTTCAGAGTTACGATATTTTACAGTTAATTTAGGAACAAAAATCATTGAGTGTTTATTATTTTCATCTTCTACAATTCTTTTAATTCTTTCAGTATTATCCCAATCGCCAGGGAAGCACTCTTTTCTACGAGGTTGTGTCGCTTTTTGTTGATCCCAAGTACGATACTTGATATATTTTAAAGGTTCTAATTTCCAAGTCATTGCTGAATGACATTGTCCACCAAGACCTAATGTGTAATTATTTTCAGAATTCTCATATGTTCCTTTGTCAGGAAAATACATGTAAGATCCGGCATCTCCTTTTACTCTTTTCTTGCGAGCTTGTGTTAAACTATAAACAACTTCTGGGAATTGTGTATAAGCAGTAGCATGAGTTTTTAAATGATCGGTTTTCCAAGCATCATCATGGTCAAGACGTGCAAAATACTTAATGCCATCTTTTTTCATTTGAGCGATGGTCACGTTTGCTGCCGTATTTCCTCCTGTTAGATGTGGAATAGATCCATCATATTTGTCTCTTTCTCCTGGTGTTTTTAGATTATCCATCCAAAGTTTATCTTTTGGAACGATAGATGCAGCAAGTTTTTCAATTTCCGGCCATTCTTCTTGTGGATATGCGTCTCCCATAATATAGACTTTCCATTCTGGCCAACTCTGTGTTTTAACTGACTCTAAACATTCTCTCAGAACTTTTTCGGTGGACATGTGATTTTGTCTACCACCAGCATCAATTTTGTAAGTGGTAATACAAATACCAAACTTAACGCTTTTATCTGGAGTAGCCGTAAGTGCAGCTTCATTAATAGTGTCTAAATTAACCCATTTAGATTGCTCATTAAGAATGAAGTTGTTGTACTTTAAAAATTCCATTAATATATGTTGTATTTTGTTATTTATCCTTGCTTCCTTGCAGGAATTCCAATATATGTTCCTGGTTCAGTAATATTTTTAGTAACCACTGCTCCAGCTCCAATTACTACATTCGAGCAAATATGTATTTGTGGAAGAATTGTTGCATTCGTTCCTATTCTACAAGAGTTACCTATTTTAGCTCCTCCTAGAATTTTAGCTCCTGGCATAATCTCATTAAAATCTCCTATTTGAGAATCATGAAATAAACCGGCATAGCAATTTATAAGGTTTCCTTTTCCAATTTTTACATCGGTTTCTACTAAAGTGTAGTCTAAAAAGATATTCCCTGTGTCAATCTCGGATCTCTCTTGAATGGAGGATAATTCCGATAAGATATTAATTGGTGTGGCTCCCATATCAACCAGAAGATAATAAAAATACTCACGCCATTTAGGATTTCCTATACAAATTGAGAAATTTACTGTCTCGCCAATTGACGTATACTCTTTTACCCATTTAAGATCATGTGCAATTTTATGTTCATATAGGTTCTCTCCTGCATTTTCAGTATCATCAAAGAAGATAACTCTAGGATTTGCGTCGTATAAAGGAAGTACTTGTTTAGCTAATCCATTAGCTCCAATAACTACATGCATCTTAGAAAGTTTTGATTATTGTGTGTGAGATTTCATCGACATCCATAAGCTTCACACCATCGTGACATGGTAGACAAAGAATTCGTCTAGAAATATCTTCGCTAATAGGACATGATTGAGGATCAAAGATTTTGAATTCGTTAACTGATGGATAGAAATATCTACGAGGCATAATTTTAATAGCATCTAATGCCGCATACACTTTAAGACATTGTTCTTCTGTTTCAAATATGATGGGGAAATATGAAAAATTATAAGAGTCGTTGCTGATTGCTTGATATCTAACCGGTAAACCTTCCATTCTATGTTTATACATAAGAGTTAAAAGTTTTCTATGCATAATTGTTTTAGGTAACATTTTTAAATTAGCTAATCCAATTGCAGCAGAGATTTCATGCATTTTAGCATTAGTTCCTTCATGTACAATATCTTTCTTTTCATTATGTCCAAAGAAGCGAAGACGATCAATTCTTTTAGCTAACTCTGGATTTCTAGTAATAATCGATCCACCTTCTCCACTATTATAAATTTTAGTTGCATGATATGAATGAGTTGTAATATCACCGAATTGAGAAAGATCTACTCCTTTATATTTTACACCAACTGCATGAGCACCATCATAAATAACTCGTAGACCTCGACGATCTGCAATTTCTTGAATAGAATCTACATCACATGGATTCGAGAATACATGAACCGCTAAAATAGCAGATGTTCTATCTGTTATTTTTTCTTCAATTTTAGCCGGATCTATATTAAGAGTATTTGGATCAACGTCAACAAAAATAGGTTCATAATCTTGCCATTGAATAGCTGATGCAGTTGCAATCCAGGTAAATGGAGTTGTAATAATTTCACTTCCTTTAGGAAGTTCTAGAGCTCTCATTGCAACTTCAAGTGCAATAGTTCCATTTGTAACTAATGATAGATGAGGTATCTGCCATTGTTCTTTTAACCGATGTTCGAGTTCTTTGACCTTAGGTCCATTGTGCGTTAGGATTCCACTTGCCCAAACTTCTTTTGCAATATTTGCAAATTCTTCGAAGTTAGTTAGTGAAGGTTCTGATACTAGTAGACGATACATATGTTTGCCATTTTGATTGTTTTAATATACTTTTATGATGAGAGTTATCTTTAATCTTTATTCTATTTATAAAATCTCGAATAAGTTCAACGAAATGATCGCAAACAAATTGTTGTCTTTCTACCGGCTCTCCAATAAGTGAAATTGACACTTCAACATGTTCATCAATTCTAGGAGTAAATATCTTACCAGCTTTAATTGTTCCTTGAGTTCCTACAATTTCTACATCACAACGATAAGTAGATTCAAAACTCCAAGTTAAAAATGCAGATTTTCCAGTTTCATCAATAATAAATGTTCTTCCAGAAAGATCAATATCAAGTGATTTTGATATATGAGTAACTGCATCAAGTTTTTGAGGAGTTCCCAATAATAAAGAGGCTAATTTAATAGGATATCCACCGGCATCGAAAAGAGCACCACCACCGAGAGCAGATTTGTAACGAAAATCTGTTTCGGTATTTCTTGGAGGAAATTCAAATCCACTTCTTATGTAAAGAAGATCTCCTATTTTATTTAGGTTTTCTTTTATCCATTTCCACTGAGTATGAAAAGGAAATCCATAATTTTCTTGTATAAGAACTCCTTGTTTATCGGCTAGATTAATTAGATAGGTTGTTTGATATGCATCTATGGTAAGAGATTTTTCGCAAAGAATATTAATTTTTCTCTTTATAAATGTTTTAATCGCATCAAAATGTTCAGATGGAGGAGATGAAATATAAACTAGATCAACTCCAATAATTTCATCTGGATTATCCGTATATTTTGGGATTCCAAATTCTTCAGCATATTGTTTAGCTCTACGAATATCTCGGCTACATACGATAGAAACTTCAACTTCAGGTATTGCCTGAAATGCCGGAATCATTCTTCGTTTTGCAATATCTGAACAATTTAGAATAGCTACTTTCATAGAGGTAAAGATGACATAATTGAACGTGTTTGAATATTTACGTAATTGTTATATTGTAAGAATGTTTTAAGTTGATTAAGAGTCATCCAAATATAATTTCTTGGAAGTTCCAGTTCTTCATTAACTTCTATGATAATATTTCGGTTTTGTTCTTGATAAAATCTTCCTCCTTCTTCGGATTGCATAACATCAAATAAAACCGAATCTGTATTTATTAGTCTTTGATACGATTCAAAGAAAGGCGATAGATCTAAATTCTCTTCAGACATTTGAATAGTTGGTGCCATTTCAACACCATCAAAAGATCCAATCTCATCTTTTAGCTGAACTAGTAAGTGAAATACTCCTTCAAATTTACGAGCAAAGAAACAACATATTCCAGTAGATTTAGGTCGGATTAAAGGTTGATCCCATTGAGCGGATTCTCGATTTTCAATAAATATTCGATAACCTACTACATCAAAATATTTTTCATCTTTATGAACAATCTTACCATCAATCAAATTCCAATCATGTGATTCTGAAAGATAAATTAACCTAGTCAAAGCTTCTCTTCTAAATTTAAGATCGGTAATTAATGAAAGAATTTCTGGATGGGATTTTTGATATACATCTTTACGAAGTAGTGAATCTATCCAAGCAGAATCATGTGAAATTCCACCAAGAAAATCTCTTAGTTCTAGATGTTCAAATGAATATGAACCAAAGTGAATACAACTTAAAACGGTTCGACTATCCATATTGACAGTATTAGGATATCTAGTTAATGCAACAAGATCTCCAAGAGTCATCCATAAATAATTTTCATGAGATAACTCATCTTCAACTTCTATAATAATATTGCGATTACGTTTTTGAAAGAACCTACTAGATTGTTCGGATTGTAGTTGATCTACTAAAATTCTAGATTCTCCTTTTAAGAAATATTCTACAAAGGGTGTTAATGCACCACCATGAACTTTAGTGAAATTACTTTTAGTTGATTGTACGGTTGGTGATAACTGAACGATATTGATATTTCCTGGTTCAATTTTAGCTTGAACTAGAAAATGAAGTACGTCATCGATTTGTTTGGTAATAAATCCAAGAATACCAATTTCGGGTTGATTGATTATTGGTTGATCCCAAATCCTTCCATCTAACTCATTGCGTCTAATATGAATCTGATAAAATTTACCAGAAGTATGTTCTATCTTATGATCGTAGAAATTCCAACCATTTAGCTTATTAAGATCGATTTGTTGAATCGTGTGCTTAACTAATGATCGTCTAGATTCTATCCATTGAAGAACTTCTTCATCGGATTTAGATCTTGTGTGTAGAGATTTTAGGAATAATAACCCTTGTCTTAATTTCAAAACATATGATATTTTTTACTATAAGCAGATCATATCCTTAGACTTATAATTTTAATTATATGATTTGAAATTTATGAAGATTCAACTAATCGCGGATTGCTCCAGCAACATTAAACATTGAGAAATTAACTTTAGTCGCTTTACCATTAGCACCTTTAGCCGGTTTTAATTGAAGAGTTGCACCATCGTTGTTAACCACTTCGTAAGTTGCTCCAGCATAAAGAACCTCACTTCCAACTTCTATAGCAGAAAAATCCTCAAGGCTCATTTTTTCGCTATAAGGTTTCTTGAATCCTTCATTTAAGAAGTTTTTGAATGTGAGTATATGTTTCATATTAGTATAAATTATATGATTCGATTCTGCCGTCTTTTACAAAACGAACAAGCAAGCCTTCGCTAATCTTGATTATTTTATCAGAGCCTATTGGATTAATTAGCATTGTTTCTGATCCTGCTTTAATACCTAATGATGGTCCAAAGATTTGTTTACCTCCTGCCCATTTAAAATTTGGAAAATAAAGTACGGAATCGTTAGAAGATATATTGTAATCTTTGTCTCTTGCGATTTTAATAAATTCTTGAGCTTTCTTCTGTAATTCTTTCACGTCACCATCAATCTCTGAAGATTTCTTTGAGTAGTGAAAAATCATGATGGTTCCTTCATTTAGGAAATTATCGAATGTTGGTATATGTTTCATATTATTTCATTAATTTTTCTAGTGTACTCTTATATAAATCCGCTAAACTTTCAGGCGCTGCATCATAAAATTCAATTGCGGCACTATGTTCAGGTAAAACATAATGACCATTTGCAGTAGGTTTAACCGCAAGATAACCAGTTCCTGGTCCAGAAGTTCTTTTTCTTAATCCAACCGTCAATTCAGTTGTTTTAGATTTTCCCATTGGATTTTTGAATATTAGAACAATAGTCGTATAATCATTTTCACCTCTTGATTGACCTTTATTACTAACCGTAGGAGGTGATGCTAAATTTGTCTTAGAATAACCGGAAGCTTCAACTGATTCAATATTATCTATTACATATTTAGGTAGTGCTTTTAGACAAATATCTAAAATCTCTTGTGAAAGTTTAGATGGTTTTCCTTGAGAATCATTGAACATTCCATAAACTCTTTCCTCGTTTAAGAAGTTTTTGAATGTGAGTATATGTTTCATATTATGTTTTTTTATGAGTGATCTTCTATTACTTCTTTAAAGACCTTTTCAGAATAAGCAAACCAAGTTTGCATCTTTTTAAGCAAATCTTTTTCGTCTTTATAATCCTCTTCTTTGTACAAATCTTTATTTGATTTTATTTCATCAAATTGAATTGGATCAAATTCTTCATATACAATTACAAAAGTAACTTGATTGGTTGTATCTTGTACAATAGCTAATGAAGATAAAGATATCCAATTATCAGATCCTCTATAAGTTTCATTCATTTTTTCCAATTGATATACTCGTGAAGGAGTTGGAAGGTTTGTAAGTTTAGCACCATGAGAAACCATTGAATATGGAGCATTGTATATTAAAGTCTTCGTATCTTTTTTATACTTGGCTGGTAATTTAGCCTTTATAGAAAGTGCCAACTGCTTATCAGAAAGATCAAGAAGGATTGCGGAATTTTCATTAACTTCCTCATTCATAAATGGAGTTCTTGAAATACTTTTTAGATATTTTTTCTCTTCGTCATTAAGTTTAGGTTCAATAAGTTTATACCATTTTCCTTTTTGTGCCCAATTTGACATTTTCAAAAAGGCTAAAACTTCAGGATCTTCTTTTAATTTATCAACAATACTTTTTACAGCTTTATCTTTTTTACGTTTCGCCCACCAAGCTTTTAAATCATCGATAGGATGAAAGCCATCTCCACCACCACTAGCCGCCATTTGACCTATTAGAAGTCCATTAACTATAGCCGCTTGCAGTATTACCATAAGTGCAAGAGAACTATCTTCATTAAGTATCTCTTCTTGTTCATTTAAGAACTCTTTGAATGTTTGTGTATGTTTCATGTTTTTTATTTTTTAAATTATCTTAAGCGTGCTCTAGTTCTTTTATCTCTGTTTCTAATTCTTCTAATTCCGTTTGACTATATCCAAGAATAGAATCGAGTGCATCTCGGAAGTTTTTAAAATGTAATGCTTTTGTAAGTTTAGCATCGTCATAAAGCTTCTTAAGAATCTCTTTAACGCCAACTGAAGTTATCTTCATTTCGGAAATCGTTGACTCGAATAAGAACTCTTTGTATGTGTGTAGGTGTTTCATATTTTTACAAGATTAACTTTGATTCGTGTTTCTCCTATTGACCAAGCAGTTAATAGACGATGATGTCCATCATATATGGATATTCCATCCGGAAATTGAACTGCATTAATTGTAGGTAATTTATCAAATTTCTCAATCATGGCTTTCACTTTATTGCTCTGGATATTTGGTTGAGTTATTTGTATGTCTTTTATATTTATCGGTTTAATCTTTGCGGATTTTTGATTCTTTTCAAAAGTTTCCACAACCTCACTCCAACTATGTTTACTGATATCAAAAATACGATCTATTCTTTTGGCATCTTCAAAGGTTGATCCTTTTGGCAAATCATCGATTTTCTTCATTGCCGAATCAACGTCTTTTGCCTCATTAATAAACTCTTTATATAGTTTGATAGGTTTCATATTTTAATTATTCCAAGACTCAATATATTCAAGATCTTTAAGTGGAAGTTCTGTTGTTGAACCATCCCAATTATGTATTTCTGCTTTACCAGAACTTATAGATTTGATCTTACCACCAGTAAAATCTTCGTCTTTTTTGTATCTAACAAAAGTTCCAACTTTAATTTGATTGGCTTCATTAACATCTTCACTTTCGTACTTCATGCCTTTTCTTGCATATGAAAGCAATTCATTCCCTTTCAAGTCTAACTTATCTAATGCGTTTTCAATATCTTTCTTTGCATCTGATGTTATCGTTGCATCATATGATAAATGTCCGTCTGCTTGTAAGTTGTTCAAAAGTCTTTCGATGTTTTCAGGATATACTTTAAGTCTTCTATCCTTAATGACATCCTTGGCTACTACATAGTACATCATAGCAGGTTTGCTTTCATTTAATCGAGCTTCATTTAAGAATCCTTCAAATGTGTTTATGTGGTTTTTCATATTAACGAGTATTGTTTATTTCTTCGGTTTGGTCAAAATTCTGATAATATGAAGGGATATAACCAACCGTTCTAGGTCCTCTTAAATCTCGTCTAACTATTTTATATATGTCACTATTATCTCGGCTATTAACTTGAAGGAATTCTGTGATTTCGTCACCTTTATAAATGGTCATTTCCTTACCAAAAACGTCTAATATATCATTAATGGTTTTTGAACTTACCCATGATCCTCTAGATCTACCGGAAAGAAGATCTTCTGGATCACTTCCTTTTTTAATGGGATATATTTTAGCATCATTAGGACCTGATCTAAGGGATTCAAGAAGTTGATCGTTATCAAATTTAATAGTAGGTGATGGAGAAAATTGATTTCCACCATCTACTGCTTCTAATCCATAAACATCTAATAAGGTTTTAATAACTTTTGATTTGCCGGATTTATCTTTTAAATGGAAGTAAGTAACATTATCATTAGGCTGTTTAATTATGCCTTTAACATATTGTGACATTTCTTTAGCAATATATTCAGCAGAATCTCCTGAGATATTTCCTTTGTATTTAGATTCATTTAAGAAGCCTTCAAATGTGTTTATGTAATTTTTCATATTAGTTAAATTACTTTTTTTCTGCTAATTTTACAAACTTACTGATATTTCCTCGTTGAACATCTATTATAACTTCTCCTTGTTTATTAGTAGATAAGTATGGTTCATTTGCAAGTTCTTTCTGTTTAGCTGGTGGCCATTCGTCAGCTCCGAACATCATATCAATAACTTCAGCCATAGAACCTAAGTACTCTAACTTTGTCATTGTAGCATATTTATCGATTGGTAGAAATTCAGTTATCGAAGTTTCTGTTTTGCTGTATTTAGCAAGTATATCATCAGGCCATTTGCCATATTCCTTCTTTATAATGAACACCTGTTCAGGATTTTCTTCGGCTAGGTTTTTAATTTTAACACCATCCAATACGGTTGGGTTAGCTTTAAAGTCCGAAACTACCGGCATTTTATCTTCATTTAATCGAACTTCATTTAAGAAACCTTCAAATGTGTTTATGTAATTTTTCATATTGATTATTTCATTTTCCAAATTACTTCACCGGAAGCACTTTCTATATGAATACTTGATTTTGGAAATTTTAGTTTCAGTGATTCAAAATGAGCAGGAAGCATGTGTATATTATCAGTTGTGCTCTGGGCTAAAACTTTTTTATTATCAGATGATACTAGAGTCCAAGGACCTTTAGTAGGTTTTGCTGATTTAGTTATATCTGCCCAAACATTTTCGTTAATTGATTCATTTAAGAACTCTTCAAATGTGTTTATGTAGTTTTTCATATTTTAATCTTTTTTAAGAGGTTCTTCTTTGGTTTTTCCTCGACTCTTCAATTTAGTTTCAAATCTCTTAGACAATTTATCATTTTTTGTTTCTAAAAGCTGAACTTTAGTTTCGCAAGTATTTAGTTGTTTTTCATAAATCTCAATGACCTTGTCATTAGTTTTACTTTTAATAGTAGCTCGATGTTTAAAGAATTCCCATATGTCTTTTCCTTTAAATATACCGATTAGTGCTAAAATTATACCAACAACCGACGTTTCACCCATTTTTAAATATAATTTTTTTTCGTTATTATATTTATCTCTTACTTATATGAATATACAACAAAAGAGAACCTCTTTCGAAGTTCTCTTTAAAAGTCTTAATAGATTGAAATTAAACGATGTTCTCTTCCCACCAATCAGAACGAAATTTAACGTCTGGCATATCAACTTTTTCACCACCTGAGTAATCTGCAGCTAATTCACCGATATCTCCAGTAGGGAAACAATCATGGAAAGTACGTTGCCAGAAGATATCTCCGGCACGATTATAGTTTGTAATAACGAGAGTACCTACATAATCTTTCTTCAAACCTTGTTCACCAGTAAGTGGGTTATAGATCAAACGGAACCAATCACGTAATGTTTTATATACGTATAGTTCGTTTGCATCGTTTAAGTTAAGAGAGAAACCGATTGTTAAATCTGTAATGGTATCTGTAGGAGTTCCCATTGCGTAAGATCTCTTAGCGAATTTGTATGATTGAGTGGTTGCTTCTGAACCTCTATCTTGAGTTAAACCGCCGATTTTATTTACGTGTTCAATCAAGATCTCTCCACCAGAAATAGTAGAAGGAGGAAGAATGTTTACCTCAAACAAGTTTTGATAAAACGGTTCGTAGTATTTAGTAGCCGCTTTACTGTTTAGAAAATGTGGTAATCCTGGCATTGTATATTGCTTTTTTTGTGTATTTTATTATTTATCTTACTGATTCGTAAATGAATTGGCTGGGATCCTTGCGAATCCCAGCTTCATTCAAATATTAAATAAAGTTACCAGTTGAAATAGCACCAGTTCTTAGAATTGTAGTTCTGTGAACTAAGATACCCATTCCTCTAACAGGTTCGATGTAAGTATCAAGGATTCCATAATTGTTATCGATGATCTCAGTCGTATTGTTAGTTGTATCCATAATGTTTTGGAAGTCGTAAACTCCACCATCAGAAAGGATTTGTGATAGGAAATTGTCGGCTAAAGTTTTAATTTCTAAACGATTATTAGCACTGTTGAATTCCCAACGGTAATTTTTAAGGATAGCCTCAATACCATCTTGAATGTAAATTAATAACTCTCTTACGTGAATTTGTGAAAGAGCAGATTTTACAGTTTGTTGAGCAGTTTGATTGGCATTAATAGTTAATCCAAAACCTCTCTTGTTAACGATTGCATTGTAACCAAATGGTTCAATTGAATCTAGATCGGTTCTATCAAAATTGTATTCAACACCTACAAGACCAGTTCCTGTTATCACACCTCTACGAGGACCAGCGATAATTGAATAAGGAAGGGCTTGAGTGTATTTGTCAATGTATAAGTTACCAACATGAGCAGCAGGAGGAACTGAAGTGTTTTTACCGGCTTCTCTGATAGTCAAGTTAGGACCATAGAAAGCGGAGTAATTACCACCATCAGCAATACCTGGTAAGCTGAATATGTTTGAAGGATTTGTTGATAGATTACCACCATCAGCAATATAAGCAGCATCGAATTGAGAAGATGAAGTTAATTTGAATATAGGGTTAGTACTATCTTTAAATTGTTTCACTGAAGGCATATTGACAATTGCTAAAGCAGATTGACGATTCTTAGCAAGTTTAGTTAAACGAATCTTCGTTGAAGGTTCGATTGTTCCTTGGAATGAATCGATAATATAACGGAAACTAATAGTTTCACGATCAGCAAGAGCAGCCGCGATATTACTGTTATACATAACGTCTAGAATTTCATTTTGACGAGTATCAGTACCATCAGGCATTTGACCAGTTCTTAAAGTATAACCTCTAAGAGCAGAAGGTCTGTAGTGAGTAACAAAATTAGAAGCCTCTTTATATCTTTCAATTTCACTTGTTGCAGAAATAAAGATGGGATCTACTGTAGTAATCTTGATCTTTTTGTAAAGATCAGATGTAGGATCGGTAATTTCAGCAACTGAAAGGATGCGAGTTAATCTTGATTTTCCAGTAATAGGACTGTTAGATGTAGCACCACCAGTTCCGCCAAAGTTCTGAAGCAATAATTGATTTTTAATGATTAGACCATTGAAACCATTTAATCCAAGAGGACCAGTAGAACCATTATCTACCCAAACTACGTTAGTAGGATTTGTATAGGCAGTTCCACCCCATAGAGCGAAAGATTCGTTGATATTACCGGTTAAAGTATTTACCACATAAGTAGTTTGCGGAGTAATTGCAGTAGCTCCAGTAGATAAGTTAGGATTTGTATAAGCATTAACTTCAATGTAATTAGTAAATGCATTTAGAATAGGAGCTTCATTACCAAAAGCATTAGCGTTAGTAAATGTAGCACCACTAAAGTCATTAGTAGATACTCGGTTAAATTCAGCATAAGCAGTAGCAGTAGCACCTGCATTATTAACTTTAACTTTATCTCCATCAGTTAAAATACCAGAAAGATTATCTTGATAAAGTTGATTTGCAACACCAGTAAACAAATTACCACCTTCAGCAAAATTGAAATTCACTGATTGGATAACCGGTAATGAAGCAGTACCACCAGCGGTTAAACCAACTGGGTATAAGTAATAATAACCTTGAGCAACTGAAGTAGGACCAGTAACACCAGAACCAGCAACGTTAGAGATCTTAAGTGTTAAGATATCAGTTGTAGTATCATAAGATTCGGAAGCTAAATAAGAGTAGTTACCTGAAGCACCAGTTGTATTCGCTGAAGCACCAGCTTTAATGAATGTATTATCCACTGAAACGGCAGTACGGAAAGTAGCGAATGCTGTTTCGTTAGCAAATTTAGATGCAAATGAAGTGGGAAGAGTAGCAGAAGGACCATATACCAATAAAGTATCATAATGACCTGTTGTAGTTTTCCAACCGTTTGTAGCAGAAGCTCCAGTTAAACCAGCAGAAGCAATCATTAATGCCTGAGCACCAGTTTGACCAGCAGTTCCAGCAACGATAAGAGTATCGATACCGGTAGCTCCGGCATAAGGCATTGCAGAAACAATAGAACCATAATAAGAAAGGAAGTCTACTACTGTAGGTTCTTGAGATTCGATACCATGACCAATTAAGTCAATTAAATCGTTTCCAATAGTTTCAGGAGCATCATCAATAGTATCTACATTAATTCCTAATAGCAAACCAGTCTTAGAAGTTTCTAGATTAACTAGATCTTGAATGAAAAGGTTATTACCATTTTTATCTTGGAATTCTGGAATTAAACAACCAGTATAAACACCTAGTACATTAACTGAATTTAAGTTTAAGAATGCAGTTAAACCATCTAAAATATTTCCATAAGAATCAGTGATAGTAGTTTTTAAACCAGTTGCATCGAAATAAGTTCCATAAATTGGATCGATTGCAAGAGATTGATAATTAGAGAAGTCACCTTCAACGATAATCAAATCTACCATATAATCAGAGATGTAATCATTTTCGTTAATGAATTCTGGAACTTTACCAGTTCCGTACCAATCTTTAGCTAAAATATCGAAACCTAAAGTTGTAGATTTTTTAGTAAAAACTGACATGTTTTTTCTACCAACATTTGCAAGGTTAAGTAATCTTTGAGCTAAAACTGATTGATAATCAGAATTATCTGCAGTGTCAATAAGAGCTTGAGCATCAGTGAACCAGAATTTATCTTGGTTGAAATAATTTGATACTGGAGCATACTTAACCGCTGAATTAGCTTGCCAAGAAGCAGTAGAGATTGAGCGGAATTGTGATTGATCTAGAGTATCGTCAAGATTCAAAAGATTCAATACAATAACTGGACCTCTATCAAGAGAAACTAGAGCCGTTCTATGGAAGAACGAACCTTTTCTTTCAAGAGAAGTATCAATATCTCCAAAAATTTCTTTAAAGAAGACGGTGTCTTTACAAAGAACAGGAGTATTAAAAGGTCCTTTTTTTGAGAATCCGATAATTAAACGGATTGTTTCAGATGGAATATTAGTAATTTGACTCTTGTCGAATTCTAATCGGTAAACACCTGAAGATTTGAATTGTTGTAGACTAGGAGATATTGCCATGGGTCTTTAATTTTTTAATTATATATCTGGGTTTTTCTGATATGTGATAGATGACTAAAAAATATCATATATTTCCCCTGTATCGTCTCCTAGTTCATCTAGGATCTGTTCTATTTTAGCGACTTTCTCACCATCGAGGAATTCGAAATACTCTTCTACGATGTCTGCAAAATCTAAAGTATCGAAGAAAGAAGATACAGAAACCGCCGACATAATAATATCATCATGGCCAGTTTGAGCTGAATATGTTCCAGAAGGATTTCTAGAAAACATAGAAGCCTCTTGTATAGATTGTCTCTCGTTTAATTGAATTTTTCCAGACATTATCAAAGCTTTCATCTTTTCACAATAAATTTTCTTCAAATCTTTATTTAATCTAAGTCCGGGTTGTTTAACTTTAGCACCGACTCTATGATGATACCTAACTACACAATCCTCATCAAAATCATTGGATGATGGATATAACGTAATTAAGTTTTTCATTAACTCAGCACCATAAACATTATATTCAATTACATGTCGTAGATTTTCCTGATCAAAAATTTTCACAGACATCGTATAAAGAATTTTTGCAAAACTTTCTATTGGATGTATATTAGATCTAAATAAACCAACTTGTCTTAATGAAAAGAAATCCGTTATTCCTCCTGGCGATTCTAATTTTTCAATATCTTCATACGTTAACGAATCAAGTTCAAATATATTTATGATAGAATGATCTCGTCCTATTCCTTCAGCCAAATCAATGGCAAATATGAAGAATTTATTTGGATCGTCGATATCTAATATATCAAAATCAGGATGCCATTTAAGCTGAGAATAATCCAAACCTAAATCATCTAAAGCATCAAATTCCTGAAAGATATATTCTGCTTCATCTCGCTTAAGTCTTTTTAATTCATCGGATGAAAGAAGTAAATTAGAAGATGAAAGAAATTGGCAACCATATTGTTGATTAAAAGCTTCTAACGAACCTAAATTTGCTATCTCTCGTTCTTTCCATTCTTCATCTCTACCTGGAACTTGCCACCAATCAACTCTCATTGCTTTATACTCATTAGATCCATCCATAGCAGATGAATATAAATCATGAAATAGATCAAATCCATTAGGTGTACTTGTGATTATAACCCTGGATATTTTGGATGATGATAAAGTTGGATATACGTTTTCATAGAAGGTTCTCTTAATTCCTTCTGGAATGTGAGCAAACTCATCTATAAATAGCAAATGGATGGTAAATCCAATACCACCGGTTTTTGTAGTATTCTGACCAATGATACGACATTTATTATCGAATATCATTGTCATAACGTCTTTCTTATTAACACCAGGTTTTAAGAAGAATGGAAGACCTTCAACGATTGCTTTGATCTTATCCATAATCTCTTTAGTGGTTGCTCCTTTATTAGACATAAGGAGTACATTTTTATCAAAGTGAAATAGAAGATACCATGTTAAAAATATAGAAGATGTAATAGTTTTACCTATTTGACGAGATGCCATAAAGATATTCCAACGATTTGCTTGATATGATCGAAGTACATCTTCTTGATATGGACGAAGTTCGATTTTCATGTAACCTTCATCTGTCATTACCGTACAATAATGATTGGCAAAGTGAATGATATCCTTAGCACATTTCTTTATCTCTTCATATTCCCAATCACTATATTCAAATACAATATTTCCTTTTCGATAACTAGGATCACCTTCATAAAATGGATGGTCAACCGTAGCATATCCTTCTTCCATTGCCACAAGAAGTTTTTCAACTTTTGCAGATGTCCAAATTACTTTGTTATCTTCTGAATTTTCCTCTTTATATTCTTTTACTTTAAACATAAATTATAGCGTTTTGAAGGAATATCCTTGATCGATTGCCCATGTATGAGCAATCTTTAAAATCTCTAATGTATTAATTCCTTCACCATTGATGTGAAATAACAAAATATCTCCAGGACGAGTATTTTGAGCTAGATATGATAATGCAACTTTATTTGGATTTGCTAAATCAGGTACACTCTTGTCAAATACATGACCAGCCCATGATGCGTATCTAATACCTAAAGGTTCTAATATATTAAAGGTATCTTCATTAGGTTTTCCATAAGGACAACGATACCATTTTACTTCTCGTTTTAATTCACTATCAATGAAGTTTACACAAGAATCAATATCATATGTTTGTTCTCGAAGATCTTGTCTAAATGGACGTTTATGATTATATCCATGACCACCAATTTCAAATTGTGAGGATTTTAAGAATGACAGATCTTTCGATTTGTTTGTTTTATACCATTCAATATTTAGAAATATGGTTGCTGGTATTTTATTTTCCATTAACCAATTTACGGTATCGAAGTCTACTCCATTAGTTGGACAGGTATCAAACGTTAGATAAAGAACCTTCTCTTCTGTATCAATTCGAGTAAATTGTTTAGGATCTAACTCTTTATCGTTATGACCTATAATTTTAATGAAATTATGAAAGGTTTTAAAAGTACCTTTAATTGGATTAATCATTTACATATCTTCTTGATTTTGGGAATCGAAATCAGTTTCTTCAATTTCTTCTCCGTTGATTTCTGATTGAATATCTCTCATTAGATTTCTAGTTCCTCTATTAACAGATGCAATCTGAGGTTTTGTGTCTTTTGGTGTAATATCAATTGAATCTCCATAGATATCAATATCACGTTTAAGTTTTTTCATGTTCTCCTCCGCAGCCATCATATGAAGGGTTTGATGTTTCATAATATCTAACATCGTTTTCTGAAGTCCACCAAGAACTTCAAACATACGAGGTGAAGCTTCACCGGCATCAATAGATCTTAACAAAGTAACTATTGCATGTTCAGCAGTTCTCATCTGAAACATTAAGTTACTCATTGTCATTACATCAATTTTAGCTTTGAGAGTAATATATTCATTCTTTTGAATTATCTCCTGTGATAGGTAGAATTTCAAAAGAGAATTCATTAATTTCTTGGCCTTATTCTGTGCTATATCTTTTTCTCCATCATAATCTAAAGGATCTGTTACTTGAAATGCAGGTAAACCTCCACCTGATGTAGTAGACAAAGAATTTGATTGTTGATCTTCTGCTAATAAATCATCTATAGATTTTCTTACTGAATCGTTTTTATCTTCCATAATTTATTTATTGGATGCATAAATTAGCATCTCTTAGGTTTTATTATTATTTGCAGGAAATGTGTAAATGAATCAACGATGGTACTGAATCTGACTACTTCAAAATAACATATAACCTTTATCTAAGGTGATCGAGGAAATAATATAGTTCTTCAGGCAGTACTAGTAGTTACTAGTTAGGTTAATCTCCTTCATTCTCCCATTATCTAACATATTCTTTAACTAATCGTAAAGGTGGTATAGCATTGTCTGTAGCTAAAGATAAATGAGAATCTCTTACTACATATTGATTAAGAACCAATGGTTGTTTTTCTTCTTCAATAGATTCTTTCCAAATTCTTACATTTGTTATTCCTAAAGTTCCACCGACTAAAGTAAAATTAGTTGCAGTTGGTTTGACTTCTTCTGCAATAATTGAAACGTTTTGAGTGTATACTAATTGAAGATCGGTTGTCTTTTGTGTGTTTGGTGCCCCTGTCCATTTCATTTTCCAAATATGAATTGATGCCTGTGAAAAATCGTTTAGCTGATTAAATACGATTGCATACCATTCGTCTCTATTTAATTGAGGAAAATCTTGATTGAATTGTAAAGTTTGTCCATTTATTTTAACTTCTATTCCACTAGTAACAACTGTATTATTTACATTACTATAAAGAAGATTGATTCGATAACCTTTGGATTCTGCAGTATTATATCCATTGATTATTGTATCGTATGTATTTGTTTGCGTTGTCCAATTAGACTTTAAAGGTTTGAACCATGCAGAAAATGCAGTATGTTCACTTTGTGATCTATTTACTAACAATTTATATTTCACCGCTAAATCATTTTGTTTTATTCCGGTATTCAATTCGTAAAAATACTTACCTACTATTGTAAAGTAATTGTTTAGATCATAAGTCTTTATTTGAATATCTGTATTAATAAGAGATCTAACATTATCATATCCACCGATATTATTCATGGATGAAGTTACATATTGATCTGGTTTCGTTATTTGTAAAAATTCTTTATCCACCTCTGGTTGTAGAACTTCATCAAAATTCTCAGTTAAATTATCTACATAATCATTGATTTCTTTGATATCTCTCATTACATTTAGCTTATCTTGCCATTTGTATAGCATCACTTTGTAATAAACTTGAGACATCATAAAATCTCTATAAAGATATGCTGAATGAACTTCGAACATACGATCTATGAGAGGAAAGTATAAATAATCTTTTTGTTCAGGTAAATCATCTACACCGAATGCTCTTTCGAAATGATCTCTTACTATGTGTATCTCTAGACCTTCTCCAAAATCCATATCATAAGGAAAGAATGCAATAGCATTATCTGGGAATGTATTATCCGGAACCATGATTTTGATGTCTTTAACATCAGTCACATTGAATAATGAATATTCTTTAAGTACCGCATCAGCTGAAGCAACATCTGCTTGAGTTTTGAAATAACGAACACAATGACCAAACATTTCAGATACGGCATTCGAAGCTTCTCGATAGAAGTTTATTGCCGGATTCATTAAATTGTAAGGTTGAAATAGAAGTCTTGGATCACAATCAATTCTTACTCCGGTATAGAAGTTTTGTGATGGAGAACATTGTGCATAACATGATGTATTTCCAAATGGCGATTCAACCATTTGTTCAGGAGCAGATTTGCTCTCGAATTCCATTGCCGCTAATGTAAGAGTTCTAGTTCCTACATCTGTACCATATCTAACTAAACGAAATTCTAAAAAGAATGAATCGTGATTGGTGATAATTTTACTAATTAGATCTTGTTGATTTGCAACAGCTGCTGTTTTGATTATCCAATCTTCCCATGCTGACCATACCATACCGTCATACGACCAACGAATAGAAATATCGTGTCCATTTGATGCAGTATCTAGTGGAGCAAAATCAAAGTTAATTGATTGTATAGATCCAATTAATTTAAAAGAATCTGAAAATTTAACAACCAAAGAATCATTAGCCTTGTAAGTGTTATTGTTTGCAGATATATCAAGTACAAATCTCATTAAGTTTGGTTATTTTAAAATAATGCCGAAAACTGCAGTAAGAATTAAACCTATAATAGATGTGTATATTATCCAAAGTGCTTTATTTACTCCATCTCTCCAAGATTCAAGAGATTCTAATCTAGAAAGTACTCTAGGATAATCATCAACGATGTCCTCAATTTCCTTTCCGAATCTTTCAATAGAGTCGGTATTTTTGTTGATTCTTACAATAACTCCATCATCTGGATTAAACAGACGTTTTTTGAAATATTCTAAGTCTTCTTTAATTACTTTTTGATCGTTCTGCATAGATGCAATCATCGATTTCATACTCTCAAGCTCGCCATTTGGTAATTTAGCTTGAATGGTTTGTATTGCTAGTAAGATTTCTTCGAATCGTTTATCTATAGTTGGACCAGTTCCTGACATTATTTCGGAATGTTTTTTTTATATATTCAAACTACTTCTTAATAATTAGAAGTATAATTGAATTGTCCTGTTCGAGTTTTGGACCAATAATCATAAGAATTCTTTGGATAATTTCGAATTCTTCGCTACTCTCTTCTATGCCGGTAAGATAGATGGATAGTTTATCAATTAGATCGTGTGCATTTATCTCGGTATAAGCCTTCGGTTGAAGAATATCATATTCGAAAATTTTAATATCTCGCAAAATACACTCCAATAGAAATAGATCTACGCCATCAAATTCAGAAGTAAGATCTACTCGAGAATGAGCTATTCGATAATCAAAATTAATGACGTTTTCTTTCTCTCTAGTAAAATTGGTAGATTGAGATACATTAATTTTGAAGTACTTTATAGATTGAAACCTTTCTAGAATTGTATCTAGAAAGTAAATCGAAGTGGCATTTTTAAAAATAGTTTTATCCGATGAATTTCTGAATGTATCTAGATCTTTGGCAAATTTTGAGCTAATCACGAAAAAAACATCATCTGCTTTAACAAAGAAAGAATTCTCATCTTCGCCATTTTGAATAATATTAGTCTTCTTTCGTAACTCAGATACCAATAAACGATCTTTATAATTGTTTTGATAGAGAAATACTTCGAGAATTAAAGGTTGTACTAATGGTGATATGTAATCATTCATACATTCCAATCTGTTTTTCTAGGGATTTGAAAAGTTTTTTCATTTCCTCTGGACGGTATTTGATACATTCATCTAGTTCTCTTGGACCTACTGAATTTCTTTGCATCCAAATAGTTGCAATTTCTGGATCAGGTTTCCAACGTTTTTCTGTTGTAGTAGATACTTTTTTCGTCTTAGTATATATCCATCCTGGAACTTTACTAAAACGAGAAGCAACTAATTGCCATAGATCAATGATGGCACCGGGATTAGCACCTACACGATTAAGTGATTGAGCAGTTGTTGGGTATTTAATAGACATGAATCTTTGAATCATAAAGAAGTTTTTAGACTTTTCATGATAAGATAGCTTTGCATATTTCTTTTGATCAGAAAACATAATTCTGACAAGATCGAATAGTTCCATAATAATTATATGATTAGATTTGTATTTGTGGTACCCAATGTGTTGTTCTACCATCTTGAGTTCCTTCGGTAATTACCTCATAGCCGGCTTCGCAAATGTTTCTTCCATAGACTTTAAAGAAGAATGGAAAATCTCCTGATTCTCCGTCTAGATTAGCATATGTTCTTATTGTTGCACCTCGATTTTCATATGATCCAACAATAACTTCTTTAACTGCAGCATTAAGACGAGAAAAATCTCGGTCATTTAAAGATTCAACAATTCGATGAGGAGAAAGTTGAGCTCGATAAAGAGCTTCTGCTTTAATATAATTTCCAATACCACCAATTAGACTTTGATTCATCATAACTGCCGGGAGTGTCAAATGTGGAAATTTCATCAAACGAGTCTTAAATAATTCGTCGGTAATTTCATGTTGAAGATGATTTGGTCCAATTCCATTTGATTTTCTTCGAGTAAGTTCTTCAGAATCAGTGAAACGCATAGTTCCAAAGTTTCGAGGATCCGTGAAATAAAATCTACCATCTTCAGTTACTACTTCAACATGACCATGTTTAGATGGTTCTAATCGCCATCCACCAGACATTCCTAATGTATTCCAAATAAACCAAGGTTTGTCATTTTTATCTTTTAAATAAAAAATCAAAAGTTTCCCGGAAAAGGAAACTTTGTCTACCTTCATAGGAAGGTTATTGGTAAATTCATCGAAACCTGGAGGTTTTCCGTGTCGAGAATATCGACCTGATAAAATGTTAATTTCGGAAATTTCCGAATTATACATTCTCTGGTGTAGACTCGTTGCTGTCCTCGCTACTTCCGGTAACTCTGGCATCTTTGGTTTCTTTAAGTAATTTTTTCTGTTCTAGAATTAATCGTTTTTCTTCGATTTTATTTTTTCCTTCTAATGCATTTGCAATTCTTTCTAATTGCTCAGTTAATTTAGGAATATCGAAATCGTAGAATTTAGATCCTCTACGAGTTGAATGAAAATTTGTTTCTGCCATATATTTTTTTTATTTTATGATCCTAATAGTATTTTAGAAAGCCATATTCCTAGGAAAGAACCGACTACTCCTCCAAAAGCATAACCTGCCCATCCATGAAAGGTATCTTCACTTTTAGCAATTTTACGAATTACAAAAAACGAAAGAGTCGCAATTACAAAGTCAGTAATTGCTGATTGCATGTAATGCGCTTGAGCAACGGCTCTAAAGTTTATACATAATAGAGAATATGAGATAACTTGTATTACGAATAATGTAGTAAATTCTTTTAATTTAGGTTTCATATTATTTAGTTAGATTTGACCAAAAATCATCATTGAATCCTTCAGCCGGAGTTTTAGTTACCGTTACTTCATGATTTCCTTTTATAATATCTTCAATTTTCATTGCTTTGAAAACTCCTGATTCGTTAAATGAATCTGTTTTTTCTTTTGAATATGTAGTTCCTCGAAGAATAGCATCTTTATCTTGAATACCATGAACTGAAGCACCTGAAAGTGATTTGTTCCATTTAGTTTCGATATTTTCGAACATAAGACCGTTTACTCTTTCCGGGATACAACGCTTATGTAAGAATACTAGATCTCGGTTTTGTTTCCATTTGGTAATAATATCTTCGATAGGTTTATCGATTTTGATTATTCTTTTAGCAATTGTACAGATTTCCTCGATGAATTCATCTTGAAAAAAGTGAGATTGATTAACAAATACTTTATCGCTTTTGAATTCATCTAGAACTTGACGAGCATGATTATCGGTAACTCGATAAGTAATAGGTCCTTTTTTAGTTTCTTTAATCTTGGTATCTAATGGCGAAACATTATCGCCGGCATCACCAATAAGTACTTTTTTGAAAACGAATTCAAGAGTATTTACTTCATCGATTTTCATTTTATTAGTACGAACGATATCTCGAAGATTCAGTTTTACATTAGACATTAGATCTACTGGAAGATTGAAAATATCCGTTGGTGCAGATTGAGTAGCATCTTCATTTAACCATTTTTCGAATCCTCGGAAGACGTGAATATCTTTATCGAATTTGTTGTAGTAAATAGTGTTTGTACCAGCAGATGTATCATGATTAGTTAATTGAAGTAAATCATTATCACCAGAGATAATAAGGGCATTTTGACCATTTTGATTAAGGAATGCTGACCATGCGAAAATTAAATCGTCGGCTTCAGCACCAGGTACTCGAGAAATTGTAACACCAAGAGATTCAAGAGCTTTAGCAAATTCATCATGTACTTGATAGATTGCATTCCAATTGATTTCGCTAGATTTTTTACGAGTTCCTTTGTATTCGGCTTGTGGAAAGAATTCCTTACGCCATGAAGATGAATCGATGCAGTAAACCACACGATTAACGATTCCGTCGAAACGTTTTACTTCGGCAGCGAAGTCTACTGAAAGTTTCCAAAGAAGCAAATTCTTATCGGCTTCGGGTTCGTCAAAGAAATTAAAAGGTTTTCCTTGTTTAATTTTTTGACCGATGAAATAGGTTTTGTGTAACCAGAAATTTGCATCGAATATAAGAGTGTATTTACCAACCATTTTATAAATGTTTTATTATTTTTATATGATGTTTTTATCTAAGTGGAATGCTTAATATTGCTCTAGATGCAGCCGAAAAATCTGATTCGTTGACCATTAATCGATAACCGAATTTTGTAGATACTTCTGAATATTTGATTCCAATTCTTTCTAGAGATTTTCGAACATTATCGTTATACAAACGACGATATTTGCTTATTTGCAGGTATATTACTTGTTTTTGCATATGTAGATTATTAATCGTTTAAGATGTGTAATTCCGTTTCTTTTGATAATGATCTAGCTTTTAGTTCTTTATCCGTAGTAATCATAGTAAAATCCGGAATAAAAACATTTGCAATAATTTCACCATCAGATGATTTTACTACATTTTTTTCTTTGTAAAGAATACTCGTTTGTAGTTTTTCTGACCATAACCATAAATAATAATAAGATCCAAGAACACCTGGATGATATTGTGGTTCGATTCCAGAACCTTTAAGAGAGGATGCTTCTACAATAAATCTTTTTGTAGTGGGAGAGTAAGTAACTAAAGCTTTATCTCTTGGATCTAATTGGTTTTCTTCGTGTTTGTACATAATTTTAAATAGTTTAAATTGTATATACAAATATAATAAATCTTTGTGGAATAAAAAAATTTATTGACAAAAAGTTATTAACAATTTAAAGATAATGGATTAATTATGTTTAGGTGACGAAAACTTAAAAAGTGAATCTCCTATGCTATATGGGATATCCGAATAAAAATAAAGACCACATTCTGTTACATATGCAGTAACCGAATCATTTTCCTTATAAATATCCATAACATAACAATTAAATTGACAATCCTTTATAATCCCATAAAATGCAGTATCTTCTTTAAAAGATATATTGTTAGTATACTCAACAACCGGATATTGTATTGTATCGGTTGTTCTGGTTTCTTTAATGATATATGGATAGTCAGAATTACATGATACGCAAATACTGGTTAATAGGATAAATGTTGATAATAGTTTCATTTTTGTAAGTTTAAAAACTAAATGTTATAGATAAACCCATTATTGCTACTCCAGAAATTATTGCAGCCATACGTCCCGGCGATTCCCAAATGTGCTCATTTCGCCAATAACCTGGTTGTCCATAAGCGGTTGCATTATAACTGTTTTGATCTATCACCCATTTACGATCAGGTTTCTGTAATATTCCTGCCACGATAAAACCTCCACCAGCAATTGCTCCAATCATGGTTGGACTGAATTGCAATTTATAGTTTGTTTCTTTGTTGAAAGATTGTGCGTTTACTTTTGTAAAACTTAGTAAGCTACTTACTAATAATACCATCATAATTGATTTTTTCATAGTTTATGTTAATTATTAACAATTTAGATTTTCAGCGATATCAACAACCATCGAATTTAGAACCATATCCGTTGCATGATCTTCATCAAATGCTTTATGGATTGGTTCCTTTTTAGTCTTTACTAATTTGTTGTAAAGACAAGCGATTTCATCAATGGTTAAATTACTTTTCTTTCCATTGATATCGATCGTGCATGCAACTACGTTACCTTCAATATAACCTTTATCGGAATCTATTCGATCGAATGATCTTGCATTAGGTCCATCTTCAGTAAATGTTACTCCTGTATAATAACAGGTTTTGAATCCTAACATACGTTTAACATATTCAAATGATAGGTTAAATTCGATTTTACGATCCATTGCACTTTGATGTATATTAATCATCTTCTTTGCAATTTCTATATCCGTTAGCTCTTTTGTTTTGCTTACCGGTTTTTTCTTTTGTGCTTGCGCCATTTGTTTTGTTTTAATTTTATTATTTTATGATGGAATTGCCATTATAATTCGAATGTTGGTTTTAACCATAGACCTCGACTAAATACTAATTCAATAAATCCAGGTATAGTGGCTTCTACAACTGCAAATAGCTCGAGAGTTTTTATGGTATCGGCTTTCATCATTTTGTAAACTTCATCTCTTATTCTTTCAGCAGAAACTACATGTTTAAGTTTTTCTAATATATCCGGTTGCATCATAGCAACAAATATAGAAGGATGTATTTGAAAATCTTTAGTGATGGAAAATCTTAAAGCTCTTAGGAACCTTAATGGATCATCCATCATCGTTTGTGAAGCCGGAAGAGGAGTTCTAAGTAAACCATTTTCAAGATCTTCTTTACCGTTGAATAGATCGATTAGCGTTCCGTCTTCTGCAACAGCCATTGCATTAAGAGTAAAATCTCTTCGTAAAAGATCATCCTCCAAAGTACCTAATGCAAGTATTGGACGTCTAGTTCCTTCAACATAACCAATTTCTTTTCTAGCCATTACGAAGTCAGCGACTAAACCTTCGTTTGTATCTCCTTTCGGAAATTTAGCTCGAATAGTAAACATTTCTGGAGTTGATAGAAATATTACAAATCCTTTATCTTTCATCCATTTTGCCATATCGGCAAAACCATGTTCGACGGTTTGTTCAAGGTTATCGAGAACAAATGTAAAGTCGATATCTTTTGAATCAATTCCTAGAAAGGAATCTCTTACACAACCTCCTACTTTAAATAATTTTGGCATAATGTTTTGTTTTTATATTTGACCATATCTTTGTGAATCGTATTCTTCCTTCCATTGTGGATGGAGATAGTAATGTGAATCCATTAAATAAATGAGAACGAATTGTTCAGAAGCACCGTATGTATCGGTTTCTTCTAGATGAACGATTCCTTTTTTAACGAGTGATGAAAGTACACCTCGAATGGATTTCGTTGGAATTCCAGTTGAACGAGAAATATCTTTTGCGTCTACATCGGAAAACCCGGGTTCTGCATAAAGATTGTCGATTAGATTTTCAAGAACTCGTGTTTCTAAATCGGTTAATAGAAGATTATGTTTTTCCATGGTTATTTGTATTATTAATTATAGTATAAATATAATACTTTTTTGTGGAATAAAAAAATTTATTTGAGGAAAAGATTCAAAACTTATTAACATCTTTATTAACATTCTTCTCGAACATATCGATCAGATTCTCTCTGCTTAATAGTTTCTCGTTTGTCGTATTCTTTCTTACCTTTGGCTAATGCAATACCACATTTGATTTTTCCATTCACGGATTTGAGTGCAGTTACTATAATAGTAATTCCATCATTAAGTCCCTTTTCTAATTTACGAAGTTCCTTTTTGTGTAGAAGAAGTTTTCGTATTCTCATTGGTTCATGAACGAAAGATTTGTCAACCGGAGTTATATTCATTGATTTGACAAATAACTCACCTTTATCAAAGAAACAATATGAATCTACTAAAGACACTTTAGCCGCTTTGATACTCTTTACTTCGGTACCAAATAATACAATACCGGCTTCATATTGTTCTATAAAATGATAATCAAATTTTGCTTTGCGATTTTGTATGTATATTTCTTTTTTCATGGAGTACAAATTAAAAAAGCTCGGAAACTTGCGAATCCGAGCTTTTGTGAGGTTATTAAATTAGATTACAATAGCTTCAATCGCTTTGATAAGAGCTTTAGGATCAATTTCCATTCGTTTAGCTAACTCATACATTTCTGATGAATATCCAAATAGCTGATAAACTTTGTTATTTGGTTTGAACATGGTAGTTCCATAACTACAAAGATCAATTGTATAAACATGTGGTGAACCAAATTTAGATATGTAATTTGAGTATGTACTTTTTCCTTTGGATGACCATTGATTACCATTAATAATATCATCTCTTCCTTGCATATCGGAAATAATGAATACTCGATCATATGCACCATTTTTTTCTAGGGTTGAGAAGATTGAATTAAATTCAGTTCCACCATGAGATCCTTGACGAATAATCTTTTCTTTGATGGTATTGGAGGTATCTAATGGATTCACATTTACTCGTTTACAAGTATTAGAGAATTCATAAACATCGGCATTTAAACCTTTAGCAAAAGTTGCAGCGATTAAACCGCCTTTATCAAGTGCTGATTGAGAACCGTGTGCTTTATTTGCTAAACGAATTTGAGAATTCATAGAACCAGATGTATCAAGTACAACTGCAGTTCTACCACTCATTCCCAATTCAGCCATATTAGGAATTGATAGCTCATATGCATCATTAAGAGCTTTAATAACTCGATTGCGACTAGTAGAAGATCCGGTTTCCATAATCATTTCCATTGCTAAATCGATTTGATATGGAAATACTAGAGATTTGTGAATTGCACCTTTGTTAGTTAACATTTCACAAACTGAATCGATTAAATCTGCTTCGGTTGAATTCGAGAGAATATTGCGAACATTTCTTAAAAGAGCAAGATAACCAATTTTCTTCGTTGTGATTAGCTCACGATAATTCGATTCCTTTGCAACCTTTAGCTCGATCACCGCTTCATCTTTAGTGATGGTTCCTTCTTTCACTTTCTTTGCAACTTCTTGACCAGATGAGGTATTCTTATCTTCAACGGTATTGAATTGTTTAAGAGTTCCTTCCATCAATGATTTAAAGATGGGTTGCATTTTGATATTCGGTTTTGGATGAACTAGGTTTATTAAGTCAACCAATGAAACCGTTCTTCCTTTACCTTGATATTTAGCTAGCTCATAAGCATCGGATGATTCAAGAGTATCTCGAAAACCTTTTTTCATTGAGTTAGGCATTGGTTTACCGGGATTAAGAGCTTGATAGCAAGCCATAATTTCGAGCATATCATCAATGCGATATACAATACCACCTTGATTTTCTTTACGATCTCGTTTAGAGAAAAATCTTTTTGCGATTTCACTTCCTGAAAGTTCGGATGCTAAAGCAACGGATCCAAAATGTGTTACTGATCGTTGACCCATTACTGAACGAGTATATACAAGAGCTTTTGCAACGAATTCCAAATCGGTCTTTGCGATTTCTTGAATTAAGTCTGCAAATCGAATTTCTCGATCACTCAATTTCTCGTAATAGGTATTATCGAATCCATTAGCTAGAATGCTTACCAGCTCTATTTTAGGATCTAATTTTACAGATACTCCACCTTGGTGGTTAGTTACAGTTTCTACTGTATTTGTCGGTTTTTGATTGTAACGTGCCATATATCGATTTTATATTAATTTCAATTCAATAAAAAAGGGATTCGCTCGAAAGCAAATCCCTTGTAAAAATGTTTGATAGAGAATCCCGGGTAGAGATGGTTTTGAATAAAAGCCTAAGCTTAAATTCGTGTGATAGTGGATCAATTAAGAACCGCAATCTTTGGTTTTCATTTATAGAATTAATTGTATAATAACTTCTTGCGAAGTTGGATTACGATGTAACTCTACGCATAACTACTATCAAAATATCTTATCAAGGGAATGATGGGTGAGTGTTTTTCTGATAACGAAGTAACTCGACCGCTTACCACTTGTTAAAGTTTGTGTTAATTTAAAGAACGTTTGTTTATATTATATGATGGAAAGTTATCCAGTTTCACAGAATACAAACATTTTAAAAGTTTGTTAATTATATATCTCGGTACTTTGATTTTTAACGGATTTTTGACCAATTGTTATCAATTTCATTTCCACTTTGCGATGCTCGATATTTAGATCCCTTAAGTTTCATTACCAAACCTTCATTTCCACGAGCAGTAAACATCTTAAAGAGCGATTCAATATCCTTTCCGGTTTTTGCACTATGAGTTTCTACTTCAATTCCAAAATCCGATTTAAGAACTTGAAGTCTTTCCTCAATAGTAGCATCAGGTCTTTCTGGTAGATATATGTCAAATATACGAATTTGATATCGACCACTTTTTATTGCACCACGAACTCGATGTTCTACTTCTTTGTCCGTTGAAATGATTTCTCCATCTAGTTGATATTCATAAGGTTTTTCAGGATAATCAGTTTGGACTGGAATTGAATTACCAGTCCTTGTCCATGATTTATTTTTATGTATTGCAATTCGCCATCCACGCCATTTAGGTTGAATTATGTAATTCTCTATCTTGGATTCATGTGGAAGAATTGCTGTAGGTTTAGGAGGATATGCTAGCATAGATTATGAATTTATAAATTCGATTGAACGTACTTTATCGCGAATAGATGCATATACATCGAATACCTTAGTGGAATTGATTTTATCACCAAGTTTTTCTAATCTAGTTCGTATTTCAGTTTGCATTTTTTGTAACCCATCGACACCTACTAAAGAAATGATTTTTTCTTCGGTTTTATCATAAGCTTCAGGTTCAAATACTTTACCATCAAGTAAACATGATCGAGTACCATTAGGAGTTTCCATACAAAATGCGTCGATACCGGAGAAGTTCATTGAGTAAATTTCAGGCATATCTAAATCTGGAGAATTTAGACCGTTGTAATGTTTTCCATTTTTGTTTGTGAATCCTTTCTTGGCGGCAGCAAAGAATACTGCTCTAGCGACTGCAAGTGATTTTGCAAATTGTGGTTCGTGATTTTGCATTTCTGCAGCTTCCTTGTAAACCATTGTACAAATAGGGAAGCGATTGATAAAGAATGTTGCCATTGATTTGATTTTTTAATTGATTAATATATTACAAATATAATAAATCTTTTGGGAATAAAAAAATCTTTATGAGGAAAGTTATTAACAATTTATCAAAAACAAAACCAGGAGTAGCGAATTCCTGGTTTTTATAGTCGTAACTATACCGGTCCTAAAAGTGGAGTCTACTTTAGAAGTGACTCGCCGGTTGAGAGATTATTTAGTAATAGTCCACATTTGTGTGGTTTTTGGATCGCTCCTTGAATACGTTTGATATACGGCAACTGCAATTTCTCCATTTTTTAATTCAAAAGCAGCAACGGTAGTAGATTCAGAACGATTAGTCCAATTATAAAACATATTCCATTCTGGCATCGTAATAAATTCATTAAATACTGGAGATTTTGCTCGGTCTTCAATGTCTTCTTTTACCTTTACTGACTTAGAACCTAATTTAGATTGAAGTTCCAGGTATAGCTCTTTTTGAATGCTATTTGGAATGTCATATTCAGATTTCCAATCTCCGTAAGGCATTGTTGGCCAAACGTCAGTGAATTTACCTTCGTTTATGATCGATTCGTTAACGAATTCCTCAAAATTTTGTATATGTTTCATATTCTGATGTTTTATTACTTTATATATCTAGTGATTTAAGATCGTACGATTGCCTGTATTTTATAAACCAAAGAAAGCATGGTAATTACCGGATCAATTACAAAACGTTGTTCGTAAGAGTGTCGATTTGTTTCGAAACAGATTTCACCAACTTTACGCATTAGATGAGGTTTTTCGAGTTGAATATATTCGATAAATTCAGTTCCTAATGCTTGAATAACATCTTCAACTCGATTTGAGTAATTGGAAACGAGAAATTGATAATTCTTGATTTCGTCATTAGTTGAGAATATGTGTTCGTAAAGATCACGGAATACACCATGAAATTTCTTCACATCTTCGGATGTAATTTTATTTCTTCCTTCGGCATTATAACCTTGAAGAATCGAGATGGTAGCACGAAGATCTGGGAATTTACGACGAACTAATTCAAGTAAAGCATCTTTTTCGATTTCCATACCTTCAGTCTTAAGAATATCAAATACTCGACGAAGATATTTCTTTTCGATTTCTTTAGATTCTTCGTCGGAAAAGTCGAAGTTAATACATTCGAATCGAGATTGAATATTATCGGGAATCTTATTGAAGTAATTACAAGTTGCAATAAAACGAGCAGTTTTATGAAATTGTTCGATTGTTCCACGAAGAGCTTTCATATATTGATCAGATACACCATCGAACTCGTCGAGAATAACCACTTTCATTTTACGTTCACCATCGATTACAGAAAGAGTCGAGCAGAATTCTGTGATTTTTGTGCGAACCACATCGACACCAGTTTCTGATGAGCAATTGATATACATTGTTGGATGTTCTTTGGCAAGTACTTTTGCCGTAGAAGTTTTTCCACTGCCTGGACCACCATAAAAAAGTAGATTTTGATATACGCCATTTTTAACTTTGGCAAAGACACGTTCAGGGAGAATAAGTTCTTCTAGAACCTTTGGACGATATTTCTCGGTCCATAACATATTTGATACCTTCATATTAAGATTTGAATTGTTTTAATTATATGATTGACAAATTACTTTTTTACTCGTTCGAAAGAGGCAAATAAACAAATTACGGCCATAGTAGAAGAAAGTGTGAAGCAAGCCATTTCGTTTTCCACGGCAGCAAAATGAATGTACCTTTGTGCAAATCCTGAGACGATTGAAAAGGAAACGAGAAATGCAATTACGAAGTAAGCGAAGAATTTAAGATCGATAGTTAATTTCATATGTTTATATTAATTGGTTATAACAAATATAATACAAATAAGTGGAATAAAAAAATTTTTAGTCAATTATTTTTCAAAACTTATTAACATTTTGGTGTTAATTAACTAGAGGATTCTCTATTGTATAGAGGAGTATCCGAGAGATCATCTAAGATACTTTAAGATCTCTTTTATATAATACCACATGGGAATAAAGAGATCACCTGATGATCTCTTTTAAACAAAAAATTAAGTTTATTGAATTAATCACAGGTTGAAATATCTTGGACGGATCCTCCATTATCAATTTGATAAACTGAATAATTGGTACGGTACCACCATTGGCTCATTCCAGCAAAAGCAGAGGTTAATTCTTGATCCGTATATAGGATGGTTCCAAAAGTTATTTCTGAATCTGCTGAGAAAAGCGTTTGAGTTCCAATACCTGGACCAAATGCACAAGCTCTACCAGGAAATGGAAATGGTCCATCACCAAAAGTATAACTATATGCGGCAGAAGCCGTTTGATCGTATGAATACCAAGAGCTAATACTAAAAGGAGCAACTTCATTTGGTTTATGTCCACTATTTGGATTAATTGCGACATAAGTTCCAATAGATGCAAATTTAAGACTTATTCCTGTACGTGGACGTTGATTACCTCCACTTAATTCTGTATATATGGCATCTAATCCAATTGCACCGCTACTAGGAAGTGCCATTATTTAGTTTTCTTTTTATCCCATTCGAAAATAATTCCGGCATGTGGCTCTTTCTTCGCTTCTCCACCATGATAAGCTACTGGGAATGAGGATACGATGAAGGTTCTCATTGGATCAACGGAACAACCAATTCTCTCCATGAATTTACGATTCACAAGGAATTTAGTACTCTTGGTTGAGCGATCATCTAATGCAACTTGAACTTTCTTATAAACTTTACCAGCAAATTGAATATCCATTTCGATAACAGGACGTTTCTCGATAGTATCACCTACTTCAGTTTCAGTGAATCCTACAAATTTAGATTCAAAATCTCTTCCACCAAGTGTCCATTTAACAATCTTCTCTTTCTCATTTACATCTAATTTATCATAAGTGATTGTGCATGAAAGAGATCCATTACCGGTATCAAATTTAGCAACCATATCTCCAATATTAGGAATTGTAATAACTTCACGGAATCCAACACGTTTTCTAGAACGAATCCAATTGGTTTTATCCATTAAGAATTGAACGATATCTTTAACCACGTTAACTCCAGTTGCTTTCTTTAATCCGGTAGTTCCGGGAGAAGCATTAACTTCAAGTACGTAATTTTTTCCAGTTTTCTTATCTACAATAATATCCACACCACACCAATTGCAACCAACCGCCTTAGCTGATTCGATAGCAATTTTTTCTTGTTCTGGAGTTACTTTAGTTTTTTCAACAGTTCCTCCTAATGAGTAATTGGTACGGAAGTCTTTTTTAACACGATTTCTTCTCATATAACCAAGAAGTACTGAATCTGTATCTTCTGGTGTTGGCGAGTTGAATTTTCTCGTCAAAACGTGTATTCTTAAATCATATTCAGATTCAATTTTCTCTTGAATCAAGATTTCAACTGAAGGATCCACTTTCCAAATGGTTTGTAGAACTGATTTAAGAGAAGCAAGAGAATCAACGATAGAAACTCCAATTCCTTGAGATCCGGAAAGTATCTTACATACTACTGGAAATTTACCACCAATATCTTTAACCGCTCTATCAATAGAATCTTCTCCATCAACGATTGCAGTTTTAGGAACTGGAATTCCAGCTTCTTTAAGGATTTTAGTAGTAACATATTTGTTTTCGCAAGCCATAATAGCTTCAAGAGTATTAACCACAAAGAAGTTATTATCTTGAAGTTTTTCAACTAGAGATTTTGTATAAGTATTTCTAACAACTCCACGACGAGTAAGAATTGCGGTATTATCAGCATTGATTTTAAGACCTTTGGGATTTTCTTTATCACTGATTAGAAAATTACCATCTTTGGTTTCGGCAATCATTGCTGTACTAATATCAATAACGATAAATTCAGCACCCATTTTTTTACATTCGGCTGCAAAGGTAGGAACTGTATGAGATTCTTTACTAGCATTTGTTAGAAGTACTAATTTAACTCTCGGATTTTTAACAGTTTTTGCGTCAGTGGTTTTTGCTTCGTTAACAAAATCACTGAAGTATTTAAGATTCATCATTTTTCTTGATATATTTTATAATTTTCTTTTGATCTTCTTTCATTAAGGTTTTCACATGTTCTGTGAATCTCAAAGATTCCTCGATAATTCTTCTTGGAATTTTTCGAGTTCCTTTAATATATGTATTCTCGCATTTCATGCAAGTAAAGTTTCCTGGTTCATAATTATCTATACGAGATTTGATAGGTTTATTGCAAAAAGTACAATTCCAATCAAATTGATGATATGATTCCCTGATGATTTTAAATGAAGATATTTCTCCACTTTTAGGTTCGATAAAAACTCTTTTTAGATGTGATACTTGTATTAATCGATCTTCTATTTTGAAGATACATTTAAGAAGCCTATCATCCGTAGAATAATTACGAATGATGGGATTCTTCTTCAATATTTTTTGATATCTAGGTTTTAATCGATCGAGAACGATACCGAACTTCGTTGGACGTTTACCTAGATTTTGTCTAAATATTTCCATTATTCATTAATTAAGAATTGATATTCTTCCATTTGTTGATTGATTCTCTCTAGAATAAATTCGATTGCCCAGATTTGTGAGTCAAAATCATTAAGAGATTCATTAGGCTTAGGAGTTCCTCCTTTTAATGCGGTTAATTCTTCTTTTGCTTTATTAAGATTGGCTTCAATTGCAGCAGCGGCTTTTTCTTTTTTAGGTTTATCGTCACCTTCTGCTTTACTAGCTTCATCTTGCATTTTTTGCCAAGCAACAGATATAGCACTAACTTTCTTATCTAATGATTTTATTTTAAAATCTTTCTCTTTTGCTGCTTGAGTATCACCAACTGCTTCTATATCAGCATCTCTACCTTTTCCTTGAGAGGCTTTTTCGGCTGCTTCTCTTTCTTTCTTTTGAGCAGCAAATTTAGCTTCGGTATCTTCTTCTCCACCTTCACCACCTTTAGCAGCCTCTTTAGCCGCTGCTTCTTGGGCTTTCTTTAATTCCGCCTTTTGTTCTGGAGTTGCATTTTTTTCTGCATCCTCAGAAGATTGAGATTCGGCATCCGTAAGATTAGCGTCTGCTTTAGCGATTGTTTTTTCTGCTGTTTTGTTTTGATCCTCAATTTTTTCGGAATCTTTATCACTAGACAATTTAAGTCTCATGTTATTATATTCTATAGTGTTTTCTAATCTGATTTTAGTTAAGAGATTTTTAAGCATACCATTATCTCCAGCAATTTCATTACTTTTCTGCCCTAATGCATCGAATTGCTCATCATTAATATCTGATTTCTGATCAATATCTTCTTCTAAAGCTTTTGCTCTAGCTTCTAATTTTTCTATTTTGGCTTTATCTTCAGGTGAAACATTTTTAGCAGGTTTTGCTGGATCTTCTTTTTTTACGGATTTTCCAGCACCTTCAGCTTTAGTCAATTCACCGTTTGCCGTTTCTAAAGCCGTTTGAGCATTAGTAATGGCAGTTTCGGCAGCAGCTTTTTCTTCTTCGGTTGCGTCTGATTTTAAAGCAGCCTTAGCCGCTTTTGCGGTTTCAAGTGCCTTTGTAGCTTCTTCAACTTTCTTCTTTGCGGAATCAATAGCAGCCTGATCAACTTCAGTTTCTCCTTTTTTAGGGGTTTTTACATCTTCACCTTTAGCTTTAGTTAAGTTCGTATTTGCAGTATCTAAAGCCGTTTGAGCATTAGTGACTTCGGTTTCTGCCTTAGTCTTCTCTTCAGGAGTTGCATCTGATTTTAGAGCAGCCTTAGCTTCAGTTGCTGTTTTAAGTGCGGTTTTAGCCTTTTCAACTTCAGCTTCTGCAGCTTTGACTGCTTCAGGATCTACTTTAGGTTTTTCTTCAGTTCCAGGAGTTTTTACATCTTCACCTTTAGCTTTAGTTAATTCTCCTTCAGCAGCCTTAACTTTAATATCTTCATCTGCAACTGCTTTCTTTAATTCTTCGGTTTTAGTTTCATCCTTATTATCGGCTAATGCTTTTTCAGCATTGGTTTTAGCTTCGGTTGCAGTTTTTACTTTAGCTTCTGCAGCTTTGACTGCTTCAGGATCTACTTTAGGTTTTTCTTCGGTTGCTGGAGTTCCACCAGAATCCTTTTTTAAATCTTCTATTTTCTTTACAAGATTATCATGAGTTAATTGGGCAGCTGCTTTACTTTCAGGTGTAGCAGTGGTTATTCCGATTTTAGCGGCAGCTAAATCTCCTTCTAATGAAGCAATAAGTGCAACTTTCGCAGCAGCTTCAAGTTTTTCTTTTTCTTCTTTAATCTTGGGATCAGCAGCAATAGGAGCAGCTGGAGTAGCAGGAGTAGCCGGAGTTAATTCTTCTGCTTCATTAGCAGATTCACCTAATTTAGATATTTGCTGTTTGATCTTTATATACTCATCGTAATTTTTAGCAGCATCAGATTTAGCCTTAGCTATTTGAGATGCCTCTTTTGCATCATCAGCACCTTCAAGTTTCTTTTTACTTGCTAATAACATAGCGGAATCAGCTCTAAGACCTTTTTTCTTTGCTTCTAATTCACCTTTTTTATCTGTATCTTTCTCGGTTTCTAATTGTTGAGATATCGATTTAGACTCATCGTCAATCTTCTTCTTTTCTGCATTAATCTTTTCTATCTTTTTAGCATCTGCTTCTGGATTAGATTTAGGTTTTTCTTCACCTTTAGGTTTTTCTTCTCCTTTAGGTTTCTCTTCCGCTTTTGGCTTTGCCTCGGCTTTTGGTTTAGCATCCGGTTTTGGTTTGGCATCCGATTTTGCCTTAGGTTTAGGTGCCGGTTTCTTAGCAGCAGGTTTCTTGGCAGCCGGCCTAGCAGGTTTTCTTTTAGCTCGAGGTTTTCTTTTAACTGCCTCAATAAGCTCTTGATACGTTTCGTTATCAGAAAGATCCCAATCTGAAAATGCTTCCATAACATCTTCTATTGTTGCATCTTCATCTATAGATAAGTTAAAATGTTCTGATATATTTAAAACAAATTCAGAAAATAAGGTTTCTACCTCAGCACTATCAAAATTTTCTAATATTTGTTTTTCATATAGAGCAATTAAATACTCGTCTCTTATAAGATTTTCTAGATTTTTAGTCATCATGTATATTATCTTTTTGGTATTATTTCTTTTTAGAGGCAGGAGCAGGAGCAGATTTTTTCTCGGCAGGTGATCCTGGAGCAGATGGCATTCCAGGTAACGAAGATAATCCAGTGAATTCTTCTCCTTTAAGAGTAGCCAATTCCTTTTTTATCTTGTATATCTCTTGATAAGGTTCTAATTTTTTCATAGCAACTCCAAGTTCTGCTTTTGCAGCACTTTTTACTTTACCTTTTTTAAATAGATATTGAATAAGTCCTCCAACTTTCACTACTCCAACTACTGCTAATGCTCCAGCACCAGCCACTGCACCAGCAGCACCAACACCGGCAGCAGCTACAAGTCCTAATGCCGCATCTTTCTCTTTTGCGACATCGGCAACGGTGTTTGAATCTTCTGCTATTAAAGCGGATTCAAAAAGAGATTCATTAACATTATTTTCTAGAAGATGCATATCCATATTTTCATAGAAAAAATCTACTTCACTAGATTCACATGTATGGCCTATTCCAGTATGAAATAATAAAAGAAATTTAAGAGTCTCCTCATATTCTTCTTTGCTTGGTTGATAACCAAATTTTGAACAAAGTTCTCGGTATTCTATTAGATCTGGTCTAATTTGAATGGCTTGACTGGGATATATCATTTCAATTATATGATCGTATTTTATTTATATATTCATGCAAAAGCTACAAACAAAAAAAGAGCTTCCCGAAGGAAGCTCTTTAATTTTATAGTTAGATTAGTTAATCTTTTTAGGATTATACTAAAGAACCGAATGTAGCACTTAAAGATACACCTGAAGTTAAGTACATAGTTTCTGGGTGGAAACCAGCTTCAACTAAAGCATAACGAGATTTAACCGCAACTTTAGGAGCCATAGTACCTTCAGCGATAGTTTGAACGCTTTCAGCCATTAAATAAGGCATGAATACTAATCCTGGAGAGTTACCGTCACCTTTACGACCTACGCAGAAACGAGTATCTGCCCAGTTCATGTTAGGATCGTTGTACACTGCCATACCAGCTAAAGTACCGATAGGATAAAGTGAACCACTCATTTGGTTAATTGTGTTAGCCATTGGAGCAGGTACGAAACCAGCAACGTCTTGTAAAGCTGAACAAACTTGACCGTTAGTAACTACGAAAGTAGCTGGTCCACGACGACCTCTAATAGCGATTAAGTTAGCGATAGCTAATACTTTAGACATAATTTTACGTTGACGAGTATGCATGTTTTCTGAAGCAGAGTTAACGTTTTCAGTAGCAGCCATTGTAGCACCACGTAAAGTAGTTGATTGGATAAATGAACCGAAGTTAGTTGCTGACGCAGAGTTAGAAACTAAAAGGGCAGTAGCACCTAAGTTCAAGAAGAAGTTTTGACCTTGAGTACGGATTACGTATTCGTGGTTTCTTTCTCCTAAAGCGAAGATACGTCCAAGGATGTTCTTGTTAATTGATTGAGTTAACTCATTGATAAGAACTGCTTCTACTTGAGAAACTGCATCAATACCAAATTGTTTCAAGTCTTGAACTTGCTCACGAGTAACAGCAGCAGCAACTTGGAAAGTCTTAGCTTCAACTGATTTGTTGAATAGACTTAAGTTCATTACGTTATCTGTAGTACTTTCACCGTCGTTACGAGAATATGGATCGTTAATATCAAATCCAGTGTAATCGTTGTTAGCAAGAGCATTACCAGAGAATCCAGTGATGTGATCTTCTAAAGCTTTAACTAATTCGATAGAATAGTTAGTAACAGTTCCAGCAGAAGCACCACCGATTGTGATGTTAGTTAAACAATCTTTGATTGTGTTAGAACCAGTTAAAGTTCCAGCAACACGTAAGATTGGATTACCATCCAAACGAGAAGATCCTACCATGTAGAAAGTAGCACCACCAGAAGCACCAGAACCACCTACAGTAAATGAAGGGATAGTGTTAGAACCGTAGTCTAATTTAACCATTAAAGGAACATCAGCACCAGTACCAGCAGTTTTACCACCAGCATATACGAAATCCAAGTAAGTTAATACACCCATTGGACCAGGCATTGGCACGACTGGAACTAAATCCAATCCGATTGTTTGAGCTGCAACTTGCATAGCAAGAGGTAGCAATGTGTGAGCTTTATCACCAGATCCAGAAGTGGATGTAGCAAAAGCATCTTGAGTACCAGGGTTTCCAGGGAAACGAGTAGCACCCATACCGTTCACAGCGCCTAGTTGTGCATATGAGTTGTTCTCATATAATTCGTGGTTATGGCAATATTTTGACATCCACTCAACTCTAGCACGCTCAGTGATTCCAGTATTAGACTCGATAATTGGAGCCCATTTTGAAAAAATTTCACTTTCGTTAATTAAGTACATTTTTAAATGTTTTATTTTGTTGTTTTATTGTTTAGTTTTCCGTTACACTTTTTGCATCTTAGTGTGGTGGAATATTATAATCTATTTATCTATGATCTCTTGGATATTTTATCTTTTGAATCTACGTTTTAATTCAGCAGCAACAGTATCCATATAATCTTGAGGAGTTTCATACTTAGAAGATTCGTTAATAGGAGCAACCGGTTCAGTTGATTCTACTTTAGAAACTCTTAAATCTCTTGAAGACCAAAATGAATCGATTTGATATTGTGTACTAAGAACTCTTACTGATGCTTGAGCTTTAATAGCATTCTTTTGAGATTCGTTTAAAGAATTCCAAGCTTCGTTATAACGATTTGGCATATTAGCTAACCAATCATTTTTAGCAACTGGTTTAGTGAAAGCAGATTCCCAGATGTTATTAGCATCAATTGATCCGTACCATTTAGTATTTTCGAAAAGATCAACAATTTTTTCTTGAACTTCAGCAGTTAAAGATTCAAATTCGTTTCTTTTAGATTCAGCTAAGAAATTAAAGAAATGCATTTTAGATTTTTTCTCTTCATCTTTTTGGGATTTAGCAGATTCTAAAATAGCATCAACTCTAGAGTTAATTTCATTTTCAAAATCATCAGCACTTTCAGTTGAATTGATAGCTTCAGCATTTTCATTTACTTTAGTATCATCTTCGTTTGCATTTTCAGATTTGTTATTATCGGATGGATCGTTATTAGAAGTACCTTCGTTAAGACCTTTAACAACATAATCCATATAACCGGTTAAGCTTGCTTGATTCTCTTTTAGGTACTCACTGTACTTAATAATTGAATCACAACCTTCAACGATATAATCGGTATGTGAAATGATATTGTCAACTTGTTCATTGATGTAAGTTTGATAAGCAAAACGCTCATTAACTTCTTTAGCAACATGATTTTGATATTCGATCGAAGAATCAACAGATTCAGCAATTCTTTCAGTGTAAGAAATTCCACTATCTGCTTTTTCAGCAACCATTTTAGTATATTCAATTAAGTGGTCAACCGATTCAGCAAGTTTTTCTGAGTAGTTAATTCCTTGATTTGATTTTTCGCCAACCATTTCAGCGTAATCTTTAACCTTTTCAAGGTTTTCTACGATGTAATCATTGTGAGATATCAAATGATCGAAGTTCTCTTTTAAAGATCCTAAATTTTCTTGGATTTGATTTACTCGTTTGGCAATAGTTTCAGTGTACTTAACTAATGATTCAGTACTTTCAGTTACAGAATCAGTGTTACTTTCAGCGATTTGTTTTTTAAGATTTTCAATTTCGTTTTTAACGATTTTTGTATATTCGTTAAAATCTTCAACTGATATGTTCTCTGTTGTATTATTCATTTTTGAAGATTTGTTTATGTTTTGAGTTTGTTTGTTTTCATCAATTTTTTCGTGATCTTCGAAAGACTCGGCTAATTTAGCACTATAAGGCATTTCGTAAAGACCTAATGTATCATCCATTTCAAATCCAAATGCTTCATTTACTCTTGATAATTCAGCATTAGCAAATCCAGGATCTGCAACTAAATCGTAAGTAAACATTTTTTTGATTTTAACGTGACCATTACTTTCAACCACTCCAGCAGCACGACTAGAAATGTGTAAAGGAATACCAGCATCAACCAGAGCCTTTGCTTCTTTTCCAGCACTAGTATTAAGTAAACGGATTCTTCCCATTACCTTCTTAGTGTTTTTGTCGTAATCTAAAGCTTCAATAACATGAGAAGCATTTTTTAAAGAAACTTCAAAAGATTTAGGATGATCTAATTCACCTAAAAGTTTACTTCCTTTTACTTTTTGAAGAAGTTCATCTATGTGAGGAAGAACTTCCTTTTCGTCGTAAATACGATTGTTTTTGTTTTTAACGCCGATTTCTGTAAAGATTCCTTCTAGGATGTAATTGTCACCTTCTGTTTTGATGTCCAATTCAGAAGAAGATCTTTCCAATACGAGCAAATACTTTTGACTCATTTTACTTAGTTGATTTTTTTATATATCTAGGTTTATTATGATTACATTCCAGTTGCTTCAGCAGCTTTCTTAGCAGAAGCAATTTTTTCTTCATCTTCAATTTCTTTCATTTTCTTATTAGTTCGGATATCATCTGATGATAAACCTAAGAAACGTTGAATTAAGAATTCTGATGCAAAATACTTGATTTCGTTCATATTAGCATCTTGTTCAACAAGACCATCTTTCATTGAAGTAACAAAATCTAGACGTTTTTGAAGGATTTCAATTTCTTTCATTTCTTCAAAGATGTTATATTTGTTAAACTTAATTCCAATTTGAGCTTTAAAAGCATCATCTTCTTTAAGTTCTGGAAAGTCTAAACACATTTGAATCCATAATGGTTTAACAAGAATCTCTTGATAAACTGAACGCATACGATTAACAAAACGACCAAATTTAATTTCATCTCTTGTCATACCTTCAGCATTCATTTCCCATGATGGAGGTGATTCCATATCAAAACGAGAAAGAGGAATTTTAGATACTTTAATTAGTTTTTCTCGGAAATATTTAAGAGCATCTGTATCTGATAAATCTGGACCATCATTACCAATATTCTCGATAGTAGGTTCTCCAGCTTCACCGGATGGTAACCAATACTCTTTATTGAAAGGCATCATTGGTTTACCGTTAACTTTAAGTTCTCCTGATTCTGTATCAAAATCAATATTCTCACGATAATTTTGCATCAAAACACCTAAGCTTTGACGAGCTCTAGTTTTGGATTTACCACCAACCGGAATTACAAATTTAGTTTTGAATGAGGCATTTACCGTAGCCCAAATAACTCTTGAATGCTCCATGATACGAAGCAAGTTAAATGCACGAATAAGACGTTCTACGTAAGAAACACGACTTACGGTATTGGCATGTGCATATGAAAGATAAATTAGTTGAGAATCATATATAACTCTTTCTTTACCAGGTTGAGCTTTAAATTGTTTCCAAATTTTCTTACCCTCTTTATCAAGACCTGGTTCTAAAGATACTGGATCAAGTTCTTTGAAACCGATAATTCTAGTTTGTTCTTTATTGTAGATAATCTCAAATGCGAGATATCCATCAATTAACCATTTACGAAAATAAGACCAAGCAGAAATATCGTTATTGAAACCAAAGTATTGATAAACTCTTTTAAAGTTTGTATCTAATGCATACTTAACGGCTTCTAGTGTTTCCGGTTCAAGTGTCTGATCATCAAAAGTTAATGGTGTACAGAAGTAATTTTTTTCGTCATAGACGACACATTCGTCACATAGGGTATCGAGAATCTCTTCAATTTCATCTTGAATAGAGAATTTTCTAAGATCCTCTCTCTTTTTAATATAAGATTTGTCAAAAATAGAAATACTTTTACGGAGATTAATATCCGTCATTGAAAGGTTGGCAAATAGAGCATAATCGTCATATTCACCACCGGCTGCATTTCTTGGATCTAATCTCCAACCGAAACGGTCTTCATTGATACCTATGGCTTTTGAGTTTCTAAGAACCATATCATCGTATATCATCCCGAAAGATGATAACGACTTAAGAGCTTTAGAAACGACATTTCTCGAAGATGCGGATGGTCTACCAGCGTAGGTTTCCTCTCTATTTACAAAGCCTGCCATATTAGTTTATTTTAGTATTTTATTATTTATTCGTTGTGATCGAGCCATAATGACTTCAATTACTTATTTTATGAATTTATATCTATTTAGTTTTTTCGCCATCTCTCGTTTCTTAGCGTTTGCGGCACCATTACTCATTTGAGATCTAAGATAAAGTTCAAATCCTTTATATACATCGAACAACGAAACTTTCCCTTCTAATTGTGGAAAAATCTTAGGCTTATCCATTCTAGAAACAATTTCCCAATCTTCATAACAAACAATTGCTTTAGGTGATTTTATTCTATCTGGAATATAAGTTCTTACGGCATATGATAAACCGGCTCTATCTAGAGCAACTTTAAGAGCATACAAATCAATAGGTACGAATGCTTGTTCTTGTCCATCAAATGGATTCTTCTTTGATGCGGCTTCATATAGAGGTTTATACATTTCTCTAATTTTACCAACAATATATTTTCTAGCTTTTGGAGGATACCAACTAATATTGATACCAACTTCTAACTTTCCATTCTCTGTCATAACTTGACCTAATGCAATAACAATAGGATGCATATCATAATAATCTAGAACGGTCTTATATTTTGGATCGTATTTAAAAACGTATATTTTACCAGGCTTAAGTTTATTATCACCAGTTTCAACTACTCTTTTATTTCGAGTATCTTTGAGTGTGTCAATGAACCATTGATACGCATCATCGACGCCTTCAGATTGAGGAGTTTCAGGATTTGTATTAGCTTGGACTTTAATAAGGTCCAAAAGCATTCCAAAAAGATCTAATAGCCCTTTCATGAATTAAGGGTTTTGGTAAAAAAATCTTCAGTGACTAACATATATTCCCAACCTCTATTTTTAGCATACTCTTCGGCATATTTCTTTTTGCACATATTAGTAACAAAAGCTGAATATGCCCATTTATAACTTTCTAGTTGTTTGGGAGTTTTACGTTTTGGAGGATTTGGCTTCGTTAATTGAGCCTTGGGTTTAACTTCAACTATAATGGTTCTTTCATTAGAAGTTTTTACCAAAAAATCAGGGAAATATGTATGATATTTCTCGTCTAAAGGATTGAAGTATTTAATAGAAAGCGATTCCGAAGACCACTGAATGATCTCCGGATTCCTTTCGCAATATAAGCAAAATTTCTTTTCCCATGATGAACGGTAAATGATTGGTCCATTACCGAAGTATTTCTTGCACTCTTGGATAGGGAAATATCCTTGAACGAAACCTGATTTCTTAGTTGGTTTGTTTCCTTTTATTGAGCGCATACATGTTGAAATTATTAGTTTTGTTTAATAATTTCGCCATCTTTAATAGCTGATTCTAATTCTTTGTCAGTTAATTCTAGAGGTTCCGCTTCACCAAATTGTGTAGATGAATTGAATATATGAATTCCACCAGTGTAACCTTGATAAATGTTTTCTGCTTGCCAGTTATCCATTCCAGGCTCATATATAACATATTCAGCACCAACTTTTAACTCTTTACTGTTTTTAACAGGAGCACCAAAATCTCTTCGTGGATCAATATAATCAGGTAAAACTTCTTTTCCTTTATAAAGTTTAGATTCATCTAATTCGGTAGATTCTCTTAGAGCATCAACCTTTTTCTTCAAATTAACAACCGTCATTTTAGCATGAGCTAAATCCAATTGAGCTTTATAAACATTAGCTTTTTCTGGTTTAGATTTCATCATTTCTGAATAACGAGCAATTTGATTTTTGATTCGATCTTCTGCATCTTTATTTACTTGATCTGCAGTTCTTTTAACTGCTTCATTTACTGGTTGAACACCACCATCAGAAACAGCACTATTAATTTGGTCATCCTTAAGATTAAGCACAGTTTCCATATCTTCGGAATTGAAGATATAACTACCATCACTTACTCCTTGATACATCATATTCGAATGAGTTTTACCATCTAATTTAATGACGTATTCTTTACCAGGCATTAGCTCTGATGCAGATTTAATTGCAGGCAATAGAACATCTATATCAGATGTATTAGCTGGATTAAATTCAGCGGCTTCTGATACGAATTCAGAAAATGTTTTTAGATTCTTCATATAGAATTTTTAAGTTTTTAATTAAGCAGCAACGATTTCACCAGCTTTAAATGCAGCAGCATATTCAGCTTCAGTAAATTCACATGGAGAAGTAGTTATACCATCTTCTTTAGCTTCTGGGTTGAAGATATAAACTCCGTCAGTATTACCTTGATAAATGCAAAGAGAAGTTTCTTCTCCTTTTTTAACATTGTATTTTTTTCCTGGAGTTAATTCTTGATTGAATTCATCGCTAGTAGCTTCTGCTGCCGGATTAAATCCTGAAGCATCGTATTTACCAGCTTCATTAACTACGAATTCGTCGAAAGACATTAAATTTTTCATATTTGTATTATTTTGTTTTTTATATTTATCTATGACATATAGTTATATGCCTAATTAAGTCATAATTGGATTCCAACCACCAGATGCAGGATCATTAGTTTTGTATATACCTTTAGTTTTCACATTTAGATCTGATGCAGTAGAGGTATAAGTTCCTGTACCAACAGTTCTATTTGGATCTTTATTAATAGAAGATTCTGCATTAGAATTTGATGGATCTAAAACAGCATCGGCCATTTGTTGCAAATCTTCTTCAACTTTTTGACCATCATTAGTTTCTAATGGTTTGGTTTTAAGCATCTTATTAACTTCTATAAAGAATTCCATTTCTTCTGGAGTTAGCTTAGATTTTACATATTTAGCCATTTCTCTTAAGATCTTAGATCTTTCTTTATTATTGGCAGCAACTTTAACAGTTTCTCTTTTACCTGCCATAAGAGGCTTCATATAAGGGAATTGTTGAAGTTTAGTCATAAATCCATTTAATTCTGGATCATCGTTAAATTTAGTAGCGATTGCTCCAGCCGAAGCTTTCAATTTAGCATCTTTTCTAGCGGCAATCATTTTCTGAGAGATACCGGCAAACCATTGAGAGAAAATTACTGCGGCAATAGCAAGACCACCACCGGCAATAGCCATTCCTGTTTTAATTGCATCAGCAGCAAGTATACCTTTGGTAACTTCCCACCATTGAAGATCTTCATTAATGGCTTCATCGATAACTACATTATGCGATTCAACTAAATGATGTACTCCTAAATGATCCCTGAACATTATTCGTCCATTAACCATTTCTCTTGAAATTATAATACCCGAGTAACCATCAGCAGCTACAATGCTTTGACCAACTTTTAAGTTGGTTCCATCAAATGCAATTGGAGGACCTAGAATAAAATCCGAGTATGTTGGTAAATGATTCATTGTTATTATATATTTTTTATTCTTCTTCTGTTTTATCGGTTTCTAATTCACCTTCTGCTTCTTCCTCTTTTGGAGTTCCACCAGGAAGAACTTCTTTTTTACCAGTTTCGGCATCGGTTTCTTCGGCTTTAGCTTTTGCTTTAGGATCAACTCTTTTTAACTCAAATTGTTTAGGTGAATCATTGGTGAAAACTACATTACGACCATAATCAAAAACGAAAGATAATTTAGGTTCTTTATCTTTAGTATACACTTCGAAAGTTTTAGTAAAAGAATCTTGTTTTATAGTATAATCTTCTTTGTTTTCAATTTTCCATAAAGCCCACCAAGTAGAACCCATAGTATAAGTTCTATTAAATCCTGAAGTTTTACCTTCATTAACGAATTCTGAAAAGGTTTTAATTGCGTACATTCAATTATTTTATATTTCCCCTCGATGATATTTGTCTGATTCGATTTGATCCACGACCATTAAATCTACTAGAGCTTTAAAAGCAGCAAATGTTTTCTTCGAATACTCTAAATCACCCATTTCTCTATCAGCATAATCATCTAGGTGATTAGCTAAAGGAACTAGAACTTCATTAAATGTAACTGAATTAATTCGTTGATCTTTGTATTTAGAAGTTACATACTTAAGAGCTTCATTGCTTCTTGCAGCTTCATTAATGAATTCCGAAAATGTTTTAATAGTGCTCATATTATATTTTATATTGAGTAGATACCTTCGCGATCCATACCACCATCAAGTGATAAAGTTCCTTTGTATTTACCTGGATGTAGTTTATTCCATCCTTTAGCATATGCATTCTTTGCAACTTGTGTATAGAATGCAAATGCGTTTTTAGTTTTTTCTGGTTTGAATCGATCCCAGTACTTGAACAAATCCAAAAGAGCAAAAGCGATACAATCCTCTCGGTCCATTGGATTTTCATATCTTAGCTTTTGATTAGCTCGTTCAGCTATTAATATGAGCATCTTCTCCGCCTTTGGAGTTAGTTTCTTTTGCTCTAGTGATATACAAATTTCTTCGTATAGTTCTTTTGGTTTTACGTATATTGCCATTTTTTAAATTTTAGCGAAAAGTATTCTTTTTTTCGCTTGAGCTTTACTTCCATCAGGCATAATAATATCAACCATATCATCATCTCCTCTTTTGGTAAAATCTAAAGCGTCCATCTTTACTGAATCACCTTTTGCCAAACCTTTAAAGGGTTCAGCTAAAGTAGCAACGACATAATCGTCACTTGCTTCAATTAAGAGTTTTTTTTTGTAAGCTCTTCGGATTGAGTGTTAATTTCACTCTCTACTATAGCTTTCGCTTTATTTATATGCTCAATATCGTAAACGGATAATTTCTCGATTCTGTTAAGTTCTTCTAATTTCTCTTGTAAGAATTGAATTTTTCTTTCAATTTTAGAGTTTTCATCAGCAATTTTAGCTTTAGTAACTTCTTCAGCTTCAATCAATTTAGTCAAAGAATTAGTAATATCATAATTCATAAATTCTTTAACGATTGATACGGCGGCTTCAGCAGTTTCAGCTTTAACAAATTCATTAACATTCATTGCAGGATTAACCTTTTGAATGTAGATATTTTCTGCAATAGTAAATACAGTTGTAGATACTCCACGGAATTTTTTAGATTCAACTCGGTAAGCGAAATCCATATCTTTAATTTCTGCACCTTCGGCAATTGCACGATTGATAACATTAACTTTATTGATTTCGTTGAATTTGAAAAGACCAGTTTTAAGTAAATGTGTTTCTAGATTAGCAGCTTCAACCAATTTACCATCAACTGTAATTTTAGTACCATCTGCTTCGAAGGTAACATCTAAAATAGATCCAGCCTTAGGATAGAATCTCATACCGTTTTTAACGATAGTAGATGATTCCATTAAGTTAAGTAATCCTTTAAATTTTTCATCAGGAGTAATTGTAGATTCAGTGATTTCTTCACCTTTAATCGTTAACATTTTTCCGTTAGAATAGAATGTATAAGATTTTTCTTCTTCGTTAATGATAACTGGAGAATAAACTTTAGAAACTTTGTAGTTACTATCGCTTTCTGAAAGAGATCCTTTAGATTTTTCAGCAAATTCAACTAATTGTTTAACTAGAGGAATCCATTTTTCTGATGTAAGATCTTCAGATATGGCAAATACTGGATTTTCTGCATTTGAACATTCACGAAGTTTATTAATTGCATTCATATAGAATTTAGATTCTCTGTGATTTTCAAGATCAAAAATAACAGATTCAACTAAGATAGCAAATTCATTTTCAGCAAGGATGTTATTACATTCTTTGATGTAATCGTTAATAACTGGCATCCAAGAATAAGCAGATAATTCTTTAACTGCGGTTCTCATGATATTTACCTTTTCAATTAAGTAAGGATTAGCAACCCGTGAAGTTGATTCGTTGATAGCAGCATTAGCAACACTTTTTGCTTTTGCTTGTTCAACACCTTTACCCATTAGGTATGTGTATGCATCAGTTGCAGTTGTAGTTCCTTCAGAAACTTCTACTGTAGCGAATCTAGAAAGAATACGTTCAGCAATAAATTTAGATGTGTTGTTTCTATCAATACTCTCAAGTAGAGTTGAAACTCTATCTTTCAAAGAAGCAGATTCGAAAGCGGTTTTTAATTTTGACATGTTTATATGTTTTTTTGTTTTAATGATTTTACTTTGCAGCACCTACACCTTTAAGGTTAGGATATTTTTTGATAACGGCTTTAACGATATCATTTTTAAGATCTTTATATTGTGGCCAAGTTGCCCAAACTAATGCAGTTTTACCATGTTTTTCGTCATGTATAGGCCATGATCTTTTAACTGGAAATACGAAATCGTCGTCTTTCAATTTAGCTCTAACTTTAGGATCGAGTTTTTCATCTAAATGATAATCTAAAACGTCAACTAATACTTCATCTTCGATTCCTTCAATTTCCATTTCCATAGATTCTCCAAGGATTTTCTTGATTTTTTCTAGCTTTTCTGCATCTTTAAGAGCAGATTGTAATGCAGCAACTTTAGCGGAAGCATCATCATCGTCAGTTTTAGTTTCACCATCTTCTGCTTTATCTTCCATATCGTCACTATCTCCCTTTTTCAATTTATCTAAGGCATCTTTAACATCTTCATCGGGTTTAGCTTTTGATGGTGGAATTCCTTTAGTAAGGTCAGATGTATCAGCCTTAAGGATGTCATCATCTTCAAATAAACCTTCATTCACTCTTTCAAATACTTGACCAAGAACACGTTGTTTGCGTTCTTCGTCAATTCCTAAAGTTGTAAGGTAGGTATAAACTTGTTGAGGGGTTTTTCCTTCTTCAGCTAATTTTTTTACAATAGGGTATAATGACCCTTGTCCGTAATAAGAGTAAGCTCCTATTAAATGTTCGTTTACAAATTCGTCGTAAGATTTGATACTCATGTCACTTCTTGATTTTATTATATATCTTTGTTTTTATGCATTAATAGGTCCTTGGGGATCAGTTGATTTTGGCCAAGGCACAGGATCCGCTGATGGGATTGCACTATTTATTTGCGTAACAGTGGTTGCGTTGTAATTTGGATCGGTTGTTGACGATCCACTAGCTCCAGTATTTCCAATTATTCCGGTAGGTCCTAAAGTAAAAGGAGGAGCTACTGTAGATGAAATGAATCCTTGCATAGTATTTCCAGCAAAAATCTCGGTTTCTGGTCTAAATATCGGTAAATGACTCTTAATTTGAAGAGAAAAAGTTACCTTGAATTCTTTCTTATCATTGAATGTGAATTCTACGGTTCTTTCATTGGCAAGATCATCTGGGAACATAATTAGACATGGTATTCTAGTATAACCAATATCCACTTGATAAACTTTATTCTTATAGAAAGTTTTGATAATAGCCTCTGAACATTTCAATTGATCTAAAATAGAATCCAAATAGATTGTGCAATCTACATTCATAATCATGGGAACCATATAGGTTTCGTAATTATAGGTATTAAGAGTACCATCCTCTTCTTGTTTAAGTCTATTCATACGAACAAACTTATTAACGATAGCCGAAGTTTCAATAGAAATTCCAGAAAAGTCACATATTCCTCTAGGAATCTTGTTATAGAATGATTCTGCCTCTAATAATTGAGGATCAAAATCTATATTATTTAGGAAGTTATCTTGTAAGTAACGTTCAGTACCGGTTGTACTAAAATAAAAAGGAACTTTAATTTCTCTTTTATCGCTAACACCCCTTCCGGTCTGATTATACCATTTGATGGAATCATAAAGAGTCGCTAGCAACCCAACCATGACGTTTCTAAAATAAACGTCATCTTTATTAAAATGAAGATCGTATTGAGACAATTAGTATCTTTTATTTTATATATTCTCGTGTAATTACGAGATATTTTCTATATGCAATTTAGAGAACCCAGATTCTTTTATAGCTTCAACTCTTTTATCGAAAAGTTCTATTGGAAGTTCTGTATGGTTAACTACCCATGTGTTTAATGAATTTTCAACCGATACATCTTTTAGAATTTTTAAAATTTCATAAATACCTCCAGAATCTACTGATGAGAATATTTCATCTAAGAAAAGAAGGTTTAATGAAGGATATCTAATTTTAAGCAATCTTAAAAGAGAGATAATAATAACAAAATCTGCTTTTTTACGTTCACCAGTTGACATGCTTCGAGCATTAATTTCTTCACCTAAAGAGTGTATCGAACAATCGAATTTTTCATCGAATCTAATCAAATAAGGTAAGTGCATTTGTTTAGACATATTTTGAATAGATTGATTGATGGTTGGAATGATAGTTTTCATAGCTAAATTCTTAACACCATCATCGCCAAGTACACTTTCAACAATATCTAAGAAGGTATCTTCGGTTGAGTTATTAGAGACGCTAGATTTTCTTTCAAGAAGTTTAGTTTCATTCTCGGATAAGATTTCATTAAGATAATCCATATCTTCTTCTCGAGTCTCTTTAGCAATTCTTTCAGCTTCATTTTTGTATTGTCCGATAAGAAGATTGATCTTAATACAAGATGAATCCATTTCTTTTATTTTAGAAGAAAGAGAATTCATTTTGCCGGAAAGGTCTAGATATTCTTCTTGGATATCGTTATATTCTTCCTGTTTGGTTCTTACTTTCTCTTCTAATTCAGATTTAAGATGTTGATGATTTTCTGTATTTAGATCTGCATTACATGTAGGACATTTTGCATTGTTGTATAGCTTTAATGAATTTACTGCATTTCTTAGCTCAAAAGATAATTGTTCTTTTTCATTCCCTTTTGATTTGATTGCATCATTAAAGTCGGTTTCTTTGGTTTTAACTAAGGCTAAAGCATCATTGATCTTACGTTTTTGTTCAATCATATCTTTAATTTTCCCTTTGTATTCTTCTATTAATCTAATTCGATCTACTTTTTTAGAAGATTCTAATGTAGAAATTTTAGTATTGACAGATTCAATGGATTCTTGAATAATATTTAGCTCATCACTAAGCGTTTTAATTCTTTCGCGAAGATCTTTTCTTTCTGATCTAATTTGGTCACGCATTTGATTAATTATAGTGAATCCAAATAGCCTATCTACGATGTTTCGTTTATCACCAGTAGACATTGTTAAGAATGATCTAAAATCATTAATTGAAAGTACAATGATATTCTTAAATACTTGATATGGAATATCGAATATTTCGGTTTCTAGATAATCTTGGACATTTGCATTACCAGCAGTATCATAAGTAACCGTATCTATTTTAACTTCAAATAGATTAGGAGATACTCCACGAGTAATTTCGACTAATTTATTTTTCGATCGAATAACGATTCGACACCAAAGGTTTTTATTAATTCTATTAGGAAGATCTGATTTGTTTTTTCTTTCAATTCTACCGTAAAGAGCAAATGTAATTACTTCTGATATTGTAGATTTTCCATGACCATTAGATCCTAGAAGCAGGTATAAATCTCCTGCATCTTTTTCAAATTCAATCTTCTGAATTTGATTTCCATAACTATTGAAATTTTTCCATTCTACTGTTTGAATTCGCATATTAAATTTCTTTGATGGTTTGATTGTATAAATTAGAGATTTTAACCTCGATTCTTTTCTTTACGGAATCATCTACACTACGCATTTGAGTGATGTATTTTTGGCACATTTCAAATATTGAAAGTGTTTCTAGATCTTCTCCATTGATATCAATATTTTGATCTTCTTCAAATGGGAATACCTCTAGCTTCCTAGCCACTTCTGAGATGGCGTCTATGATTGGATTAACTTGGTATTTAAGTATATAGTGCGAAGGTATATACAGATCAACTCTGTTATTCCTACATTCATCTAATATCTCTCCTAAAGTATTCTCTAAATAACGATTTAGATGAACTCTAACAAACTTAGGTGAATAAGTATTCTCATGAAAAGTTTCTTCAAAGGTATTGAAGTTAAATTCATAGAATCCTTTTGGATTTCCAGCATCGGAACGAGTCATTTGATATGGATTGCCAACCATTGTTACATTTCCTCGTTTCTGTCCCCAATGTATATGACCAGAATAAACTCGTTCGTAGGTTTTTAGATCATCGGCATGAAGACCTTCTTCTACATCTCTTGAATTATCAAATTTAAGCGAGTAGATGTTAGTATGACAGAATAGAAGTTTAGGATCTTCTTTACCAAATTCGGCAATACAAGTTTTTTCTTCATTAACATCGGTTCTCCAAGGCATAAATAGAGCTTTGGTTCCATTGATATCTGCTAAAGTAGGTTCTTTGATGATATGTACTTTAGGAATGTATTTTAAGCAATCTAAAGATGATATGTCGTTTGATGTTTTTTTCATAACATCATGATTTCCGGCTATAATGTATATAGCATCAAAAATATGACCAAGTTCTTCGAATATTGCCATTCCTTCATGAAGAACCATTAGATTAATAGATTGACGATTATCAAATACATCACCAGTATGTATTAGAATTGTTCCTGGTTCGTAAAGCTCTTTTGCTTTAGGTATAAAATCTTCGCGAAACCAATCCATCATTGTGGTTAACCATTCAGCAGAATTTGACCTTGCTCCTAAGTGTGTATCGGATACAATGATTGCTTTGTTTGCGTTTATCTTCATTAAAAAAGTGCTTTTATGTTTTGTAAATATCCTCGGGACTTGAGATCTTGAATAAGTTCGGTTTTGAACTTATTAGATAAAGATTCGTAGAATTTGTCAGGTGATATTTCATATATTTCACACATACAAGAGTAAATTTCAATTCGAGTTCCTGGACCAATTGCTTTAATTAAATGACTGTATATTTCATTAATTTCAGATTTTCCAATTTTCTTAAATTCACCATTGATGGGTTCTAGGTATGCTTGATATTTCTCGACTTTAGCAATTTCTTCATATAGTCTTTCTTTCACTAGATCAACATCGATTGAATCTTCGATGGAATGAGCTTTATAAGAATCATCAATAGAAAACGTTTGATTGGAACTTTCTAATTCGATTTGATCGTAATCGTTATCGAATATTTTATCTCGTTTTACTGCATTTTCTTCAGGAACTAATGGTAGACCATCTTCCGATAATTCATTTTCTGGTATGTTATTTTCTGGAGTATTCATTTTATATACTTGCTGTTATTGTTGTATCGCTTTCAGTTAATCTCATATATTCATAATTTATTCGATACATGGTTCGGCTGTTTTTACCAGAACCGTTTCTTATTTTTAATAGTTTCAACCAATATTCATTATTCATATGCATTGAGGTATCTTGTATAATACCATAAATCATATCGGCAGTATGTGATAATCCGGCAGATTCAGCGATATTTCCTAGGTTTAATTCAGTTGAATCATAACCACTTCGATTAATTTGAGTAGCAGTTATTACAACCCAATCGTTTCGAACTGCCATAGCACGAAGATCTTCGGCGATTTGTTTAATCTTCATGTAAGTATTTTCTGTATTGGGATTTCGATAATTTGCTAGAATATTAATATAGTCAATTATAATTACTTTAAGTTTAATTCCTTTAGTTAATTCTAATTCTCTTAAATACATTTCAATTTCAGGAACAGTTACTTGAGAAGTTGGATATTCTTTAACGAATAGATTTCCAGTAGGGATTACTCCATTTGCTAAAGAAGCTAAACGAGTTTGTATAAATCCTGATTCTTTAGATTTTCTTTCGTATTCACTTACTTTAACATTTAATAGGTTTGCACCGATACGATGAATGAAATCAATATCTGCCATTTCAGCAGTTATTACTGCAACATCGAAACCTGCACGAACATAATTTACAGCATCATTAGCTAACCAAATTGATTTACCGACATTTTGTTCACCGGCATATACAATTAAAGATTTTGTTCGATAACCACCACTGAAATTATCAACGAAATTATGACATGTGGTGATTTTAGAATTTGCTGTAGGTATGTGATTTTCAGCAGAGAAGAAGTCTTTACCTAAGTCCTTATCAAAAGTAATAGAGTTTCTTTCATTAATAAGAGATTTTACTTTTTGAATTACGTCTTTAACATTATCAGGATTAACCTTTACAGTTTTAACATATTCGATTGTATCAATCAAAGATTTATCTAGAGATTTCCAAAGAATCCAAGCTTCACTAGTTTCTCGAATCCAATCAGGATCGTATGAATCAAGAGGTTCGTCGAATACAAGATCTATAATAGATTCCGTGATTCGATCTTTAAATTGATCTTGTCTAGCAATTAATTTAACTTGGTCTCGGGTAGGAATTTGTGAAAATCTACTGTGAAAGCCTTTTGTGATTTTGTGTAAAGTCGAGATTTCGTCGTTATCGTAAAATCCTTCGTCAATACTTGATAAGTATTCTGGGTTTTTACAGGTATATAAGTAAAACGCCTTTTCAAATTCGGATGATCCAATCATAGATTTTATAATTATATGTTAATTATATGTTGTTATAGAACTTCATAGTATATTGTGAATTTAGTATCTTTATTTACTTTTATTTTGTTGTCCTTTAGCAAATTGCTAATAAGGTCGTTATATTGTTCAATGTTTCCGTTTAGTTTTTCTTTCAAGGTTGAATCTGGAAAAATCACATTACCGGTTTCTTCTAAACCACGATATGTATGTATAAAATTATGACCACCTTCTACCCAGTACCAATTATGTACTAGGTAGAGGAAGTCCTCATATGTAGGAAAATCTAGTTCATCTCGAAAAGATCCGAGCATGTATTTGATTTTTATTTGTTCTTTATTCAGCATCGCTAATATCATCAGAGTTTAAGAAAATTGATTCAACTTCATCTTCAGCAGAATTAATTCCATAGCTGAATTTAGGTTTAATACATTTTTCATTAATCATCTGTAGTATTTCGTTAGTCCAAACTTCCGGAGTAAATAATTCATTAGCTGGAATACCCTTTCCTAAATGTTTAACTATATAATTACGAGCAGTTTCGCGAGGAATGAAGTATTTGGTTTCACCTTGATAATCAAAAGAATGAGCGGTTGCTTTATCTTTATCGCTCATTTTCTCGTATTCTTTATCGGTAATTAAATTTCCTTTTTGAATACCACAAGTTTCCCAATTCATATATTCTTCCATTCCAATATAAGGGTTCATTCCTTTATCCCAACGGATATGAAACTTAATAGGAATTGGTTTACCAAAACGATTTTTAAGAGTTTTAACGGTAACAATAATTCCAGTTTGTACGGTTCCTTCTTTAATTTGAGCTTTAGATAAAGCCAAGATAACAGAAGCCGAATAGATTAAACCTCCACCACCGGATAGGTTCACTGTAGGGAACATTCCAGTAGAAGCGTATGTGTGATTTGTAAATACGAATGGAATTCCAAGACCAGTTAGATCAGAAGTAATAATACGGAATAAAGAGCGAATCGATTTTGCACGAGTCATATCAGCGGCAGTATTTCCACTGATTGCATCATCAATTTCTTTTGTAGTTGCAAGCATCCCTAACGAATCGAGACAAATCATGATTTTAGGTAGAGTCATTTTAGCTTGTTTAGCTTCCATCATTTTTTTCACTAATGTGGTAATAGAAGTTCTGAATTTTGCAATATCTGAAACCGGTTGATGATCGAATCTTTCAGGATTAACTCCAAATGATTGAATGTTATCTACATCGACTGCACCTTCAGTATCATAATAAACCACATAATAACCCATTTCCTGAGCTTTTGCGACCATATTAAGAAGTAAGAATGTTTTACCAGTACCTGAATCACCAGCTAAACATATTGTTCGATTGTTAGGAATACCACCGAAAAGATCACCACTAAAAACTGCGTTTAGATGATAATTTCCAGTATCGATCCATTCTGTTATTTTTGAAAATTCCGATTTGCTGATAACGTCACCAAATGGATTGATTTTTCTAAGCTCTTTCTGAAGCTCACCAATTGTAAATTCTTTGCTCATGTTGTTTATTTAATTTAATTTTTATATGTTAGAAAAGGCTTACTGTATATGCCAATGAAGGATTCAAAGCCGGAATACCTGTTGGCGTTATGATTCGATTAAGTGGATCTAGAATTGATCCTTGAAATTGTCTTTCAATATTCATTTTAGGAGCAATTTCCATGGGATGCATTCCTGCTTTATAGGCGAATACATCACAAAATGAATCGTTTGCATGATACCATTTTAGCTTATCACCTGATCGAATCATTTCGTATTTACCTTTAAGTTTGGGATTTTGATTAAGTAAATAATTGTAATGTGCTGCTGCTCGAACATGAATAGGACAACCTTTTTGAAGTTCTAGCTTATCGTTATCGTTGATTACAAATTTTTGATAATCGGAAACCGAACGACCCATTGAAATTTTTTCAATATTAGATAGCTTAAATTCTCGTTTGATTTCTTTGATTAGCTTAACTAAATCACTTACGTCTTTTTCGGTAATCTTACCTTTTGAGAACATATACTTTACAGCATCGATAAGTTTACCTCTGCAAAATACAGGAGTTGATGATTGAATAATTTCTAGACCAGTTGTTTTGATATATGAAAGATTATCGTAATCTTTACCATCTTTCCAAATGATATTTTGGATGTATTTTTTCTTAGCTACCCAAATTGCATTTTCTGCAATAGTTTCTAATTCGAAATCTAGATAATTTTCGGTTTGAAATGTTTTGGCATAATCATTAAGAACTTTCTTAATATAATCAGATAATCTAAAGGAATTAAGAGTTAGAACAAATTCTTTTACGGTACCTTTCCATTGAACCGCTTCCATACATTCTTCGAAGATTAAATAACCTGAATCCGTATCGGTATATTTCCAAACATTACCTTTGATTCTAGGAACTACTTGGTTTTCGATAACACCTAATTCAGTTAGTAAAGGTTTGTCTCGATGAAAGAATTCTTTGAAATACTTATCAACCATACGTTCAGTAAATTTGATAGCATCTTGTCCTTGAAGAGTTACTGTTTCTGCAACTGAAATATTATAGAAGTGAAAATACTCATTCGCGAAGGCTCCATAAATTGAGTTAATAATTAGTTTAATTCCCTGTTCCTGAGTACTGCATCGAAGTTGTTCGGCTTTAAGAGCGGTTATAGCATCTTCTCGATCTTTACCTGATAGGGATTCGAGAAGTGCTGGAATATCTTCTATTGCAATTTTTTCTGGATTGAAATTAATCATTTGTTTTTTGTTTATGGTCCTTTAATAAATCTTCAATTGAATTGTATTCTTTAAGAGATTCCATTTGTGTATTATCGTTAAGATATAAAACGGCTTCTTCTCTATCGAAAGCGAACCATTTTTTCGTATATTCATTGTAATGAATAAATTTTGGGTATAGGTTGTACATAATTTTTATTCTGTTATTGCTAGGTTTAGAGCTAATTTTGTGTTTGTTTCAGTTGAATCAAGAATTAATTTATTAGAACAAACATGGATGCGATAAGTTTCTTTATCAATTCTAGATAGAAAAGATTTGAAGATATTTTTTGGAGTAGATTTGATTTTTACTCGATCATCTACGATAATATCAAATCCTTCATTTTTGATATGTACACCTTGTTCGTCGGAATAAATTGATAGTAATTCACCCTTATCCATTGTTTGTAAAGATACAATTTTATTGAAGTCTTCAGCGGCTAAGATAAATTGGAATTCTTCACTACCAAGATCAAATGCTCGAATGGTTTGATCTGGAGTCATTGAAGTGAATCCTAAAGAAATATCTTGACAGGCAATTTCAATTTTTAGTTTTTGATCTTGTAGAATGATTTTATCTGCATAGATTAGTTTATCTTCCATATCTTCGAAGCAAGATACTTCGGCAGAAAGATGATGTGCATCAAAATATTTTAAACATTCGAGTAGCTTAGATCCTGAATAGAACGATAACTTAATTGGTTGTGTTATTGGTGATTCAAATTCAAATACGCTGGCGATTGGAAGGTAATTAGATTTTACAACATCCTTTGTTGGAGTATAAACATCTGACCAAATTCTTTCACTATCAAAATTCAAATAGATTGAATTGTCCATTAGCAACATTTTCCTTACTAACATAGATAAATTTGCAACGGAAATTTTCGTGATTTTAATTTTCATTTTTATTGATTTGTTTATTATTTTATGATTGATTTGATTATTAAGTAAGCTCTGCATATCCATCTCGGATATAAGTATTTAGCCATTGTTCCATATCTTTGAGTATAATACACGATGAACTAGCGGTAGATCCGTCTTTTTTGTTTATGTGTTTTACTCGAATGAACCATCCATCTGAATCCATTGCTAGATCTTCTTCAAAGACAATATCTTGTCTAGATTTAGGTTTACTTAAATGATGTAATATCGCCATATTTAATTATATGAAAAAGGGATCCATAAAAATGAATCCCTTAAATATGTTAATTAGTTTTTACTATCCGTCGCAAGATGCACAATTTTCATCGAGTGCTTTAGCGGCAATATCACCTCGAAGAACAGATTCGGTTCTCATGTAATAGAGTGTTTTAATTCCTTGTTTGTAAGCTTCCATATGAACTTGATTGATAAATTTAGGAGTAGCTTCAGTAGGAAATGCAAGATTAAGAGAAACTGATTGGTCAATGTATTGTTGACGTAATCCGGCTTGTTTTACTAATTCCAATTGATTAATTTCTTTGAATGTCTTAAATACATCTTTGAATGGAATCAATTCGGTTTTTTCAATATCAGATAAAGTTTCGATCTTTTCTTTATTTACCAAAGAATCTCGGTGAAAGAACCAATCATCTAGAAATTGTAAACCTTGAATCGATCCACCATCAATAAGTATTTGATCCCATACTTCTTTTTGATTACGTTTCATACGTTTAAGATATTTCTCCAATGTAGGATTTTTACGAATGAAAGTTCCTTTAGCAGTTTGTTCGGTAAATACGTTTGCTGCCCATGGTTCAATACCAGCAGATACATTTCCACTTAATTTAGAATTGGATACGGTTGGTGCAATTGCTCGTAAATGAGTATTACGCATTCCAGTTCCAATACACCAAAGTGGTTCTCCATATTCTCTAGCCATATCTCTAGAAGCTTGATCAGATTCTAGCTTAATTTGAGAGAATATCTTGCGAGTTTCGAATCTTGCAAGAAGACCTTCGAAAGGAAGCCCTTTATCTTGTAAATAAGTATGCCATCCTAAAACTCCAAGACCTAATGCTCTTCCTTTTTCGGCAGATCTAACAGAATTGGTAAATCCGCTCATGTATTTTGCTTTCTGTATAAATTCTTCAAGTACACCATCTAAAAACCAAGTTGATGTGTAAATAAGATCAGTATCTTTCCATTCATCATATTTAGCAAGATTAATAGAAGATAAACAACATACAAATGAATGAGATTCGTCGGTATGTAAAGTAATTTCTGAACAAATATTAGTCATGTAAACTTTAAGACCATTTTGTTTATAGGCTTCAGGATTGTTGCGATTAACATTTCCTTTGTACATGATATATGGTTCACCGGTTGTACGTCGTTTACGAAGTACTGCAGTCCATCTTGATCTTGCTTCTTTATCTCCTTGTTCAACTTTATTCATAAATGCATCAGAGATAATAACGCATTGATGCAGATTAAGAGATTGTCGATTAACATCACCTTTTGGTTCTCGAATTTCTAACCATTCCCAAAAATCATTGTGTTCAATATCAATATTAACAGAAGCAGCGCCTCGTCTAACACTTCCTTGTGAAGTTGCTAAAATAGTTGAATCATAAATTTTACAAAAAGGAACGACACCATCAGATGTTCCATTATTCTTGATTATTGTTCCGGCAGGTCGGATTTGATTAATACCAACTCCAACACCACCACCATGTTTAGCAAGCAACATAAGTTCCAGATTCTTGGTACCAATATCAAAAATTGAATCGGCAACATCAATACCAAAACATGATATTGGAAGACCTCGTTCAGTTCCGGTATTTGAAAGAACTGGAGTAGCTAGATTTAACCAACCTTTCCAAATATAATCAAAGAATTTAGAAGCCATTTCTGGTTTGCCTAAACGTTTTGCTACGGTTGTACATACTCGCCAATAGGCATCTTTAGGAGTCTCTCCTTTTAACAAATATCCTTTAGATATTGTCTTTACGTAAATCTCGGTATTTCCCCACATAGGAAAATCTACACCGAGTTCCCAACCTAATTCGGTTCCATGATGATTTATATTATCTTTTCTTTCTTCCATATATTACTTAATTTTTAATTCCATAGTTCATCATCGGACCAATCTTCACCTTCACCGGCTTTTGCATAATCAGTTGAACGAATAGCAAAAAAGTCGGTATGTGTAGTTCCACCAGTTAAGTGATCGAACCATTCTAATTGATTAGCTGATTCAATATCATATTCTAAAATAGGATCGTAACCTAATTCCATTAGCTTTTCATTTGCTCTACGAGAAATAAAGTTTTTAACATCTTCAGCTTTGAGATTTAGTAAATCTCCTTCTTCGAATATTTTATTAATAAATTTATGTTCCATATCTACCATAAGTTTCGCAGCATATTCAACTTCATAACGAACATCTTCCTTTAATTCAGGATACTCTTCACACATATGACGGAATAGTTGGCAACCCATTTTAGAATGTAGTGATTCATCTCTTACTGACCATTTCATTTGTTGACCAATTCCTTTAAGCATGTTTCGCATTTGAAAAGAATATAAAACGGCAAACGATGAATATAAAGAAACACCTTCAGCAAATGCAGAAAAGATAGCAAGCGATTTAGCAGCATCTTTTCTAGCCTTAGGAGATTTTATTAGATCTTCATGAGTATAATCAGATTCCGTTGAAAGTAGATATTCGAATTTAGCAGCAATAGTAGGTTCATGCATAAAAGCAGCAAAATCTTCAAGACCTAAAGTTTCATTCAGATAAGAATATGCAGTTGCATGTATTGTTTCTTGAGAACCAAAGGCTATTGCCATTTGTTTGATTTCATGTTTAGGAAACCATTTAGTAACCATTCCAGTCCAATAATCAGAAACAGCACATTCAGTTTGTGCGAAACCAAGAAGAATATTTCCAACTAGATTTTTTTCATGAGGAAGAAGGTGTTCTTTCCAATCTTTTACATCACCTTGCATTTGTATTTCTGTATGCAGCCAAAATGCTTGCATTTGTTTTAACCATCCTTCATTATAGTACACAGGGTACTCAAAGGGCTTGTACTCCAATCGTTCTTCGAATAGTTTAGGCATTTTTCTTTTTTATTTTAATTAGAGATCTTTCGATATCGAGTCCACGATTTTTATTCGTTTTACGTTCAGTATAAAGGTCGGTTAGAATTTCTTTTAACACAGAAACCTTAGAGTTATCATATATTGCACCGGTAACCGATACAACGAAATTGGGATCTTGACGATATTTTTCTAGATTTTCTTGGTTTAATTCTTTTCGTAAGAATGATTCAGGTGACACATTGTATTGACGCATAATTGATGGATATAGAGATGCATAATCAAAACATGTTGCCGCTCTGAACATTCCTGGTTCAGGTTCTTTAACATAAGCACCTTCATAAGATCCTTTGATTTTTTCGGTTCTATCATCGGCAATTACTTGATTTCGATTATAGAATCCTTTCCAAAGAAGAGCTTCAGTAACATTCACAGCCGAGGAAGCTCGATAGATGGGAACGCGACAAATACATCCGATAGAGAATACCATATTAAGAGTTTTTAATTTACGATGTATTAAAGACACCAATGCAGCATCGACGGCATTATATAAAATGTATTTGTCATAATCATTTTCGTATAACTCTTGTAGAGTTCCATTGTACTTTAATTTGGTTGTTCCTAAAACAGCACTAGCAACAAAATCTAATGAATTGCTTTCTTTGATAGCTACTGTTCTATCCCATCTTCTATAAATATCAAGATAATCGATAATACCAACGTGCATTAAGATATTGTCATTACCTTGTACTTTCTTACTAGGAGAAGCCGAGGTAATATCTATCCCGAGCTTTTTACAACGATTATAGATGTATTTCCAGTCAAAGTTCATAAAATTCCATCCAATCATTACGGAGAAATTTGGAATAAATTGATTAACAAAAGTATACATCATATTGAATTCATCCTCGAAACAAATATATTTGAAATCCCAATCACCGAAGTTTTTCAGATATTCTCGATGTTTATCGAATATTTCTTTCTCTTGTTCTTTTGTGATCTTTTTCCAACCAAGAACAATAGTTTTATTAGTTTCTGTTGAAATTGCAATTGTGGTGATTCTTTCTCGAGCAATATTTGGATCTGGAAAAGAATCAATTACTTCAGTTTCAATATCGACGGATTGTATTTTAGGAAGATGGAAGCCGATAATTTCATCTTTATCTTCATCTTCTAAATTGTTGATAAATTCATAGATGGAGAATTTTTGAAGTTTTTTATCTTTAACTTTCTTTACTGGTTTTCCATCCCAATTCCTGAATTGTGTAGATTTCTTGGTATCGGATTCAGAACATAATCGCCAATTGGAACATTGTTCTTCAGTTAGTTTATATTTCTTTAAACGAATATTTCCTTCCTTATTGAAATAAGAAATGGTTAATTCATTGAAATTGTTTTCAATATCTAATATCATTTACGTTGTTTTTACGGTGAATTCTTTATTTATATGACCGCATTTAGTGCACTCGAAAGTTGGTATTGGCATGTAAGAATCTTTAGCACTTCCGGTAATTATAGATGATATTTTACGAATCAAATATACTTCTCGGAAACGTTCATTCTCACAATCTTCAGCTTCACATTTTACAGCGGTTGTCATCGATAAATCGACACTCGGTCCTTTTAAATTTTGATTTTGCATAATTTGTTTTTTTTTATTTTAATCCAGTTGATCCAAATCCACCTTCACCTCTTTCAGTAACACCATCATATAGATCATCGATGGTTTCGACTTCTTCTGGCATTGAATAATTAATAGGTAGCAAAATAAATTGCATTAATTTTTCACCTGGAATAATGTCTACATAACCAGTATCTATTGCATAAGCACTATCACCGAAAGTTTCGGTTAGTTGATTTGTGTTTATAATATGTAAATGAATTTCTCCTTGGTAATCTTCATCAACTACTTCAGCACCTACGACAATACCTTTCTTCGTGGCAATTCCACTCTTATTAAAAGCAATAAGAGCATGACCATCAATTACATTTACTTTGATTCCACTGGGAATTAGAACTCTGCCTCCTGGAGGTATTGAGTATGGTTGACCTTCATTCCATTCATCAGGAACAAAAAAATCGATACCGGCAGATCTTGAAGTTCCTCGGATAGGTGACTTCACATTACGTACTTTTAGAAATTTCATATGATTTTATAATTATATGAAATTATATGTTGGGATTTTACTTTGTAGAAAACTTTTTATTTGGATCGGTTAAAAAATATAAACCAAAAAAGAATGCCGAAATGGAATAGAAGATAATATCGGTTATTAGATAAGATCCAGTCAGTTTCGTCACCAAAGCGAATAAGGCGTCGAATCCAAGAGGGTTGAAGAATGTTGCTAGGATCAGGCAAATCGTCCTCCAAGACAATTTGTTGAATGTTCGTTTTACAATTATCACTGTCCATTTTCTCTGTTTTATTAAGGACCGCTAACTTAAAAGGCAGTTCTAACTTCCTCGCTTCCTTTAATGAAGTCTTTAAATTTCTTGAAGGAGGATTTCTTCTTTTTCTTCGGTTGGCCTTTAACCAACGAATAAGGTATATCACCGGATCCTGTCTTTTGTGAGACGAATCCAGCTTGAGTTCCAGGATTACCTGGCAATGCCGGAGCACCCATTCCATTTACAGAAGCAGGTGTTGCAGCAGAAGTATTTTCTTTTATAGGTTTCATTATTAAGATTCTTGAGTAATCATTGCTTGGACAACATTAACAGATATCCAACCGGCTTTCTTGAAGAATTCTTGTGCTAATTTCTTGATCTTTTGAATTTGAGCACCTTTTATCATATTTTCACCATCAGCTTCTTGGTTCCATTCAGTAACAGCATCTTCAAAGGTATCCTCAAAATCTGTTGATTTATCTGAATAATGTTTGCTTTGTCCTTGAACTCCAGCATCATCATTATATCCTGCCCAATATTTAACATCAATGTTTTCATTAATGAAAGATTCGAACGTAGGTATGTGTTTATTCATTTTATAGTTTTCTTTTATTTTTTGTGGTAGGCCTTTATGTGATGTTTCAGCAAAGTCTTTTAGGTCTTTTTCTGTCATTGATGCGGCTAGATCTTCTATTTGTTTTCGATATTTAGGATCTAAGTCAGAAGACTTAAGCTCTCCAGTTTTGAGAGCGTAAGCCTGACCCATAAGTCTTTGTTGTGCAATTGAAGTTGATGGCATATTACCAAGCGTAATTAAAAGTACTAATCTTGTTATAAGCGTCTTTAATAGATTTAGCATATTGAGCAGATCTATCACGTTGGTATTTGTCCATTTCACCCCAACGTTCTTCAGATTTAGCTTGATCATTTTTACCTTGAGCATAATAACCATAATCTCTAAGAATGTTACTCATATGATTACCAGCATCACTCATTTTAACTTCTCTTCCTTTAGGTGAAGTTCCAACAAGAATATCTCCATATTTGGTCATGGTCTTTTTAGCTACGGCCGCTTTAATTTGTGCAGTAAGCTCTTCGATTGCGGCAGAAACTATTGCATCAATATCTTCATTAGAAGCACGATCTTTTAAAATAGCTTCATATCTAGCTTGATTGTCCGCTTTAAATTGTTTATCATCGATAAAAGCAGCAGCACCAGATTTAGATTCTTTTCGATCATCTCTAGTTTGTTTAGATGAAGGAACTGTATCCGGATTGATGGCATAAACGATATCAGAAATATCTGCCATTTTCTTAAGGGTATTGATTCCACTAGAACCATATCCACTACCTTGTTTGTTATCAAGTCCTAATGAAGAACCAGCATCGGTTCCAGGAACTAATTTATATACGGCTTTTCCACCTTTGGAAGCCCAACGATCATAAGATAACCCCATGAATAATTTACCTTTAACGATAGCTAAAGGAACATCTGCTTTAATTGTTCCGTAGTAATATTTACCATCTTTGGAAACATAAGGATTTTCCTTTTCAGTTGTTGAATAATAAATTAAGATTTGATTTGGATTTGCAGCCGCATATTTAGCAGCATCTGCAGGTTGAACGATATTAATATCTAGGTTAGTTACTTCAGAAGGAGCAATACCATAGTTTTTAGAAAGCATATCAAAGAATTTCTTATCAATTCCTCCTTGACGTTGTTTAGTCACGATGCTTTGTAGAATGCTCGAATTGAAAGCTTCTAATAGAAGTTCTTGTGATTCATTTAGATGAGTAATGAACTCATTAAAGTTAAGTAATTTCATATTTATGTTAATTTTTATTTAGAATTTGAATAAACCAACAGATTCGTTGATTTGTTTTTGTGCTTGAGCTTTAACAATATACTCATAAACTCGTTGACCAAATTTAGAAAGAGTATAAACTTGTTGACCTCGGTTTTGATATGATTCAAAATATCTTTCATTTCTTTTGAACCATTTGTTAGAGTCAAAATCAGCTCCACGATCTTCTGCTAATTTCTTAACATAATCTTTAAGTTCAGATTCCGTAACATGTTTGTTTTTTACGAATTCAATAATTTTGTTTCTGATTGGACCTCTTTCATATACATTGATTGCTCCATGTTCCGCATATTTGCGTTTAATTTGATGAGTTCCTTCGTTTAGATCTTGTGACATACTTAGATGTTTTTTTTATGATTGTTGTTTTATTTCTCCTTTAAGGAAGTCAGTAACTTCTTGAATATCATCTTTTGAAGATGCAATATGATCAGCTGCCCAATCGTGTCCATTATTCAAAAGCATATCTACTTCAGTAGGATTCATTTGCATAAGATCATCGATCATCATTTTAATAGTTTCGATATTCTTAAAGAACATGTAATGCTCAACATTATCATGGGCTTCATTCATACCTACAGTTTTAAACTCATTAAATTTTGGAATAGCTTTCATTTGGTGTTTTAGTCTTTTATTATATATTTACCTTCCTGTTTTCTTTTTAGGAAGTCTTCAAATGTTGCAAGACCTTCATTTTTGTTTGTGTCTGATTTGCCTTGAACTTTGATGGAAATCTTATCGGCAATCAATTTAAGTTCTTTTAAGAGAAGATCGGTAAGAGTTCCGGTAGGTTTCTTCTTGGGTTTAATTATAGAAGATACAAGAATTCGGAATATGATTTTATTCATTTTAGATTTCTCTAGGAATTCGCGAGTTTCTTCGTTAGTAATGAATCCGATATTAAGATCAAATTGAGGAACCGAATTAAATGAAAGAGGATCCATTTCTACGCCTTCATATTTGTATTCATTTTTCTTAATATATTTATTATATACCAAGCACATTAACTCAAGGAATCTTTCCTCTTCTTCAGTTTCTTTTAAACTATATTGGCCAAGACCGGTAATTTTAAGAAATTCAACGATATCAGATAGGATAATTCCATACATATCCGTTGGTTCTCTATCAACTTTTTTATCGCGGTTTACATTTGCAATAATGGGATCTACTACTTTAGCAGAGACGGTTTCTTGATTTTCATCAGATATGAATTTGAATATGATTGAATCAATCGGTTTGTTCAAATCATTATTAAGTGCAGTTTTCTTTAACTTTGGATTCAGTATAGAAACCACATATTTTGTAAATGAAGAGGTTTTATAAAGTAAAGTTAGCTCGGATTCTGCCGTCTTTATAAATGTCAAAAGGTCTTCTTTTTGAGCGTCGTCTAATTTACCATACCAAATAATTGGAGGTGATTGAACGGTTAAAAGATCTGATATTTTTTGAAGAATTTTAGGATCTTCAATCATTTTTCCATCAGATGTTCTTTGAAGATCGGTTAGAATTAAACCATTGAGAGGCATATTATCATATTGAATAGCTTCCGGTTTGGTATTTAAGAAGTATCGGAATCCATAACGATAACCTTCAGGAAGTTCTTTTATAATATCTTTGGATAAAGTTTCAATATACCTAATAGGTTGTTCGTATAATTTAGATAAAGATCTATCGACCTTAGTGATTTTACCTTCCTTCTTAAAGAAAGATAAACCATTTTCGGTTTTTTCAAATGCAAATCTAGTCCCACCAACTTTCTCAGAAACAACCACAAAATTGTTGAAAAGTTTTTGGATGAATTCCAAGCCTTCTCTTTGAAATATCGACTTTAATGATTGTAGTTCTGCCATTATGATTGTTGGTTTCGGTAGGTTTTTAATTCATCTAAGAATTGAGTAAGCTGAGCATCATTTAATTCAGATGCATCTTTAGCACCTAAAGCTTCTAATTTAGAATAATATGCTTCTTTGAAAGCAGTTGAGGCTTTCTCTTTTAATTTAGTCGCTTTAGTCTCATTTCGTACATTACGAAATTGTTTGAACTTTAGTATCGCCATTCTGAGTCTACTATTTTTTATTATATATTCTCTGAAGATCTACGGTTTTTATGGTGTATGGAAAGTTTTGATCGTCGTAGATAGCTTGACGAGCTATAGAGTGCTTATATAAGTAGTTTTGAAATTTTCCTGATCTAAAATCATCCACGAAGTCAACTATGAGAAGTTTTTTCTTATCTTCATGTAATCTTAATCCTCTACCAATAGATTGACGAATAATTACTTCTGATTTGAATGATTCAGTTAGATATACCGTATGAATATTCTTTACGTTGATACCGGTTGAGAAAGTTCCATATGATGCAATCATTATTTTCTCTTCACCTTCTTCGAGGGCTTCACGATGAGTTTCTCTGACATCTTTGTCAATTCCACCATCTATGTAAAGTACTCTTCGATCGGTTTTATCTCTTAGCTTATTGAATATTTTTTGGCCATATTCGATTCGATAAAAAAGAACTAATGCATTTTTCTTGTTCTTTAGAATTAGATCGGTAATAAAATCTAATCGTTCTTCGGATTGGATTGCATAATTTTGTTCCATATGAAGTAGCTTCTTACGATCATCTTCTGATCTTTGAAATAAAGTTTTGAATCCTTCTTTAACTTCTTTAGTGGCATAATCCATTTCAACTACATATACTTCACATGGAGTGATATGTCCTTGTTCAATTAAAAAATCAGCACGAACATTAGATATAACCGGTCCGGTATATGCCATAAGAGTTAATCTATCAAGAGTTCCTGGTTTTGGAATAGTTCCAGATAAACCAAATTTCCTTGTTGCGTTTTCACATTTTTCAAGAATAGTTTTAATTGATGCAGATTTAGCTTTATGAGTTTCATCTACAATAACAGCATCGAATTCGTCGAAATATGATTTTTCTTTTTTAACCAGAGATTGATATGTACCGATAACTACGTTAGATTTTTCTCGAATAATAGATCCAGCAAATATTTGTTGAATGTCTAGCTTTAATCTACAAGACTCTTCGTTATATTCATAAAAATCTTCTGTTCCTTGTACAACAAGGTCAACGGTAGGAACGATCATTAAAATCTTGTGAGATCTTTGAGTTTCTAGCAAATAGGCGATTGCCATGTAAGTAATTAAGGTCTTACCAGCAGATGTAGCAAGTTCAGCTAAACAATTTTGATATTTAACAATATTGAATACGGCTTCAACTTGATAATCTCGAGGTTTCATCTTAGCATCTTTCCAACGATCATCAACCCAAGCTTGTAAATCTTCCATCGTAATATCTCGATCGAATTTACGTTCAATACCATTGATTTTAAGTTCAAAATTATATTGTCTTCCTAATCCTACTAGTTCATCCCATAATCCAGCAGGAAGATATCGGTTTGATTTGAAATAAGAAATTTTCCCATTCCACCAACCTTTCTTTACTCTTGGATCCCATTTGGCATTTGCTACTTCACGTTCAAATGTCAAATTGAGTTGTTCTATCTCCATTTCCGTTGCAGAAACTAAAGTAAGTATTTTATCGTTATGTGTTAAGTTCCATTCCATTAGTATGCTCGTTGATTAATTTCCTCGATTTGTATTCGATTCTTTATTGAGAATCCCATTTTATCGAGAGTTTCAACACATTGTTGAAAGAAGTTTACTTGAGATTCTAGTAATTCAGTTTGACGGATTCTAAGTGCCATATCCGAATCAATGTATTGGTTAATTTCTCGATGATCTAATCTAACATCATGTTGAGTTTTATAATATTCATATCGAAGTTTTCGATAATTTGAATCCGATGTTTTCTTTTTGTAAAGTGCTACTCGATATTTAGTTATCTTATCAACCATCATGTGACGATAAGATAACATAAGAACTTGAGCCTCTGCAATTTTAGATACATCGTTAATACTCTTGATTAGCTCAAGAATCTTTACTGAAAAATCATCTCTTTCAGATGTTAATGCGGTATCTAAGGTTTCGACTTTTTGTTCTTCTGGTGTCATTAAAATAAATTATTAGTAGCCTTTTGTTTTCGATTAGGTTTTACCACAATGGCCTTACCCTTATTTTTGGGTCTTTCTTTATATTTTATGCTGGGAATCTCAAATTGTTTATGTAGATCTTCGGCTACTAATTTCTCGGATGCGATAAAATCTATTGGCGCTTTGAGATTTTGTTCCTCAAATTCTTCGAGTTTTTTAGCTTCGTTTTCCATTCTATACAGATCTGATATCGAGGGGATTTGATGTAAAGTATTCACCATAATTTTTAATTGCTTCATTCTTAGTTTTCCAACAATAAGCGAATAGATCTTGTAGATCTTTCACCTTTTCACGTATCTTATAATCTCTTATGATTTTATTCCACATAAATACTGATCGTTTTTTCTTTAAGATATCTTCCATTTTCTTTCTGCCAATATAATCATTATCAAATAGATAACGCATATTAGGCATTTCATTAAACATATCAAATGGTTTATCGATTCCTGAAAGTGCTATTGCATTTTTACAAAGAAATGCATCCATTGGACCTTCAAATACAGTTACCATTTGAGTAAAGTCGGTTAACATTATATTGAAGAAAAGTGATAAAGTATTTAAACGCATTACCGTTTCACCACTTCCTTCTAGAAGTTTTTCTCGAACGATGAGATGCATTTTTTCCATATTATAACTTACATATTTTGCTTCATCGGTTCTTTTACCGAAATTACGAATTTGCCAACCTAATACACTTTGTTTATCTGGTGTTAGATTGAATATGTAGAGTTGATCTCGTTTAGGATCGTATGCAAAGAATTCCATTTTGTAATGCATGAATCGAGCTTTTAAATATGCTTCAATTCTTAAATTCTTATTTGGATCAATTAGATTTAGCTTGGTTTTTACTTCAATTAAAGGTATTGCACCTTTTCGAAGTTCGCCAAATATACCTACTTGAAGATAATCTTTAGTTGGTACTACAATCGTATTTGCTTGAATAAAATCTAGTACATAAATAAGTTCATCTTTCTTATTGAAAGATTTTCCATGATCTTTTAAAAAATCAACTACCGTAGTATGTGGTTTAGGACATCCACCATTGTAGCAATGAAATTTTAAATTTTTCCAATAAATATTTCCACGTTTCTTGTGAGCACCATGTGAATCGCCACAATAAGGGCATGCAAAATTTATACGATCTCGATATATTTTTGGTTGTGCCTTTTCTCCTGAAAATTGTTCATGGAGAATTGAATCTATCAACGATGTAATATGATTCCTCGAAGATTCTTTTAATTCCATATTTATTATAAGAAAAAAGGGGTCCATATAGAACCCCTTTATGAATTTGTGTTAATAAGATTTGATTACTTGATATCAAATTCTTTCAACCAATCCTCGATGTTTTCATCGGTACCTGGATTAGATGGAGTAGGAATTGATTCTTCTTTTTTAGGAGCAGATTCAGTTCGTTGAGGAGCTGAAGCAGTTTTAGCAGGAGAAGTGACTGCATTATAAGCAGCACCGGGATTTCCTGTAATTTCACTCAATACGTTGTTAACCTTATTTCTTAATTCTTCATCCCATTGTTTGAAGTCATAGATTTCAATATCAGCAGCACCTTCGTAAAGGTCCATAATCATTTTACGTGATTCTGAATTGTTATCCATTTTAACTGCATTTACCGTGATAGGAGTTTTAGCTTGAGCGAATTTACATTCGTCATAATTCCAATAACCACCTTTCATTGTAACTTTTAATGAGAAGTCTTTTCCTTCGAAGAAGTCGAAAACGTTAGTTGGTTCGGTTCCCATTTCCAAATCAGTAACATCTGGTTGAATTTGCGAATCGATTAATTTCTTAACGGCACGAGGGTAACGAAGGATTTGTACGGTGTTTTCGTATTCAGGACGTTGTGGATCTTTCATGATATAAACAAGAGAGTAGTAGTACTCTTTACGTTTAATCTTTTCAGCTTGTTTTTTATCGAAAGCGGATTCCGATTTGTATAGCTTCCAGAAAGTGTCTTGAATAATTGATTTGTCACCAATTGATGAAGGACAATCTACGTAAAATCCATTTCCACCTGCGTCTTCCAACCAGTATGAGAATTTTTTAACGAAAGATTTCTTTGGGTTTTTAACGTTCGGTATGAAACGAACGATTGCTCTGTAGATAGAGTCCTTAGATAATTTAGGATCTGTTTTGTAAAGATCCTGACCAGATTTTGGTTTTTCTTCTGTTTTGAAATCTTCCAAAGACAGATTAAAGATGTCGAATTTGTTTTCCATGTTTACTTACTTTTTTATTTACGTTGTTTATTTAATATGAACTTACTTAAATCTTAGATTCACTTACTTACTCCGGATTAAATTAGTTTCACCTAATCTAAGCTTGTTCTACTTACTTGGTTATAACATTTTTTAGATGTTATAATTATTATATGTATCTCACTTCAAATGAGATTTCGGTTTCAAAAAATTATGCAGGACCAGTTAAACCGGTTCCTATTGATGTAACGGTTGTGATATCGTCATTTAACAAAAGTAACATCGTTTGCTCTAAAGGCAAATCAATTGGTTGAGCATTTGTCATTTGTTGAAGTAATTGCTCATCTGATCGTTGACGCATTATTCGGTTTCTGTTATATAGCCAGGCATTATTCATTATGTAGTTCTATTTTTATCAATCCATTCTCTAAATATCTTGGCAGCAGCTTTCATATCAGGTGTGCTAAATTTATGGGTTTTAGCTCGATTCTCCATAGTCGTAGCAATTGCCATTGCGTGACTATGATCGGTTTTATTTAATTTATTAATGATGGTGATTGTTTTGTTTGCCGCTTCTGCATCTTTATAACCGGTTCCTTTTACTGCATCATCTTTACCCGGAGAAAATAGAGTTTTACTTTCAGCTTCTTCAACACCTTCACTTTTCTTATTTTTATCAATCCATTCACGAAATATCTTCATGGCATCTCGCATTCCATCTGATTGATGAGGATGTTTTTTAGCTCGAGATTCCATAGTAGTTGCAATTGACATAGCCCAAACGTTTTCACCTTTGTCCATAAGTTTATCTAACTCTTTTACCGTAAATTCTGCCTTTTCTTTGTTGGCATATCCAGTTCCTTTAATTGCGTCTCTTCCTCCTTTAGAATAAAGACCAATATCGGGTGGATCTGATTTGTAATGTCCTCTTTTTACAGTATGACCTACTCTAGGTTTCTTCTCTTCTTCATTTAAGAAATCGTCGAAGCTTTGTATATGTTTCATAATATATTTATCTTATATGTTTTTTATCTTAAATCAAATACTATAATTTCAGATTCTTCTTTTGGAGAGATATTTATTGATTCTTCTTCAATATAACTTAAACCATCTCCTTCAATAATATCTAAACCATTTACGTTAATTGAACCATTTACCACATATAAATAATATTTTCGGTTGCTTTTAATTTCAAATTTAAAATCTTCAGTAAATATACCTGCTAATAATTTAGCATCTTGTTTGATTGGCAATTTTTCTGTTATATCACAAAATTTATTTAATTTATCTTCTCTAGTGAATTGATGCCATTCGTGATAAGATTCCGTATTAAGTTCGTTTGGTCTTATCCAAAGTTGTAAATATCTATTTGGTTTATCTGAAGCATTCCCTTCAGTATGTTTTATACCTAAACCGGTACTCATTCTTTGAACGGAACCTGATGGTATATCTAAAGATTTACCGTGACTATCGGTGTGTCTACAAGTACCTTCAACAACATAACCAAATATTTCCATATTCTTATGTTCATGTAAAGGAACATGACCACCTGGCTGAACTCTATCATCATTGATAGTTTGGAGATCACTAAAATTCATATAATTAGGATCATAATAATTTGGAAAACTAAATGTTCTATATGAATTAATCCAATCAGCTTTTACGTTTCCTCTAGTGGTATATGGTCTATGTATTATCATAAATTATATAGTAACCTCGGTTTGTTCATTTGATGTCCATTCGGAAGCGGATAAAATTGGAATTATTTCTTCGTATGTATATGGACCATGTTTAGTTGTTAAATTATTAACACATTCTGGGATTTCACCTTCCCACTTCACAAAAGTTTTTGTTCCATCTATGCTTTTTCTTGAAGTATCAATTGAAGATTCTAACACTTCTTCAAAATTGATTTGGGATAATTCCGATACATTAAAAATCATAAATTTTCGGTTTTTATACTCTTGCATAAGTTTTATTTTATATTTAATCGTTTAACAATAGGTTTGTACATTACAGCCGCCTATTGTTTGCGTAATTGAAGTAATTATTCCAGAACTATTAGTTACTATTCCGTCAGCGGAATAGTCAGGATCATCTGGCCAGACATTTTGAGAAAATGTTTGGCTAGCATATAGTGTAGTTAAATTAGAATCCGCATAAACAGTTTTACCAACAGTAAGTCCAGCAGATGCAACCCAAATTACCGCAGAAGCAGCATTACAACCGTTATACACGGTATAACCGATAGTTGCATTGGCAAACCTATCCTTAGTTGCATTGTAATTTTGGAGAACTTCTGCGTTAGATAGAGCTCTATCATAAACGGATACGGAGGCTATGCCTCCAGTAACATATCGTTCAGTAACATAATCTTTACCTATTGCTAAACTTGTTATTGATGTTGATGCGTGATTAACCACGTTAGTAGCAGTAGCTCCATTCAAAAATGCGGTTGCTAATGTTGGTGTTACGGTTAATGATAAAAAATGCCATCCATAATAATCTAATACTAATCCAGAATTCCAACTCCATGTATTTGTTACACCATTCCAACTATACCCTAATGATTTATTATTATTGTTATTTAATAGTAATCCAGTTGCATCTGCCGGAGAAGTTCTATTTGCTACTACTCCTGCAAAACCATATGTTCCATTTTGATTAGCACCATCTCCACGAAACCAAACCTGTATTGTCATGGATGTAAAAGTTTTTACTAGAGAGGTTGAACAATAATCATTTACTCCATCAAATATAAAATTTCCCTCATTCGTACTACTAAATGTTGGTCCGTTAACTAAAGTTGCAATATTACCAGATGCAGATAAATCAATCCAAGTAGTTCCAGTACGAGGATAACTTGCAGTTAAGCCTGCATCTAAATACAGAACTAATCCTGAATCAATTATTGGTATCCAATTTGTCCAGTATCCGTTTGTATTTAACCAGGTTTTTGCAGCAATTGCGGATGCAAAAGATGTAGCACCAATTTGATTAGCCAAATTTATAAATGATTGATCAGTCTTAGCAATCGATCTTTTATATCCAATGTCATTTACCGAAATAGATATAGTATTGCCTCCGGCAGTTCTCGGAGGAGTTGCAGTATATGCAATAATATATCCAAGATCTTCATCAGGACCACCTCTCCAGGTTAATCCGGTTGCAAAGAATCCTGAAGTAGGTCTTCCTATTGCAATAGATCCCATCTTTTGAGTACCGGAAACGGTAGCACCAACATTATATGCGAAAGTTCTAGTGGTTGCCATTTAATTAGAAATTGTTAGTTGTTGAATTATAGAAAACTAATCCGGTTACGTTTGTTGTTTTAGTAATAGTTGGAGTTGAGTAATTAAATGTCATTACATCTCCTCCACCTTGTTCGCCAAATTGTATTCGGATTGGATAATAAACTCCAGCGGTTAAAGCTATAGAACCAGATCTTTCAGTGGGTCCATGAGCACCTCCATTATTAACCGTTGCATTTCCGGTAGTAAATCCGGTTTGTGCATTACTTCCAACCCAAACATACGATGCATCATCGGATGACGTGAAAAATGTGTAGGTTTCGGTGGTTGTTGGTTTGAAATATCCCAACCATTGACAACTGAAATTAGTTCCATCATCAGTAGCCGGTTCAAATATAGAGGTTGTTTGTACAGATGTTGCCGGATTATTTCCTACTGAAGCAGGAGTTGCCGTTGCAAAGAAACTAACATTGTCAGCAAAATATCCACTATATGTTGTCTTATATAATCCAGCAACATAAGGTAAATATGAAGTCCAGTATCCATTAGCAGTTAACCAATTCGTTGCATTAGTGACCGTTGTGAATGTGGTGGATCCTATAGAATTTGCTAATGTAAGAAATGCATTATTACTAGTTGGACCAACAAGAACTTCAGTACCCCAAAATTGCACGGAGGCAAAAGGGCGATTTGGATCTGATGTTGGTTGAGTAGCACCTGGAAGAGCAGCAGCAATCACATAACCTTTACCTTCACTAGGTCCACCCCACCAAGTTAATCCAGTAGATTCATAGGAAACTGACGGATATCCAACACATAGATATCCATAATTGGTTGCTCCGGCTACACTCACGAGAGTCGGGTTATATGCGAATGCTCTACTATTTGCCATTAGAAGCTAAATTTAATTTTATTCAGTTTATATATCAATACTGAATCTGCCCCTATCTAATTGTCATATAACCTTTATCTAAGGTGATCGAGGAAATAATATAGTTCTTCAGGCAGTACTAGTATTTACTAGTTAGGTTAATCTCCTTCATTCTCCTTCATTCTCATTAATATCTAAAAGATAATTAACATACTTCTCTTCCTCACCGAATTTTGGTGATTCGTACCAAGGCCAATTAGAATCAACGAATGCCCAATCTTCTACGCCTAATTGACGGAATCTGTTTCTGATATCCCAGTTATAGAAAACTGAAATAGATCTTACTCTTCTTTGAATATCGGCTCTTGCATTACCATCATCTTGAGAATTTCCTCCATGATAATATTGGAAGTAGAGAGGTTTTGGAATGTGAACCATTCGAGTTTGTAGGAATGTTCTAACGATTAACTCATAATCATCAGCTATGGATAATCTTCTATTATGAGATCCAACTGAAAGATAAACATCTCTTCGCCAAGCACGAAAGTGATTTGGAACAGCCACAATGTGGCGAATAGTAAGAGGATTAATATTAGGTTGATCTACGGATTTGTAATCTCTTCCATTATGATGATAATCATAATATTTACCATAACCTAAAGCCCATGTTCCATCAGGTCCATAAGTTAAAGATTCGTGTTTTTCGTTAATCTCTATACAATCTGAATAATAGAAACCGGCATCTGGATATCGATTATAAGCCTTAATAATATATTCATTTGCTTCTGGATGTAGCTCATCATCATGATCCATTTCCATAAGAATTTCTCCTCGAGAAAGCATGAATGCACGATATTTGGCTTCACCAATAATTCCACCACTAATTGGAAGTATTCGATAGACAGTTACTCTCGAATCATCTTTCTCGATTTCTTTTGCAAGATTAGAGGTATATTCATCTGTCGAATCGTCAACAATAACCCATTCCCAATTCGTGTAAGTTTGTTCTTTGATTGATTTATAAGTTCTTCTTAGCTTATCTCCAGTATTGTATATTGGAGTAATAATACTTAAAAGCGGTTGAGTGGTTTGTCTATTTAGAATATAGGCAGTTGCACATTGATAGGCATCTTCTCCTATTTCTGGTGAGTACTCTTCGAAATGCAACCACCTTTGTTTAAAGTCAAATGATGAATTAGCTAGCTCAGGATAATCTTTCCATTCACCGCCAATCGATAAAATACAATCTGGATTAAATTCAGAAACGACCGATTCATCATATTTCTCTATTCTTTTAACTGTAAGTTCTTCACATTCAAAATAAGGTGGATTGTTGGATATTAACTCAACATCTTTATCGTGTATTAATAGAATTCTTGGAAGTTTTCTATTGAGCTTCTTCTTCTGAAAATAATTGTAATTAGTAAGGGTTTCATTAATGAAATGAAATATCTCGGGTTTTTCTGCCTTGATGGCATTGATGAAATATCCATCTCCACTATAATGAGCATGAAAACGATGTGGATTCATTGTTCCTTTATGAATAAGTAGTTGGCCAACATCTACTCCTTGCCATCTCATATTATCGAGAGTGGCTTCTCTGATATGTAATTTCGTAAAGTCTTTTCCTTCGACTAATTGATTGAATGCCCAGATTCCGGGAAGGTTAACTCTTTCTTGTACGATTTTGAAAAATTCAGGATGTATTGCATTATCATCGTCAAGAATGTATATCCATTCATCATCGGGTAAAGTATCAATTAGATTATTGATTAGGCTATATCCAAAAGTGTTTGGTTCACCTTTTTCCATAATGATCGAGGTAGTTTTACTCTCAATAAACCTAAGAAGTTCTGAGGATATTGAGAAATTACCTAATATGTCAATGATAACATGCCAATTTATCTGGATGTTATCTACTCGAGAATCTTCTATAGATTTCCAAACCTCTTTAAGGTATTCAGGTCGAGTGAGCCTAGTTATAATATTAACTTTCATGAAATTACAGTCTTTAACTACTTATATGATGGATTGTGTACTCGGGTTTAATCGAGAAAGAGCTACGGCATCAACAATATCGTCAATCGGTTTAGGGATAGCGTATTCTCCTTCTTGAATAAATTCAAGTTCGGTGATTTTATCTCGAAGAGGAGAAGAATCCATCATGAAACGATTAACCATCATACATTTTGAAGCATTGCCATTTCCTGTATATAGCTTCTTAATAGATTTTGGAGGGATAACCCAAATCTTCTCTCCTACAATTTGTAGCAGTTTTACTTTTAAAAATGTATTGTATGATATTAGATCGATGAAAGAATTTCCTTTAGATCCAAATGAGAAACCTTCTATATTGATAAATTCTGCTTCTTCTAAATAAGGTCTAATGTGAGATATTATTTGATCGGATAATTCGTTAGCATTACGAATCTTAATTCTTTGATCTTCTAAACTATCTTTAGTATTAGGTTCTTTATTATAGCTAACAACCGTGACAATTTCTCGTATTGCATCATGTGTTCTGAATGCGGCTTTACCTGATTGAAAATTTGGAACGAATGAAAATAGAGTGAGGTTACCTCCTTCGTTTATAGATACGGCTGTACTGTTAATTGAGAAATCAATTCCTATTATCATACACGTTTTCCTAATGCAGCACCTAATGCAGCTCCAACAAGTCTACTTGTTAGTAAATCGTAAATTACGCCTCTCTCAATACCTAGTACATTTGCAATAATTTTACCGATCGAAGATCCTAGAGCAAAACCGGTAAGACCTCCTAGGATAGATCCTAGAAAACCTTCATTTGTAAGCTCTTCATTAAATTCTTTTATATTCTTGTTTTTATCAAGATATTGACTACAAAATTCTTTGATAGCTTTATCGATTTTAGCTTCTTCAGCTTCAGTTAATTCAGACTTAAGATTTTCATTAAGTGCTTTGATTTCTTCTTCAGAGAAAGTATTACTTTCAATAAGATATTCTTTGAATGTTTTCATTATTTAATAGCTTTTGTAATTATTTCTTCTAATTTATATGGGTCTAATCTGAAAATTACTCCTGTGGCTTGATTGTCAATTGCGAACCAAAGAGCACTTGCAAATTGAGGCATTGCTGAATCTAGTTTATCTTTTATATTTTCTACCATGTCATTCTTAGAAAATTTATCTAAAGTCTTGCCATCCGGTATAAATTGTACGTATAGTCCTTTTGCATCGTTAAAAACTCGTACAAAAAAATTCATTTTTCCGATGGAAATCTTTCCTTCGTTAATAAATCCATCAAATGTTGGAATGATATTCATTAGTTTGTTGTTTTTATATTAATTTATATATTCAATCCTATTCCATACTTGGCCAAAATGGATCAATTAAAACTAATTGACCTCTTCGCATCATCCAATTCTGAGGACCAAAATCTACCTGATATCGATATTTGTCAATTGATCCATTAAGGAATGCAATTATATCGTTTAAAGATTTTTTATCTGAATCTTTTGAATATTTAATTATAATAGATTTTAAACCTTCAAAAAAGTTGGTATCCTCTTTATTATTACCGAAACGATATCCCTTTAATTGAGTTTCTAAATACATGTTTAATTCATTGGTAAAATCTCCACTTGGTTTTTCTAGATTTTCCATGAATACTGCAAATATCCATCTTTCTTCATTGGCCCAAACCTTTAGAATTTTTTCTATTTTAGGAGTATATGAATTCGTTTTATTAGATAAACAAAATGCTAAATATCTAGTCATTCCTGGATCATTGATAGGAGCATATATCTTGATAACTCCACCTTGGTATTCGAGTATTTCAGCAGATGAACCGCCGGCAATCCTTTTTGCGCCTATATTTATGAAATGATTAACATAATCATCCATATTTTCAATTTGAATATTCTCTTCATTTCCTATTCTATCAATCACCGATGCAATAGATGCCTCATTTAGAAATTCATGATATTTGTAAAATTTCATTTTATTGAGTTTCAAATTCTAATTTTATCTCATTAAATGCAAATGTAGCTTCGAAGGTTCTAAATTCAGGAGTTAATTCTGAATAAGAAAGTGTGAATTGATTCATTCCGGTAAACAAACAATCTTTGAATATTGATGAGTACATCTTATTTCCTTCAGCATCAAATATACCAATAGGAACATCAAATGTATATGGATTACGATTATCAAAGCTATAATAATGAAAGAATGTTTCTAATAATATCCAATAATTAACATTTCCGTCTAACAGCTGAAATGTGACGGTGAAGTTTCTATCAATTAACATCTCTGGTGATAGAGCTTGACGAAATCTTCTTGTAGTACCTTTAGCTTCTGCATAATAACCAGGCTTAACCTGTTCAATTGGTTGAAAATTAAAATTAGGAATAGTTATTGATTGAATAGAATAATTCACAATATCGGCCACATCCGTTACTGGAGTTGGCATCCTAAAGAGGTATGGTGCGTATCGATCTTTTATTTCTTGAGGTACGAATATTCTAGGTAACTCAACTTTAAAAAGATCATTTCTATTTTGAAGTATCATTTATTGTTGATTTGTTCCTTTAGATGAAGTTCCTTTAACATTAGTTCCTTTAACATTAGTTCCTTTAATTGCAGTTTGGAAAGGTGCAGGAACTGAAATTGTTACCGATGGAGCGGCAATTACATTCGGAGAAACCGTTACCACTCTAGGAGCTGATACTGGAGTAACTGCAAAACTAGGAACAGGACTAGATATAACTGAAGAAGAAGGAGGTAATACTGCTACTTCATTTCTAGTTATTGCAGTAGGAGAGCTTATCAAATTGGTATTCGCAGAAATACTACTAGAAGTTCCAAAGTTTCTAACTTCTATAGGAGTAAAAGTCTGAATCGGTTGTTGAACTGGAACTGCTCGTAAAGCAGAGATTGTTGCATTAAGAGTACTTATTAAAGCTAGCAAACGATTATTCTCGTTAGTCAATGTAGTCTTTTCATTACTTATATTTTGTATAAATGTAGTTTGTTGTCCTACTACGGATTGAATTGTAGATAATTGTTTTGATAATGAAGCAATTGTTGCATTGAATTCAGCGTCTTCTATATTATCTGCTGCTACTAATGCAGCGTTATTTGTTAAAGCCTGAGATAAATCTGAATTAGATTTAGTTAATTGAGAATTAAGAGATGAAATTTGATTATCTTTGTTAACAACGGTAGAATTTCTTTCAACGATAATCGTTTCTTGTCTACTGATTTGACCATTTTTTTCGTTAATGGTTATTAGAAGATCTTCAATTTTATCAATTTCTTTTAATTTAGCATATTCGCTAGATGAATAGAATTTACCAGTATAGAGTTGTTGTTTTTCTCCTCTAGAGGATGCATCATTAGCTGCTGCTGTATTGGTTATTTCCATAGAAGTTACTCCGGTTAAACCGGCAGTAGTTCCCTTTTCATTTCGTATGTAAAGATTAAATTCTCGATTTTTTAAACCTAGAATATTAGTTGATTGAGTTTCATTTAAACGAAATACAACTTGACCTCTTGCTTTATCGGCTGCCGTTGTTGGAAATTCATCAAATGTAATAGATTCATCAGTATTAGATCCAAATTCTAAAATAACATCACCTAGACCAGAAAGATCTAGAATTGTATTAGCATTATTTTTAGTCTGATATAAAGTAAAACGTACATACGAGGTTCCTTTAGATACCATTATTCTTCCTAAACTTTGAGGATATATTCTCAGATTAGTTCCGTTTTGTAACACATTTTGAATAGTTCCTTGAGTGGCAGTTCCACCAGTAGTAATATTATCCCATGCGATAGAAATAGCGTTATTGTCGGTGAACGATGTCAAATATCTTACATTGCTAATGACTGGATCTAAAGCCCTTTGTAAATTTATTTCTTTAGATACTAATTGATTGTATACTTTAAGTTGAATAGGATTTGAACCTAAATTAATAGCCTTAAGAACTCTTCCATATTTATTAACCTTACTAGAAATCATAGATGAGGCTTTCCAAATTTGTGAATTATCTGATCTATTATATAGTCGAAGTACATAATCTATTTTAAAAGATATTGCATTCGTGTTCTTAATTACTGGACGAAATGTATTGGGTAAATCATAATTGTCAACTTGTGAAAGTTGAACATCGGCAGTTTGTACCCACGCATAAGTTGCACTAGTTTGATCGTAAACATATTCAGAAACGACTAAATCGTGAAGTAACATGTAATCATAACCAGATGCATTAATATCTAGAATAAAATTCTCGATAATATCACCATTGAATTTTCCATAAAATTCTATATAATCACCATCATTAGATTCTGCAATATAAGCACTAATAGATTCGAATTGATCTTTAGTAGGTATTTCTGCTTGAACTCCTTCGTAAAAAGTTAGATAATTTTGTCCATCAACAAAAGTTGGATTATTCAAAAATCTAAAATCTATTTGTATATTTTGAGAAGGTTCAAAACCGGATCCATCCGTAATTTTTTCAGCAACTGAATCTCCATTAAGTGTAGTATACCAATAATCATATACTAGATTGTAAAGAGAAAGAACTCTTACTTCTACATATGAATCATAAACTCTACCACCAAATAAGAATGATGATGGATTAAGAGTTTCCCATGCATCTGATTTAGAATAAAGTATATTGGCTAAAATTAGATTAGTTCCATTTCTCTTCTTGGCTTTTATTGATGCCGCAAAAGCTTCATTACCTTGAAAATTAAATCCTTGTACAAGATGAAATTTGACAGTATCATATACCGGAGATTTTCCTGTGTTGAAACTGATAGGTAAACTAGCAGACGAAGTAAGATCTGTATCGAAATCATTATAGAATACAATACGATCAATATCTAATTCTGCAACTTTAGATCTTGAGATTTGAGCATATGAATGATTTCGGATATTAGCCGTTCCTACTGGAAGACCATCCTGAATTATTCCACAAGCATCATCATTAAGAATTTGATATTCTCCGGTATGTAGATTTTGAGTCTTCCATAACGGTGCAGTTGTAGTAGGGATACGGAATTCGTTCCCTGGTACATTTATTTGAGCCTGATCCGCATAGATGTATTCCATCAATACCGCATCATTAAGTAAAATAAATTTTGAAGATGTAGCCATTTACGTTTATTATTTAGAAGGGCTTAAAGAGCCTTTTAATCTTCTTATTCAAGTTATATGTAATTCCCAATCCAAAAGATACATTAGGTCCAATAGTTTTATTCATGGGATCAACACCAACACCAACACCTACATAAGGTCCAAATACCCAAGAAGATTCATCAGATTGAATCATGTTCTTGTCAAGAATAGATCCTTGTATATCAGAAATTGTCATTCCAGGATAATTAGATTTTACAAATATTTGATAAGATCCATCAAGTTTAACCAAACCTGTGGTCACCGAGATACCGATTTCATCTTGTGTTATAGTGGTTCCTTTATCTAGAACATTCGCTGAATCGTATTGAATCTTAGATATCCCTGCCAACTTTCTGTAATTACCTTTCGAAAAGATGGAATCATATTTCCAACCAATATCTACAATTCCATCGGCATATTTAGTGATGGTATTTGTCAGATAAATTGGATCCGATTTGATTCCGGCATTGGCGGTAGTAATCATCTTAACGTCACCCTTTAGATTTTTAACTTCTCTATAAAGTTCCGCATTAAGTTCTTTAAGTTTCTTACCGTCTGCAATGAAGGTGTTCTTTAGAAAAACTTGTTCGCCTAGCTTATTAGTTGTTTCTCTAACTGAGTCGTTAAGTGCTTTTTCATTTTGTCCGGCTACCATCAATTCATCTTTAAGACCATCCGTAACTGAACATTGTCTAAGAAATAGAAGCAGCACAATCACAAATCCAATCATTAAGATTTGATTAAGCTTCAATTTTTTATAGTCAAATTTCATAATTTTTTAATTTTTTATTACGAGAATCTCATTGGACCAGTCCATCCAGCACTAGTGTACATATATAAACCTTCTCCAGTAGGACCAGGAGCACCGGGAGTTCCAGTTACTTGATAAACCATAAGACCTTGGGCGACGGATCCCATTGCAACTCTTTGTGTCTGGCTCATTCTCGGTGGTGCAAAACCTTTAGTTGTTGAGTTAACTGATAGAGCAGCAGTTTCAGGATAACCTAAACCATGTCCTGATACAGTAGCTCCGGTTATTGGATCTCCAACTACAACTACATTAGCAACTAAACCACCGGTATAATACGGGTCTTTTGTGTACCATGATTGAGAATATGCAGATCCTCCAATAATAACTTTTCCTCCAATTAAGGCAGCCGCATGATTAAACATACTTGAGTTAACTATACGAATATCTTGTAATTGACCATTTGCTCCATCCGTTGTTTTATTAGATCCTTCAATAATTATAGGTCCTTGGAATGCTCCAGCAAATATTGATGGAATTCCTCCATTTCCAACTTGTGATTGGTAATATTTATATCCACCTAATGCTCTAGCAGTAAATGTAGAATCACCAATCGCTAAAAATGATTCAGATCCAATTCCTCCGGTTCCTCCATAATATCCATAACCATCAAATGATGCAGAAGCTCCTGGATTATTTGCGGTTACCCCTTGGTATATAGAACCTTGAAGTCTAATACCATTTGTTGGTGGTTGATAATCTCTATGCCATGCAATCTCTCCTACAGTTATTGATCCACCAATGGCAAGTTTAGATCTAATATATTGACCGGTTCCTCCTAAAAGATTAGACGAAGTAGTTGGAAAACTTAAACCTACTATTAAAGATCCACCATTTGCACTTCCTCCAGGATTAACCCAAATGTTAGGAGACATATTTGTTGCTCCTCTAGCAAATGTTCTTAGAACAATATCATCCCATGAATAAATTACAGTAGCTCCCATTGGACCTGATAAAGATGTAATATTATAAGCTGGAGTAAGTCCATGAATAAGACCACCACCTCGAGCATCAATAACATCAGTCATTGATAAAACTCTTAAACCAGATAAATTTGCAGGAAGAGTTAAACTGGATATACCAGCACCTGATCCATTAATTGTATTTAGATTTCCACTATCTTGAATGATGTGAAAGGGAACCTTAGGCGTATAATTTTCTGAATTCCAAGCGCCTTTTAAAAATCCGGCAGATCCAGTAGCTCCTGGAGTAGCACCAATAATACCTAAACGACTCGAAGCAAATTGAGTTCTAGGAATTCCATTCGCATCAGTTGAAGCAATAATTTTTGCAACTGCATTTGATGTGTTATCGGCATGTAATGATATATGAGAATCGTAATTATTTGATGCACTAATTCCACCGGTATTTCCTCTTGATATAATTAATCCAGCAACAATATTACCAGCTAAACCGGCAGTAGTACCAATAATGGTATTTCCCAATCGATGTTGATAAGATCCTATCGAATAAGTTCCATCAATTCCTTGAAGTACCACAGCACCTTGTTTACCAACTCCGGTTGAAAGAGGATTTAATCCAACGGATTTTGAAAATATATGATGAAAACCTAATGGAGTAGATCCGGTTGAATCGTTTCCGGTTAACCAAGATTTTTCACTTAGATAATCGTTAAATTTTAAGAATTGAGATTCTATATAAAGGTTAGCCGGTGTTTCTAGAGGAGTGGTTCCACCAATCTTAATTGCCATAGGCATTTTAGGTGAGTGAATAACCGCTCTTTGTATAAGAGTTCCGTTATACCAAGGATCCGTTGTTGTAGTTTCAAATCCATAATATGTAAAATCTAGAGCAGATACCGGTTCATTAAGATCTCCTGAAGTAGGAAGTGTTCCAGCAGTACCAGAAGTTAAACCTACTGCACCAAATGCAATTCCACTAACACTATCTCCATCAATATATCTTTGAATTACTGTTAATGTAGGTAGCTGTTTTTGTAAATTAGATCCAGTCGGGAAGTAACCAAAATCCGAAAGTTGGTCAATTGCCCAACCAGTAGATCCCATAAATACAATATTCTTCTCGGCACCAACATACGAAATAATATCTCGATTTGAACTAACCGTCGTAGTTGCACCATATGCAGTAGCAGCAATCCATGAGTTAACACCAATGTCGGTAGCTCCTCTAAAATATTGCCATTCGAATGATCCACCAGTAACTCCTTGAGGACCACTAGGACCAACAAGACTAATTCCGGTATTGTACCATCCGGTTGAACCTCCAGTAAAAGAGTATATGTAGACAGTTCCTCCACTACTTACAAATCCATCACCTAATTCTAATGGATTACCATAGGCATCACCAGTAACTCCTCCATAAGTAGTTCCAGCAAACCAATAATTTCCTCGATCTCCTACTGGACCTTGTCCACCAGCAGGACCAGTAACACCAGTATCTCCTTGAGGGCCACCGCCACCAAGAATTACTTGATCGAAGTTAAAATTTATTTTTTCAACGGCATTTATTAGCGAATCCGCTGGAAAAAGTTCTTTTATTGAAATGTTAGCCATTTACTTATTTTTTATTTAATGTGACTGTGCAAGAAATAGACACTTGCTTGTCTGTTGGTAGTTTATATATCAAGCTAAAATTCAATGGGTTATTTCCCAAAGGAACGGTTTGGAAATTAGTCGAAACCACATAACCATTATCTTTCTTTTGAGCATCTGTATAATCTAATCGAATCAAAGGTTCAACAATATTTGGTTGATAAGTCTTTTCCCAGAATGTTATGTTCGATACCTCATACCGATCAAAGATATTTTCTTCGATGTATTTAGTGATATCGTCGTCTATTGTTCGCTGATCAAATGAATAATCAGGATCCATATATTTAGTAAATTCAGCACCAAATCCTTCGGAGATTAACCATTTACTTAATGCTGATGTAACATAAACATCTAAGGTTAACTCTTTTTGTATGGCAGTAGTATTAGTTATTTCAAATACAATATCTTGAGTTATTGTTTTGATTTTAGCCCTAGTAGATCTTCGACCAAAATCGTTTCTATCAATAGCTCCTCCATCAAATTTTTCAATAATTGGAGAATCCGGAATAGCAATAACCTTAGATCCAAAAAAAGCTTTTTCTTCTTTAGGTTCTCTTGTACCTATAACCGCTTGAGATATATTACGTCGTATATATTTCCAATAATAATACGGATCCCAATTAGAACGAAATACAAAGAAGTCTTTATGGTCAATAGAAATCTCTCCTATTGCTGGATATATTGAACGAGTTGAGCCAGTTATATTTTGTCCACCAACTATATTTGGATTTTCAACATTAACTTTATAAACATAAAGATTCGGGATAATTCCTAACGATTCATCTTTCCAATAGTAATATGGCGAAGCCGTACTTCCACTTCCTCCACGTTGAACATCCCATATATTAATATTAAGATATTGAAGACCTTCTTCTTTAAGATCCGTTTCATCTACAAATTTAATAACATCATACCATCTGGGAACATATTCTCCACGATATCTGTTCATTCTAGATAATTCTACTCTTGGTGCACCTATTAATTCGAATCCAATATCAACTGATGATTGTAGACCAGAAGGTTTATCTTGAGATGTAGCAATGTCTAAATAACTGGCTTTAACAAGATCATCCGGTGGTAATACTGAAAGCATAAATGTATTAAATTCTACAGTACCATCATCGTTTACTTGAATATATTGAACATGTGGATCTCCACTATTAAATGCATCGGCAATAGAAGCAAAGCTAATACCGGTTAAGATATTAGAATATGCGTTATATCCACCGAATTCATAATATATCCGAGATCCAATTCCTGGTTGAAATGGTTTTGTATAATCTGCTCTCACTGAACCCGGCCAAGCATTTCGAATATTCACATATGAATTATAACCATTAGGCGTTAAAGTTGGATTGAGTGGAAGACCTTCAATCGTTGTACATTTAAATGATCTAGTAGAAATATCAAATATTCCTCCAAATTTATATATGTATGTAGTTACACCTACCGTATTAGCTAGGTATACGGAATTGAATCCACCTTCTTGATTAAGAGTTAAATCATTTCTAAAATCCGGTTGTTCTCCATTAATATCCGTTCCGCTATAAATTTCAAAATATTCTCCAGTATCTACCCAACCATTAATAGATCCTTTAATTACAATATCGGCATATTGAAAAGCACCACCATATCCAACATAGCTATATTTGTCGTTTGCCGAGTATAAGTAAGCACGATCAATCCAACGATCTCCAACATAATTTGTTAAAAGCGGATCATTCATATCAGCTTCGATTAAAACCGTTAAAGTTTTCCATTTATCATTTTTGATAGCTTTGATTGCAGTAGATTCTCCATAAGTTAATATTGCTGAGAATTTATAATCATCATATATTGCGCTAGGAACTGTTTTAATTTCCTCAACATTATAATCAATATTAGATGTACCACTTCGGTCTTTAATTGCAACCTTAGCTCCTCTAAATAAAGCTTCGGCAAAGGCAAAATCGTTTCCACCATTGAATATTGAATATCTAAAATCTCTAGGCACTGGATTTCCATCCACCGTTTCTCTAGTGAAATAATCAACGAAATAATCATCGACTATACTATATAAACCACCACCGGAAGATCCGGTTATTCCTGTATAAGAAGCATAATCACCAGTAGGTCCAGTAGGATTAATAATTGCTGAATCGAAATATGAAAATGAATTTCGCTTTTCATCGAATGTCATATACTTGGGATATTCTTGTAGATAATACCATTCATGAGTAAATAGCTTGGGATTTCTATTATATTCATCAAATGAAGGCGTAAAATTGAACATACCGAATGCTTGATCGACATTTAGACGATATCCATTTTCTCTAACGTCAGTTGATTCATTATCATAAACCCATTTGTTTATAAATGGAACTACTCTAGAATAAACTGAAAGTGTAGGATTGTCATTTTCTTTTAGACGATCATATTCATTTGTTATGTCATCTGCCGTATCATCATATTCATTGTATAAACCAATAAGTTTTTGGAATCCTCCAGTGATGGTAAAAGGAGATTCAGCACCAACGGCTTCGGTAACATTGTTTCTAGATTCCTCGGTAAGCGCCCACCATTGAACAAATGGATTTTCATCAGGAATATCTACTGGGAATATTTCTAGATCTTCTCCAAATGAAGGACTTGTATTAGTAGCTCCTGGTAAAGTGATACTTCCCCATGCCACATTGACTGAAGTTGTTCCGATAACTGAATTTAGAAGATTTCCTCCTTGAGTTAAGGTCCATAAAGATAATAATCCAAAATCATTTTCATGTGCCGATGTTGAGTATGCTGGACCAGAACCTAAATTAAGACTAGTAGGTATCGGTTTAATTATACCGTAATCTGTTATAGGTGAGAATCCAGTAATTCCTCTAGATATTACAATTGAAGTTGCTCCAGAAGTATTAGCGAATGTGGATTGTCCACTTACAACATAATAATCCGGATTTGCAGTGGATCCTAACCAAGGGAAATTCTTTACTCGATTAAATGAATAGAAGTATCCACCAGAAGTACCTCCAACACTGGCTCCAGTAGGTCCCATTGGTTGATATTGATTGGATAACGAAGTGGAACCTATAAATTTAGTTCCATAAATCCAGGGACCAGCACTAGCTCCTACAGATCCTATAAGGCCAGTTGAATAATTCGATAGTGCAACTACCGTATTACCAACAGTATGGAATTGCGCAGATTTAGTAGCAGATATCGAAACGAATTCGGATTCTCCATCATAATCTTCAAATATAGTACCGGATCCAGTTAAACCGGAAATATAATTAGTGTCAAAATTTCCATACCAAACCTGTCCAGTAGGAGCAATCGGAGCAATTTTATAAAGAGCTCCTAATCCAAAATCGGATCCGCTATAAACATCTCCATAAACGAATCCTTCAGGACCTTGGAATGGAGCATAAAGAGGATTAGCTCCATTTGTAGCTCCTTTAAAATTAGCTTCTACTTGATATGAAGTACTAACATTAATTGGTAAATTAGCATCATAGCTCCATACAACTCCTTGTCCGCCAATTCCTCCAGCGGATGATACTCCATGTAATCTATGAGGATTTGCCGAAGATCCAATCGAAATTCCTCCTAAAATACCACTTCCAAAAGTGGATGTTGTGGTAAACATCGAACCGTTGTTAGCTTGGAATTGTCCAGTATTATCTTTAGGAAACATAAAATTTGCCGGAAGAGCAGTTGAATAAAGGGCATCTAGATCAAGACTAAAAGGTCCTCCACTTGCGCAACCGAAAAGTCGATGAAAACCCGAGTTTGTTGGATCGTCAATCAAAGAACCTCTTGGTTGAACTGTAGCAGTTCCACCAAAATAATAAAGAACTTGAATTCCTCTATCTTCATCCCATGAGAAAATAGTTCCTCCAGTATTTAAGTTTCCAGTGCCACTAGCTTCTACTGCCTCAATTCCTCCTAGAGGAGCTACACCAAACCAAATAGGTTTATCTTCAAATGTAACCGTTTTAACCGCTATTTCATTATCATAAAGAGTACGATCTTCCCATCGCCATTGACTTAGACTAGCACTCCACTTCCATACATGATATATTGATCGAAAAGTAAAATTATTCGATTGAATAGCATCTATGGCATATCCAGTTTGAAGGTATAATTCACCATCAATTCCATCAAATTTAGGTAAACCATAACCATATCCGGCAGTTGGAGCACTTGCTGGAATCGTATCCCAATACATTTGTCGATAATCGAATGTTAGATTTGCCGGTCCAATTAAACCAGTATCTAAATTCGTCGCTTTGCCCCATATTGATGAATCGGTGTTTGTACCGGTTGGAATTGCAGCAACACATCCAGTTTGCTCAGGTATGTAAATTGAGTGTCCTGGCATATCAAATGAGGCATTATAGATAGGATCATCTCCCTGATTCCAAGTTGCAGTAAATATTCCTCCGAATTCTGGAAAGGTTGCAGATACTAAATTTAATGAATTACCGAATTGAGTAGCAAAATCATTTTGATTCCACATATTTCTTCCGATAACATATTTTCTAGTTGTATTATAATTACTTACTAAATAATTACTGAGCACCATGTCTTTTCCCAAATATACGGATGCGCTAGATCCAGCTCCTCCAACACTAAAGAAAGATAAGGCACCTACTGGTTTTCCGTCCATAACATTATAATGATCTGAATAAGATCCAGTAATACCAAACGCTGCTACAGTAGTAGCTCCAGTCGAAATATTTTGAAATACCCATTCAGCAGATGCACCTCCACCAGACATATCTTGAGCAGTAAGTAATGCACCTAATCCATTGTATGCGACGATATCTGGACCAACTTTAAATCTTCCGTCACCACAACTCCAAAGTGGCATATCTCCAGCAGTTCCACCTCCTGTATTACCCGGTATTCCGAATTGACAAAAATTAAAAGGATTGACTAAATTTGCCTGAAGTTTAAATCCAAAATTTGAGCCAATATACGCAGATTGATAAGATGTTGCTTGTGGATCTCCGCTTGCAAATTGACCAATTCCTCCTTGAATACCTTCAGCACCTAAATCTGCTCGGGTTATTGGAGCTATTGCGGTTGCACCTATCGTAGTCCATCTACCATAAGGTCTGTTATAGAAGAACAATTCATTCTGATTTTGATATGGAAAATATTCAGGATATTCGGCTGGTTCAGGATATGTTCTAGTTCCAGCAAAAACAACCTCATCTTCGTTGATAGCCGATAAAGTTCGCATTCCAAAATTTGGATAATCCATTAATTTTATAATTGCTAGTTGACTTGCACCGGTCGAAGTAACGCTAAATTTTCTAATAGTAGGATATTCTTCCGATGAAGATGACATAAAAATATCGTTTTCTGCCCAATCTAAATCGATATAATCAAAAGCGGGTAGAGATTGATAAATGTTCCAAGTATCTCCGCCATCTACCGTTGTGTATATTTCATGCAAATTAAGCAGAGCTCCGGTCATACCTTTTTCTCCAGTAGGACTTTTTGCGAATACCACTCTTAATGAAGGTGAATTTGCACCAACTGGAATAGGATATAAAGTTTGATTAGTGAAGGCATTTTTAGTGGTAACTAAAAGCGAAGTGGCTCCGGCATAAGAACCGGCAACATAACCATCTCCTAAAACTCCTTCACCTAATTCCCATTCAAATAGATTGTCTAATGAAGCATCTCCATCTTTATTGTAATCTGTATTGAAGAAGTCAAAATCAAAATCTCTAATAGGCATTAATGAAAGATAACCAACTGAATTTTTTATTAGCTTTCTTAAAGGTATCTTTCCTTCACTTCCTATTTCTAATGAATGAGTTTTCTCGGTTATCGATAGAACATAATATTTATCAAGTCCGGTAAATCCAACAATATTAGCTCCTTCATAAAGAGGAGAATCTAGATAATTCGAGTATTCATGAACTATTGTAGAATATCCTTTATCGGTTTTAACATAAGTTTTATCGGTTTGATCTAGGAAATTATCAACAAAATCTTTTTCAATTATAAATCTAGTACCTGGTTTCGTATTTCCTCCTACAAATTTATATTTATAAACAAATCCCATTTGAGATGCATTATAAGTGGCACCGGTTGATGTAAAAATTGGAGATGCTAAATATTGTTCTTGATTCCATTCAGATAAAGAGGAAGGACTGGAATAAGGTATATCTTCAGCATAAAGAACGTCAGCAAATATACTAAATTCTATATTGTTAAAAATTTCAGATGTATTTTTATAATAAACAACTACTGTCGATTTTTGCGAAACCGCTTCAAATAAAATTTCTTCACCGAAATTACTAGGATCTCTTGTAATTAATGATGTTATGTTATTAATAGCTAATGCTATTGAACTAGCAACTTGATCGGTTGTACCTAAAGTACTATATTCATTTCCATCATTAGTTCCGGCAGATAGACTGGAATTTCCTCTAATTGTATATTGATCTATTAAAGCTTTAAAGGTATTACCGGTTGTAATTTTAGTAGATGCCTTTGAATTAGTAGGATTGATATATTTAATTCTAATCTGATCCTTTCCTTTTGGTTTTTTTAGTACATCAAATGCAAAATTAGCACTTCCATTCAATCCATTTTGTTGAGTGGTAATATACTTAAAAGGCTCTTGGAATCCGCCAAATGCTGCCCAATTGACGGTAGTATCTTTTACTCTTAAGAATGAACTATCGGTATATGTATCTCCTTTAGCCGTTGTTCCTGGATTTTGATATTCGCTATCCCATTTATAATTATTGTCTATTGAATAAACATTACCAAGGGTATCTTTTAAATAACCAAACCTCGGTTTTTGAGTTTCTTCCCATGTAAGTAATCTACCTGAATAAATTCCGGTAGAACCTGTAATAATTCTAGGATAAACTTTAAGACCTTTTGGATTTGTTTGTATTTGATTTTCCGCTAATGTTGGATCTCCTACATTAGGAAGAATAGGAATTGGTGATTGAGTATTTTCAACAAATCTATCGGCATATAGCCTATCTGGATCAATCGTGAATTGTCCTAATTCCTGTTCACTAACGTACATACCAAAGTAACGATAGAATTTGTAATCTTCTTGCTCGGTATCATCGAATAAAAATTCCATGTTTAATAGATTTGCACAAACAATAGAATTTCTAGAAAAACCAAACGTGATAAAATCTTCAGATTCAATTATAGTCTTGTCTGGTAAAACATATTCAGTATTAATTGGCTCTGATTTTCTAGTGAATCCGCCTTCATCTAGAGATATTCCTTGCCAATAAGTTAAATCTCCTTCTTCTGGCGAAAAGTATAGAGGAGCTTCTGGGAAATTAGGATCATTGACATGTCGACGAATATATGATCCAACGTTTGTGTTACCAGTCAGATCAAATTGAGCAATGATTTTAGCCTTTTGAATATAATTAGAGAAAAATAGATCTGGACTTTTAATAAGTTTATCCAATATAGGATCAGTATCTTTATCAATTCCAGAATATTCAGCAGTATTGATATTCTTGGTAACTGGACCATCCATTCTAAATATGATAAAATAGTCAGGAATATTGTCTCGTTCTAACCAAAGAGGAGCAAATGCAGCAAATTCTTCGGTATATAACTTTGAATTTTTAGGATAAGATCCTAAAGCATATGTGAAATCTCTTTGAAATTTATAACGATCTTTTACTGAAATAGCTCCATCTTCTTCGTATACTTCGTAAAGAAGATTTTTAGGAATTGCATTTCCTTGATTGAAAAAATTAAAAAGATCTTGTGAATAGTAACCTTGTACTCCATACCCTTTATATAAAGAGCTACTTAAAATTGGATTCGAGTCTATACTCTCCAGAAAAAGTTCATCTGAAGAGCTTGCAACTATTTTTACGTTAGTTGATAATCTAGGATTAGTTCTTATGAGACCGAATGAGGTTCTCTTTAGTATCTTATTTGCCATACAATATATTTATCCAATTAGTTTAGTTCATAGATCTACTCTATGATATTAGATGATATATCACCTATAAGATCTTATTAACCACCTTTAGCAGATTTGATCAGATTCTTAAGAGACGAAATTCCAGCTTTAGTCTTTGGAGCTGGAGCCGACGATACTTGACTAATACCAGTTCCTTTAATTTGAGTAACTGTAGGATTAATGTTCTTAACCACATTAGTTAATGTATTAATTTGGGATTCGAATGTAGTTACTGGTAAAAGAGAACCTACGATAGAATTAGAACGATATCTAGCGGTAATTTCAATATCAAATGAGAACCTTTGAGTTTCCTTGGGATTTGTGTAAATGTCTATACCAATCGTTTTTGAATATTCAACATTTGCATTCGGAGATGCATTTAGATTTCCTCCAATTTTTCCTAATCCGGAAGTTCCAAATCCAAAATAATCAGTCATTCGATATTGAAAAGTGATGGGAATATTAATAGCATTAGCTCCACCAAATTGCACAGTCTTAACTGCATCGAATCCGCTACCATCAACCACTACATCTCCATGAGTATTTGGATTAAGGAATAGATAAGATCCACATGATTTAGGACCTAATAAATATTGATCGTATTCAACAAAGGCAACCTTAGAATATGTTGCACCAATTGCACCGGCAGAAGCACCATTAAAATAAAGAGCACTTTGTCTTCCATATCCATAATTAGGAACTTGAACAGGAGCAAAACGAGAATTTCTTATTGTACCTTTAGTTATATTAAGTAGATTTGCAGTAGATCCAGCACATGCAGTTTGCCAATCAATAATTGATGGATGGTCAATGTGAATTAGAATATCACTATCATAGAATGTATTAATAATAGATGAAGTAGATCCAACCACAAATTTAGAATTTACCGTAGGTGTAGGTTTCCAAATAAAATCTGAGGCAGCCTGTCCATTTGCTAAAGATGTTATTGCACTTAATGCGGTAGTTCCAGCAAAATATTCCATTTGATCTAACGAAGTGGCATATTGAGCATTTGCTTGTGTAGTAGCTGATGGAAGACCACCAGTTCCATATTGTAAGAATAAGTCAGTACGTTCAACTCCATAAGTAGCACCACCAACATTAGAAAATAATTTAGAAATTCCATCGATTGCTAGGAAACGAGAATTAATAAATTGACCTCTAACTTGAGCACTTTGTTCTGGTTGACGATTGATAATTCCATATCTATTAACATCTAGGGTTGCAGGATTTGAAAGTCCTAAAGGAACATAATCATAGCGTCTAACGGTATTATAATCTGAATCCGTTGTAGAATATCCAAAACCTTCTGAATAAGATGCATTTGCAATTTGATATTTAGAACCCCAAATTCTTGCATACATTTCTAATGGAGATGTATCGGCATTTTGAATTTGAACATAATAATTCTTAGTCATAATAACGCCTTTCTTAACGTTTAATCCGGCAACTTCATCTTTATAGTTTCCAGCAAAAATCTTAAGCGTTTTATTAGCTTCAACACTATATTCAGTACCACCATCCTCAATAACTTTAACTACTAATACACCTTTTGCAACCGTAATAAGTGCAGCAAGATTTTGTATTTGCGTTTGTAAATCATTTATTTTATCAAATAATGAGAGAATATTATTTTCAGGTGTTAAGAATCCGGAAGCAATATCGAATGCGTTATGTGCCCAATAATTTTCTCCTTGAGTAAATGATGTAGATATATGTTGAGGAACTCCATCTTGAATAAGAGCAAGTTCTAGATCTACTCTAACTTTATCTTGTTTTGCTTGTTCGATTATCTTCGTTAATCCTTGATCTACTTCTAAATCTGAAGGAAAATCAACTTTAATAGTTTCGCTATAAACGGAAGTTGAAGGCGATATTGGCCATCCAGCTTCAGATAAAGATTGAACTTTAAATTCAACGGCTTCTCCGGCTTGAATAGCAATATCTATTTGATTGATATTTACATAATCAGGATTTTCAACATCTTCAACCACCCATTTCTGAGAACCGCTTGTAGGATCCACTGCTCTCTTTCTTACTTCGGATTTGTATTCTGTCCATGTAGAAAAAGTTCCTGTTCTAGGTTGACCGTTGTTATCAGTAAAAGGAATTTGTTGCGGTGAATTAGCACTTCCATTTTTCTGTAAGTATCGGTATTGAATATTGAATTGAACAACTTGTTGAGGGTTTGTTCTATCTGATAATTTAGGTTGTGGTATTGGAAAGAAACCTCTAAGTCGGTATTTAGGAACAATATCAGAGTTTGGATCTGTTCCAATTTTAACGATCTCATTAACCGTAGTACCATATAGCTGAGTTGCTGCATCTTTTTGTGTTATTAGCGCATTAAGTTTATTCTCATCTACATCTCTTAAACGAGTAGTTGTATATTTAACGGTTTGTATCTTGGATCTCAATTGATTAATAGATGCATCCAATGAAGATATATCAGCGGAAATACGAATTTTATCTGCTTGAAGACCTTTCAATTTAGCAGCCGGTGAAGTATCTGTTAAATGATTATTGATTTGTACCACTTTAAAATCTCCGGCATTAAGTTTTGGAGCATCAGGAACTAATCCGAAAATAGCAGGTGGAACTTTCTCTTTAGACATTGAATAAAGAAAAGCACCAAAGTCAATTACGGAATTCTTATAATAATCCGATAAGAATATTAAGTTTCCTGTAGCTTGATCTACGATAGTTAATTCATTTGTATAGAAAGAAGATCCTGGAGACCATTTGATAGCTTCTAATTTAGATTCTGGATCAATTGGTTTAATGAATACCACACAGTTTTCATTGAATCCTACATTAATATTAATGCTGATCGTCGAAACATCTTCTGTATAAAAAGATAAAACTCCAGCTCCAATTGAAACTGGATCGAATCCTTCAATTAATTTAAGAGCAACTTTACGTTGACCTCCATCGATTGATGTAATTTCATATCGAGTATTTCCTCTTCCACCTTTGATTATTAGATAATCTCCTAATTTAAGAGATTGAGTAGCTAAATAAGGAGAATTAGAATCATTATAGAAAAGATTATCTAGTTGAACAATGATTTGACGGTTTTGTATAGTTACTCCATCTACAACATTAGATATTGTAGAATCTTCAACATTAAGAACTGAAAAATCTCCATAGAATCTAACTGCTCTAGGAGGAACAGTGATAACGTCTTTATCTAGGAAATAGGCAATATTATAATCAATTAAAATCTTTACAAAATCATCATAACTAATATCTGATCTACCTTTAAGTCTTTGCTCGAATACTTGAGTTTTTTCAAAAGTATCTAAACTAAGGATGTAACGAGCAACATCTACATTTTCAGTATTGAATTTAACTTGATCAGTTAGATCGTATGAAACATACATTAAAGGATTAAGAAAAGATTCAAAGAACCAATTTTCTCGTGTATTAAAAGTAGTTGGATTTGCAACTTTTTGAATATTAGCAGCCTCTTTTTTAAGTTCGCTAACTAAAATTTTTCTAAATGAACCATCAGATAATTGAACATTAGATGCGGATTCTCCTACACCTGAAAGGGCTTCTACATTTTTCGATAATGCAGAGATTTGCTCTTTCATTGCACCGAATGATGGAACTTTAACAGTCATCATTTTACTACGATCACTAGGATCTAGTACAAGTATTTCAACGGTATCTGATTTAGAAGAAACTACCTCAGATAGTTTACTCATAATCTCGTAACCATTATTCTGTAATGCCAGTAGGTCACTAAGAAGGGTAGTTAATGTATATTTAGTTTCGCTCATTTTATCTTAATATGTCTAATTCGAAATTGAAACCACTATCATCAGTACAAGTAATTTCAATTATAGGTTTTGATGATAATAATTCTGATGTAAGTACGGTATAAATTATTTTTCCATAGGCACCACCGCCTAAAGTATTAGCAGCGTCTGTTCGGAAAACCATGTTGTAGCCATCGGTTGCTATAGGGTCATTAAATACTAATCTAAAAGTTTGACCTTTTTTCCACTTAACGTTTGTATCGTCTATATTTATATACAAAGAATCTTGTAAAGTTTCAATACCAGTATCAGGATCAGCATTTGTATTTTTTTGTTTAAAGTAATTGGTAAATGTACCTAAAGTTAAAACGTTTCCGTTTGTAGTTGAAGTAACCACTCGACCATTATTTACATCGGTAAGCAATTGTCCGGATGTATTCTTACAAATAACGAAATTATCGTAATTTTGTTTACGATTGATAATCTTTATTTGATTAGGTATTGATTTGTCTATTAGAATTCCAGGACCTGGCATAAAAGTACCAAGATCATAGGTTAAACTAATACTAGTTCTTCCAGAAAGAATATTACTAATATCCTCTGAATTTTTATCAATTAGATCTAATAACGAAGTTTCACTAGAGAATGCTAATCTAGCATTATTTAATTGTTTTTCCAGAAGAGAAAGTCTTTGAGCTAAAAGATCTAAACCGCCTTGAGAATATGCAACATTTTTTAAATTTAAAATTTCTTGACGGATTTCTGAAACGTCATTTCTTTGTCGCAAAAACATTTCACCGGCTTCTTGTAATCTAACAGAAGCATCAATGAATAAATCCATAGAAAATGTATTGTAATCATTGATTACAGTTTCAACTCCAACATTATCAGCAGATGTATCAAATTTTAGATTTAGCTTCAATCCATATGAATTACCATTTAGTTTGGTAATGGCATTTGGTTTGTATTTATCGAATCTTTTTAGATATGAGAAACTAGATGAAGCGTTAGTATAATCATCTAGGAATAGAATACCATAAAGGTTTCTTGCTCTTACTGTAGGATTGGATGATTGATAAACATCATAATAAACTAGAACTGCATTAAATGAGAAGTCTCCAGCAGCACCACTGGCATTCCATTCAGGAATGATATTAATACCTGGATCATCAACGATAGGACGATATGAAGCGGCTTCAAAATCCAGGATAGCACCATCCATATTAGATATGAGTACTGGTTTAGCACTACCTCCTGAAATTTTAGCAAAACCTGAATTGTTAGTTACCATACCAAATGTGGCACCGGTAGAGTAATAATCAGTTAAATCACTATCATAATAAGCTCTTAAATCTAAACCACTTGGTGAAGTAGATCCAGAATCACGACCATCAATATAAGTGTTTCCATTAGACCAAATTCCTCCAGGGAAGTAATTATAATCTTGGTAAGTTTTGAATAGAGCAAATGGAGTATTTCCATGTTGAGTAGGCACATTCAAATAAATTTCTGAATATGAATGACCGTCTCTAGATACATTATTGATAATGTCAATATCGCCTAGATATTTAACAACTTTATTATAAACTGATGAAGAATCTTCTTCAGTATATCTTGTACCGGCTGCACTTTCAGATGCAGTGGCATTTTTAAAACGAATGGCATTTACTTGAGCTAACCATCGCCAAAACAAACGTTCAGAAACTGTGTATAGTTCAGATTGATTATATCCTCTAGCTAAAGTATTACTTCCTTCTAGGATTAATTGTTCAAAATTAAGTAAATAATTTTGAAGAGATTCTGCCGCATTAATATTATCATCTATTGATAAAGTGGCTACGGATGAAGTTCCACCAGCTGCAACGGATCCAATCCCTTCCCATACAAGATAATTTTCTCGATTATTAGATGGAGTTCTTACATCTGGGATATCAAGGAGAGCATACTTCGAAAAGACGAATCGAGTATCATCGTCAGTAAACGTTTTCGAAATGTCTTCAGCTGAAGACGTGAAAGTATAAAATGTTCCTCCTTGTACCCTTAGTGGACTTAATAAAGGTGTAGCCATTAATTATTAATTTTATTATATTGCTGTACCTAAGGTAAGCGGTTTCCAAGTTCCAGTAGTTCCAGATTGTGTACATATTACTGGATAGCAACTAGCACCAGTAACAACATTAACAACCGCACCAATTTGTGGGTAACGAATGTCTATAATATCAGCAAGTGCTAAACGAGGAAGAATCATTGCACCAACAGGTCCAACACCACCAGTTCCAGCAGTTCCCGAGAAATTAATTATCGGAATAGTAGATGATGGAGAACTGTTAAATACTCTGTTAATTTTTTCAAATCTAACATTTGATCCAGAACCTAATTCAACATATCCACCAGAAATTACATTTCCATTATTGACTGTAACACTTCCGGTAATAACTGTAATACCACCACCAGTTGATCCTCTAACAATTAGATCTTCGGTTTCAATATCGTTATCACTTCCATAGGCAGAATTATTAATCTTACCGGTTGAAATATCAATGATAGCGAGTACTGAATTTAATGCATCACTAATTGTTGCAAAGTTGTCGTTAATGGTTATTCTAGATGATGATAGTGCATCAGTTCCGTTAAGCGAGGTTATTGAAATACTCATTTTTTATACAATTTTTATTATTTGTTTTTTATCTATTTTACTTATGTTTCCGTTAGTATCTTCAAGTTGAAGAGATATTGTATAATCTCCTGAATCTCTAAATAAGTACGAAAAGTACTGATTATTATAGTATATATTCTCAGTAGAATTACTTCCTTCTCTTGTGATAATCCATACAGGATTTTTCTTTCCTTTCATTTTTGAATTATCATAACAGAAGCTCAAAAGTGTCATTCTTGGTAGAATTTCACGATATTTAAGTATTCTAATAGCATCCCAATCAATATTTTGTATTGATGGTCTTCCATAAGTTGTACCTACAATGTTACCAGTATATTCAACATCTACATGAAATGGGGAAGTAAAGGCTTTGGCAATTGCCTGTATTTTTACAGGTATTGACGAAGTAGGTCCTGCTCCACCGGTCCATCCAGGTGCTGAATATACAGTATTATATGTATACTCCATCAAACCAGGATAACCTAAATCAGATGCCTCATTTAAGTACTTAGCTAGATCTATTAAATTAGTTGCTCCAGTAACAAATGGATCTATCATTCCGGTTGAAGTGGTTGGTCCTATTAAAATAGAAGAATATCCGTTGATTTCATAAATTTCAAATGTGGCGGGCATATCTCCAGCATATCCAAAGAACGGAGTTTCAAATGAAGTTACTGTACCGGTACCAGCGATCATAGTTCCTCCAGCCGGTATAGCATAATTAAATCCATAATTGAATTTATATTGACCTTTATGACTATAATCTCTCGATACTAAAGTAATTCTAGGTTGAGGTATGTAGCTTGTATCATAAACCTCATCGTAATATCCAATTAGATCAGGGAATACGTTATGTGGATTAGTTTCTCCAATACCATTTATCTTCTTAATGGCTTCAATATATCCTGAAGTTGAACCGGAAGTTACATTAGGAATCGCAATACCATCTAGATCCTCATTACTATATTTCCATTCGGTTCCATTCCAAACATAAACCCTAGCATTAGATGCAGAATAAATGATAGATCCAGTTCCTCCAGATGGAGCAGCACTAGCACCGGTTGGACCACTAAATCCTGTTGGACCATCAGTCCAAAGTATTTGAGTTCCTTCATTTATATTTAATGTACTGTTTCCTCTAGACACATACATATATGCAGTAGATCCAGTAGATCCAGTTTGATAACCTAAAGAATTTACAATAGCTTGACTGAACTTGGGTCCAGTTCCATCCCACCATAAATGATAACCATCGAACCATGACATCCAATCACCTACTAGATCCCATGTGTAAGGAAATTTGTCAATGTAATTATCGACGTAATTAGTATTAGTTTTAGATTGATAAAATTCGATTGTGTCTAATGTGTCATATGTAAGGTCACACATACCAATCTCTTCATTAGGATGGAAAGGTAATGCCCATGTAGAATTATAATCTTTCCATCGTAAAACTGGTTTATGTGAATCTTTCCATTCTTCTGATAATATTGAATAATCACTTTGTACTGGATATCTTCTATCAGCATCATTCCAATTGTAGGATTTCTGTAATTGCTGATACCATCCAATAAAGTCAGATGCTCCACTTTCGTTAACCGTAATGAAATCATCATTCACTCTAATTGACATATTATTCCAAAGATCCCACATCTTAAGGGTAACTCGATATTTACCAACATAAGGTAGGATTATAGGATATTGATATCCATCTCTTGCAGATAATCTTGGTGACGTATGAGTAAATGTAGCACCGGCTCCAGGAACCATTTCAATTTTCCATTCTAATTCAACGAATCCTCTATCACCGACATTATACCAAGAATATTGATTTGTGTATGGATAAAGGGATGTTGGAAAATCTGTGGCACCTTGAACTACCGGTATACTAATGTAGGTTGCACCTATAGGATAAGCTCCAGTAGGTCCACCACTCACCGATGTCCATCCAGTAACTTCATAGCTATTATCAAATGATGAGAATAAAGTATATCCAGATCCAGCACTTGGACCGGTTGATCCAACGATATCTAATTGATTATATGATACTTCAGCTTCATCCCATGTTAAATCAAATGTATCATTTTGAAGAACTATTGAATATCCAACCGGAATATCAGGTTCATCATTAAGTTCGTATACTGTTCGGTTTAATCCATCGAAATATCCAATGAATGCACTTCCATAATATCCAATAGATGCACCGGTTGGACCGAATGTTCCGTTTGGGGAAATATCAATATATGTTGCAGTACCACCAGTAAGTCCAGGTGATAGGTAAGTTCCTGAAGGAATTGCGGTAGTTGTATTAGAATACCATCCAGCAAATACTGTTCCACTAGCACCTTCGATTGTAGATACGATTCGCATTACTCCACTAGTTCCTCCTTCTTGAAAAATGTTATAATTACGGAATACTGATTCAGTAGCACCTTTCCAATCGGTTATCATTTTATCAACAATAACATTTGCCGGATAAATTTGTTTTCCATTATCATCATCAGTCTTAACAGTAGTAGCAACTCGATAATATGTTGTAGATCCGGCAGGAACTAGATCCAAATAATAGGTTTGTATAGAACTCAAAGGACCTACAGTACTAGCCGTATTTCCTACTTGAATATTCCATGAGTAATAATTAGAAGTTCCGCCTACAGTAAGATCTGGACCAACTGCCGCTCCATAGAAATATAGAGGACGAAGATCTTCTATTTGACCAGTTATTCCAGGAATAATACTTATTGTTGGATTGATTCCTAAACTAACAGCTTCAATTCTTGATTGGTCATTCCAAACATTAATATCATATTTAGCAAAGTAAATAGCTTCGCCAACAATATCAATAATTCTGGTATTGAGTGGAAGAAAGAATTGTTCTAGCTTTTTCTTTAAAGCAAATAGCTTAATTAAAACTTCTTGAATAGTAAAAGTAAAGGATTCCTTTACGATAGGCAATCCATCATCATCAAATTCATTAGTTGCCTCAGTTATGTCATAGAATAAACCGAATTGATTAGTCTTCTTGTATATTTTACTAGGTAAAGTTCTAGCATCATTGAAATTAGCAGCTGGTGAAAATATATCAATAATATTTGTTTGGCGAACCTTTCCATAATTCTTAGATTGTAAATCTACATTCTTCCAATATTCTTTAACTCTTACATTTTGATATCCATAAAACTTAATAATATTAATCAGGGCTTTATAGGAACCTAAGAAAGGAAAGATATTCGAATGTTCATTTATGAGTTCTTTTCTCTTTCGGTTAATCAAATTCCAATCCGGGTTTGGTTCATTAACATCTGATGAATCAAATATTATAGAATCACTCGGTAGAATATCATAACCTAAAGTTTCTAATAATGCACGAAGACGTTCATCTTCATTTAGACCTTCACCATATATTTCAATTTTAGCGAAAGCGGTTCCTCCTAAAGTTTCAAGAAATAAGTATGTTTTATAGGCATCTTCATCATCTGGTCTAAAAGCCAGATTGATTTGCATTGCTCTATTATAAGGATTATTTGTATATGATATGTATGGATAATCTCCGGTAGATCCATGTTGATAATCTCCTATATTGCTATATCCATATCCAATAGTTGCACCTATAGTTATTGGTTGTTGACCGACTGCAGTAGATCCAGATGAATAAGGATTACCATATATTTGATTAATTATATAAGTTCCTGTTGCTCCTGGAGTACCACCTAATTCATAATCAGATTTTACATAAGGTTCTGGAACTTGATTCAAACCATCTGCCGGAGTAGATGATATTGGATCATACATAAATATCTGAGTAACATCATATGATTCTGGTGAATAATCCGATAGAGGTTTTGCTATACCATCGGCATTGAAGTAAGCTCGAACACCATCGATCGTAGACAATCTTGGCCAGCTATATTCGATTTGGCCAGGGTTTGGATTCCAAACCTCTTCCATTATATAAATTTGGTAGTCTTCTATTAGTCCTTGAGAAACCGTATTCATGTCAATTCGACCAGACCAAAAATCAGTAGTCTCGTCGTAATCAAATGAAAGATATTCACCATCTTTACTAAAAAAATTAAGATATTTGAACATTATCGGTTTATACTATTATCGTTTTTATCAATTATGTAGTTGTAAAAGAATTGAACTCTTTTAACAGATTCTAGCCAATTTATAAAAATTGGACTAAGTAATTTAAGAAATCCAGCCATTATTGGATTTCCGGTCATTCGGTTAGAAACAAATTTTTCCATTATATTTGTATTCTGATACTCAAATCCTTTATATTTTAAATTAGAAGATTCATTTAACATCTTCGTATAGATACTGTCTTTATACATTATTTAATGGCATCTTTATTTTTCATGGTTATTCTAGTAGATAGAGTTTCCGGAATTACACTTTTTATGATGACGTTAACCGAAGAGAAATCTCTTTCACTTAATCCTTCTTCATAGAAATTATTATTTCGATCATACCATCCACCTCTAATAATAGGTACTTCATTTTGTTCGATAACAATATCACCAAATTCGTCTAATCCTAAATTGGGATTTTGACCAGGTGCAACCGTTATTTTCTTTAAAGTCTCGGTTGTTAATGATCTAACTATAGAAGAGGTCTTTTCTACTCTATAATAAAATCCATCAATAATTGCATCTTCATTTTCTTGAGAAACGAAAGTTACATCTACTGAATCTACTCCGTTAATTGCCTCAATAATAGCAACCAAATCCGATTTAGGAACTCTGTCTCTTCGAGTAACATTAATTAAGTAATTTGTTATTTGATTGATAACGTCATTTTTAATCGTTGTTGTATCTACCGTATCAAATACTCTAAGAAAAACATTTACCGCATATTTTTTAATAACCGGATCAACAACACTTAATTCTGTTGAAATTATCTGTCTTCCACTTTGATTAATATATGAAATAATTGCATCTTTTTCATCTGTATCTAAATAGAAGTTTTTGATATCTGTTGTAAAATAATCTGCATTTTTGGATAATCTTCTAGAAATATCTGGTAGCAAAAATAAATAAATCACATTGTCATCTGCAACGAATCCATCATCTTTTGTAGTATATGCATCCACATATGAATAATTAAATCTTGAAAGTAAATTAACGTAATTGTCTGGATTTGCTAGGACAAAAGATCTAGAAGTTTTAGGAGCAATTAGTTTTGTTAATTCTACCGGTTCTTCATCTGCACCTAAAATAAGAGGTTTTTCTATTTCTGTTATAAAAAATTCATTAATATCAATTTCTTCTCCGGTATTAGTATATGCAGGATCTGCCCATTTGAATTGTATTGAATTACCTTTTCCAAAAATATTTCCTTGAAAACCATCAGTTTTTACATATTCAACCATAATTTTATTACCAAAAGGAGGAATGTATCCATAATCTTCATTTCCAAAAATAACGTCAATACCACCGGCAACACCAGTTTTAACCATACATTGCTTTTGATCTCTAGTCATATCGTATAGAGAGTCTTTAATATCAAAAGGTTCTCCATTAACAAAAACATAAACCATATCGTTTTCTATAGGTCTATCGGTTTGGAAATTATAAGTTTGTAGAGGATCTCCATTAGATATAGCGGTTTGCGTATCTAATATACCTTGAATTAATTTAAAACTAGTAAATCCAATATTGTTTGAATCTATTTTAGTATTACCTAGAGCATTACCCATTTGGACAAAATAATCTAATCCATTATTTATGCAATTTAATTTACTCTTATTAAGAAATAAAAGGTAAGACGCATTAACATCAGATTGAGCACCAGGTTTCATTTTAACTCGAATAGTTCCTTGTGCAGAAAGTGCTCTAGTTGGATTGTGCCCAACTAATCGGGATAATCCATAAATAGATTTTTGTTTCTGTGCAGTTAATATGTTATTTTCCACTATCGCATCTTCTAAATATAAGAAGAATAGCTGAGAGAAGTTATTAATTACATCAAGTAATTGTCCATAAGGCGAAGCCTTAGAAAATACAGTTTGTGCCTGAGAGTAAGTATCTATCAGGTAAAGGTATGTATCATTAATAAGTTGTTGGTATCCAATCCTATTGGGTGTGAATATCTTGTTAAGCTTTGCCATTATTATATCTATTCATGTTATTAAGGGGTTGCTGCAATACCTAAGACTTTTTGATCTTCAATATAAACATCTACTAAAATACTATCGGTAATAGGTCCTGCAATGAAATTGACATCAATATCATACGAAATTCTAGTACCATAATCACTTCCAAAATCTAAAATTTGCGTCATTATCTCAGTCTTAACTGCACTAGACGTTATTTGTTCATTCCAAAGAAATTGCTCTAAATTACAACCTAAACCAGGATTACCTAAAACTTCACCTCTTTTTGTAGTCAATAGCATTTCTATCAATTGTAAAAATTGTTGAAATTCGTCATCGCCATCAATTTGCGTTGGGTCATAATTAGGATCGGTAGGGATCCTTAAGTATATGTCAATTGCCATTAATATTAATTCTTTTAGGTTTATTTTCGTTTCATTAGATGATCCGGTATGATCGTCTCGATGTATATTAAGATCCTCCAGATGTAAAGAAAAAATCCATTCCTTCTTCGGATTTGATTTCTTCTTCAATCTTTTCTAGAGCACTTTCACCTTCACCTCGAATCAAATCGAAATTAATTTTTATTCCTCCAGGAAGATTAAAGTCAAATGTTCCAATTACTCTAGATAATTGCATTTTACATTTAGCTACTACATAACGAAAGAATAATTCATCTCTCATTAACATATCAATTGGTAGCTTAGTATATGTATGTAACACACAATCTCTATCCGGAGTTTGTCCAGGAAAGAATAATTTATGAGTATTACGGTTATAATTAAAACTGATGGTGTGATTGATTATATGCGATGCAACGTCTAACCAATACATGTTCAATGTGTAATACATTAAGTTTTCCGTTCCTTGACCTAATGAAACAGAATCTGATAAGAACAAACGTTCAATACCAAAATCGGCAGTACCATCAAATGTCATATTACGTCCAAAATCTTCTCTTAGCTTTTTAACAGAGAAAACGGAAAAAACACAATCAGGAAGAGTTATAGATCTTTCTCTTTTAAATTGAGGTAAACTAAACCAGGTTACAGGAATAATGTAGTATTTTTCCTCAACCGCATCTTCGTATTTTTTATAGAACCAATCAGCAGAATACTTAATAATACGTTCAATTTCTGGTCTTGGTGTTGTGAACGGTAAAGCACAAGCAACACTTAATTCTTGTTGAACATCCGATATGAATTGATCGTAAGCTATTGCAGCCGGAGAATTTGGATCGTTACAATTGTCTATCACAGTGTATTAAATTTTTTTGTAGGTATAATTACTCTATCACCAGCAACAAAATACCCTGATTTGATTGGTGAATATTCGATAACAACGACATCTTTTGCAATGCTAGCATGTTCACCGACTTTACATTTTTTAATTAGTCCTCCAATAACATCGCAATTAATAACGGTATTCATACCATCAATTTCACAATTTTTAAGTTGAACCGTTCTATTTGCAAAGGAATCTAATATATTAGATCTATCAACAATAGAATGTAGAAATAAATTGCAATAATTTAAAGATGAATCAATTAATCGACAATCATAAAAATCACACATTTCAAAAGATCCACTCGCAATTTCACAATCAATAAAGTCTATTTTAACTAGTTTGTTAGCTCTAAATTTAGCTGAACGTATTTGAAACGTACAAAGAAGAGTATCATAATTAAGATCGCAATCACCTTCAATTGTAATATTACTGAATATCTCATATACTCGATCTTTTAAAATTCCATAATAAGATTCAAGAATTTTCTTATCACCTAATAGATCTACCGTAAATTTAACTTTTGGAAAATTCTTAAGAAATAAATCATAATCTAAATAGGCTTCTCTTGCACCTTTTGTTCTTGATAACATAGATACAAATTTATCTAAATTGTCTTTGGTGTAAGTTTTATTAATAACCGAATCCCAAGCAGTGATCGTGAATTGATTAAGGATTGTAAGAATTTCACTAGATTTTTCTTCATATTTAGTTCCACCAATATATTGTAATCTAACATATCCATCAGTTAAAGTTTCGAAGTTTACTCCACTATTAAGAGTGTTTGGAATATCATATGATGTAGGATCTATGTATTTAGTTTTCACTAAAAACTTTTGTTGAGGTGCGAAATTTCGAATAGTTTGAGAATTAAATCCATTCTTTCTAGATGGGAAAACTTTATACACGGCATCTTCATCAAATCCTAAAGCGAATTTGATTTTATCAATTGAATCAATTTTTGTAGATGTATTAAACAAAGTTCCTTTGAAAGGTCCTGAAATTACATCAATAAACTTAAGATCTAGATAAAGATTATCCGTTCTTTCGGTTTTTGAATTACGTTCCATCCATTTGAATAGATCTATTAACGTAAGCCGAGCATCTCGGTACAACAAGAATCCAGTAGAAAATGTGAATTTTCCGGATTCATCTCTTTTCAACTGGAAAGACATAGAAGAAGGATCTGAAGGAGTTACCTTACGCTTCAGATCCTTCGATAATGTTTCAAGTGCTGCACTATTACTCTTGTCACTGTGAAATTCAGCAGTAACCCTTACTAAGCTCTTTTCGAATAGAGGTGTAAAATTAAGTGAGTTATAATCCATTTCCTTACCATTTCCTTTTATTATTTATCTTAAAGAAATTATACAGTAAAGTCTACTTTCTTGGATTCTTTGTCGATCTTTACGATTTTAACATCGATATCTTGACCAACTTCAAATTGCATATCTTCATTAAGATGTGATTTATGTAATAAGCCTACGATTTTAGGTTCTAGTTCAACGAATATTCCGTATTTCACGATTCTCTTCACTTTACCAGTTACCATCGATGGCACTTTGTATTTATCTTCGATTCCGTCCCATTCATTAATAATAGTTTCCGGTTTACAAGAAAGGATGATTTTTGTATCATCGAGAACTTCTTTTAAATAGAATTCAATTGGATCACCTGGTTTAATACGACCTTCGTTGTAATTTACCAGGTTCATATCATCGATATCTGATTTGGTAATTAATCCAGTTAAGCAACCATTAAATTCAACGAATATTCCATGTCGGCTAGTTCCAGTAACGAAACCATTGTATTTTTGACTAATGATAAGTTTTTCAATTTCTTGAGGAACCAGAGCTTTAAGATATTCGCGATGAGAAACCACGATATAATCTTTCTCTTTTGAGTAATTGATGGGAACTACATAAATAGTTTGGCCAATTAAAGATTCGAAGTTAACTAATTTGTTCATTCCACCAAGAGATCCTGGCATGAAACAACGAACTCCATCAATGTTTAAGAAGTAACCACCATGAATAAGTTCTTCAACTTTAGCGGCATAAGCAACATTTTTGCCAATAGCATCGAATACTTCGTTACGCTTAAGGGCTTGAATGTTTTTAGAATAAGATGCGGTAATAGGCACATTTTGACCTTTAGTCTCAATGATAACCTCAATTTGATTTCCTACTTTAATGTTAGGAATGTACTCGGCTAATTCTTTTTTAAGATCTAGGATAGCATCTTCTCTCCAGCCTACATAGAGAATAGCATGATTTTTTTCTTGATTAACCGATAAAACGGTTGCAAGGACAACATCTCCAGTTTTAGGTTCTTTTAAATTTGAAAGAGATCCCATATACAAATCATAAATCTTTTGAGCGTCTGGCCCATTGTAAAAGACTTTTGAGGTGTCACCTAGAGTGTGTTTAATTTTTTTGTTGATTCTTCGTTTCCCAAAGGATTCTGACTCATAGTTTTCCCAATCTGTGTCGGTCCATACTTTTTTAGTCATTAAAGATTCGATTTGTTCTGTCATTTTTTTGTTTGTTAAGTGAATATAAATAGATTATTGTATTATTAGATTATATATCTCTCGTTTCTATGAGATTATTGCTGGAGGTGAAGGTGCGGTTGTTGATCCAGGAAGTGGGGATGGAGCAAAAGGAGTAAGAACAACTTGTCCTGGAGGAACAATGATAGTCATTGTTCTGATGTAAGCGTCTACTTGTGCAGCGATAATTTTACCTAGACCTTCAAATGTATCGCCATAGGCGTTATCCATCTCATTCATAAAAACATCAGATGCAGCTGCTACTGCAGTATCAAAAATTCCATCTTTATTAATTGTTTTCTCTGCAGCTGCTGCTGCAGATTCTGTTTTAAATTTTGTCATTGCATCAAGAAAGGCTTTTCTAGAAGATATTTTGAATTTATTTCTAGATGCTTTAAACGCAGTATCTAGAGGAGTTTCTATTGCAATTGGGATTAAAGGCATATTCTTTTTATTATTTTACGGTAGTTTGTGGAGTAGATCCTTTACCACTAAGATGAGCAGCCGGAGTCATTGGTGAGGTCGGTGGTGATGTAGGAGCTCCTAGATTACCTAAATGAGTATGTGCATTAAAAAGAGTCAAGAAAGCATTTCCTAAAATTACTGGATCCGTTGCACCTTTTCCTAATTCAATTGATTTTGCTTGATCGATTATAACATTCTCCGCTTTTATCACAATAGATTTGTCTGGTTTGATGTTAATTTGAGTCTCTTTATAATCTAGCATAAGTCCCTTTTCTTGAGTAAAGAAGATTTTAAGTTTTCCATCAGTAACAGTATCATAAACTATTATATGAGCGTTTTCATAAGAATTCTCAATTTCTTTACGTGCATCTTGTGATAAATGCTGATTGAAAAAATATTCAGGGTAATAGATATTTCCATTATCAAATTTAATAGAAACTATAGATCCCATTTTAGGAACCGAAAAGAAAGATCCACCATCCGCACTTCCGGCAGAAATATTATTTCCTGGATAAGCCCATGGAATAGCATCATTAGTTAATTCGTCGAATTTACCAAATACTTTAACTTTGATGCGACCAATTTTTTGAGGATCAGCAATATCTACCACTTCACCTAACCATGAGGTGTTTCGTAAATCGTCTTTTGAAAAGTCTCTTATTGCCATCGTATACTATTATATGATTTGGTTATCCATTAGACAATGAAGCTCGATCATTACCTGTTCCTTGTGATTTAGCATCTGGTCCATTATCATTTGCTAAAGAAGCAGTTGGATTACCTGAACCTTGAGTTTTAGCACCAGAGCTAGGATTGTTAGATAATGATGCAGTTGAATTACCTGTTCCTTGGGATTTAGCATCTGAACCATTATCATTCGATAAAGAAGATTGATCATTGCCTTTTCCCTGTGATTTAGCACCAGAACTATTATTATTTGTTAAAGAGGCTGTTGAATTACCCGTTCCTTGTGATTTAGCATCCGGTCCATTATCGTTTGCCAATGAAGCCGTAGGATTACCCGTTCCTTGAGATTTAGCATCTGGTCCATTATCATTTGCCAATGAAGCAGATCTATCATTAAATATGTTTCCTAGATCACCATTATCGACGATACCGCCTAATGCTCCAGTAATTGAATCGAATACGTTTGGTGCTCCTTGAATTTTATTTGTGGCATTTTTTATAGATGCACCACCACCAGCATTAGCTAATTGTGTTACTCCTTGAACCATCGCGGATGGATCTCCAGTAAGTATTGATTGTGCAGCACCAGCAACATTTGCTGGAGAAAATCCAAATATATTACCTAATAGAAGACCTTTAGCTTTAGAAGAAATTGCTTCAGTTAATCTATCAGCAGCCATAGATGCAAAAGGCGTAAGTGCATTAAAATTTCCATTTGTAATGGATTGTAAACCAAATCCACCACCTTCAGTAAATTTAGATCTTAATCCGGTTAATGTTTTATCAGCATTATCTAATGATGATTGATCTAGAATATAATTTAGATCGGTAACACTAATTCCGGAAAACATATTATAAACATTTTCTTCATATACGGTTTTATATGAGAATGCTAGAGTTTGATCAGCCGCTTCACCAGTTATGTTATTAATTTTAGCACCAATAACCCCGCTCTCGTCAGGTAACCATTCACAAAGATCAAATTTAAACATTACTCTATTAATATTATCATTGATGGTATTTGCAAACTGAGAATCATTATCAAAACCATCATCCTCTTCTCCTCCTCCTATACCAATAATACTTTGTACACCGGCTGTAATTTCGGTAGCAGATGGAATAGGTTTTGCTCCACCACCTTTACTTAATGGTAAACCTAATAAAATTTTATTTTGATCTATTTGTCTTTGATTAACCTCAGGCAATGCGGCATATTCTTTAAGAGATGATAGGGAATTAGAGCCAGGTTGACCTTTAACATTTATAGTACGATTCTCATAACAATAAATATACATCGTAAATTGTCTTAAATTCTTGGGAACTACTTCTCTTCTATTTGGCCAATCAAAACATGCTTTACGATAAAGATCTATTAATGCAGTCATGCGAAGATCTATACTTTCCAAACATTTAATAGAAATTTTTCTATCATCACCTAATTTAGGTTTAAAATCTGCTTCTTGAAAACCATGTTTCCATGCCTCTGCTAAACCTTCAATTGATTGAAAGAACCAAGGAGTTTGTTGATTAATAGCAACTAAATGTTGTACGAATTTTTGAAGATAATGCATTCTAGCGGTATCTCCAATATTATACAAGTATGACATTGCGGTATTAGGCAAAGGCTCATCTGATAATAACTTACTATCCGGTTGATTAACCAAAAAGAATAGTTTGAATCCTAGATATGTAGGATCCTGAAATAGAATATATGGATTTGTTTCAAAAAATAAATTAGTCTTTACAAATCTATTAAGTGCTCCATCTTTATATTTTGCGGATCTAGCTGAAAATGCCATTTCTTTCTTTTATTTTAATAATTTTTCAACTTAGCTGGTATTGGCCATTCTCTACGAAGAAGAGTCATTTCCATGCTTATTGGTCCAGGAGAAGTCCATTTATATTTCATTCCACTAACTACATAATACCCACTCAAAAATTCGTTTTTGATTGCGTCTCTTTCGTCATCTCCAACTTTTCCTCCTGGAGCAGTTTGAGTATTTCCTTGAATATCACTACGACCATTAGGATCAGCATCTGATTTGTTTTCTCCTAAATCTTTATCTCTTGAATCTGCTCTACTAAATGAACTTTTATTCTCTGCACCTTGATAAATTAGAATTGGAATTCTCATATATTTATATATGTAAAAATTCACCTGTTCCATTTCTATCTTTAAAGATTGTTTGGTTATTTCTTTCTTATTTTGATGATTGAGAACTTCAGAGAATATAAAATTGTCATGCATATTTCCTCCATCAACATCTCCTGAAAGTTTACCTAACCATTTATATTTAACTTGTTTCTTGTATCGATCTTCGTCTCTTCTTCCTTTAGCTAATATTAGCTTATCTTCTGCTCCTTTAGTAGTTAAAGGATCTACAAAATTAGAAACGTATTCGCCTTTAGCCTTACCATCACCTACATTATAATATTGAGCATATCTTTTATAACCTTCACTTAATGCTATTGCCGCGGCATTATTCTCTAACGAGAAAGTTTTTATGTAAACGTTAGTTCCGACTTTATCATTTTTATTCGATAAAACTAAAGATCCTTTTACGGATTTTTCTGTTTCTCCTTGATCCCAACCTAAACCAATATTTCCATTGGTTATATTGATTGGATCCGTTTTATCATCTAATGAAAATTGTTTATTTAGGTTTACGAAATTCAAATAGTAATATGGATCGATAAACCAACAAAAGAAAGAATCATCATCTTTATAAGAGCTATTAACAGTTTCATCTAAAAACTCATTCAAAGTTGTATAAGGACAAAGTCTAATCATTTTATCTTGAGTAAGAGTCTCATTGGAAGCAAAACCAATTTTTAAAAATTCAGCAACATCTTGTAGATGATTAAATGAAGTATCTTTTGGAAATGATTTGTTTGTTTCGGCATATAAACCTGGAATTTTCATCAATCCTTCAAAACGAAAATTAGCATCTCCGGAAGGATCCATTGATGTTATATCAAAATCCATTCTAAAGGGTCTTTGATTCTTATCATCCGGCGGTTTCATATACAACGAAATTACATCACCATCTAAAGGACCAGAAATATTCATTTTCCTAGTTGCATCAGTAATAGAAAAACTTATTGTTGGTACAGGACCATACATATCAAGTTCAAAGCTATCTATTTCTGCCTCTTCAAATTTAGTCGTATTGATAAAGATAACTGGAGAAGTAAAACCTTGTCTATTTGATTGTTTTAATTTATCATCACCACTAGGTGCAGCAGAACTTTTTTTATCAATCGCTTCTTTAGATTCTGAATCCTGTAGAAACAGAGCATCGACTTTAATAGTTGGTTCTATAAGAGTTACAATACTTCTTTCAAAATTACTCATATGTTTCTATTATCACTGGTTTTTGGTATCTGTGAAGTGGAATCCGTTAATGAAGGTCTAGCCTTAGAGTTATATGGTGAAAATCTCAATGCGGTACCATCGGCAATAAAAGGAACTTCTCCGGCTTTAAGTAAATTCGCAGGTTTAATTTCTTTCGATCCATTTTTACGCTTATCTGCGATTTTTTGTAGTTGTTCTAATCGAGCTTTATCTTTTTGACTAGCTCTACTAGGATCTATAAATAATGCTTTAGTGTCTAGAATTAATTTATCATTACGTAATGCTTCTTGTTGATAGAATCTTGAAGCGGATTCTCTTGTAGGACATACAATTAAATCATGTATCTGCATAGAGAATGGGTTAGTGATTTGATTAAATTTCATTATAACATCAACAAAATCAATAGATGCATATGCTTCATATGAGATTAAATCTAACCTACATAAGTGACGTTCTTCAATTAGCATAATTTTACCTATTTCTAACTGAGGGTCAAAGTAATTTACTTTGAAATTATTTGATAAAAAATCCACCATGGTTTCACCATTACGAATCATTTCATTTTTCAGATTGAGTAATTTAATAACCATATTAATCTAGCATTCCTGCCACTTGTTGAAGGATTGCTTTTGCAGCTTCATCCGTTTGATTAGGGAATCGAGCCTTAGCTCTAGCATCATTTGAAAAGAATGATGCATCGGCATAATAAAATTTCTGTGCATCTTGTCCACTTCCAACTTTTGGCGATTTTTTATTTTTCTTAGGATGTTTTGGAGTAACTCCTGGATTTAATTGTTTCGATCCATCTCCAAATTTTTGTGCAGCTGGAGGATTTGTTAAATAAGTTCTACCTCCTCTATGAAACATTCCCATAATATCGTTTAAATCTCTAGATCTTGCAGGTTTTAATGTACATACAACTTCTAGTTTCGTAGGAAAATCATCTAATCCCAATGCACCATGTATTTTAACATCAGTTTTATCTAATACAAGATTACCTACCATAAGAATAGGATTCATTGGATTTCCAACTGTAAGATGCCATTCTCCAGTATCAGCTCCGCTTAGAAGAGATTGAATACCGTTCATTGCTGATGGATCCGGTCTACCCATATCATCTAAAGCACCTCCGGCAATTTTAGCCATCAAATTACCTCCTAGATTTTTAGCGGCATTACCAATACCTTCAAGAGAAAGTCCAGCACCACCGGTTAATGAACCAATTCTTTCAGATATTCCAGAGGTTAATGATTTTAAATATCCACCATAATCACCAGAAGCTAATAGCGCAGGATTTCCTAAAGGTTTAATGTTACGAGAATTTGCTCCTCCAGTAAAACGAATTTCTCCACCCCACCATTGACCTTTATTATAAGTGCATACCATTACATTTGATAGTAAATCTAACATTGCAATTCTAGGATTTATTCCATCGATAGATCGCAATTCAAATTCAAATTTGACAGTCATCTCTTGAGTAAAGTCTAAACCTCTATCTCTAATAATCATCTTTTCAATTACATTAATATTTCCATAAATTTTAGATGGATCGGAATATGGGTCAAATGATTGACCTTTGTTATTTCCGGCTAAAGATGATTGTGCATTGTCCTTTTGAGACAAATATGACCCTTGTTGTACGACAGCTCCGAGGATTGGCATCTTTTTCGAAAGAGCGGCACCTTCATTACCGGAAGCTTGACTTGAAGAGGTTACCTCACTAACTTTCGATTCAAGATCCTTCCATTTTAATTTTTGTGTCCATTTCAAACCAACTGCTTCCCATGTATTAGCTTCTCCATCAACCCAAGCAATCATACGACCAACATCCGGAGCAGGATTTTTTCCAGCATCTAAAAGATCATCATTAACTGGCATCTTAAAACGACGTAAAGTAATCATATAATTATTTGGAACTACTCCATAATTCTTACACCAAAGGAAATCTTCCCATGCAAAATCGGCTTGATTAGCCTGTTTACTTTCTCTTGACCATTTAATAATTTGTGCAGCCGTAGGATTTTGAACTCTCTTCTTTTCTGCATCAGTATACCATTTGGGATCATCTAGATATTGATCAGTTGTAGTACCAACCGATCCAACTCGATTATTATAGAAAAATATGGCATATCTATTGAATATTGAACTTGGAGCTTTTCTGCCTTGAAGAGAAGATGTAATTTCTTGTCCTTGAGCCTTTACCGGTTTTGGTGCTGGCCAATCATAGGTTCCATCATAGAAAGAACCGATTATTGCTTTTCCACCATTTTCCGGTGCACCAACAATACCATAATACTCGGTTGCATTTATATTCTGTGGGGTACTACCATTTGCCATAATTTGTGAATACTATTTTATTATATATTCTCATTCCATCTTAGACTATATGCAATCCAAGAAAGAATCGAGATCTTCGATCGATTTGAACTTATCTCCGTACATTCGCTTAATTCTAGCCTTAAGTTCAACTTTTGATTCTAGCTTAAGAGGAGATTCTAATAAAGATCTTACCGAGAATTGTTGAATCTCTCGATAGGCTTTTGCAATTAGATACTCTTGAAGCTTTGTGAATATCTCTACCATTTCATTTTTAGTCTTTACGACAAAGTTACTCTCAACCACAAATCGGCAAGAGACTATCCAAGATTCGAGATCAGGAACGGTTTTTATCGAAGCAGGAATTGTAACAGATTTTGGTTTTCCTTCAAATTTTTGTTGATAGAATCCATCAGTCAAAAATTCTTTTAAGAAGTATATGTTATCGTAAAACTTGATAATTCGAATAGAATATCTGGGAAAGTTTTCATGAAATTGAATATCTTCTATAATTCCTTTAAAAGGAATCAAAACATCTGGCTTACTTGTGGATGAAATAAATCCATGACAAATTGATTTTTTATCTAGGATATTAGATGTTATCATTTTAGATTTCTTTGATGGTATCGAATTCTCGTTTTATCCCTCTTTCCATTTTACCATCATGTAATAGATGATATTCGATAATAAACGGAGAGGATTTAAGAAGTCCTTTAATTCTTTGGATAAAGTCTTTGTCAACTTTTTCACGATGAATGTATAGAGTTTCGGTTCTCTTACAATCCTTGAATGTGTTTATTTTCTTGATTATTTGAAGTTGAACCACATCATCAGATGGTTCAAATTTTTGATAGTCCGAATTCTGCATCTTTTCACGAATTTCTCGATGGTTTATAACCTCTAAATTCTTCTTTTTTGAGAATAGAGATTCAAACACAGCTATTTCGCATTTGACAAGAAAAACGTTTTTTGATTGAATCGGCATTGTTTATATATTTCCTTCTTTTGATTTCCTAATAGACTTAAGAAATTTAGTTACTTCTTGTAACTCTTTGATTTTATCATCGATCTCTTTTATAGATGGATTATAATTTTCGCCCCAATCCGCATTAATCTTTAATTGAGCCGAAGAAAAATCGCTTCCTAGATCTAAACCTAAATCGGCAGATATCTCATACAAAAAATCAGTGATTACTTCGAAGCGTTGTTCTTTATTATCTATCTGATAAACGATAACTTCCTCAAAGCGCTCACCGGCACCATTATAATTGGTATCTGTAATTTTTTTGATTAATCCATTCGAAGCATTAGTTAATTCGATAGAAACCATTAGGCTTTATTTAATTTTTCTCGGTGAATTTCTCTAATTCTTTTAGGTCTTTCTCCGGAACCCCATACTTTAATGGTTTGTACCCAATCAGCAACATATGCATCAATTTCAGAATCAGATTTTCCATCTGCTCTCATTGATTCAATAATTGAAGTTTGTAATTTTTCATAATGTTCTTCCTCTGCTTTACGAACAGCCTCAACATTAGATTCATGTATTTGATTTCCTCTTTCGATAGATTCAGCTTTCCATTGCTTATAAGCTTGTGGATTAGTTTGTTTTAGGAAAGATTCATATGCACGACGTTGTGCTCTTGCTTGAGATTGTGGTTTTTTCATATTATTCTGGTTTTGAATTATTTTCTTCTGTATAATATTTTATGATTGAATTTCTAACAATGATTTGGATATCTTCGGTAGAGAATTTCTCTGTGATTTTAGCCGATAGAATATCAAGTACTTCTTCTTCATCGAACATCATTGTAAGAAATTCGAAAACTTTAGCCGAAGGAATTTCTACCGGCATATTCATTTTGATATCGACTACTTCCAGCTTTTTTTGTTTGGCTAGAATAAGAGAAATTGGATTTTCTTCTTTGATAGGTGCTGGTGGTGCGACTTCAACAATATGTGCCGGTTGATTTAATCCCAATTGCTCAGGAGTGATATTTGACATTGTCAATGGTGCATCATTTCCTAGTAAACCTTGTATACGTTCACGTTCAGTTTGTGCACCAACTAATGAATTGTACATCGAATCTTCAATTTGTCGAAGTTGAACATCCATCATTTCTTTTTGTACATTTCTACCACTTTCAAACCAGATATGAGTTTCGTCTTCTGCAAGATAAACTTCTAATTGATTGGATCTAGGACCGGAAGTCCATTGGTATTTTTTCTTTACTTCTAACTCTTCCATATTATTAGAATTTTGTAGGTTGAATAAGCTTAATAGCTTTTTTCTTAATTTGATTAGCTTCAATTTTTTCGTTTTCGAAACGACCATCTAACTCCTTTAGGATGTATAGATTTCGTTCCAATTTTGTTGCGATCTTCTCTAAAGTTTCTCGATCCTTAGTATAGTCGATATCACCATACCAAATTTTGCCATCTTCCACGGTGAAGATATTTGCATTGAAGAATACTTCGTTTCCTGGATTTTTTTCTCGGTAACCTGATTTAGATGCAGATAACATTTTACCATAGGGATAACGAAAAACGTTAAACATTAGGTACGTTGTTTTTTGATTTAGCCGATTCTTCGGCAATAGGATAGACTTCAAACGTCTCCATATTGATTTCACAATTTCCATATTTTTTCTTTAATTTATCAGTAAATTTTTTCTCTTCTACACGAACTTCATTTATTCTATTAAGAACATATCCAAGTTCGGTTTGTATTTCCGTTTTTCTTTCATCAATTTTATTCAATTCTCTTTCTCTTTCATTGATGGTTTCCCAAAACTGAGCAAACTCTTTAGCGAGTGCAGTTATCTGCTCAGATTCAGATTTTGTAAGTTTATTTCCCATGTTTATATGTTATGTAATTTATTATATGAAGGATTTTCATTTTTGTTCATGGGAGTTTCATTAAAGAAGTTAGATAGTGCTTCTTGAATGTTTATTGTCTTATTGAGTAAACGATGGAATTTTGCAGATTCGTGTTGTTCGTATAATTCTGCAAAGATTGGATCATTTTGGATTTTTTCTTCAATTTGTTTTGTGATGCTCATATAATTTATTTAATTGGTTATAACAAATATAATACTTTTTTGTGGAATAAAAAAATATTTTAACATTTATTTTAGGAAACTTGTTAACAATACCAAAACTAACGAACCTAGGCTTACATATAACTATCTTATAACAATTTAAAATAATTAATTTATGAAAAACGTAATTTTCGCATTAATCGCAACGGTAGCTTTAGCTTCTTGTGGAAATGCTCCTGAATCAACTGCAACAGCAACTGATTCTACGATGGTTGCAACAGATTCAACTTCGGTTGATACCACTTGCAAAGCCACTTGTGTTGATACTGCTACTACTAAGTAATTGTACCAACATCAATCGCATTAAGGAGAGTATTCGTACTCTCCTTTTTTTGTTTCTGTAGTATACATATAATACATACACAAATTAATATGGGGCTGACCAGGCATCGATTGGCAGTCGTAGTTCTTTGAATGCAGGCAGTGTTAGATGGAAACACTTAAATTACCTATCAAAACAATAACTGACAATACGTCAACTTTTACCTTCGAAGATGCTATGGCATTCGTTGGTGGTGAAGTAGCTATCGCTGCCTAACCAATCAGTCGCACTTACTGATATTAAAAAAATGTGCACACCGGGAAAAAGGGTTAGTAGTACCATCCGAGAACAATCAGTAACCCATTAAGATCGCTGTTAATTGTTCTGTGAAATTCGGCTTATACCGAAGAGTAAACTTGACCGAGCATTAAGTCAACAAGAAAAACGAAATGCACAAAAGTTTGTTGGTGTCATAAACCAAACTAAGCCTGTAAATGAATTCTTAGTATTAGCTGAACAAGACGAGGGTTCGATTCCCTCCAGCTCCACTTCCACTTAAATGAAAAAAGCTCTAGATTAATTTCTAGAGCTTTTGTTGTATGTTAAGTATCAGATAAAGGAAATTGTTTCTTATAATGTTGAAATATCGAATTTCTTTCATCATCGGTTATTATTCTATTATAGAGCAAAACCGCACCAACCGACGAAGATGTTTCAGGTGGATCAAATGAAAAAATCAGGGTTCCTCCGGGAAGAGGTCGGAAATTAGCAGGTGGACTTAGAATTGAAGTTGGATTCGCATTTCTATAAAAATTTAATTTAATGGTTGTGCTACCGCATAAAGTATACATTCCCCAAAGTATATCGGCGGCATCTCCTGCGTATAAAACATCTCCATTGACTATACATAAATTTATTTTTCCATGACCACCATTATTACCATTACCTAAGTTAAACGTGACTGGTCCACCTAAGTTTGTAAAAGTATTTTCTAGATTATTTGATGGATCGTTATATTTAGATATGATAATTACTGTATATGCAGTCATAGAACTCCAATCCGTTGAATTACTCCAACTATTCGAAGTTGCATTTGTTGTTATCGTGGTAGCTCCAAGTAAATCACTTCCAAATTCAGAAACAAATAATTGTTGATATTTTGGTGAGCCTGTTGGATTAGCAAGGTTTATCATCTCATCCATAGGCGTGGTCGGTGGATTGGCAATGATAATACCGGCCGTATTACCAGGTTCATACCATTCCATTAAACCACTCATAGGTATTGGTGGTTCCCAAGTAGAACTAACAGTTCCTATAGATCCAATTATCATATCGTTTTAAATTTATTAAGGTTTAAGATCTCCAAATAGATACCATGCATTGGTACCTCTTTTTATGAGAGATGCAGATGAGTATCGATTATTTAAGAATGTAAATGAATTTGCACTAACAACCGTTACACCACCAGTACCAACAACGCTCACCTCACCAGTACCAAGTCTAGCAATAATAATTTGAGTACCTACAGGAAAAGCAACCGATGCATTCAAAGGAACCGTAAGAATTGAAGATGCGGCATTATCTATTTCCACTAATTTACCAGCATCGGCTAACACTAATGTGTAACTAGAAACTTGATTATTTATAGCAGCATATGCTGTATCGAATCCTTGAAATCCTTGATCTCCTTGATATCCCTGATAACCTTGATATCCCTGATAACCTTGATCTCCTTGATATCCTTGATTACCTCGATTACCTTGGAAACCGGTAGGTCCTTGATTACCCTGAAATCCAGTAAATCCTTGATCTCCTTTAGATCCTTGAATACCTTGAAATCCTTGATCTCCTTTAGCTCCTTGAATACCTTGGAAACCAGTAGGTCCTTGAGACCCAACTCCTGGCCCAGTAATACCTTGAATACCTTGATCTCCTTTAGTACCTTGATCTCCCTGAAATCCTTGATCTCCCTGAAATCCTTGATCTCCTTGAGATCCAGTAATAGAGTTACCTTGATCTCCTTGTTCTCCTTGAGCTCCTTGGAATCCTTGATTACCTACAGTTCCTTGAATACCTTGAAAACCTTGATCTCCTTTATTACCAGTATAACCTTGAGCTCCTTGGAATCCTTGATCTCCTTTAAAACCTTGATCTCCTTTAGTACCTTGAACCCCTTGATATCCAGTATGTCCTTGAATACCAGTAGCTCCTTGAGATCCTTGAACTCCTTGAAAACCGGTAACACCTTGATAACCTTGAGGACCTTGAGATCCTTGAGATCCAGCACCTTGAGCACCAATTCCACCTTGAGGTCCGGTTGGACCAACATATCCAGCACTAGGAACTGCAATTGCAGTCCATTGAGCACCAGTTAATCCTGGAGCATTAAGCATAGTACTCGTATGATCGCTAGAAGCAATATACATAGATATTGAATCTGATGCAGTATAACCAAAATCATACGAAACAACCATCATACCTGACAGATATGATCGATCGAGTCCCCATTGATTTGGATATCTAAAGTTATTATCTAAATCTGTATAATTTAGAGGTTTTGTTCGGTTTAAACGAAAGTTTAACGAATTGGTGTATGGTCCAGTAGCCATTATTTATATTAATTATTTTATAAGTGTATCGGATTTAGTATCAACATAACCATCAATAACATAATTACGATCAACATAATATTGAATGATAGCCGCATATGTGGAATTAGCTGATATTTTGTATGTATCAAATTCATTATTTAGATTTGATAGAGCTCTTTCCAAATCTCTCACTTTAGCTATATCTGATTGATCTCTTTCTCTTAATGAATTGTTAGATTGACTATTCTTTGTTACACCTACCGTCTGAACAATTTTCCGTTTATTGAGAATGTCATAACATCTAAATAGGTTGGTATATCCTAATCTTGGATATGTGATATTTATTGATTCAATAAAAGGATAATCTCCAATATAATCAGTTGGGCTGTTAGAATCGAAAACTTGACCAAACGTAGTCGAGAATTGCTCATAATTCGCAAAGTTCGTTCTGGTTGTATAATTACCAGTATGAGCAATAGATCTTACTCGAATATCGCTAGAAACGAATCCTACTTTATTAAGTCTTACTAAAAATTGGTTAGCTACTACGAGCATTTCTCCATTCATTGGACAGAGTATTTTTAGTATATATCAAAAAAGAAAAGCCAAATATTTTAGGATCTTTCTTAATGTTTTAGTTAATAGTAGATAAACTGAAGGATCTCTCTAGATATCTCTCGTGACCTCAGTTGAACGGAATATTCCTTTATAGATATTACCTTAAATCCTTTTTAGATAACTTAGAGATATCATCTATCCAATGTTGTAGGTTTATCATCTCTTCCTCTTTCACGATGCCAATATCTAATAAAGCAGAATAAACCGAAAATAGATCATTTTCAATAGACTCATTTTTGAGTTTTATACTTTCTAGAGTATTCATCAATGAAGGAATTGATCGGTACATGGAAATCTCGTCTAGAAAATCTTTATAGAAGTCGTGCTCATTTCTAACTTGATATGTGTTAGGATAATGAAAACCCACCTGATATCCATAATCCCACATAATTCTTTGAGCTATATAACCTTTTAGAATATCCGTAAATCTGAAATCTACTGAGATGGGAACATAAAGCAAAGAATGAAATTTAGTATTCCATAAAGTACTTTGTGTATTGAAAGGGGTGTAACATCGTGTTCCTATTGCGACATCATCTTCTTTATTAAATTTTATGTGCTTATTTATGGTTAATCGATATATTGCATCAAAATCTGAATCATCATCAATTACTCCTTGCCAAACACCTATCTTTGAGCCTTTATTAGATATCGTGTAAGTATTTGGCTTATTTATATGAGATAGGTCTAATCCTCTAGGCCAACATTTTTCTTTAGTGAATAGCGTATAGGGATTGATAACGGTTGATCCATCTACCAATTTATCGCATACAAAATCTCTTGGATACCAATCATCATACGGAATAGTATCATCGTCAGTATCAAAAATTAGATTAGCTCCTTTACTTATAGCGTACAAATAACCTAAATTCTTTCTTGAATAATGATTGTATGGAGTTGTTAATGCACTAAATAAATTAAGTTTCGTTTGTTCTTCTACTCCTAGATAAGTCACATTTGGATGTGAATATCTTTTACTCTTTAAATCGCCTACAACAATAACATGCCAATCCGGTATTGCCGAGAATTTTCGAATAGATTCGGTTAAATTATTTATTGATGTAATTACTACATAATTCATCGGCAAATTCTTTTATTGTTGGTATATTTTCGATAAATTTCATTTCGATATTAGAGAAATTTATACATGAGTTATAGAACGATGGATCGTGTCCATGAGCTTTCTTAAGATTGGTATTGTCGATTATTGTCATTTTACAATTTGAATTTCCAAATACGATAAGAGGATATACTCCACCAGTCATTGTACTAGCAACATGTTTACAATTAACATGTTTAACAATAGAACACCAATCTCGAAATGTTTTAATTTGCTTCGTTTTTTCTGTACAAAAACCCTCAGTTTCTTTTCCAAATACGAATATTTTAATTCCTCGATTTTCTAATTCAGATATAACATCATTCCAAAAATCATTTGACATGTTTTTTTCTGACCATGCACTTCGTTTTCGAATAACTAAACACAAGAACGGTGAAGATAAATCATAATCTGATAGATCACTATCTTCAACGTTTAAAATATGATTTTTATCTCTATCCCAATTTCGATAAAAAGGTAGATATGGTAATTCTCTCGAGTCTACTAATCCAGAGGCAAGCGAATTAAATTTGCTGGATTCTAATAGATCTATAACATCTTTTTTATCGATGTCAATAGAATTAGTATAATCTTCGAATGACATAACATTTTTGAAAATGTTTGTATATAAACATCGTCTATCTCCTATACATACGATAGTATCTTCAATGTCTATAATCGAGGTATTTAACAGATGTATCAAATACAACCGAGTTATTATTAATTCAGTTGCTATTTCGGTAACTTGAAATGGATCAGCGGCATCATCTACGCTAGTACCAGAACGAACATTTTTTGATGTTATGATATATTTCATTAGGCATTAATTTTTTCATCGTCATCCGTAAATCCAACATATAATTTTGGACTTTCTGATGGAGGAGAAAATTTACCAGTACACATATTATTGATAATTTTATCGATTGATCTTACTAACATAGGACGTTTCTCTTTAAAAGTTATATCGGCTTTCTTTTTAAGGATCATCATTTTATCAGCATCCTTTTCAACACTCATAACATCTTCTAAGTACCATAATCTAATATGTACAATTATTAATTTGTCAATTAACTCTGAAAATGAATCACTATGAATGTCATCATATTCAGGGAATTTTGAATTATCCAAAACTTCTTTAACTCGATTTTGGATATATTTGTCTAATTCTTCACCTATCATAATTTATTAATTTTAATTGAACGATAATTCCGGAAACATAAGATCACACTCCTTAATAACTGATTCCGGTGAATCAGATCCATGGATAGAGTTTCTTTCTAGGGATTCTGCATACATTTTACGAATGGTTCCTTCCTCTGCTTCAGCCGGATCGGTAGATCCTATTAACTTACGAAAATGATCTATTGCATTAGGAGAATTCTCATTACGAAGAACCATAAATACACAAGCTCCAGAAGTCATGTAATCTACAAGAGATCTAAAGAAAGGTTTGTCTTTGTGTACCTCATAGAAATCGTAGGCCTCTTCATTTGTTAGGTGAATTCTTTTACGAGCGGCAATTTGAAAACCGGCATCGGTTATGTGTTTGGTGATTTTAGATTCTATTCCACGAGATATTGCATCTGGTTTTAGAATTGTTAGAGTATATTTCATTTTACTAATTTGAAATAATCTTTTTTGAGTTTGTTTATATTACCATAATGAATTCCACATTCATCGAAAATAGTGAGATGTTCTTGTTCTCGATAATCTTCTAACCAATACACCATTTTAAATCCAGAATTAACTAGAATCTTAGTGCACATTTTGCAAGGAGAAAGCGTAAGAAAAACGATATAATTTTCAGGATCATGTTCTCGAAATTTCGAAATCATGTTAACTTCTGCATGAATAAATCCTGAATTACCAGGTTCTAGCGAATCTTCTTCGGTTCCAGTTGTTTCGTTGATGGGAGCACCAGCATAAGATCCATTATATCCAAAGGATGCAATCTTAATAAAATTTTTGTGAATAGCCATACATGCAACTTTCTTAGTTGATGCGGCAGATAAAGTAGCAATCGATTCAACGATTTCTGCGAATGTATCAATCTTTTGATCGTTTCGGTGTATCAGTCTTTGTTGTTCCATCTTACCTTTACATGTTTAGTCTTAATATGTATACCTTCAATTTCACCATCTAACTCTTTAGCAATTCGTATATTTTCAGCATCATCGTCATAAAATGTAAAGTCTCTAAATCCAATCTTTATTAATTCTATAAAGGCTTGTTTTTTCTTTTCAGCTACGCTTCCAGTAAATTCAAGTTCAGGATCATTAACTGCAAATATGTAATTTGGATTAACCACTACTCCATGATGAAGTAGAAATTGATAGATTAGATTTCGATCGTCTCTGGCAGTGATAATACCAACTCTTCCGCCTTTACGCATTTCTTTCTTAAGGATAGAGAAGATATTTTCTATAATTTTACCGGCCTTTAGAATATCTAGGTTTTTGAAATCTGAATAATCCATTTCATGATGAGATTTCTTTTCAAATTCATTAAATTCTGCCGGAGTTAAAGTAAAAGACTTATTGGTATTAGTATCAATTACTTTAATTTGAGATTTAGTTACGACTAACGTATCATCAACATCAAATATCGTGATGCTCTGATATTTCCCTGATCTTTTAGGATCAACGAAATCCTGATATTTCATGAATGTTTTAGGCATATGCTAATTTATTTCTATTTATCGTATTATTATTATGAAATCAAAAAACAAAAGGATTCAGTCGCATAGCGTCCAAATCCTTCTTTGTTAATAAGTTATAATTGAATTAAGATTCTACGTAATTCTCTTGAGCCCATTTTGCAATCTTGGGAAGATCCGAAGATTTATAAGCACAATAATCAAAATTAGAAAAATCATCACCATCTAACCAAGTAACGTAATTCGCTACTCCTGGAATTTCTACCAATGTAGCTTGATTATCACCGTCTCTCCAACCTGATGGAATATTAAAAGTTTTTAAAGATTTTACTTCAGGAAGTTTAACTCCTTTATCAAATGCCATGCTTCCTAAAGAAACATTCATTAAGAATTTAAAAAATTCATAATCATTATTCTCTGAATCACCAAAGCTAACGTTTTTTAAATTACCACCTAATTCTTTAGCAACGGCTTCATAACCTTTAGTCATGTTATCCATTTCAACTCCATAATCTTCAATAGTTTCTGCATCCATACTATCGATAAAATCAAAGAAAGTTCCTTGATCTAGATTTCTTGGATTGAATTTAACTGCTTCATTAACGAAGATTTCAAATGTTTTAATATGTTTCATATTGTGTTTGTTTTATATTATTGATTATCCTCCCAGACCAGAAGTTAAACGGCCAATAGCCTCACCCCAATTATCATCTTCAACTTTAGCGATGATACCATCAATTACTTTGTTAGCAATTTTCTCATCGAAATCATCAGGATGTGCAGTTTTAAGTAGGTTAGTAGCATACTCTCTGAAAGATTTTTCATCGGTAACTTCATCTTGACCAGCTTTCTTTGCATCTTTTTCTGCATCTTTAGCAGTATCTTCGGCAGCTTCAGCTTTCTTTTCAGCAGCATCAACTTTTTTCTCAAGACCTTTAGTCTCGGCTTTAACGGCTTTCTTAACGTCAGCTTTAGTTAATTCAGCTTCTTTTAAGCTCTTAAGGTATTCAAAGAAAACTTGAGAATCTTCTTCAGTAAGATCTAAAGGAGATTTAGCTCCCATTTCTTTTAATTTTGCTTCGTATAATTCATTGAATTTTGCGGCAATTTCTGCTTTAGCATTTTCTTCAATAGAAGTTTCACGGGCTTTTACGAATTCGGTGAATTTTTGCATTGTTCTATTTTTTTGTTATTTTATATATTCGAGTTATAATTGACCTCTATCTCTTGCGATTTTAGCCATATCTGAGTCAGTTGATTTGTAAGTAGGTCCTTTAGTAACAAAAGAAGCAATTCTTGCATAACCCCATTGTTCTTGAGTAGCTCCTGGACGATGACCAGCTTTCCAAGCAGCCATTCCTCTTCGCATAACTACTCGAAGTATATCTAAATCTACTCCGGTTTCTTCTACCTTATTCTTTAAAGCTTTTTCAATATCTGGGTTTTCGATAGGTCCTTTTTTAAGTTCCTCTTCTTTTTCATTAATAACAGATTCACCAAACATCTCTTTGTATTTTTTCACATGAGATGAAGTTTTAACTATTCCTTTAGATTGAGCTTTTTTATCTCCAGGTAAAGCTTTATATGCTGAAGGATCATCTGAAGGTTTCTCTGCTTGTGCGGTGATTTGAGATTTCTTCTTTTGAGCAGTAGATTTAGGAAGACCTTTATAATAGGCAGCTTGACCTTTAGTCACTTCAATAGGAATTTCTTTTCCTTCATTTATGAAAGAATTGAAGGAAGGTATATGTTTATTCATTATTCAAAGAATTTATTTCTAGTTATATATTCCGGTTATTGATCGATAAATTCACCGGCAAGATAACGAATCAATATCTTATCGGTTGGTTGTACATTTTCATTACCGCGAATAAAGATTTCATATGAATCTTCGGCATATTTGCCAATGCCATGAAGTTCACTTATTCGATTAAAAGATTTAGATATGTAATCTTGTGAGAATTTTTGTATAGTAGCAGTTCTACGATTATAGAATCCTAAAGGTCTGATGTGTTCTCGAATATCATCTGGATTTGCTCGTAAAACGGAAAGTGGATTTGGCCATTTCTCGAAGAATGCGTATATTACTTGGCGTACATTTTTATTGCTAGTTTGATTTAGCATGATGCAACCTATAAGCATTTTCCATGGATCGTGTTGAAATTCTTGTTGTATAATAGCCATTACTTTTCGATTAAGATGATTAGATCGGTGGTTCCTTTTATTATTCTATGTTGAATTCCCTTAGGAATTTCAATTTTACTATCAAACGAGATAGGTAACTTATTATCAAATTGAAATTTCCAATCATTCTCTTCTACCGGATATATTGTACGATCTTCATCGTCTATATGCCATTTGAGTAAATGAGCCGGTGTCTCTTTAGGAAATTTACGAACAAGAGATCCATTGAAATAACTATCAGTAAAAGGTTTATAATCTTCGAATGTTAGATAAAAAGATTCTCTTTCTTTGCATTCGCAATTCTTACAATTACAGTCTTTATTTACCATGGATCGTTTGTTTTAAGTCCTAGTTGTTTCCAGAATTTATGTATGTTACATGACCACCAACCAGAAGCATATTCATCTTTCTTCTCTTTGCAATTTTGTCTAGCTAGAAATCCAGCACGTTTACCTGGATCCTGATGTTTATCTCTAACATCATCTTCACCAGGACCAGTTTTTTCACCAAATCCAATCATGATAGCTTTTGGTAAACCAGTATCTTTATCTTTATCTCCTGAAGGAGATGGACGATAAACATAATAGAGTGTATCAATTTCCTTTGGAGATAATTGAGGATCATCAAAATTAACAGTTTTCTTTCGATCAGTATCTCGGTCGGTATAAGTTCCTTTTTGGCCAGTATATAATTTTTCTAAAATAAATTGATCGTCTTCGGATATTGATATTTTACCATCTCTCCAAAGTGCTCTCATTTCATTAACGAAATCTAAATAAGCTTCAGATCCTACTCTAAATATTGATTCAGATATAGTTAGCTCATTTTCTATGTGATATTTGATATTTTCATTAATGCTTTTCTTGTAATCATCATATGATTCATTAAGCACAAGAGCATCAAACTCGGTTTTTGTTAATAGACGCATTAGTGTCGGTTTTTTTTATTTATCCAACCAACAAGGCTGGGTTTGCAATATAATATTGATTAACGCAATCTTTGGCAAATTGATCTGACCACCAATCCGGTTGAGTTCCTCGAATCCAAGCTACTTTCATGTAAGTTGTTTTCATGCCATAGTATCTACGATAAGATTCAATCGGATTAGTAGTTCTAAAACAATCCGGCATTGCCATTGCGAAAGGAGTTTGTTTAGAAGAAGGCAATTTAGGAGGATTTTGACGCATCCAATCTACGATCTTTTCGATTGAATGTTTACCACCCCAACGACGAGTGAATTCGTAACAAAGTTCTTCAGTACAATCTAGTAACCAATTAAAATTCTCGATTGAAGCTCGTGTCCAAATTGTGCATGGATGATTGACATGTGATATTGCATAATGCCATTCACTTCCATCGGCATTTCTTCTAGGCCAACCGCGAAACATTTCATTTACTACAAATTGTTGATCCGGAATTTCTTTCTTTCGGCTAATACCTAAAGTAGAATAATATGCAGCCGTCATCATTTGCGCATGTTCGATAATCATTTTTGGAACATGTTTGTCACAATGCATTTGTGCAGCAATTCTCGGATCTTGATCTAGTACAAATATATTCATTTTATTATTTTATGAATTAGAATAATGGCTCGATTCTAATGTTATTAACAACTTGATCTTTAGGCTTACAGAATTGAGAGAACTTAAATATCTCTTCGTTATGTGTTAATTTTTCTTCAATATCAGCTTTCTGTTCATCGATCCAACGATTACGAATTGCAGGATCTCTTAATTTATCCATGGTTGTTTTTAGTTCGGATTCGTTAGAGAAATAATATTCGTTGCTCTTAAAAATAGCTTGATTAGTATCACATGCAGAGTAAACGACAATAGGACATTTTGCAGATATACAATCGTAAATTGTTTTGTTTACATATTTGTTTATCGCATTACCTTTACCAATAAACACATAAGCTAAATATGTATTAAGTAGCTTGAAAAATTCATCACCAAAAACTGAACGGTTTTCAAGAGTAACATCCTCACGAATAATATCTTCTATCAACAAATCTGCTCCAGGTCCAATAATATCCATAGGAATTTCTTCGGTTTTTTCCTTCAACATTTTAGTTAAAGCAACTAAACGATTTTTTGCAACTGATCCGGAAAGGAATCCAATAAACAAAAGCTTATTATTCTTTACTTCAACATTTAGATTTGCATAACGCTCTCTATTAATATGAAGATTGAATAGAACATCATCCGAAACATAAAGAGTTCTTCTAGAAATTTCTTTAGGTTCCATTATTCTCATAACATCTGGAATATCATGGTATACAATATCTTGTACCCAATCACACATATGACGAGATCCATTGGCTACAAAATAAACATTTTCATATTTGATATCTGCAGTCATAACATCTAGAAAACGTTTATTTTCTCTAATGAATTTAGGTGTACTTGGTGTAGCTTTCTCAATTCGAACATCCGCCATTTTCTTATAATCCAAATAGGGATATTCTGAATCAGGAGTTCTAATAAATAAAGGAAGGTTTAGCGTATTGCTACAGTAAGCAGATATCACGTAATTATGAACACATGATGGATTCATTTGACCTCCAAAGAAGGTATTTCTAGTCATATATGAAAATATCCCAGAAAGGTTATTTAGCTTGGAAAGATCCTTCACATCATACACCTGTATCATCCTAACTGGAAAGTTAAGTAGATGTTGATGGTCAATAATACTCTTTGTTGTGTTCTTCGATATTGATATAAAATAGAAGTCACAATCAGGGTTCATTCGTTGAAAATCGTTCCAAAACTCGAATTCTCCTAGAAGAATAGAAGTTTTAGTACCAATCTTCGTATAAATGATTACGCCAATGTTAATTCGCTTCATTTAGTACTTCAGCTGTTTTTGTTTGTTCAAATTTGATTATTTGACGAATAGTTTCATCTAATGAAATTGTAATTCCAGGCCATTGTGGATAATCAGTCTTAAATTTAGTTAGATCTGAGATATACCATTGATGGTCACCGATTCGAGCATCATTGGAGATTTTGAAATTCTTCCAATCTTTATGTTCAGGATTTTCTTCTTTAAGAATAGTATTTGTGGTTGCGATAGCTTCAAGAATAGATGTGCTGTTTTCTCGACCACCACCTGCATTATACACTGCACCTGGAATAGGATTTTGATGATAATGCCAGAACATATTTACTAGATCTGATGAATGAATGTTATCTCGAACTTGTTTTCCTTTATAACCAAAGATGGTATAAGGTTTGTTATTAACAATACATTTGATTAAGTAAGATAAGAATCCATGAAGTTCAGCACCTGCATGATTAGGTCCAGTTAAACAACCACCTCGAAATACTACGGTATTCATTCCAAAATATCTTCCATATTCTTGAACCATAATATCAGCAGCAACTTTAGATGCACCGAAGATGGAATGTTTAGTATGGTCGATTGACATAAATTCATCTACCTCGATAAGATTTTTCGAAAGATTAGATACTGCTTCATATCGAGTTTCCAATTCAACTAAATTCAAACGATTAGGAGTATCACCATAAACTTTGTTAGTCGAAGTAAAGATGAAGGTTGCTTTTGGTGCATATAGTCGAGTTAATTCTAGTAAATTCATGGTACCGATTGCATTAACAGAAAAATCAGTTAGAGGTTCTTTAGCTGCCCAATCATGTGAAGGTTGTGCTGCGGTATGAACAACTAAATCAAAATCAAATTCAACTGGTTCTCCAAGAAGAGTAGTTATATTTTCTGTTAGATATTTGAATACGAATTCCAATCCTTCATAATCTCGAATATCGATACTTACAGGATTGAATTTTTCTCTACCATAATCAGATAACATTTTTTGTTCAGATTCTTTAGTAGATGCATCGGATCCGAAAAAATATGATCGCATATCATTATCAATGCCAATCACATAATATCCCTTTTCAATAAGAGATTTAACCGTTTGCGAACCAATAAGACCTGAACTACCGGTTACTATCGCTGCTTTATTTTTCATAATACTTGTTTTATCTTTGTTTTAATTTGTTTTGTTGTATCTTCTAGAGTTGTGATTGATGTATCAATGTGTAAAAATCTATCTCGCCATGATTGTGGATCGTATTTGTCACGGAAATTATGGAAGTGCCATTGGAAAAGATCTTTCTGTTTAATAAATTCTTGTTCAGAATAAGTGATTTTATCTTTTGGTCCACGATCTAAATAATTTTGATGATTGTTATCTAGAAGTACAAGTATAAACTTGTTATCTAGAAGTAAATCGCAAATGACTTGATCGTTATTTATATATGAATGTCTGTTAAAAAATTGAGAATAAACCATCTCAGATAAAAAAGATCTATCTAAGATGAAAGTTTCATGGGGAAAAGATCTGAATAATTCATTTGCTAAAACGTGCATACCATGATAAAAATCAGGTAAATTTTGTACATAATCCGGCATCTTAGTCTTAATGGAGAAATTACGAAATCCAAATTCATCAGCAATCGATTTTGAAATAGTTGATTTGCCTGTTCTGGATAAGCCTTCAAGTAGAATTAAGTTTGCCATATGTTTAATTATTATATGACAAAGGAGTAACCAAATGATTACTCCTCGTCAAATTGTTAATTAGTTTTTATTATTCAAGATAGGAAGAACAAGCGAACGTATATCATTTACGATACGATCACAAGCAGATTCGTAAGATTCGTATTTATAACCGACATTATGACATAATTCTCTTAATTGATTTTCTATAGGAGTATCTATATAATTAAGAGCAATCTTCAATTTTTCTGCTACATCACGAGCATCTGGTTTATGAGAATTCGTTGAATCGAGTGCAGTGAATAGAGGATAATCTTCATGACCAGCCTTTTTCATTTTGTGCCAGTAATTATTTACTTTAGGCATTACCAAAATATTCTTAGCCATCATTGCTTCACAATGAGTAACACCACCATGAACTTCGGTGACGAATAGGTTACAAGCAATATGAGATTTGTTGATGAATGTTAGATAATCTTGACGAGTGAATTTTTCATCGTTAGACATTACTTCAACTTGATGTTTAGATAGATCTGCAATTAAATTCAATTGATCGGCAGTAACTTTACGAGTTGGATTAAGCATTACTGCTCGAAATGGTTTATCGGTGATAGTCGATAGAATACCAATTGCTTCGGCGAATGTATCATAATTAGTATAACGATTTGCAGTATCCGAAATACGATTGCCAAAGTAAATTGTAGGTATCTCGAATTTTTTATCTGTATGATATTCTTCGATTTCGGCATAATGTGCACCAACACCCCATACGGATTGAGGAGCTAGAATCTCACGAGTCTTAAATAAAACATCATAAGCTTCCATAGCTTCGACTCTGCCAGCTTCGCATTGAAATGCAGCAATATCCGATGTAATAAAAGATTCCATTTGACGTTCATAATAACGAAGTTTTTCTGGAACTTTATTTGCGATAGGTGAATCGAGGAAATAATTCGTAGAAATGATTGGGATGGTTAATTTCATTTCATTGAAAAGTACTCGCCAATTCTTCGTTAATGTATTTTCATCATTAATCATAAGATCTACTTCGCTGAAAGCTTTTGCATATTCAGGATGAACGAGATATCGTTGCATATCGAAATGATAGCGACTAGTTACTGGAGAATGAGGGATATCATCAATAAGAAATTCGATATCTTTATGAAATTCTGGTTTAAATAGATCTTCTAATTGAACCACATCTACTGTATCATAAGCAGAAGGAAGTTTAATTAAAAATTTGAATTGATCAGGATATCTCTTTAAAACCGTAGAGATGATTCCGATTGCAATGTTAGTGCATGCATCATTTCGCAATAACCATTTAGGTTTGCCATTTACTAATGTAAAGTTTGATACTTGAACTGCATAGAATACTTGGAGTTTTTTATCTTTCATTTGTTTGGATTTACGAATTAATAATTAAGTCATTTAAGTAAGCAATATCTTTTTCGAATACATGAGCAGAAACTACAGTTGAAACGAATCTACCAACAGGTAAACCTAATTCTTCAGCAATTTGCGTTTGAAATCTACCCCATAGATACATATCCAGCTTAAGTACTTGACCTATATTTTGTGAACGCATATGTAAGTGAATATTCAGCTTACCTTCACGAATAGAGAATGTTGCAGAATCACAACAAGGAAATTCAAGAGTTTCATTTGGTTTATCGAGAAGAAGTACATCACTTTTATCAAGGATAGAAATTACTGCTCGACGAGTATCAGGATGATCTTTAAGTTCTTTGATAACGTGAGGTAGTTGTTCTAGAATACGAGGACCATAGAATGTATTGAAATTTGCTGGAAGATCAGGAGATTTAGGTTTTTCCATGAATCTTGCAACATTAGGATAATCTTTAAGAAGTGCTTCATTATCAGTAGATCCAGATATCATCCATTGATAAAATGTATCTGCATAATCGTAATTTAATCTGCCGATGTTTTCGTTTGTGAATTTATATGTTGTTGGATCTGCAACTTCATATGTAAGACTTTGAATTTCTAACATATCACCTAATCGAGAAGTTGAACGATATTCAGGATTGGTAATTATTTCGCCATTAATGCAAAGAAACGCTTGCTCAAAGTCAGAATACTTAAAGTATTTTGTCATGTTTTGTGGGATTAATAATAATTAAATGAATGAAATGATTAAAAAGTATCAATTAAGTTTGGCTTTAAGAGACCAAAGATTTTCTTTAATGATATTCTTTTTAGCCGGACCGACTCTCTTGAAAGAAAACCTTTCAATTTCGTCGTTGATCTTTGTAATGAGTGCATCCATATCCGAAGTTTCGAATGTAGAATGCGTTCTTAGCGTAAATCGATCGCCTTCAATGTGATCGAATAAACATGAACCATTGTCGAAGAATAATCTTCTAGCGGTTTCGAACTCTTGCTTAAGTTCTATATTGTTCATAAATTCATTCTTCATTATACCTTTCAAAGAAAGGATAACTAATGATTCATTTAAGAACTCTTGATATGTAGGTAGCTTGTTCATGTTGTTAGTTATATATTCTTGATTTTATTAAGAATATCTTCATAAGTCATGATTTCAACACCTAACTTTTTAGCTTTTGTCATTTTAGATGAATTTGAATTGATATCGTCAGTAATTAATATTTTGCATTTATCATTAAGATCACCATGAGAATAACCATTGTTGGTAATTAACTTTAAGAAATCTTCCTTGGTTTTAAATCCATAAGGTTTTGGTGATCCGGTCATTTCAAAGATAATTGAATTTACTGAAATTGTACGAACTTCTTCGCTTTGTATTGCAAATCCATTAGATTCTAGAGTTTGTATTAAGCGAAGAACTGATAGATATTCAGTAGATTGTTTATTTAAGAAAGGTAAATAAGATGCAGATGATAATCCGGTCCAATCAGGTGTTTTGTTTTCGAATAACTTAGCTATTTGTGTAGCAGTAGAAAATCCAACGTTATCGAAGGATAACGATGCAATAACCAGGGGAAGCGTTATTTTTCTTTCTGGATTATTTCGAGAATTAAGAAGAATTTCTAGCGATCTTCCTTTTTTAAATTCGCCACTTTCAATTAGTTTTTGTTCGTTGAATTTAGAATTATCGAATATATCATGTATTGATTGTATACCTGCTTTGTGAATTTTCTTAATCGTAGATCCGGCTACATTTCGAAAACCGAAGGTACCAATTCCTCGCATTAATTGTAGAATTGATTTGTTAGGACATGTAGGATTTGTACATACTAAGTGAATATTACCTTGTACTTCAATTTTACATTGAGAAGAACACGGAGAAGGTAGATATTTTTCGATAGATTCAGTAGAAGGTTTAATAACTTTTTGAACGATAGGAATGATATCACCAGATTTTACGATAATTACTTGAGCACCTGGAAGTAAACCTTGACGTATTACATTACCATAATTATGAAGATTAACATTTGAAACGATAGTTCCATCTAAATCGATTGGATCGAGTACTGCAACTGGTGTAAATTCAGAAGATATACCAACGTTCCATATAATTTTTTTGATTGTGGTAATAGATTCCTTTGGAGGAAATTTAATTGCTACTGCCCATTTAGGTGCATAATCGGTTTCGCCAATTACATTTCTTAAATTTTCTGGGAATTTAATAACCATACCATCTAATTGGTAAGGTGAACCGTTTGTTCGATAATTATGTATTTCATTATAAGCATATTCGAATTTATCGAACATAATCATTTTTGGTGTAGTTCTGAATTGATTATCGATTAAGAATTGTAGAGTGTTTGAATGGTGTTGAGATGTGTTTGTATGAATTCTGCATTCGAATGCTATAAAATGAAAATCTGAAATAATTGAGGTATCGACGATATCCCTACCTAGAATACCAGCAACGAAGTTTCGTGGATTTTTATATATTGCGGCATATTTAGAATCGAACGTAGTTACTGGAATAACCACTTCACCTCGAATTTCGATTTTATCTTTTGAAGAGATTGTATTAGGTACAATCAATTTCATTTTTTCAATAATATTTTGGCCTTTAGCACCATCACCACGAGTTAATGCGAGAGTTAGTTTACCATTTTCGTAAATCAAATTACAAGAAGAACCATCGAATTTAGGAGTAGCTTCCATTTGTAAGGAAGTATTACTTTGATTGGCAGTTAACCATGTAAGATATTTAGTATTAGCAACAGTGATTGATTCGTTTCGTTGAACTTGAATTTTGTTTAACGAAAGCATAGGAGATACGTGATTAAACTTAATATCCTTTAGATCTTGAGAACCTACAATTTTAATTACTTGAGAATTTTCTAGCTTTAATTCATCTTCGAGATTATCGAATTCGAAATCGGATAGAATAGGTTCACCTTCGTAATATTTAGTTTTGGCTAAAAGGTATAAATTTTCTTTTTCTCGTATGTTCATTATTTGATTATTTTGTATATACAAATATAATACTTTTTTGTGGAATAAAAAACTTTTTTGACATTTATTTTCGGAAAGTTATTAACATTTTTATGCTAAATGGAACTCTAATAGTACATCTTTTAGATAACCTATATACTCTTCGTTTTCTATATTTTCTGTTAATTTAGGTACATAAACCTTCTTCGTAAAGACGGAAGAACCGACATAATTAAGAGTATACTCAAAGTGATTGACTCCCATAACATTACCAAATTTACCATTTGATGTACCAATAAGCAGAACTTTCTTTTTATCTAAAAGAGAAGGCCATTCTGAATTATCGATGATTTGTTTGAATAGATATGGATATGTTCCATTCCATTCAGGAATAATGAATATAATCTTATTAAATGCATAATCCGCTTTAGTAAAGCCAGATGCATTTATATAGACAGAATCTTTTCCATGTTCCATCTTCAATATACTCATTACCTTTAGAGCTAATTGCTTGTTTAAGCCAAAATCTCCACTCTGAGATACTACTAAATAATTATGCATAAAGTTCGGATGAATCCTTTCTTCGTTTTTCGTCAGCTTTAATCGCAGCTTCAATTTTATCATTGTAAGCTTTGATATATTTCTCTGAGTTGATTTCTTCAATCCAACGATCAGTAGCTTCCATAATAATAACCAAGCATTCTGTTGCTGATTTAATGTCTTGAAAGTAACTTAATCCTGAAGGACCTTTAGCATGTAATCCTCCTCGAACAACGAAAGGTACAGCGTAATATTCAGGATTATGTTCCACTAATACTACCCAAATTCTTTCAGGTTGTCCATTATGATGAGTTTTTCCCCATCTAACAAAATTGGTGGTTGAACATTTAAGAGATGTTTGTTGTTCGATAACACTCCATCCTTCTGGTAATTGTGGACGATGTATAATTTCGTTCCAACTTGGTTTTTTTGATTTCTTTTCCATATATTTAAAAATTTTCATTGTTGATTACGATATCAAAATCGTTAAATCCTTCAAAATCTCGATCATCTGCATCTAATCGACGATCAATAGAATCTGCCGTATCATTTCTTTCAGTTAATCTAGCTTTTCTGGTTTCTCTAGGAATATCAATACAAATGATAAACGAAGATTTTCTATCGGCTGCATGTAGCTTGCGAATACCTGAAGGAGTCATAATGAATATATCATCGGTGTTATACCATTGATCTTTTGATGTTCCATAGAACCAACCATTAAAGGTTACATATTCATAGAAGAAATTTTGTTCGATTAGATCGTTAAATTCAGATTCTTCTAAAAAGAAATAATCTTTACCATCAATTTCTCCTTGACGTGGTGGACGAGTAGTATAAGATACACCATACTTAAAACCGCGACCTTCGAGGATTTTTCGAAGATGATCTTTTCCTGATGCAGCTTTACCGCATAGTATAATTCTTGATTTATTCGACTTCATATTCTAATAATTGATTAATTGTATCTAATGTTTGTTTTTGCGTTTCCCATGCACCAACGTCATATGCATGCATTTCTAAATCATAAGTATCATGAATAACTAGTTGTAGTTGAAATGGATCAAAAAGATTTTGTTCTCTTTCTTTCGATGTAAGACCATTTGACATATGAAGACGTAGCTTAATACAATCTTCAATCATCTTAATTTCTTCTTCGCAATTTGATTTTAAGTGTTCCAATACTGATTTAGCAGCAGGATCTAATGTAGATTCGGTATACATATTGTGTTTTATTTTATATGATGTTTTCTATTGATTTGATTAATTAAAATGTTACAGAATGTTCGTTAATGTAAATATCTGGATCGTGTGAAACGAATTGAATTCTTGCAATATCTTTGCAGTGATTATCTCGAGATGAACCGGTTATATTAAAAAATGCTTCGGCAACCAGAATTTCGGTTTGTTTGTAGGTTTCGGAAGTTGCATTAGTTTTTACTAGAACTTTAAGTCCTTGGCCAGAAGGAGTAATAAAAGCAGCATATACCCAATGTAATGTTTTTGCTTTTTCTTTTAGTTCTTGTGGATTTGATACACCATCAATATCGAGGCATATAATACCATTGTAAGATTCTAGTCCGGCCATTGAACGATGAGAGAAGATACCGGTCGGTGTAAATAATGGAAGTTTATCTTTCAAAGGAGATTTTGAAGGATTTTCGGCTTTACGAATTTCTTCGATTTGAACTTTGTATTTGTCAGATGCAATTTCGTTTAAAACTGTTAGCAAATCTTCGGTGCCTAATGGCTTGGTATTCTTTATTAAAGAAAACCTTGTACATTGTAATTGTGTCATATGTATATGTTTTAAATTGTATATACAAATATAATAAAAAAGGTTGGTATAAAAAAATTTTAGCACAAAAAGTTATTAACATTATTACCCAGTTCTCACATAAAAACAAATAAAAATTTCTTTCATCCCACGAAAAAACAACTCTTTATCCGGAGATAGATAATAAAATATCAAAGTATATTAACAATGGCAATAGGTACAAGATCCCCACAAAATGGATTACTTGTTGAACTTGGATTTCAAGGATTTCAAGGTTCGACTGGTTCGGAAGGCTTAACTGGATCGCAAGGTCCAAGTGGATTAGGTTTTCAAGGAGCTACTGGATTTCAAGGGGTACAAGGTCCAGGTATAGGATCTCAAGGTTATCAAGGTGTACAAGGAGCTAAAGGATCTCAGGGTTATCAAGGTTATCAAGGTGCTAAAGGTGATCAGGGTTATCAAGGTAATCAAGGATCTGGTGTTCAAGGAGCTAAAGGAGATCAAGGATATCAAGGTTCTGTAGGTACTGGACTTCAAGGTTTACAAGGACCTATCGGTTTAACTGGTAATCAAGGTCGACAAGGACGTCAAGGTCCAGATGGTATTGCCGGACCTTCCGGAACTACTGGTATTCAAGGTATTCAAGGTCCGAGTGGATTAGGTTTTCAAGGATATCAAGGTGCTGGAGCTTCTGGAACTACTGGTGCTCAGGGTATTCAAGGTCCGAGTGGATTAGGCGCTCAAGGATATCAAGGTACAATTGGAACTACTGGTCTTCAAGGTATTCAAGGTCCAAGTGGATTAGGTTTTCAAGGATATCAAGGTACAATTGGAACTACTGGTCTTCAAGGTATTCAAGGTCCAAGTGGATTAGGTTTTCAAG